AGTTTATTATTTGAGAGATATAACTAATAAAAATAAATTGCGTTATGATAAATATTCTGTATTTAAAAATATAGATAATACTAGGAAATTTTATAGTATTCCTACGAGTATAGACTTAATGACTTCTGATAAGATAAATATAAATTTAGCAGAAGGTGTATATGATATATTAGGAGTATATTATCATGTAAAGAATAAGAATGAAAAAAATAACATATATGCAGCAGTTTCTGGTTCAGCATATGCTGCAGTTATAAAATATTTTATTCAATTAGGATTATTTGGAGATAACATCACTATTAATATATATTCCGATAAAGATAAAGAGCCGTGGTTTTATAAAAAAATAAAATCTGAATTAGGATTATGGTTTAAAGATATCCGGTTATTCTATAATGAATATGAAAAAGATTTTGGTGTTCCAAAAGACAGGATATCTATAATACAAAAAAAGATAAGATAATATTCTTATCTTTTTTTTCGTATTAGTTTTATCATTAAATATATATTATAATAATATAATAAAATATGTAAGGAGGATTTAAAATGAGTAAGTATGAGGTTTTATATTCGTATAGCGGATACGAGGTCGGAAAAGACGATAGCAATAACATATTTATATCAAAAGATTTTTCGGATGATTCATATTCCACTATAGAAGTTGCATCATTTCAGGAAGCGCATGAATATATAGATACAATCACCGTTAATTCGGACGATTGACATATATATTATTAACCTGTAAGAGAACAAATTCTAATTAAGCAACTAAGAATTACGAAAAGGAGGGAAATTGTTGTGTATGGATTTAACATACATTCCTCTTACTTATTATTCATCCATATGCAACGCAATATTATGGATGAAGAAAACATTTTCGAAGGCGATTCTCTTGTATTGGACGGCGAAACAATGGGAATCGAAAGTAATGAATACGTAATGTAATCATTGCAAGAAAATTAAATTGAGATATATGATTTTTTATCATATATCTCAATTTTTTTTATCTTTTATTATATTTATTGTGTTTATTGTTTTTATAGTAATTATTTTTTTCTGATTTATCTTCTGTAGCAAGTTCAGCCGTTTCTTCAGTTACAGTTTCTTCTACAGCAGGAGCTTCTTCTTTTACTTCTTCTACAGTAGGTTCAACAACAGGTTCAACTTCTTCTGTAGTAAGTTCAGCAGTTTCTTCAGTTACAGTTTCTTCTACAGCAGGAGCTTCTTCTTTTACTTCTTCTACAGTAGGTTCAACAACAGGTTCGGATGGTTTGTTATCTTCTGCCTGATGACTACGTCTGCTTGTTGTTTTCTTTTCATCTTTAACGACATTATCAGCATTGAAGTTCATCATATCAAGTTTAACTTCAGTTCCATCATCAAGAACCTCAACAACTTCTACTCCCGTTGATAACATTTTAAATATTGTATCAAGGTCTTCATTATACGGTGTTAATACAGGTCCATAAATGAAACCTTTTACAGTAATAATACCTTTAGTTAAAATCTTTATTCTTTTTTTGTTCATTGGTTTAAACGACCTCCAATCATTTTTTAATTTTTAAATAAATTAACAGATTGATTCCGGTATAACTGATTCTGTAATTTTTTCAATATCAGAATCTGTTACTTCATCATCTTCAAATGATGTGTCAGGAATCTTATCAACCAATTTTTCGATTTCAGGATCATCTTCTGCACCCATTACCAATGCATCAGGATCATTAAGCATGGTATCTTTGATATCTTCATCATCCTCACTCATCTGTTGCATAGCAGACTCTAATGAAGATGAATAAAATAAATCATCAGCCATTTGTTTTTTAAGATTTTCTAACATAGAAGTGTCCTCCTTTTTTATTAATTATTAAGTTAATGTTTTCACATTTATTAATTTATCATGAATCTATCGAAATAAAAACGTAATATATATAATATTACTGGTATCAATATAAAATCTTCAAATGTATAATTCATTCTATAAGACATTATATCATTAATTTTTATATTATATATAGACTCATAACTATCATTGAAATAATTCACAAGCATAGATTCTATAATTCCTGCATCTTCATTTCGTACATTGTGTTTTATTTTGTCTATAAGTTCATCATTTATGTATGTTCCTAGACCAGTATCTATAAACATTATAGACAAAACATTATCCATATTATATGCTTTGAATACTGAATCATCGTATGATATTGAATTTTTATTTATTCGAATATGTTTAAGTGCATCAATATCTCTACGTTCTACTATAGAATAGAAGCATATATCATATTCGGGTATAAATCTTATATTCCAATCTTCATTACTTAACATAAGAGTTCTATATTGTTCTTTTTCATTAAATAAGCTATTTGTACTTATAAAATTTGTTAGGTATTTATCATAAATAATATAATTACCATCGCCGAATATAAAACTATTAAATTTATTACTATAAAATAATGTATTATATTTTTCAACTAATTGTCTATATGCTTCATTCATTTTAACTAATAAAGCGTGTTCTTCTTCTTTTATAAGACACTTATCATCTGTTCCAATATTTTTAAATACACAATTATATTTTTCTAAAATTTGTTCTTGCACCAATTCATATGTATCTTCGGAATCAGTTCTAAGATAAAAATTAATTTTATAATAATTATTACTCTTAATAGTATCATAATCTATAGCCGTTATCATAAAAATATAACTTCTATCTAAATACGATATTCTGAATAAATCATTCGGTAGAGGTTTTATTGTGTTTGGTAAAATTATCCCTTCACCCTCATAACTACCATTAAGACCTTCCTCCTCATCATTTAAATCTATTTTTATATTATCTATACCATAAATTGGAAAATCTTTTATTTGTTGATATCGTATAGGAGAATCTTTACCCAAAATCTTTTCAATATTTTGAAATCCCAAATCAGCAATGCTATTTGCATTATTAATATGATAGTATGTTACGAATGTTGGTGTTTTATCGGTAAAAATTGTATATTGCGATTCTAATCTTTTTTCAAATTTAAAAATATTATCATTTATGAATTGCTTATCATCTATTAAATATCCCATATCTAAACCACCGCCTTTCCTTTAGATAAATGTTTTTTAAGAATATGGCAAAAAAATAAACATTATAGTAAAAATCCTTTAAAAAATTTGGTTGTTTGTCTTTTGTGTAAACCTCCTCTCATTTTTTCAACGGATAACTTTGTAATATCCAGTATGAGAATTTCTACTCATACTGGATATTACTTTCTTTTTTACTTAATTAAATTATCCGATTAATTTTAAACATCGTCTCTACATGAATGTGTATTTTTTCATAAATATCATCAAATACATTTTCATGTTGTATGAACCCATTTTTAAATTTGTCATCGATTAGTGCTTTAACCGCATCGAATGTATCTTCAAAAAACTCTTCGAAAGTCTTATCGGGAATATTTGCTTTAGTTATAGCATCATCATATGGAAGGAATGCATTTGAAATTATTTCATTTATTCTTGTTCTGAATACATCCATAAACATATCAGCATCGCCATGAGATATTATAGTCATAATAGTTCCATGTTCAAAGCCCTTAGCCTGATGAATCATATCATGATGATACTTTTCATAATACTTGACAACATCCATTGCAGACAATATATCATTATCGAATACAAATTTTTCATTTTTAATCATTTTTTTTATTCTCCTATGTTTTTAAAATATTTTAATTAGAATAAAAGAATATATCCATTATCAACTGAACCCGAGCTACCACGTTGGATAATTCCAAATAATTCTAATTTATTTATAGATTTATCTACTTCTTTTTTTGACATTTCTAAATCGAATGCTATATTCTTTTTACTTACATCTTTATAAGTCATCGAATCGAGATGTGTCAATAAATGCATACATACACGCAAATCATTCTTTTTCAATTCACTACATTTTACAACTTTTTCTATAAAATTTTCTCTGTTAACACTTATAGTTGTTTTATATTGAAATGTGTTTTTAGCCATAAATTACTCCCCTTTACAATTTTCAATGTTTGTTGTATCTGCTACGACCACTTTACTTGTGGCAGGCATCTTTATGAACTTAGGTCTGCCTATCTTAGAAAGCGGATCTAAAGCAACGCTAATAGAAAAGCCGATTGACCATATAAGACCTATCGTTGCGAAGTAAGTTATAGCATTACTTGTTATGAACTTTAATATACTTAACATAGTATAGTCCCCTCCTTTTTATAATTGAATTGATAATATTTTTGCACATTTTTTCTTAAATAGTGGTAATCTCTTCTTATACATAGAGTATACTTTATCAAAACCAGTATCAACGAACTCTACATAAAATGTGTTATCGTGGTCAGAGTATTCTCGTAATCGACCCGATACTTGGTCTGCTTGAACGACAGATGAATAACTTTCTGCCATTATTACTGTACGTAGACCAGGAATATCAACACCCGTACCTGCTGATTTTGGGGTTGTGCTTATTATATCAGATCCTAAAGCTTTTTGTTTATCTGCTGGAGATAATTTAGAATGATATGTTGATACTGATAGTTCCGGAAATCTATCATTTAAATAATCGCGTATAGCTTCTGTGCTATCTATTTTGGATGACAATATCATTATCTTTCCTTCTTTATCTTTAAAATATGATATTGTATAGTCTAATGCGTCATAAAATTCTTTACACTCCATCTGATATTCTGAATATCGTATTTTATTAAACCCATGATATGTGTTCATATATGCTCGTTTATCCAAACTAGGTCTGCTGTTATATAATACTGCAAGGTATAATATGTGTCGTCGTTTTTCTTTTTGAGCTTCTTGTCCATACCTTATAACATTTCTAAAGCATATATTAAATAATTTATCTTCTTTATAATCGCTTCTTTTAAAAGTAGCAGTAAGATAAATAGTTTTTTTAACATTTGTATTTAAATCAATCTTTATAATATTTTCAAAATTCAAATGAGCTTCATCAAATATCTTAACTCCTATTTTTAAGTGCATAAATAATCTGTGAATACTTTCCCATCCATATGTTTTTGCATATGAACGAATAGTGTCATGATTAATTAAATATACTTTGTATTTAAGATTATTGGAATCCATTAATTTATTAATAATTTTCGAACCGCTGATATCACAGATATATTTGTCATCTAAATCGGTCATATTTATAAATGATTTATACCATTGCTGTTTAATTCTATCCATATGTGTTATAACTATGGTCTTCATTCCTAAAAATGTCAATGCTGCTGTCGACACATATGTTTTACCTTCTCCTGTTGGTAAATTTAAAAGCACCTGTGCATATTTTTTACTGTATGCGAAATCATTTTCACCAATTAAAAATGAAATTGATTTTTTTTGTATATCATCTCGTGGCATTGTGCGTAATTTTATAGATACCCTATCATAATCATCAGGAACATAGATAACTTCGGAGACACTATTCAATAGTTTCTCAATAAAATTAATATCAACCCCTCTAGGTATCAGAAGAGTTTTTGTATCTTCATAATACATAAATCCCTTAGACTCGTATCTGAAATATGAGGGATTCCATAAAGATAAATATTTTTCTAGTTGTTCACAGTCGCCCAAGGTATAATCATGTATAACTATGGACGTATGTTTTACTTCAATTCTATATGACATTATTTCCCTCCATAATCAATTGAGTGTATCTTCAAATGAAGATACACTCTTGTTTTTATCATTATGGTCTTTCTTTGAAGAATGGATCTATAAAAGATTTTCCCTTCTTCTTAAATGTTAATGGATTTAATAACTGTCGACCTAAATACTGGAATGATAAACCTATCAAAACTGATGGATGTTTTTCCAATGCTGCTGATACTGTTAAGATTTGTGTATCTTCCCTAGCACCATATTGTCTAAAATCGGGTCGTTCTAAAATATCTTCAATAGAACGAACTAATGGATTTATCATAACTTCACCATGAACCGACATTACATTGATTTTTGATTCTATTAACAAATCGAGCATCTTTTGAGCCATATCGTCAACTGTCTCAATACCCATTTCTCTACGATGTTCTTTAGTATCCAATAATCCCATAATGCTGTATAATGGTCTTGTTAATTCGTTATTTTCAATCTCCATAAGAAATAGACGTATATCATCAGGTATATCCATAAGATTTATTTCATATACTTTTTTGTTTTTCTTATTTATACCCATTGCAGAAATTAATTCTGGTGATAAATACATATCTTTTCTATCCTTTTCAAATATTTCAATATAATCGCCAGTCTTATTATTCTTTATATGGAATATGGTTACAAATTCATTAATTTCCCCTTCATTTAATTCGCTTATTGTTACAATATTATCGGCTATGATAACTAATGAATAATCCGATAAGTTATCATTATCAACATTCAGCATTATTTCATTAGCAGATAATGTAAAGAAATCGTTAAATTCTTTAGGAAATTCCATTTTTTCTGATGCTGTTGTTAACAGATGTTTTGATGATAGCACTGCCTGTGATACAGGGTTAGTTATGATTGCACCAGCAAATGCACCTATGCCAACATCATTTTTATTTGTATGGAATAATACATCACCATAACATCCACGACATATCCCATGTTTTGATGCACATGTTATTGGGGATTTTATTAATATCTTCTTCCCAATTAAATCTGTTTCATTTCCTGTCAGAATCTTGTATGTGTGTTGACCAGGAGTTCTATAATAACGACCTATTAAACGTTCCAAATGAGTTTTGGTTTTAATTTCTATTGTTATAGGATGTACCGAATTACAGATTTTGTCATCCTTACGTAAATTTATATTGGACACTAACAGCATGTTCTTTCTTGCAAAATGACCCGATTTTCCCATGACCGACTTGTTCATAATAAGAGCCTTCCTGCCACCTATTGAGTCAATAAAATAGTTACTAACATTTCCAAGACCGCCGACAACAAGATTTGAGTTTATTGGCTGTGGTATAGTATTTCCTGCAAGGTCTGGTTTGAGTCCACCACTAATACTAAATTCACTAAGCTGTTTAGATTTTATTCCAGTACCAGAACGTAGTATTGGTCTAAGAACATTTTCTTCACTCATCAATATTTCAATTTCTTCATTCATCAAATCATTAAGATGACTTTCTATTTTACTCGGTTGCCATGCGGGATCCAATTTCGTATGAATAATTTCATCGAAGCGTTCATTTTTATTTGCTACATCAATGAACGCTTCGATATTCATAGTTAATCCTAATAAAATATTAAAGTCTGTCGAAATTCTTGATAAATTGAATATAAGATCGTGTAATATTTTATTCAATCTTTTATTTGATATCTTTGAGCGGTATGGGACAACTATCATCTTATCAATATATTTCTTTATATATCCTGATGATAGTTTTGTTGCATCTACAATGTATGCTTCGTTTATTAAATCCTGGGAGTCCAATTCTATCAATGGTTCCCAAAAGAATAAGTTTGTTAAGAAATGTCGTAATTGCAGAACCTGAATATCGCTATCATTGTGGAATTTAAAGTATACCGGACATTCACGCAATTTTTTATGTTCAAATCCGGCTTTGATACAATCATAAATTTCGTCAATAAATGCTCTGTACCCTTTTTTAGTACTCATTTTTTCTTCAATAATAAATACCGTACTTTCAAAATACTTAATAATATCTTCGATATTTTCAAAATTATTTTGTTTTGTCATTTTCTTATTCTCCTTTACTTAAAAATACCGCTTTATTTTTTGTTTAAGCTAAAATAATAATATATAAATGAAAAGATGTTGTCTGGTTATAAAAGTTAACGACAGAAACACCTATTTAAAAAATAGATTGGGAGGTGCTTATATGAATAATGAAGCAAATAATTACTATATAATTGATATTAACATGGGGGATGAGCCACAATTGACATCGATGATTGACCAAATTGAATCATTACAGATTAAACCATCGAAGCCTAAATACTATGATGATGATGATAGTTTAACTGATGATTCTATCATATTCTCTAAGCCAAAAAAAGAAAAAAATAAGAAGAAAAAAGATAAGAAAAAAGGAAAGCGTTCTATTCTTGAAGAAGCATCTGAGTTTGATATTGTTGACCAGGACGATGATGGTGATGAAGAAAATGATGATGATGCATTACTCGATATCGAAGATATCATACGAGAACGTGAAGATACCGAAATCGATGATGATATTATCAATGAGCAGAAAAACGGTTATAGTAAGTTAAAAAAACAAGATAACGTATATAAAAAAGAATTTGCTGAAGAATTAACGTTACTTTATAACCTTCTTGATGAAACTGGAAAATTCGGAAAAGATTTGGAAAAAGAATTAAAATCTTTAAAGAGCTCAAGGTCGAGGGGTGTTAGTAAATATACTAATGATTTGGCGGAATTGGTATTGAGCTCAAAACAGAATAAGCTCAATATATTAAAAGAAATAACTTCTGTTAAAAAGACTATTGCTGACCTTAAGATTAAAGCTGAAGGAAAAGAAAAAAATAAAGATGGAGATAATAGCCCAGAAAGACTTGCATCTGCATACTTTAAAAATATATTGTCGAGCGGACGTTCTAATTTTATTAATAACTATACAAATGGTGATGATGAAAATGAGTATGATGATATGATTGATAGGATTGAAAAGATGAAAGATACTGGATCATACATAGATGATGGAGATAATACTGATATGTATGATAAACGTTTAGAAGAACGTTTAGCTGAAGGAAATCCTTTTAGAAGTGAAGCCGGGACAAAATATATAGAATATGAAAATTCCGGTGTTAAAGTAAATATCAAGAAATGTATAGATACAGGTGAATGGGAATTTGTTGCAATAGATAAACACAACCAACAAATTAATGATTATCCGTTACCATCTAAACGTTCTGCTGGACGTATGCGTTTTAGTGAAGATGGTTCTTATGCGACTGATGAAAAAGGTATTATGTATAGTGTTATTGAATATTATTTGCCGGATGAAGAATAAGAAAAAAATAAGAAGTACGTGATTTTATTTCACGTACTTCTTATTTTCATTCCCCCTTTAAGATACTATAAATTCACATGATTCATTAAATGATTGTGATACTGTTGATCGAATTGATTCATTTACGTTCTGTGATACTATATTTGTGTGTGATTCATTATCTGTTATCTGATTCTATTTTCATCATTGATTCGTTTATCTTCTCAGATACGATTGTATAGAATGACTCATTATACTCCTGGGATACTATTGCGGTTCGTGATTCATTTTTTTATCTTAGATACTATTGACGACCTCGACTCATTTTTTGTCTATGATGCTATTTTCATCACTGATTCGTTTAGAATTAATGATACTATATTTTGGAGTGACTCATTAAGTAAAGGTGTTACTATTGCCATCCATGATTCGTTTTGAAGTATTGATACTATAGTTCCCTATGACTCATTTGGCTCTTTTGTTACTAAATATAAGAATGAATCGTTATTTCAATCCTGGTACAGTTATCTTTTATGACTCATTCTTTGTGTATGGTACTATTGATATAATTGATTCATTGTTATATGATGATACTATTACCCTTAATGATTCATTTATCTACTAAGATACTATTACACATCTTGACTCATAAACTATCATTCGATACTATTTACATTATTGATTCGTTCACGCATAATGTTACTATCTCAATAATTGACTCATTAATAAATTTTGATACTATTTTCAAAGATGATTCATTTCGTTTTTATGATGATGTAACGAATATTGATTTGTTTTTAAACTATAGTACTAATGGTGTATATCGAATCATTTTGGTCTTTTGATACTAAATCTATGAATGATTCGTTATTTCACTCTTGGTACAGTTATTTTTTATGACTCATTAAAAATGCTTGATACTAGTTTCGTTCATGATTCATTTTCTGTATTTGAAACATTTTTCTATTTTGACTCATTATGAAAAAATGATACTATTTTTTTTTCTTGATTCGTTAATTTTTTTAGATACATGTTTTAAGAGGTGACTCATTGTATTCTTGTGATACCATCGCAGCTATCTGATTCATTACTCATTATAGGTACTATAATTATGTGTGATTCATTTTATTTTCACGATACTATCATTTCGTATGATTCGTTTTTAAACAATAATACTTTATATACATATGACTCATTCAATCTTAGTGATACATTAACTTTGTAAGATTCATTCACCATCCCTGATACCATGTTCAATGTAGATTCATTAGCTCATTCTGATACAATTATTCAAATGGATTCATTAAATATTTTTGATACATTTTTTATGTCGGATTCATTTTATGTTTACAGATACTATATATTCTATTGATTTTAAAATTATCGGTATGATTCATGAATCATACCGATAATTCATTTAAGGAATATAGATAAAGTTATTTAACTTTATCTTTTATTTCTTTATTAAAGAATTCCTGAAGACTATCATAGTCTGAATTATTATATCCCTCATATAATTTATCATAATCTAAATTATATTTCAAAGCCATAGCTTCTATTGATTTAGGAGTTTCAAAATACACATCTTTTTCAATGTATTTATTGAATACTTCTATTGCTTCAGGGTCTCCTTCTTCAACATCTCTTGTTAACTTATATCTATCGGGCATCGATAATCTTTCAATGTTCAATATTACAGTGGTACATATAGTAAACATTACAATTATTGTCAGAATGACTGCTATTGTACCCTTTATTGATTTTGATTTCTGATCTTTCATTTCTAATCTCCTTTTGAGAACTCTATTCTCCTGTTTTAAACTTACATTTTCTGCTCTTAGATTATTCATCATTTCCTCATATGAATCATAATCTTTCGTTGATGTTAAATTATAGTCCATTTTAAATGGTCCTCCTTGATAAATATTTTTTATTTTATATGATAATAATATATATTTATATAGCGTATAAATACGGTTTATACGCTATATATTATATTTGAATTTTTATAATTGTCAAGGCTAATATCAGATGTCAGTATTATATCAACAGGATAATTATCGAACATGTTGTTGTGTGTGATTAAGAAAATTTGCTCAGAATCTATAACTTCCATCTGTTTTTCGAGGATATTTAAAAACATAGAACGGTTATGAGTATCCAGTGTACTATCTATTTCATCTAATAATAACACATTATAATCTTTTATTGATTGAGTTATTAGAGCAAATGATAATGCTAATGATAAAAAACTTCTTTCTCCTTGCGATGCATATACGACATCATTTATACGGATACCATTTTTTATATATGGGATATTAAACTCTGTTGCATTTATTTCAAAATCATCAATTTCAAAATTATCACCATACACCATTTCTAATAATTGATTTACGTACATTTTACTATTTTTCAAATATAACTGAATAAATAATAGAGGTATTCCCTTATTAGATGATAAGGCTTCACGTATAAGCAGTATTTCATCAAACTTATCAGTTAATATATTTCGTTCTTTCGATAAATTATCAAATTCTTTTAATGCAAACCTTTTATTAAATATATCTTTTTCTAAATTATCAATATTCCAATCGATATTTTTTATAGTATTTTCTATACTGCCCTTTTCGCTCAATAGATTAGATAAACTGGCTAATGTCTTATGTCTATAATCTATTTCTTTTTCATTATTAGAAATATTAATCTTATAATCACATACCTGAACTTCAATATTTGCATATAGTTCCGCATTGTCTTTAAGTTGTTCAAAATCTTCAATCCTATCTGTAATATTGATGATAGTTTTAGATATTGTCGCGTCTAAAAGTTCTATTTCAGAAATTTTATTATCAATAGAATTGAGTTCAGAATTTAATTTATCTATATTAGATTTATTGACATTCATAGACCTCATTTCATAATCAAGTTCTTTGATTTTAACTTCAAGCTTTTTATAATCTTCATATTCCTCTATGTCTGAGATATATTCAGTTAAAATATTCTCGTTATATACATCAGAACGACTATCTATAGAATTAATTATATTTTCTAATGAAAAATATGTTATATTAGTTTTGTCTATGAGTTCTTTATTAGATTTTAATAATATAAGGATATACTCAAAATTCCTATTTATATTAGATAACATTTCTAATATATCTTTCTCATTTTGTAATGAAGATAATGACTCTTTATTTTCATTTGAGTCATTGCCAAATATAACATCATATAATTCTAAATATGGACATTTCTTATTTGGACAATCTTCGGGTCTGAATAAAATAGCCACATTATTATTTAAGAAGGATGTATTTACATCTTTATTAAATTTAGATATCTTTTTATCTATTATAGATAGATTTTCTTTAATATAACTATCTATATTAATACCGTCTCTAAATAATTTAACAAATGTATTTATAGCAATATTATCAAATTCGTATATTGTATATACAATTTTATTTATTTCTATGAGAATATTTAATAGCACCATCATATTATCTTTACTATCATTAGGAACTCCTTTAGAAAATTTTTCTTTATATTTTTCACACTTTTTAATTAAATCTAATTGAAGATTGGATATTTGAGCATATTCCAAATCCGAAGTCAATTTTTTTAATTCAAGATATATGTCTTCACGTTTATTATATAAATCATTCAATTGGTCTTTATAAAATGATGACATGCTCTTATTATATTCAATTTTAGAATTTAATTCATTGAGTTGAGAATTTATATCAGATAGATATGATTCTATTGTATCGGTTATAACAACAAAGCAATTATTTTGTTTATCAATTAACCGAGATAATTCTTTTTCATAATCCTTGGTTTCATTTGTTAACTCATTTAAGTTACTCTTAAATGTATCTATTCCTTCAGGGATTATAACCGATATTTTTCCATTAATTGTGCCGTACTCATGTTGTAATTTTTCTTTTTCTTTTTTATACTCAAGTAAACGATTTTCTATATCGCTTATGTCTTTTTGTAATAATTCAGCATCGATTATATTGAGCTTATCTATTTTATCAGTAACAGTTTTTAATAAATTCTTAAGGAGCTTTGTATCTTCATTTACCTTCTTATATAATTCATTATAAATATTTATATCTGATAATAAATCTGATGTAAAATTCTTTCTTTCTGCAGATTTCATTTCTATAAGATTAGTTACATTAGAACCTAATCTTAATAATTTTAAATAATCAGATTCTATAGATAATTCATTTTTTATAACTTCATGGAAGGAACGTACATTTCCATTTGGGTTTAATTCATTTCCATTTTTCTGTATAAAGCTTTTAACAGATACTTGATTTTTTGATGATTTATAAAAATGCTGTATTTTATATTCATCGTCTCCAAATTCTATCCAAATCTCTTTATATCCATCTTCCCCTTCCAATATTAAATTTGTATTATTTCTAACATCCATATTTCCTGGATATGCAAATGGATGCAATGCACTTAATATAGAAGTTTTTCCGCTACCATTTTTACCAACCAGAAGGGTGATATTGTGTTTTGACTTAGAAAAATCTATTTCTATTTTCTTCTTATGCATAGATACATATATTGATGCATAATTCTTTAATTGTAAATAAGTTATTTTCATATGAAATCCCTCCTTTAAAACAAAAAAGAAAAATACATAGAATTAAAAACTATGTATTTTTCATTATAATTAAGTTTAGTAATAATTTATATGTTATCAAAAATCTTCACTACTAATCCTAATATCATTTGGGAGCGGATTTAATTGGTCTTCGCCCGAATTTGTAATCATCATATCCCATTTAACACCAAGTATTTCACACCATGTCTTAAAATTGGTTACAGTCATCTTGGTATCTCTATTCAGTCCACTTTTCATATTATTCAAAGAATATTCTGTGGCGAATTTGTTTTTATAATTCCTTAAATTTATTTTCTTGTCAATTATGATTTTCTTAACAAGGTATTTTAAGAAGTCATCGTCCTCTTTAATCGTTGGTGTATACAGTTCCGTGTTGTTATTGATTATTTCGATGTCTTCTGGTTGAACAAATAATTCTTTAGATTTTTCTATATTTTCAAAAATACTATCAGGATTTAGTTCTGATACATGATGAATATTGAATAATTCTTTCTCTTTCTCATCTGGTGAAATAAATACATATTTTCCATCATCATTATAAATTCCAAAATGCTTTGGATTTTTTTCTTTTAATTTTCCACGATATATATAAACCGTATCGCCTATTATATATCCAACATCTTTTTTGAGTTTTTCGCCTTCAATAAATACATCAACCTCATAGTATTCGTCGTCAACTATTAATATCGGTCTAGTACCTATAAATACTTTTATTTCACACATAACTGATATTCACCTCAATTTTTGGTTTAGAATTCAATGTTGATATAAATGACATCTTTTTACATTCAGTACAATAATACCATGCCAATTTAGTATTTGGGTCGCTATAATCTGACGCTCTATATGCCAAATGTCCACAATCGCACAACAATGAATTGTTTGCAGGACTGTCGATATTGGATATAAGGAACCCTTCTTCTCTTAATGGTATAAGAAATCCACCTTCATTATAATAATATAGCTGATAGCATTCTGGGCATATTAATAATTTCCCAAGAAGAATATCTTTATAATGTTTAAGCTCAATAGAACGTCCATTATGTTTATAATTTTCACAATAACTAATATAATACATATAAACCCACCTCTCTATTAAATTTATTATTCATTTTCTTTAATTCCGGAAAATAATTTTTCTTTATCATTATTTGGTCGATATGTTGACTCGACCTCTTCTTTTACATCGCTAAAGTTTACTTTAGGCTTTGGTGTGAAGGTCTTTTTATTATCAGCAAATAAATTCTCGTCTGATTTCTTATAATATGATATATAGTAATTTAATAATAATTGTGAATATGTGAATAAATCTATGTTTGATAATGTATAATATAGCGCTTCCAACATTTCGATTGGTAATTCGGCTTTATTTTCGAATTTATTAATATATAATATTGCCCCTTCATAGGATACCTCATTATCATCATATATAACCCCTGGACGGATTAATATTTGTTGATTAGTGCCATATAAAGATATTTTCCGTGTAAATTTATCCACCATATCCTTATATGCTATAATTTCTCCATCAGCTTTATTTGCAAAGATATTTTCATTATAAATATCTTTTATAACCTTCTTAATCATCGATACAATACTTTGTATATTATTTTGACTTATTAGTAATGTCTTATCTTTGGACCATTCATCACTGACTATCTCTAAAGTCAAATATACATTGGTGTCTAATTTCAAATATAAGTTATTCATATACTCATATTCATTATGACAATTTCCTTGTTCATTAAAAACTCTAACATGAATTTTCAATACTAAATTTTTAAAATTCAATATAGTTCTCGTTATTTTTTCTGGTTTCTTGCTTATGATAATCACCACACTTCTTAATGTAAAATATTCATATACATACAGATGATATATATTTCAAATCATCTGTATGTATATTCTAATTTTAAATTTATTAATCTGGTATATTAACATCGATAACCATATAGTTATCTAAATTCTCGATAGTACTAATATTGAATGTTTTATCAACATCATTAGTTCTTAAATGATAATCGAAATATTCTTCCACACTATTGAACGATGGTGTTACTTTTATAGGTAAATCGCCATTATCAGATATTGTTTCCATAATATCTTTATCAAAATTATATTTGAATGACTCCGGATCATTTTCTCCATTAAAGTATAACCCGTCAGTTTTACAGAATGGTGTAAGAACTGCTGATGTACCAGGCATGGCGTCTTCACATAGAGTCGTTAATTCTATGCAGTTCTCCTATGAACTTCTATATATTTCTATATAGCATGAGACTATATCTTCAACTCTCAGGATGAGAGTTGCTCTCCATTTCCACTCACTTGAGTGTACTCTACTCGATTAACCAAGATTAATATCTATATAATAATATTTATCTTCGTCTCTTTCGATAGTCGTTGAACTTTTTGATATATATTGTTTGTATATGTCGTAGTATAGTACTTTTCGTTTTATTGCAGATATTCGTTTAACGAATCTATTAAATCTTTCTGGATCATTCCTCTTAGAACCTATATTAAATTTTTGTAATATTTCATGTGTAGTCTTTCCTTCTGCTATCATTTTACACAGCATATGAATATCCTCATCATTTAATTTATCAATAGTTCCATGAGTTTTTCTATGCCAATACTGATTAGTTGAATAGTCTCCCCATCGAATATTGTCTTTGAAATTGTTTAGCGTATCATTGTCGATATGCTCAGCAATACTATTTTTGCATTTTGGTTCTCCATGAAATGCTCTTGCTACCAATCGACTTACTCTAAAGTTACGTTTACCAGAATACGTTTCTAATCTTATAGAAAAATATCCATCATCACCAAGAGATGCTTTTCTGGATTTATTTCTTGTATGATTATACACGTTACCGTATTCATCAATTTCGTATATTGGTTTTATATTCCAAAAATCTATTTTAACCCGCATATTACATACCTCCCTTCATAATTATTTTTATCTATAAGTATTTAATATACAATATATATCAACTTAGCTGCGGATTGACCATATATCTATTAACCTTTTTACTATACCTTATATGATTAGTATAAGCCCTTATCTATATTACTATGATAAGTTAGTAGTTAAAGCTTTAGGCATCCGATATAATTATATCAGATAGTCATCACTCATGACTCGTCCCCGCAATTAAAAGAGTTAAGTGACCATTTTATTAATCACTTGTGCCGCAAACATTAATATCTATTTTCCCAATATAAGATGGGTCAATACCTCTATATTTTGCAGCAATATTATTATCATTAGTACCACCTAAACTATTTGGACCCTTAAAAGTTATTCTAAGCTTTGCAAAGAAATCCATATCGTTTACTTTGTCGTCAAAGCGCAATAATCCGCTTTTATGCAACTGCTGGATCAATAAGTCGCCGGGAAATTTAAATATTTCCTTAATATTTTTTAGAGTTGCTTTACTTCCTAATGCGATTATTCTATTGACTCTCTCGGAAAACGCCTTAGTGAGCAATGATGCAATGTATTCATTACATCTTAATCGCTTATTATTTAAATCAAGATTATCTTTCTTTCTTAAACTATTAAAGTTCATAATCATCCATCTCAGTATCGAATACGTATCTGTTTTATTGATTGGATGAACTTTTAATATTCGTTTAGTTGTATCATCAATCATTCTGTCGAAGAATGTTAATGTATTTAACCCTTTTTCATACTGGCTAGTTTTTGTTGTCGTTCCCAAACTGCCGATACTCTCTATCCAGTAATATTCATTATATAGTATATCAAATGTCAATCTATTTGTTACTATATTCAATAACATGAATGCTATAGTTCTAGTATACACATATTTGTCAAAAAAGTATTTATTTACTTCCAAGAACATTTTAGAGCTTATTGGGAAATACACATTATTATCTTTATCATCGATAGTATTAGTAAATCTAATTATCTTATCGACAGAGAAGTATTTTAATGTTTCATCGATTCCCATTTTTGCTAAATAGAATAATAAGATATCTGCATCTTTCTTAAATATGTTAATTGTGTATGTTGGTGCAGAATATTCTTCATCATCAATAGTCTTATACGTTGCCATTTTTAATTTCATAATTACCGGCATCATAGATTTAAGTGTTAGTGTTGACTTTGTTGTATATGTGCTAGAATCTACAATCTGATACATTAAGAAATACTGTGTTCCTTTGATAGTATAATATCCTCTTTCATCTGGAACAGGAATTAATAATTTCTTAACTATAATATCTTCTTCATCTCCACATTCGAGATGAAACTTTAACTGCAACTCAGCGTACCTACTATCCTTAAGATACATATATCGTGTTGCATCTTTTTTCTTAGTTTTACCTCTGCTTCTTGCATCAATATAATCACTTGTATTTATTTCTGCCTCATTCGTTATATATTCATAACCGAGAAACTTAACGAATTTGAGGACTTCGAGCGACTTACAACAATCGACAATATACTCAACTAACTCATAGTCATTTTGTCTATTGATTAGTCCATAATTCATTCGTTCTTCATTTTTATTTTTATATTCTTTTATGAATTTTTTCAAAACTATCACCCCTAATCATTTTTTGTATTAGTTGTTATAAATATAACTTCGACATTAAATGTCTTGAGATTCAATGCAGTGATAGAATCTGTTGGCATTTTAACAAATATACTTTCTATAGGATTAATCCTTAAATAATATGATGAGTTAAATCTAAATACACTGCCTATTTTTATATCCTTTAACATATTATCTTCATCTTTAGGTATATATCTGATTGATGATGGTGGTACAATTATATCTCCATCACAGTCTAAATTGCCATATTGGGTACAATTTTCGCACTTATTGTATTCACATTTTTTACATTTTTCTCTATCAGTAGTATCGCATTCCTTTGTTATAAATTTGCGCCTACAGGTTATGCATACCCTATCACAATAAATACAATCAATATCCTGTATACTTTGTTCAGATAGTTTATCGACGGAAATTATTTGATCACCCATACATTTACTACATGTGACACGTAATCCCTTTTCATCATATCCTTGTATGATAAATGGCATGTTCACCCCTCCATATCGAGAATGTGTTTTATTGCTTCCTCCAAATAGCTATAATCTAAACCATATATGATCGCTTCATCACTATCTCCGGTTTTATCTTCATTAGGAATTTCTATTCCTTTATTATATAGAAAGTTTTCAAATACGTCAATAATAGACACCGCTAATTCTCTATTTTTTTCTAACCCATTATAGGTGTCCTCGATGGCGACGTCAAATAATATATCTAAGCACGGATCAGCTAATTCTTTATCGTTCATTACAGATAAGTCATCATATCTTTTTTCAATAACCATAACATTATTCAGATAAGTTCTTATGGCAAAGTCTACTAAATCGACATCTACACTAATTGTATTGAAAACTCCTTTTGGCATTTCATGTTCAGTAGTGCCGATGTTAATATGATGCATATTAGAAAAATCTGGTAAATGGTCATATTCTCTTTCAAAAAATTCTTCAATTAATTGTAGTGATCTCTCCCTTTCTATGCATGTTTTACTAGCTTTGTGTTTACCTATTTTTTCATTCATATTTAATCACCTCAATTACATAATATATATTTTATATTTTTATCAATCTAATAAAAAAAATATACCCGATGAATTTATAATTGATTCATCGGGTATATATTTATTTTTCTTATTCGTCGTCTTCTGTCAATTCATCAGACTTAATTGTTGTCTTGAGAACCTGTCCTGCCTGTAAGTATGGTGTGAAATTACCATCCTTTTCACCATCATCGGATTCACGATATGTTACACCCATATCGAAAATATCGAAAATGTTAATCTGAATATTTTTATCTTTTGATTTTACTTTCTCAAGATATCTTGCTGCTGAATTTAAGAATTCATATACGATTGTCGGGATTGCTCTTGCATCCGAAATAAGAATATTGCGTTCTGATTTAAGAACTTCCTGTGCGATTGTTGAAATCTTTTCAAGCTCTTTAACGTCCTGATTGATTTCGATTAATTTTGCTACTTCTGATTTGCTCATTTTTAAATCCTCCTAAAATATAAGTTTAAATTTATGTTAATGACTATATAAAAATCTATATAATCATTTAACTACGATGAAACCCAAAAGCTTTATAAGCTTCTTCGAGTGTCATTATTTCTTTACCATCTTTTCTTGCTTTTTCTAGTTTTGATGATGCAGAATCTTTATTATCAGTTATAACTAAATCGACACTTTTATTATATCCTGATAATATTTCTATCTCTTTATCATCTAAGAATTTTTCAAATTCTTCATCGGGTCTTACTTTAGTAAATAAGACTTTCATTGAATATCTTTTTGTATCACGCGTCACCTTCAATTCTTTTCTTAAGAACTCTATCAATTTCAGATTTGATATAATTCCTACTATTATTTTATTGGCTGTTTTTTCTTTAATCCCATATATGCTTGTAAGTTTTTTAACATCATTATTTACACATATATCTATCAGCTCATCAATATAATATATATTCAAAATCTTCTTAAACATTTTTCTTCCAACATCAGGAATTCCTAATGATCCCAACAGTATATAATCAAATACTTTATTTCTTGAACTAATACCGTTGACTATATTATCAATAGATTTCTTTCCAAATCCATCAATTAATACTAATTTGGATTTCTTATTTTTAAGACTATATAAATCTTCTATCGATGATAGATATCCTTCTGTAAATAAAGTGGTGACTATTCCAACAGAAATATTCGGTATATTCATTTTATCGATATAATTTACAATCTTACCCATTATACGAGATGGGCAATCATTATTTGTACATCTCAATATTGGGTCTTTTAAAAGTTTTTCTCCGCAATACTCACAATATGTCGGAGGTTTAATTAAAGAATTTTTACTACTTTCACAAGTATGGTCTACATCCAAATATGGAATTATGTCATATTTTATTATAACTTCATCACCTTTTCTAAGATGTAACGATTCAAATCTATCCATAGATCCTAATGAAATACTTTTTATAGTATTACCATTCATGACAACAGGTTCGACTTTTGCAACAGGTGAAACCGAACCCAATATTCCCATACAAAACTTCACATCAAGCAATGTTGTTTTGACACTTTCTGGTTTAAACTTATATGCTACTTCGAATAGGTTTATTGCATCTTCTCGACCAACTGCATTCTGAATATTTTTATCAATCAATTGAATAACCACACCATCTATTGGTATCTCCATAAAATTTTTGACATATTCTTTTATACTCGTCATCATTGGGAGCATCTTTGTGTAATCGGATAACGTAAATTTGTACAACGGATATATAAATGCATCCGGATGAACTATAACCTCTTTGGTTTTAAAATTCTGCATTCGTAATGGAATGATTGTTAAATATTTTAAATATTTTGGATCAGGATCCTTATTAATTATTGATGATGCTGCCGATCGCTGATTGTTATATCTAGTGAACTTCTCTTGTAATAATTTGAAATTTGATTGTGTTATTATTACTTCAGTTTTCACTGCAAATTCACAGTCCCATTCCTCGTACGGTTTGAACTTGACGTAAGAAAACAATGGAGTTATGTCAACAGCTTCATTGGCAGTTGTATCTCCTCGAGTTAATGCTCTCTGAATAGTACCATCTGGATTGCATTCGAACACAACAGACACACCATCGAACTTCGGAAATATAAAGATTAAATTCTCTTCACCACGCAATTCTCTGCCAAGTCTATTATTTACTTTATTTATCCAATCTTCAATACTTTTTCTTTTATCTTTACCTTTTTCTTCATTTGTTAAAAAATGCGCTTTAAGTAACGTACCTCGTAAATCCGGATAACGGTGGTTTACAATTGTTTTATTTTTGACATTTTTTGCACCAACAATATTCTTATTAGCACCACTAATAAGAATTTCATTTAAAATATCAAAATTCTCATCAGATATCGGAGAGTCGCAATCTGACGCATTGTTATAGATATTCTGTAGTATCTTAACAATGAACTCAATTATTATCAAATCCTCTTTGTCATAATCGTCTTGGTAGTTAATATAATAATTAACTAAATTATTTATTTTTATTGCTTCTAATGCCGTTACAAGTTCTTTATATTCATCAACCTCGTAACTCTCTTCATATATCGTTTTAAGCATATGAATTATCTTACTCTTGTCTATCATATGATTACCTCCTTTGATGTATTAATAATATATATTCATTATTTTGTTTCTGATAAAATTAATAAAAAAATAACAGGCAGGGATAAACCTGTTATTTTTTTTAGGAGCATATATGAGAATAGATTATACTGCTTTCTTTTCTGTAGCAGTTTCTGCTTCAGCGAATGCATTGTCAAACTTATCATTCATTATTCTAATAATACTAGCAAATATTGTAGATGGTGTTGGTTTAGATACAATGGGCGTTCCTGTTACTGGATGATACTCAACTTTATCATCTTTGTCATTACTCACGACTTTTCCTGTGCTATTCACATACATAGCCGGTTCATTTTCATCGACCGAATTTGTTGATTTTTTATTATCGTCAGTCACCGCTGTAACAATAATGGGACCATCAACAACCTGTCCAGTGCTATTAACAAACATTGCTTCTGTTTCAGCTTCAATTTCTTCAGATTCTTTCTCTGCTTTTGTAACAACTTCTTCTTTTGTTTCTGATACTTCTCCGAGAACAAGTTGTATTTCATCATTTGTTTTTCCATCGTAAATCATGTTTATGATAGAATCTGCTATACCACGTTCATATGCATTCATATAACCTTTCTGCATATTGATAAATGACTTATGTTTCTTGAGCTGTTTCTTTGTTAACTTCTCTGTACCGCCTTCTTCCTCGATGATGTGTCTGATTTTCTCCAATGTTCCTTCTTTTAATTTCTTTGCCATAATTTTTTCTCCTCCAGAAAATTTATTTTTTATATATAACTAAACTGCCATATGGAATATAGCTTTATGAATCTGTGGGTTTTCATCTAGAAAATCGCTAGTATCTTCATATTCGCTCAATTCCATAAGTAATCTAACCAATTCATCTCGACATCCCTCCATTCGTATTTTTGATAATAATATTATTCGACCTTTTAAATCCGGTATGTGCGAATGTCTATTGACGACTATATGTTTTCTATGTTCCTTATTGACTATTTCAATATTAGTATAATACGCGTTATTATTTTCATCTAAAATATTGATAGTTTTATCAATATTATACCCTCTCATAGTGCCAACAATGACACGTAAAGAACTCATTACTGCAACAATTAATAATATAACATTTAACATAGTTATCGCCCCTTCACAATTGTTTATACTTGCACAATTTATTTATATATACACTAATAATATATACTCAAAAGCCAGTATAATACGGTAAATGGCAATATTGCCATTTACCGTATTTTATATTATTTACTATTACAAATATCTACAATCGATTGAACGTTCTTTTTCTGTATATCTTTATATTTTACAAATGCGTCGGCATCATTATACATTTCATCGTTAAAATACTTCATAAGGTATGCTGCGTATTCCTGTGAAGTTGAACGTATAACATTCAATTTAGACATCTTACGAGATATAACATCCGACATAGTTTTCATAAGCTGGGAACAATCGTAATCCGAAATTGCTTCATCCCCAAATCTGTTCAAATATTCATTAATAATTTCTCCAAGGCTTGTTGATCTAGATGAGTTTAATATATTGATAAGCCTATCCTTGTCAGTTTCTATCACATTGCTTCTTCTATCGTGTTCAATAATAGGTTGTGCATTTTCAATATCAAATGGAATAACACTCTCATCTTTAGGTTTTTCAAACGATAATGTGGATAAGCAATACGGGCACCCTTTCCAATCTCGCACAATTCTACTGTCAAATTGCCCACCACATACTGAGCAATGTGTTATGTGTGTAAACATATCATGATATGCTTTTCTTTCTTCTTCTGTTGCGTTTGTTGGTAGCCCTTCTGCGTGGGCATAATCACGTGGAATTAACCCAGTCCAGTACCCTTGTTTTACATTATTGGAATTTTTATTTCCATATATTAAATTATCAATAGCTATTTGTAATGCGTCTACATATTTTTTATTTCCAACATGCCCATTGGATAGTCCTTTTTCATACTGCTCTTTTAATAATTCAAGCAAATTTATTGCTATACCTATTTTTACATTTACTTCACTCATATTGAACACTCCTTTACCATTGTACATATTTATCATATCTTCCATCAACTTCAATTTCTTTTCTGCATTTTACACATCTATATATTCTTATAGAATATCTTAAAGTACATGGTGTACATTCATCATATTTTTCATACCATGAAATTTTTTCATATTGATGCTTACAAAATAATCTTTTTAAAAAATTTTTCATACTATCTGCCTCCTAAAATATATTATTTTGTAAGATAATTTTTTAATAAAAACATGAATGTGTAAAGTTCATAATTATTATTTAAGCAAAGACTAAAATTCTTCTTATTCGTTTCAGAATAATACCCATATACCCTGTCTTCTGGAAATCCTTCAAAATAACCTTTTGTGTCTGTTAATAGTCCCATAAAATCACAATCTATATCACTTTCAGATTCGATACTTATGCACCAATCATAAAAATTATTTCTTAATACGATTTTAACTCCAATTCTTGATAAATCTAGTTCCATAACCGGCAATACTACACTTTTTGATCTATGATAGCTTATAACATAAGGTTCAAAACTTTCCATAATTTTCAGTCGCTTATCAAATTCCATATCAATATTATATTCGGTTGCTGACTCTAAAAATATTTGTCTCATAAAGTTGCTAACAAAATTAGTTTGATCATATAATCCATTTTTATAAATTAAATTATCGTCCGGAATGTTATTCTTTAACCAGTTTGTAAGTTTTTCTTTCATATAATTCCCTCCTATATGATATGTATTTTATTTACTGCTATTCTTCTTCAGCAAATTGCTCATGAAGTTATTGAATTTGTCGATTGACCACATATATGCAACTATTGCGAGTGCTACCATCCCAAGAATAAGCATTACTGCCAATTCACCTTTAGCAGGCGAATCAAACTCACTTCTGTTTGTAAGTTTAGCGTCCCAAATAAAAGCATAAAACCCACAGGCTATCCATAATAATATTGATCCAATGATTATTAATATAGTCACAATCATCACCAACTTTCGCCATAAAATAAATGTCTTATCAATCATATATTTACCCATCTTGTCAATAAAATGTGTATTTTATTTAGTCCCATATTTTTCTTAAAATATATTGTATAAAAATAGGAAGATGATATTCACGAGAGCTATTTCTAAAATGGATATGATAATTGGTATGACAACAGTTCTTGCAGCTTTCATGTCTACAATTTCCATATCCACATATATTATGAAATAGGAATACTCCACATCGTCTAACTGTTATATGAGGACTCTTTAAAAGTTTCTTTATATCTATCACGATATCACTCCTCGATTTCTCAATAAAATAAATGTTTTATCTCTCTAATTTATAATTGTCTCTGGTCAATTTAATATTCCCATTCTGTACAATTGATACCATTATTAGTTAACCATTTGGCGACCAAATGTCTATGGCAAAATTCTGATGGTTTTTCATAACATATCAAAGCAACAGAATATGGATATCCTTCTTTTTGATGTATTTTTCTCAAATCATCATCAGGTAAATTATTTACAAATTCTTCTGCAATGTTATATAAATCATCATAAACACGACTAGGATCGAGAGTTGATAAAACTTGCTCATTAAAGCATTTTATGTAGTAATCATTGTCATGATTTTTCTTCCATTCCATAAAAAATGCATATTTCGGTGCTAATTTTTTATATTGTGCACCATTATACCACTCTGGAGCTTTACCACAAATCGAAATAGGTATAACTCCTGGAGGTAGCGATTTTAATTTGCCGAAATAACTTGTATGTAACAACATATATAACTCCCCTTACATTTTATCTAGGTTCTTCTTCTAAAAAATCTGGAATAACCACATTGATTTGAATATGTTTGTCATGAACAGTTATGTCTGGGTATTCCATTGCTCGTTGTATATCTCGTTTTTCAAAATGCGATACATGTGGAATTTTATGTTTTTCTAAAACGTCCAATAATTCTTTCCAAATTTCTTTTGTTATATCCATAAAAATACCTCTCCTATAGCATTTAGTATTATACGTTAATAAAAAGTTTGCCTTCGTAGTATTCCTCGCGAAATTTTTCAGGAGAACATGTATAACAATCACCATCACTATCTTTTATAACGAAAAAGTTGTCTGGTACATAAATTGGCAGTTCTTTGATCGGTGATTTTATAAATAATACACCGATCTCATCATCCTCAGTTTTGTTAGGAAAATCCACATTATCTATTCCTATAAAAGCACACATATCATCAATATTATCACCAGTCCATTGTAGTGCTTCGACTTCAACGGGCATCTTTACATATTTTTTAATCATAAGCTCCCCCTCCATAATAATATCATACTACATCGCCTATATTATTTAATTTTTCCGTTATTTCTTTACAACTGTTAACCTGTGGGTTTAAATAACCCTTCTTTTTACATTCATCTATCGCTTTTATTTCAGCTTTGCGTAACGTGTTTGCACTGACAATAACGTTTACTTCGCATGATGCATCCATATTAACTTTACATTTAACCATCCATCTTTTAATCATATAAATCTAATCTCCTCTTTTTTATCAAAAAATATATCGTGTATTATTTGCTACGGGTCATTATCCACTTTACTTTACTTACTAATCCTTCCCATTCTTTAGTATTATCATTGTTAGCCGTTGCCTTTATTATAGTTTTATAAAGATGGTCTGAAACAGGATCCGTAATTTCGACACCATTGGATAATAAAAAATCAGCAATTTTTTCCAAATTAACAGGCTCAAATTTCATTTTAACAGTATTTAGGTTTGATGCTGGGACTCCTGACTGCTGAAGCAAAGTTACTAATAATGCTTTCTTCGTTTTTCTATTAGTAACAAGATTATCTCTTTCTTTACCTTCTTCATAAACCTTTTTAAGAATTTCTTCAATTTTTTCTGTAGCACGACCATCAGCTTTCGATATATTTGTGCATATATCGAAAATTACGTGAGATAATTCTTTAAAATCAATCATTTCATATTTCCTCCCATTATGTGTTCTCCACTATAAACGCCAAACCACCGAGTTTTACCATCGGTGGTTGTTTCTTTATGATAAACTTCTTCATATTCATAATTGGATGTATTGGAAACTAGTGTCTTTGACTTTGCACAACCAGTGCAAATTCCATCGCAATATTCCCAAGAAGACCCACAAGGTCTTATCGTTGGTTCGCTATCCATAAAATATCACCACCATAAAATAAATATTAACCAAGTAATAAAAATTTGTATCATATGAATCGATTGGTCTATTACAAGATTAATTTTAAATTTATTCGCTTTTAAATCATCAACAAATGCATGAATAATTATATTAATAACATAAGCATATACCCATACTCCAATATCAAAACGTAACACGATTGCTATCGGAAGCATTATCATAAATGTCCAACTAAATGCATGGTTGAGTAAAGCGGGAATATAATCATATTTATACATCCATTTATATTCTTTTTGTTCTTTCCACCATTTTTTCTGTTTTAGATTTGCAAGAACTCCCTGTTGTAATTTATAATCGTCAATAATATGTAGAAAAATCATTGATAATAGAATAAAAATTTTATTGCTCATATATTCACCTCATTTCGTTAATACCATGCGTATTTTTATTACAACGATTGCGTTGTAAATTGTACTTCCAATTAGTGTAAATAAATATAGCGATAACAGGTAACAACAAACAAGCCTTTATTATATCTTCCATATAATTCACCTCATCTTACCAATAAAATGTGTATTTTATTTAGTGTTATCATATCTCCATTTTTTATAATTTTCATCTATTTCTTTGCATCTCAAGTCTCTATATTCGTCTTTTAAACAAGAACAGACAAACATGAGAATGAATACGATGATTCCAGAGTACCTAAAATCAAATTGTGTAGAAATAAATGCTAAAATTACAGCAAGCATTCCGCACAATATAGCTATAGTTCCAACTAAGTTTGCTTTTGTCTTTAAATTCATTGCCGGCACCTCCATAAAATAAATGTTTTATTTTCTACTTTCAACTATGTTATTCCAATAATCAATTGCATCTTGTTTAGTATCGCTCCAATGTCGGTGCTTCCAAGCATACCCACAAGCGCATTTTATTACATAGCCAAATGCGGGATAATCAGAATAGTAATTGTATTCACCACTATGTACCCAAGTATTTTTGCAATAAGGGCATGGTAATATTTTTTTTCTCTTCCATTATGAACACCAACTTTCGGCATAAACTACATCGTCTTGTTATACATATTAATCATTTGATTTAGGACTGAATCATATCCCCATTGTGCTTCGGTTCTTGGAAATAATACTTCTGTAAATTTATGACCAAGATGATTTACAGTTATCAAAATCTTCTGATTATTCATATCCTCGTTATTAAGAGTCACCCAGAATTCAGGAGGACATTTATCAATAGTCCAATGTTCTCTAGTTAAACTTTGTACTTTTTCTTCTAAAATTGTTATAATATCATCATTAAATAAGCCTTGACTATATTTTTTATGATTCTGGATATCATCTTTTGGTGTTTGTTCTCTTCTAATATCTCTACAATAAGATTCTCTTTCTGGGTCTGTATAGTTGCCAATTCCTCCCATTATTCATACCACCTTTCACTATAAAATAAATGTTTTATTTACTACTTATCAATCACAAAACCATCTCCATGAGCTATTTCTATTCTTTTAATTTTTAGATTACTCACGAAGTCTTCATTACTTTTACATAAAATATCCTTAACGATACCAGGAACGCAATCGGCATTGTGTGAAAAAACTATACCTGTTTTATCTCGTATAACTGCACCATTATCTAATTCAGCTTCCCATTTATATATACTTATATCCGAAATGCTTTCTGCTTTCGGCAGTTGATCTATATCCGTTACATGAAGATGAGCTACGCCATTTTCAAATAAATCATATACATCTTTACTATTTAAATATGACATTTAAATTCACCACCCATTATAATAAATTTTCCGTCTACAGTTTGAACTAGTTCATCACCATTAAAATTATAACATATACCAGTTTCTAAATTTACAGCACCTATTTCATTTGTATAACTACATCTCATCCATATGCTAATATTTTCCAGTTCAGCTTTAGATATAAAATAGAATATTTCTCCGTCCTGTAAATCTTTAATAGTTTTAAATTTTATATTTATTTTTCCGTCTACTTTCATATATATCTCCTCCTTAATAATACAATATTTATTTTGTTAAATTAGCTCGTTCACAACCCTCGCAACTTGAACGAATGCAATCGCCACAATATAATCCATTAGGATTATGTCCTGTGCTCGAATCGTGAAATCCTCCAACGTTATCAAAATAGACTTCGGGAGTGCTATAGAAATAAATATACTTTCCTTTAGATTTTGCATACTCGATTTCTTTCTTAGTAGATTCGCCAATATAGCCATTGACATCTATTACAAAAATTGAGTCAGCCATATCTATTTTTCGTTTATGCATATCGTCAAGCATTTCTTTCGTACCCTCTGCCCATGCTTCATCATCACCAGAATGACCAAATAATCCAACACTAATTACTATGTGTTTAGAAAGTGTTAAACGTTTTTGTACTTCTAAAAATTCGTCTTTAAATTTAGTACTACCACACAATGTTACAACTTCATATTCTCCAACCATCTTATTTCACCCCATTTATATTTTTTATCTAGTTAGTTGGTGATGGAATATCTTGGAATTTCTTCGTCAATTCAGAAATTCGTTCTTGCTCCGCCAACTGATATTCCAAATTTTTAATTTTATTTTGCAAGCACTCTATCTGTGAATAGCAATCAGATAGTTCTTTTTCAATATCGGAACGATTATCGATAAACGCCATTATATTTCACCCCATCATCTTGGTACTATTGTAATCCCGTGACCCAAAGCCAGAGTATTATCTGGCACGGTCTTTTCATGTAAACTACTATGAAATGGGTCAACTTTCTTAAAGATTTCTGCAGTTCGAACACAGTTATGACAAATTTCAGTATTCTCATCAATTTTCATAGCGGGATCGCCTTCAAATAATTCCAAACAACCATCACATTTAAATGCCTTCGACATTAATTATTTCCTCCTTTATAAAAATAATATATATTTCTATTCCCAGTAAATGGTATATCCTGTCAACGAACCGAAACAGTTTCTCATTTCATTAACACAAAATCCCATATTTTCTAATGTTTTCGCATATAAAGGTAGACACGTATCTATAAAAAGAGAACAGCTATGCTCACCGTTCAATTCACAATCTACAATATATTTAAAAACTTCAGATAACTCACAAGTTGATTTAGTAAAATCTTCTATAAGTAGCTTTTCTCTTTCTCGCAATCCATTAATTTCTGAAATTACTTCTCTAAACTGTTCCATTGTTCTGCTCATATGTATTCCCCCTTATAAAATAACTATTTATCTATTTTTTCTTTTACACATAATGGTTTACATTTACACGTTAGCATACTAGCGATCATCATTCCTTGAATAATTGCATTTTTGTATTGCTGACTATCGCTAAAAGTTGAAAATATGGTATTTTGAAACATATTTTCGAATTCATTAGTGCCTATATAATTCAAAATATTCGTTTGAAATTCTGATGAATCAATAAGTACTTTATAATCGTATTTAACCTCATCAGATTTCTCATTAGTTATTTCGCCCAACGCATCGCCACATTTAGGACAGAATTTGATGGAATATGCGCCAACATATTCATGCCCATTCCATAATTGCATAACGTCTCCTGCTATCGTAAGATAATGAGGATTGAATTGTATTCGGTTAAAGTTATCGTATATTTTATATTCATCTAATTCCTTTTTACAAAATTCACAAGCCATACATTTCCCCCTCCATTTATTTAAATTTTATTAAGTCTTCATCAATACTCCTACCGTGAGCTAATTCATACAATTGCCAATCAAAATCCAAACCGTATACAGGACCGTTTTCATCACATAGTCCGGAATTATAGCTGTATTTTGGGTATGGATTAATATCTGGAGATTTCTTCTTACTTATTTTCACATTCACGGTCTTCGAAGTACTTTTATATGGTTTTATATTTCTACTATGCTTTACAAGTAACATGCAATTCGGGCATAGGTCTATATTATCTCCATTAAATGCAGGTTTCCCTCTATAAAATTTTAAACAATTGTTACATATATATGCTTTCGACATTTGAATATCCTCCTAATACATATCACTCCGTTATTTGTTTTATTCTTCTCATAATATAATGTGCATAGACATTATCTAGATCACATCGAATTATCTTATCTAAATTTTCATTCACATCAACATCTACACCGCGCGATAATAAATATTCCACAGTAGTTTCTAATGACTTTACAGATAAATCATTCTTATGCACTCCACAATCTCGAAGCAAAGAGATTAATGCAAATTTCTTTAATAAAGATTCATCGTCTGTTAAATTTTTATTTTGTATAACTTCTCCATATTTCTTTAATATGGAAACTATACTTTCTGTGGCTTCATTTTTATCTTTTGTAGTTGCTATATCGATTATTTTTCTTGCAATAATATTTACATCTGTCATAATTTTATATGCCTCCTATTTATTTTCCAAAACTGCTAATGGACAATCAGTACCCAATCTCATTGAGGATGCTACTGTAATAGGTATACGTAGTTTAGTTAAAATACACTGATTTGTCTTAACTATCCCACTATCTTTGAGAATGTGTATTTTCTGGTTTTCTTCATTATAAAATAAACATGCACTGCATGTTTCAGGTAATTCATCAACATAAACTTTCATATTTTATTCTCCTATCTCAATTTTATGCCTGCGTGTTGCTCCGTTCTGCTCTCTTAGAATTATATTCAACACCCATATGCGTTATTTTATTATCTTTAATTTCATACCGAAGAGTAAACTCTCCGCCACATTTATCACATAAATAAGCACCGCAGTGTGATTCGTGACTAGGTCCTCCAGCGTGGCTTCCTCCATCATAAGTTACAAACTCATCAGTATTACACACTGGGCAAATCTTTTTTACTATCATCAGTACAATCTCCTTTTTTTATTAAATTATATTCATTAAGTATAGATATCCAATCGATAGAAAAATCTTTAATAGTACTACATTCTGCTGGTTCTTTTTGGAGTTTACAGCCGAAATATCCTCCACCAAGAACTATTATATTAGCACAATGCATACAACAATCATTAACTTTTAAAATATACTTTAATGTCAATACCGATATATAATATTCACATTTTTGACAATATTCATCTTCATGCGAAAATTTATGTCCACGAATATAACAATTAGTACATGGCGAAGTTACCTTCGCCAATTCTTCTAAAGTGTATAACATAAACATCCCCCTCAATAAATTTTATATAATATTATTAGTTATATTTTTATCTACCCACATCATAAATAACTCGATGCCGATATTTATAGTGCGAAATAATAATTGTAATATGCTTAAAACAGCATATACTGATACTGCTATAAGCATAAACGGTGTTAATATAATTCCTAATATGACGCATAAAACTCGTTTCATAAAATAACCTCCAAAAAATTATAAATATACATATATTCATTAGAGTCACTATATCAATGAAGATATAGTGACTCTAATATGTTATAATTTAAATGTTATTCTTTTTGTGGTTCGTCACATATCTGTGTATTTGTATTAATTGGTATATTTGATAAAAACTTTTTAAATTCTTCCATGTCTTCTTTAGCGATATATAGTGAAAAATAACCATATTCTTCGTTTCTAAGTATTTTTAATATTCGTTTCCATTTTCCTTTAAAGTTTTCTAACCCAGTATATGATGACATGTTAAAAGTGTCACTGACTAATGACAGTTCATAACCGACCATATCATCATATTCTCCTTTAAATATAACGCCATCGCTACAACCGCATTTGCAATATACGGCACAGCTTTTATTATCATTACTTTTCATAAACATAATATCTCCTCCTATTTTAATCGTATAACGGTTCCTTCAAAAGCACTAACTTCTTCAATATGTACATTATTGATATCTTTATTTTCATCTATATTATATTCTTTTTTAAGAATATTAAAACAGTTGATGATGTTATCTGCAAATATTATACATTCTTTGTCTTTAGCAACAATATCATCATCTATAACAACTCCACATTTAAAAATTTTAAACATAATTTATTTCTCCCCATATTTATTGTATAATCATTCAGATCTAGGACCGAACTTCCTCTCAATATCCTGTTTAGTTTTAGAACGATATTCATCGACAAGAGTTTCTGAAATAGGCATCTTTTTATTACAAAGACCGCCGAAGAAACAATAATTGTTAGTTTTACAGAACACACATCGGTTTATAGGATTCCCTAGTAATTGACCGAGTTTATCTTTTTGTACACATTCTCTAAGTTCCTCAGACACAGGATTTTCGCAAATTCCTGTAGGTATTGGAAAATCCCAAACAGTTAATGCCTCGCATCTGTTTCCAACTGCCATAGGTTCGTCATCGGCGTTTAGTCTGGACGATATATATTCATTCTTTATTTTAGCTAGTTTACCCTTCTGTCTTGATGATTTAAAAAACTTTATCATTATTCTCAATACCTTTCTTTATATCTGCACACAGTTTTGATGTAAGATAATCAGACCTTAATATTTCATAATATTTTATGTCGTATAACTCATTATCTACTAATTTGACATCGTCTTTAAATACTCCGACAACACGTCCGCCATATTTTTCAACGAGTCTATCATAGTGTTTTATTGCAGGATTTTTTGTCACTGCACTAAATACTATTTTATTAAATTTAAAAAATTCAAAGATATCTTTAATGGCTTTACAAATATCTTTACCAAATATAAATTTTCCTGATTTATTATCTTCATCACAGAAACTTATAATTGCTAAACTTGAGCAATAGTTTGCTGTCCTATGTATATTATACATTATTACTCCAAGAACGTTATTATCTGCATCAACAGATGCAAACTGATGTGAGTCCCAACTGTTATCCTGTATCATAAAATTAGAATCATATGATACACTTGTTATAAAATATTTATATTTGTCAACAAACCATGCATGTAACCACAAATTTTCTATATCAGCTTTATATAATATAGCCGGTTTAAGCATATTGATTCTCCTTATTTATTTTTTAAAATGTCTTTTTATTAATTTTATAATATATAAATATTCTTTAGCATATTTATTATGCCCATGAGTTTTCCTTACCTGCTTTTTGAAATCGGCAATTGAACCGTGAAAACAACCACAGCAAACATTTATATCTCCATCCTCGCATTTAAAGAATGTGGTCGAACGGAAACCAGAACCAAATCCTGTAATTACTGCATAATCTCCAGTATTATTTATAAGGGCATTTGAATCAATACGAGCATCTCCATAAATATTAGCATTGCACACTTTAGCCCACCCATATATTTGCGAACACCCATATATGCATGAATGACCATATATCTTAGCACCATCAGTAATACATGAAATACCACGCACTTCTGCTTCGTCACAAATCTGCGCATTTCCGCAAATAGTTGCACCCCCATGCACTCTAGCTTTATCAAAAATTAACGCATTATTGTATACCTTAGCATGCTCATATGCCCAAGCACATCCGTACACTCTAGCTTCTCCAAATATTTTAGCTGAGTTTGCTACTCTGGCATTGTCACCAACAAATGCATCATCACACACACAAGCATCATTATATATCCAGCAGGTCCCATCATGGCTGAGATTTTTTTCAGATTCAATCCATCCGCCCAATTCTCCTTTTTTAACATCTCCAAAATCTTTAAGAGCTTTTATTCTATGGAGTATTACTCCACGAAAGCTTCTAATTTCATCTGTTAATTCGTATTTTTTACCAGAACCGATTGTGCCTTTCCAATCATAAGGTTTATCTTTTAATTTAACGGCATCATCTAACATAACTATCTCATCCTCTCCATTTAAAAATAAAATATTTCCCTGAATAATATAACTATTCAGGGAAATTAATTTGTTTATTTATTTGTTTTTTCAGCAATAGAATCGAATATCATATGTTGTGCATACTTGCCAATAGGATTTCCTGTATACAAAAATGGAATTTTTGTCTCGTATATATTCAGAATATTGATATCAACAAATCCCATTTTCTCATAAAATGGTCTAATTGATTCTACGATTTCACACATACGGTCATCGCTAGGCTCTTCAGGGTATTCAATCTTCAATGCTGCCGCACTAGCGAGTATTATGGCATCTTTATTCATATTTATAATTTCTTCAACTAATTTTCTACCAATACCTTTACCTCTGTTTTCAGGATTGACATATACTGAATTTATCTCAACCTGTGGTGCGTAAGGAAATATTGATGACATATCACATGCTAAAAAGGAATTACCTTCTCCACTATTAGGACAATTTTTTCTGCTAGCATTAATGAAACTTCCATCACCATCATCAATCTTTATAATAATATTAAATTTATCCATCATAACTCCTCCTCACAATATTTCATTTCACCTTTTACTAATTCAATTATTTCATCAACATCCACAAGAGAATTTGGATTGTTTAACCATACCTGTATAATTTCATCATAAACATGAACACCTAATTCTTTATCACAGCGAAATTTATCTTTACCATTTATAGTTATTATTGATAAATCGGTTTCCGTTTCATTTAATTCCTGTGTAAATTTATCACTATTATTTTCTAATCTATCTTCAATCATATGTTGATTTATATGTGGTATTGGACTATATACTGTTGATGAAATTATTTTTGCTCGACGATTATATTTTTTATTAATTTTGTCATATAGTTCATTAGAATGTCCGAATTCTAAAGAAATATTATTCAGAGTTGTACATATCTGTTTTTCTTTCATTATATATTGTATTAACATTTTATATTCTCCTCTTTAATATTTTTTTTCAAATCCGATAGGAAATAATCCGTTTATACACTTATCACCTTTCGAATCTCTTCTAGTACAGAATATTACATTGAAATATTTACAGTTTTTACATCGTTTGTTAAATATAAATTCAAGTAATATTTGTATACGATATTTTATTTTATCCATATATTTACTCCAATCATTTATTATATTTCCATATAGGGTGATCTGAATTTTTGCATACATCTGTTAATTTTCTAATAAAGTTAGCAGGAGTTATTCTTACATTATTTTTAGCATAAAATTCGCCATCAAATATAATATCTAATACTTCGGTAGGCGCATATGTTGCTGCTTCATCCGCTGCATACGTTATACATCTATATACGTTTTTACCACTAGTATTATTAGCTTTTCCGATATCATCATATACTGACATGAAATGTATATTTTTCTGCGGGAACGTACTAAATGCATATAATAAAATAACATCAACCAAATATCTGTAACCTAAAATATTAGATCGTATTGATAATAGTGATAGAAGTTTCTTGATTCTGATTTCGATTATATTATTAATTTTATCAATATCTTGTAACCCTATGATCAAATTAAGATTATAATTCAATTTAGTTATTTGATGTAGTAATTCTGTTTCAAAATATGACATTTCAATTTCATTTAATTTGTAAATTATACCCTTAATCGAATTAATAATATTTTGATCTTTTTGATTAGTTATCAATTCCGGCATAATACGTTCTAAATGCGTTACACAATCATCAAGTTTTTTAAAATTTTCATCAAGCATCATATTATTTTTCATCTCTTTTCTCATATAATGTATCAGCACTTGTATTATATGTACTAGTTACTTTAGATATTTTTCCATTGATAAAGTTCGTAGATATCAAAATATGTCCTTTGCACATAGCACATTCACAATATTTTATTATAATATCTTCACCATATTTATTTAATGGTGTTACTTCATCCATAACAATATGTTTTGATGTGCCGCATACAGGACATACTGGTATTGATTTTAAATATTCATTATTCATTTTTTAATACCTCATTACGTTTATCATTAAATTCATGAAATTCATTTTTAAAGTCATCTAACCATGAGATAAAACTATATAGGCATGAGTCACAAAAACCTAATTCTTTACCCTGACCGCAAGTGCTCAATACTTTAACGCCTGATATATATGGTGTCGATTCGTATCCAACAAAAGCGCCAGGCTCATCACATTCTTGATGTAGCTTATACTTGACTAAGCTGAACTGATCATTTTCTTTATATTTCATCCCACATCTGTGGCATGTTTTAAGTTTTGCTGCCTCTTCCGCGTTATATTTTCTAACAAATTTTGTAATATCATCTAATGAATAGTCAACGCCATCGATAATAATACCTGTACGTAATTGGTTTTGATCTTTTATAGTATCAGACGTTAAATTTGCTGTTATATATGGTGATATATTTTCACCACACAATCCTTTAGTATCAACATGAGAGTTCTTTGAACCATAACATTTGTTTCGCGAATTATTAAAGGTATGAGTATTAATATTTTTATTTCTTTTATTTTTCATTTATATCAGTCTCCTTATTATATTCTGGTGGTATAATGGCAAAATATATAAAATCGTCTGCACTTATATCATTATTATTTATGAGATATTGTAGTTCGCGTTTAGTAGAATCTTTTGCGAGACCTATAATATCAACATGTTTTTCATCATAACCATCCGCATCAAATTCAAATTCCCATATAGCTCTTACTGTTATAACCTTCTTCATAATACCACCCCTATTTTTTACGATTTTTAAAATATCTTTTTGCAAGTTTTATCATCTGCAAATATTCTTTTCCATGAACATTGCGTTCATATTTCTTTATATATCTCGCAACATCATCAATTGTACCTAGCATATTTTCGCCGATACTCATGTCTATTGAGTCTGTCGACTTGAAAAATGTTACAGTAATACCTTCGCAGCCTGGACCAGTAATGACTATGTAATCGTGACTGTCGCCAATTCTTGCATCACCAAAAATGTATGCACCGTTTTTAATTATAGCATCACCATATATTACACTATTGCCTGATACGGTGACTTTGTTATATAAAGATACATTATCCCGGATATAAGCGTCATCGTGAATATCACAATTATCAATAACACCATTAGTTGATATCATAGCATACCCACCTATACGACAATTGTGAATTTTCGCCCCATCCATTATTATAGCATCATATCCAATATAACTATTTCCGTGTACAGAACATTCATTCATAATTTCCGCACGTGATGATATGCATGAATCATTATATATCACTGCATTATCCGAAACATTAGCATCATCGAATACTACTGCGTCGTCAAACACCCAACAATTTCCATGAATGCTAAGGTTCTTTTCAGATTCAATCCATCCGCCCAAATCTCCTTTTTTAACCTTTCCGAAATCTTTAAGAGCCCTTATTCTATGGAGTGTTGCCCCATGAAACTCTCTAGTTTCATCTGTCAATTCGTATTTAGTATTCATTTGACATCTCTCCCTTCTTAAATAAATAATATATAATTAAAAACATAAAAAAATAACAGATAAATTAGTATCTGTTATTTTTTATAATAATCATTCATTGCATATTTGCAAATCATCATGCAATTCTGTGGTTCCGTCCACCTTAGCATCTCCGCACACCATAACATTATCATACAATTTCGCACATCCACACACATGACCATTATCGTGTATTCGAACATTACCATACAGTTCCGCATTATCATACACGCGAGCATTATCATAAACATGAACAGCATTATGTAGTTTTACATAATTACTCACTATGGTATCCCCATATACATGCACATCATCGCACAGTTTTGCATAATCACACACATGAGCGTAACCATACACTCTAACTCTATCCCGCAGTTCCGCATCATCATATACACGAGAATCACCATATACTTGTACAGCACCATACAGTTCCGCATAATCACACACATGAGCGTTACCATATACTTGTACATCATCATACAGTTCCGCATCATCATATACACGAGCATCACCATATACTTGCACAGAATCATACAGTTGCGCATCATCACATACACGAGCGTTACCATATACTTGTACATCATCATACAGTTCCACATCATCACATACACGAGCGTTATCATATACCCGAACATCATCACATAGTTCTACATCATCACATACCTGAGCGGCACCATACACTTTAACCCTATCTTCCAATTTAACACGACCATATATACGGGCATCGTCATATACTTGTGTCGCATCAAACAGGTGAACATTATCATATATACGAGCGTTACCATATACTTGTACATCGTCATATAACATTACATTATTATAGACTCTGGCATTTTCAAATAATTTGACATTATCTCTAGCTTGTGCCTGGTTCAATATTTTTGCATTATTAGATACACTTGCCGACTCGAACACTATTGCATCATCATATATCCAGCAGACCCCATTAATATCAAGGTTTTTCTCAGATTCTATCCAACCGCCCAAATCTCCTTTTTTAACATCTCCAAAATCTTTGAGGGCTCTTATTCTATAAAGAGTTCTCCCACAATGTAATATAGTTTCATTTGTCAATTCATATTTAGTATTCATATCATTCGCTTCCTTTCTTAAATAATATAAAACTAACAGATAAATGAATATCTGTTAGTTTTTAATTGATAAGTTTATACGTATTTGGATTTCGTATTTTTAAAACTAAAAGTGAGAACCAAATGCCCAATACATGTCATAACAATAGTATCTACTTTTAAGAAATGTAATAGTCGTTCATTATACTTTCTTTTATTGAGTTCCTCTTTAATTTTTAAAAGAGCGCAACGTATTAACTTATCTTTATTATTGACTACATCGACTTTAAGTCTTTCTAGCATATTTCTTCTATCATCATCTGTCATATCTATATCGTTTACTGTTGGGAAATCAACTTCAATAAAATCAAAAACTCCGGTTTTTGTATTACCATTTTCCTTATATAGTCTCACGCTAGGCTCTCGCACAATACTATTGAGCTCGTTGTCATATATAAATGCAACCACTTCTTTTGGAAATGTGCCGTATACAGCGTTCTGTACAGTTGATAAACAACCACCATCTACTATATTGCGACGTATAATATTTTTCATTGTTTCGATTCTGCAAACAGGATATGGATATATGTAATTGATAATAAAATCGTTAAACGATTTACGCCTATCCATTACACATTTATGGTCACCAAACTCAGATATGTCGCATTCGCAAACATTAAATACGGATGTGTCATCGTCGAATAACACCAAATGCGGTCTGTTGTCAATAAATTTTCCAAACAATTTGATCTTCATAATAAATCATTCTCCCTATAAATAAAATATATTATTTAGAAGATAACGATATATCGCTATCTCTTTATTTAAATAAATAATATATAAATATTTAATATAAAAAAACGATTATTTATATAAATGATATAGAGATATGTCCGTAATGGACATATCTCTATATTCTTTTTAATTATTCACAATTGACGTCGATATAATAGTAGTCTCGTTTATTCTTAGCAACTTCAATTTCTTTAGATATCATATCTTCATATTCGTCTTCCGTTCCTATATAACAGAATCCTTCGCTAGTATATTTATCTCTAACTTTCTTTTCGATAACATAATCGTCAAATTCTGTTTGAGTTCCTATGAAGTACTGACCATCGATGTCAAACGATTTAATATCACCAAGCTCAACAGGAATCTCCATCATCTTTTCATCGAATTCTATCTTAATTCCCATTGCTTTAAAATACGCCTGTAATATCTCAACGTTTCTATTTCTAAAGTCTGGTGCATATTTAAAGTCATTAATAGTCTTTATGCTGGTCGCTAATTTATCTCCAATAGAACGTCTACCTACTACAGATGACCTATAGAACAGATGCAATTTTGCTATCAATGATGGATCAACACCAATGATTGAATTGATATTTTCCTGATCGCCTATACGTATTGGAGTTTGGCTATATAATTCCAAATGGTCTCTAGCTTTATAACTCTTATCAGGAACTCCACGTTTTGATAATGCTCCTGTCGATCTTGCTGAGAAACCTTTCTTGGATGTTTGTTTTAATTTTATCATATAGATATCGCCGATGATTAAAGGTTTCAGTATTTTAATCTTTCGTCCGAATCTATTAACATAAACATCCATAGGCTTTATCCAATCATAATCGCGATAAATATTTCTCAACTTATCAAATATCGGTTCCTTTTCCCACATAGGAGCCATATGAATATATATACCATTAGCTATTACATTATCAAAGAATTCTTTCTTATCTTTAGTCGATAATGTTTTATAGTATTTTTTCATTTCGCTACACTGATCATTATTAAATCTCGATACTATATCAAATAATAAATTTTCTTTATCTTTTAAGCTGGTTAGTGTAGATAATTTTTGGACTACAGTATTACATACAAAGTTTATGCTCTGTTCGAATACCTGCATGGAATTCACTTTTAGACTATATCTTATGAGAATAAATTCTCATCCTCCCGCTTCGATTTAAAGGGAATTGCACCCTACTCAAATATTGAGCCCTACTCTACTCAGTTATTCATATAAATTATTCAATTTATATTATCCTTTCGATAGTCGTTGGACTTTACTCTCATGCTTTGAGAGTCTTAGCTGCGGATTGTCCAATCTTTTCAACTTTTTACTATACCTTATATGATTAGTATAAGCCGCTAAGTATATTGCTATCTTAGTTTAGTATTAAAAAGCGTTAAGGAGTTCCCCGCAATTCAAGAGGTTTTAAATCGTCTGAATTCTTAAGCTCAACGATTTACAACGCCGAGGGCGTTAAGCATGACATCTACACGTTCGCCAGTTTCGAGATATGGCATTTCATCATCGGGTAATATTTTACTAATTACACCTTTATTCAAAAATCTTCACATAGAGTCGTTAATTCTATGCCGTTCTCTTATGAACCGCTATATATTTCTATATAGATGAGACTATATCTTCATCTCTATTAGAGATGCTCTCCATTTCCACTCACTTGAGCGTACTCTACAATATATTATATATTGATATAAATATAATATACGTCGATAGTCGTTGAACCTTTCACATCTTTCCACACATGATTCTTTTTAATGTCTGATCTATCATTTCATGTGTGTTGTTTTATTTATTGTGAATTGGTTGCGGATTGTCCAATCATATAACCTTTTTACTATACCTTTGGAATTACCCATTGCCATTAATATATTACTATATTAATTTAGTAGTTACATGCTCTAAGGAGTTCCCCGCAATTAAAAGAGTTTAATATTATTTACAATAATAACAGAGCAATAAAGGTTTTACCCTGTCTCCCGGTGATTTTCTGCCCTATAGTTAGACCACTATCTCGCTCAAATAGAAATTCGATTACTATATTATTAAATACAGAATTGTTTTCTTCTTTCCATTTTGTATCTTGATCTAATATATCTTTAGCTTTCTTATAATAGAATGCTATATCTGGTGAGTAATTTGAACCAGATTTAATGATTTCTGAACAACGTTCATACACATTCTTATAGAATTTTTCTTGTAAAATTAAATATTTTCGTATCTGTGCATTAAATACCGTGTCCTCTAATTCATCAAGTGTTTTATTTGAATATATGAATATGTCCACCAATCTACCATCATTGTAGAATAGAATATCATTCATAAAATTAATCTTCCTAAGATTAGATTTTTTCAAATCATACAATACCTGATTATTATGAATTCGTCTTTTGGCACAGACAACTTTATTATTTACATACTCTCCGATATCTGGAAAGCATTTGTAGGTATCATTATCCCCATATATATTACATAGAATATCGTTATCATTTAAAGATACCTTAACTGTTTCAACTTCTTTTGATACCATTCTTTTAGCAAATGATTCGGAACATACAATCGCATCTTCAATCGTACTGTTTTCTATAGTATACATAACTTTTACATTTTTACCATAACCGTAGTTCATATCATCATCGTACGATGTTGTTGTATATAATACCTCATCCTTTTCAATAGTATCATAGATTTCTTTAGAATCCATATTATCGTTTATATATGCAAAACCAAACTTCTCGGTTAAGTCTTCTACGAATTTCTTAGTTATAACATCATATCTATCATGTTTTTTATCATATGTGAATAATAGATATAGATGATTATCATTTTCCCCATCTTCAAATCTCGGAATCTTATCTATAACTTGCAATTTTTCTTTTGCCTTATAATAACCTGTAGAATTACCACCAACCACATTTTCGTAGTTTGTAAATACTTTTGGTATATCAGGATTTGTCAAGTTAACAAATTGTCTAAGATGCGATGTGAACATAATATTTCGGCTTGATGAAATATATCCTGGATTAGTTAGTAAGGTCATCCCGAATATATCATCTGTAAAATTAAATTCTTTTTCTTTTTCTTGTAATGCTTCTTTGATATTTAGTGTTGACAAGTGTTATCATCCTTCCAATTATTTAATTATTAATATATGTGTATATTGATTTGGGAATAATCACTATTACACCATTATGCAATAATGCGTAAGGATTATTGTTCACATACAATATGGTTTTATTTTCATTTAAACAAATATCTACATTTGTTGTAGACTGTTTAATGCTTTCGGATAATAATTCTAATTTATTTTTCGTTTCTAGCATCGTTTTCATTCTCCACTTCAGTCGCACAAATATCTTTCGCCGATTTTGACTTTGGTACATTTATTTTATAATTCGTTTTAGGAATAACGTATCCAGTATCTTGTTCTAAATCAGCCTCAATATTCTTTTTTTGAATAATTTCATTAGCTTTAATTATGGCTTCAGCCATCATCATCTGATGTTCTGCTTTACGTCTTTCTTTTCTTCTCTTTTCTCTTCTCTTCTTGCTTTCGCGTTGTAAATACTTTCTCTTTTCTTCTGCTTCAGCGTCAGCTTCTGCTTTACGATTCTTTTTCATAGTTCTAATAATTGATGTTATATATTTATTATATGCTTTTGTGCTCCCGAGAATTTTCTTCATTATACATACATTTATACCCGCTTCTAAGCTAAATGTATCTTCTTCATCACACACAGATTTCTCAAAACTTCCATCTGCAAAAAATACTTTAATTACTTTATTTGGTACTATTATTTTAACATCAGCAATTATAGGAAGTTCGGAATAATTAATAATATCACCATCGGATATATTTGATAATGTTAACCCATAACTATTTTCTATATGTGAATGTGGACTTATTAAAACATATTGATTTGGTATAATAGGATATGTATACCCGTTTGCATGTATTACATCCATATTATCAGTTTGAGCAATATATCCATTACCTATCTGAACCACTTTATCCGCAACACAATCGTTTCCAACATGAGATGAATGCCCCGTTCCTATTGTAGTATTGCCTTGCACATAGTCTTTATTGGCATCGAGATGTGTCCCAATTGCTGTTGTGGAATTATTTTTCTTATACAAGTCTTTAGCTTCATGATAAGCTTCCATTGATCCTTCATTGAGCATTCCTTTATAACCCATATCTAATCTCTCCTTCTATATTTATTTATTGTCATCATCGTCGTCGATAATTGCTTCATCAAGAATATCAAGTAATTTTTCCAAACAATTTTCAATCGAAGATAATCTTGCTTCGGTTTCACTTACTCCCGCATGAGGTGATGTCTGAGGATTATAGAAGTTTCTGCGTAAATCCTGTTTCAATTGTTGAAACTTTGTTGTGGATATCATTAATTTATCTTTGTTAATTTTCATTTTAATCTCTCCTTCTATATTTATTTAAAAGTTTTAATATAACATCATAAGATGTTATGTTTTCTAATCTAATTGTAAAATACGATGTCCAATTATTTGGTACTGGAACATTATTGAACGTTAGCCCATCTATATGGATATTTTTTAATGTTCTTACTACAGTTCCGTCCGCTCCAATAATACAAAATGAGTATGTGTGAGGGTATTTTCCTTTTCGCACATCATGAATTGGACACGTCATGCAAATCCCGCTATCAACATAGCCTATATAAAAATCAATACCATTAGCATCCAATTCTGTCAATACTTCATATAATGACTCTACAATCATAATAATCGCAATCTCCCCAGGTTAGTTAGTATTTAAGACATTATAGTCTTAGCAAAGATAATATTTAAACTCTGCTAAGACTATAATATATACTTATTTATATATGATTATTAATTCTCATTGTCGAACTCATTATTCTGAGAGGTAAAGAATGCTTTCATAGTTTCCATATACTGCTCTTTATCGTCTTTTTCTTCCTGATTAACGTACGATAACATTTCATCCAAATAAGGTTCGACAGATTTTAATAATGCTTCACGAACGGGCTCTTTATCATTAAAATCTTTTCTAAATTTTCTAAAGTCAAATTTAGCATCTTCGAATCCTTTGAAATATCTGTATGGATTTCTTCCTTCAATCAATCCTAAATCATCCGCATATTGAGCAAGAGTCAATATCGGATCAAATCCAGTTGCCTGATTATAAATCATATGACATGATTGTCCAGCTTTATTTGTTCTTGATTTTAAGAATTCGGCTCTTATTAAGAAACCATCAAATCCATTGTCTTCTGTATTGAATTTTCCTGCAGATACAAACTTAACCAGAGTATTTGCATAATACATAGGAGAAGTTCCGCCGGGAACTGCTTCATTCATTTTCAAATACATTACTTGAGGCTGAGTCTTTACAAATGCATTCATTTCAACTTTTTCATTGATATGATTTATTGCAAATACTGTTATGTTATATGTCTTAATAATTGGCATAAGCTTCTTATAGAACTGCTTAACCTTCTGCGCCATACGCATCGCATCTGTCTGACCTTTCATTTCTTCTTCATCCATGTCTTTAGACGCCAATGTCGGTAATGAGTCTATAATGACTACAGTGGGAACAAATGCTATTATCGGATTATTGAATTCATCAACTAATCCAGTATCATATTGAAATTCTTTTTTATCTGCTTCTTTTTCATTTGCAATCGCAACTATAGAATCAAATATATCTTCGAGATAGTTCTTCTCTTGTCTCAGGATATATTTGTTTGATAATTCTAATTGGCTTGCGCCTGTTATATTTTTAATACGTGTATAGTTTAATGCTTGCTCCAGGTCATAATGCATTATAAATGCATTATCACCAAAATCTTTAACTATATTAAATGCTGCTTGTACAGTCCATGTTGTCTTTGCAACACCAGTTTTACCAATAATGGTAACAAATGTTCCACCCATAAGACCTACAGATGGATACGTCTTAATAACTTCTTCGTTCATTCCAACAACTTGTACCTTATAACCATTTCTATAGTCAAATGGTAAAAATCCTGTACTATAAGATACTGATGTCTGTGCTGGGAGAAATAATCCTTTTTTATCTTTTTTTCGTAATCTGTCAATTAAGCGTTCTGCCATAATAAATTACCCTCCTTAAAAATATTTAATATATTGTGTATTGAAAAGTAAAAAGGTAAAAAACGATAATGAGCAATAGGAAATAAATCCTATTGCTCATTATCTATCTTGTAACAGAGGAGAATAAAAATGATTACCTTTTAATGACTTTTCCGGTATTCAATAATATGTTCAAAATTTGGAATTCTTTTTTAATTAATCCATAATGTCTTCCGATGGCAGATTGAATAATATCAACATTGTGGAATAATGTCACTGCACGGAATCCTTCAGATTTTGCTTCTGCAATAACTTCAGCAATATTATCTTGTGTAAATTCTTTAATTGTGAATTTTTCAGGATTCTCAAGAATAGTAGATGTTAATGTATTAACATCTTCTTTATTTACAAAAATTAAATTTGTTGGTCTAGCTGGACGGAACTTATGAATTTTAAATGTAGGAGCTTCAATAATTTCTGTAGCTTCCTTAGTTTCTAATTTAACTTCATATCCATCAGTCGTTTTAATCAATTTGTAAATTGTATCTGTTCCTTCTTTCGGATTATGTAATTCTAAATCGAATACAATATCATTTGTATCAGAGATAGAAATAACTGAACTAAATTCACTTTTAGCAACCATATATGTTAAGATGAAAACATTAGTAGTATTAATATTTTTAATAAAACTGCCTTTAAGATTAATATTGAATAACATAATATCTTTTCCGTATTTTGTTGATGTAGTAATCATAGGAGCACAGTCTTTCTTCTGGAAAAGAATTCCTGTCATTCCGTCATAAATTTTCATCGGTTTATTCAATGCTATAACGGTTTCCCCACTATTAGTCACAACGTCATTAGTTGTAACAATTTCAATTCTTTTTGTTCTTTCTTCATCAATTTTTTTCTTTACAATAAACTTGTTGAGATTGTCATTTATTTTTTCACATCTCCACGGAGTTTTTGTTTCGTTATAAATATACAGCATAATTTGTAATCCTCCCAATTTAAAGAAATTTTATATATTTATTATAAAAAAAATATTGGGAAAACATTAAGTTTTCCCAATACTATTTTTAAAATCGTATTAGAGATATTTTTCAATATCGGATTTTGATTTAGCAAATTTAGAAACAACTTTTGCTAATTTAGGATATTGTTCAGCATCTACAGATGTTAAACTGATTCTTCTTGCACCATCTCTATTATTGCGAGCATCTTTCATACGTCTGCTAGCAAAATATTCAATAAGTTCAGCAATATGCTTCTTATCCTGATCTTCAATGGTTTCTAATGCAAATTTTGTCATCAAATTCCAAATACTCTGTTGTCTTTCATTAAAGTTCTTAAGAAACTCTTTCTTTTCAAGTAAGATGTTGATTGCGATTAAATCAAGCATTTTCTTACCGAGAAGTTTCTTAAATATTTTTCCGATTATTTCGGTATCGTTAATTCCGATATCCTTATCTTGTGAAAGAATATACATTTTTCTTAACATCTTTTGTGAATAGATTCCGACAACCTTTTCATTAGGAAGATAACTTTTCTCAGGAACGATAATTAATAAATCGCCAATTAAATCTTCATCAAGATCGAGTTTCTTATTAACTTCTTTAATTCTTGATTTGAGGAGCTTATTAATTAATTCCTTGTATGAATCAATAAGTCCTTCCGGAAGGTCTTGGTCCTTATGTCTTCTTTCAATGAAGCCCGCAATAATCACAACCATACCGATGTTGAGTTGTACTTCTTCGTCTTTTGATTTTCTGATTTTGTTCAATGCTTTTACGAAATTCTCGCAAGTCATCTTATCGAACAATTCGTTTACCGTATCAGATGCATTTTTTAAATGTGATTTTCTTGTATAAAAATCTATAATAGCATCCTGATGCTCATAGATTAACTCTGCCAAATCACTTGCACGCATCTTCTTTGGTTTCTTACATTCTCTTAAAAAATCCTTAATCATTTTTGGTTACCTCCATTTAAAAATAATATTAATTTGTTGTTATTGATATAATATATATTTATTTATACTTATTAAATATATCGTCAAGATCTAATTCTGCAGAACCTTGAGATGTTGTATCCCTCAGCTCTTTGATTGTATCTGTTTCAGCATCATCGAGCACAGAGCTATCTTTCATTCTAGACAATTCTTCTAATCCTTCTTCTATTCTTTGCATAATCTTTTCAAGTCTGTCATCAGGAACTGATAAACCGCTCAAGATTAAGAATACACAATTAGGATCAGACTTCTGCCCAATAGAAACATGCTCAAACCCTTCTACCGGTTCGCCTACCAATGCTTTAATTCCGGTTAAATTTGTATTAAATAATTTATTTAATGTATCATTTAATACTGTAATAACACCCATACGTTTAACGATCTTGTCTCTATCTAATTCAACATTAGATGAGATATTTTTAATAACATTCACAAGCTTATCCTCAAGAGTTTCTGTATCCAGATCCTTTTCCTTTATATCGTGCAAATCGTATATCGCAAGTCTTCCAGGTGTTTCAAGAATCTTCAGCATATCTTTCTCGTCGATGCTATTAAATGGTGTAGGATATAGATAATCGCCTCGAATTACTGCCATATGCTCAACAATCTCTCTATTAACACTAACCATCATTTCTGATGTCGGAAGATCTGCTCTTTTATTATTATCATAACACATGTATGATATATTAGGTAAGAACTGTTTAACCTCTTTAAGATAATCTATACTGTTCTGTTGTGCCGCAATCGATTCTCTGAGCGGCGGGTATACTTCGATTAACACAAAACGTTTTGTTGGGAACTTTCTTGTTAATATATCTGTCATTATTGGTGCCATTCCTGAACCTGTTCCTCCACCGATAGACGATACTATAAAGATAACATCATATGCAGAAACATATTCCACGAATTTTTCTTGTCCCAATAAGTTAGCGATTTGTTCACGTATAAAACGTTTTGCTTCATCTCTGTTCTTGCCGGCTCCTTTTTGGTCACCAACAATAAGTTTAGGAATAGATTTCACATTTGTTAAATCTTTTTCTGAACTATTTAAAGCTAAGCCTGGTATATCTTTTTCTATTTTGGCAAGTTCAGCAATCTGATTTCCAGCGTTGCCTATTCCAATTGTACATACTTTTAGCATAGTTAAAACTCCTTTTCAATAAAATTTATATTATTATCACTAACACGAGAATAATATATATTTATTTTATGCGATAAATAATATATATGGGAGAAACTATATTGTGAAATTCTCCCATATATATTCTCTTTTAAAGATTAAATGTTTTCAAGATTTTTAGAATTTTCCCCGATAGCACTTTCAATAAGCGCATCGATATCGTCCATTTCATCTTTTTTATTTTTTACTTTTTTAGCAGTAGGATTGTCAATGTCTAAATCTCCAAAGACTCCAACTTCTGTAAGAATGTGGAGACCTTCATCCTTTTCATTAAACATAATATATTCACATCCTTTCTTTATTATTACATATTTGTTATCGTTTATATTACTTTATAAACAGTTAATCTAATGTCTTCTTTAGTACTAATCCATCAGTCACTAAATCAGTTTTTACTCCCATACCAATAAAATAAGTATCTACAGTATTTAATGTGGTCTTATTTTCAACTTTACTGGTTAGATCATCTAATGATACATATCCTTTTTTAGCAATCTCATTATACATTTGATTTTTCATAAACATATCGTCTGCTCTAGGACCTAACAACTCACGAAGAGTATCATTTGAATCTAATGTTACTAATGCAAAGTTTTCTTGGTCAGAATCTCTTGCATTCTTATCTTTTCCTGTAACCTGACCGGTTAAAACTGAACGTGTTGATATATCTGTTGATGTAGTATTTTTCTTACTTAAAATCTGCTGCATTCGTTTGATGTTTAAATATCCAACAGGACATTCGAATTTAGTAACGATAGGAGTGTCTTTATCTTTATTAATATATGGCATCGCGACTTTCTCAAATAATGGAATGCCTAATATTTTAGCAGCTTTTTCAATATATTCTAATTTTACAGAGTTCTCATAATCGACAGTATCTAATATCAAATACTGGTCTTCATTCTTAAAAAACTTTTTAAAGAATGTATCGAATTGTGCGTCTGTCATTTTTGAAAACATCTTTTTGTATTTATCTGTATTTATTCCTGATGGATCTAATGCATTAAATACATCGTATATAGTATTTTCCATCTGTTTTCGTTTACTTGCTGTTAAAGCCATTTTTAATCACCTCATCTATAACAATTAGTGCATATTAGCATACTGAATACTCATTACAAAAAACGTATAAATCGCTCTTCTAAAATTATTGATAGTCGCCAATCTCTGAGTCTTTTTGTATGTTCCTAGCTCATCTAACCACGAATCCAATATCTTTTTTATTTTTATAATATTCTCATCTGTTGTATTAGATCTTTTATATATATCTAAGCAATGTAATAGAAATTTATCGCTATTTATATCTTCAAGCTTATTTTTATTATCAAACATATACAAGAATAAAATAGACTCAATTATTAATTTAATATCATTAATATTTTCATTTGATACCATTTTAGTAATATAATTGCGTAATTCATTTACGCTAACTTGATTAGTTTTTGCTGCAATATTTATAATCGTTATTGGTACTCCGTCTACTATTAATTTTAATGCAACCTTATCAACCATACGAGATATTGCATGAGTCGATGAGTCGGCTTCATGATACGTTTCCTCATCATTACTTTCAAATTCAACATTAAGATATTGACCTTTTTTATGTGCATCGTAATATGCATTAGAAATCTTTTTCATAAAGCTATTTACACGAGTTTTTAATGCTAATATAAACTGCACAGCGTCAGAATCATCACCCTTTATTAATCCTTCTTTATGTAAGTCATATGCTCCATAGTATGTTTCATCTAATGCTTTATATAAATTTCCGGTTTGTTTAATTTTATATTTATTTGATAAATTATTAATTGTGTGATTCATTGTATTCTCATTAACACCGTATTTAAAATATTTATGATATACAGATGGATACAATGCAATTCCTAAATAGAATATACAATTTCGTGTCATATGTTCATTCTTTTTAATAGTAAAAAAACGTATAATCATAGTCATTAAGAAATAAAATGGATTTGCGGTAACCTGACCTGTTGCTTTAATATCTTTCGATTTATTTTTTATTGTTCTGGCTATTTGCGGTGTAACACCAACTAAATCATATACAATATCCATTTCTCTATCAGTAAATAAAATCATATGTGTAGGTCCAATAGCGGAAAGATATTCGCTATTTTTATCTATAAATCTACCTATAGTTGATTCTAATTTTTTAACATTCATTGTGTTAGAAAAACATTTTTCAACATATGGGTAGAGTTCATTAACTAAAATTTTCTCTGCCATATAATCACCGACCTATTTTCAAATTATTATTAAAATGTTTACACGATTAAAAATGGTCAAAATATATAATCAATATTTTTTTTGAACGATATATTAATGAATTATATTAATAAAAGGAGTGATATTTATGCCTATATTGGTAGATAATTATACAATAAGACATATTGTACAAGAGGCATACTATGGAAAATCAAAAGAACTTATTTTGATTGAAAAAGAATTGGATAAGGTCATAAAAGCTATTAAACGTGAAACTAATGCATCCGCATTAAATAAATCTAAAGACACCAATACAATAAATAACTCAGATTCTGTAAAAATGGTAAATATGTTATTTAAAAAAGCATTTGGAGTAAAAGATTTCATATTAACATTTTATACCGGCTCGCAGTTTATACCAAACAACATGAGTATGAATGCATATACACTCCCTCAAACATTAACAGTATTTCACCATGATTGGAAGAAAGGTGGAATGAGGGCAAACGCCGATAATTTAATTGTAAATGTCCATGTAGATAAATTGCTTATTGTTAATTGTGATTTTACTGCAGAAGAATTGATGGGTATTATATTGCATGAAATTGGTCATAATTTCGATGCATCCATATTTAAATTAATAGCACATAATCTACCTCCAATAGGTGTGATGTTGGATAAAGAAATTAAAGTTAATTACCCGCAGTTATTGTTACAAAATATAGTTAGTGGTATTTATAAAGAACTTGGAATAGGTAAATTATATTCAGCAATCCAAGGATTTATTGAGAATTTGCTCGAAAAAGCTCCGGGGTTACAAAAATTTATAGACTTCGTATCAAATACAACAGCGTCACTTTCTTATATTTATGGTACGATTTTATTTCCTGTCAATGTAATAACTAATGCGGGAGTTTTATTTAAAAATAGACTATTAAGATTTGATTTATTCGGTTATGCCGGAGAAAAGTATTCGGATAGTTTTGCTACAGCATATGGCTATGGCAATGGATTATCCACAGCTATGACTAAAATGGAAAAACGCACATTTATTAAAGGAGTAGATGAAATTCGTAAAATTCCTGTAGCAAATGTAGTATTTGATTTAGCAGAAACAACTGCTCGTATTGTGACATTTGGTGTAGATTGTCATCCTGATGAAGCTATACGCATATTATCTCAATTGAAAAAAATGAAAAGAGATATTAAAGATCCATCAATCCCATCATCTGTACGAAAGCAATTAGAATCAGATATTGTTGAACAAGAAAAGATTTTAAAAAAATTTACAAGTAAAGAATATTATGTAAAAGAAGGCAGAATATTCAGTATGATGTGGAACAAAATGCTTATTGAAGTATTTGATGGTAAACTCGACCCAAGAGAACTTGTTGAATTGGTCGCAAGACATGAGGAATAAATAAAAAAAATAATGGAATACACGAAATTAATCGTGTATTCCATATTTCTTATTTATTTATCTTCGGATGAAGAATTGGATCGATAATAGATTTGATGATGGTTTTTAACGAACTATCATTAGTTTTCTTTTCGCCAGTAAGAATAGGAAATTGGTTACCAACATCACCATCATCGAAAAACTTAGGATCTAGATCTGATTTAAGTCTTTTTTTCATAATTCTAACCTCAATTCTCTTTTATATCTATAATAACTTCACCTTTTCTAACAGGTAATAATTTCTTACCTTTAGATAATCTTGGTAGTTCTGGAACTTCTTCCATTTTAATTTCCTCAATACTTGATGTTAAATATGCTTTAAAGATTTCATTACCTTTTACAGTTTTTATTAACTGCACACCATCATCCGATTCTACTGAAATAATCTTTAATGGTTTAGCATTTCGTTCCATTGTATTGAAATTATTTAATGTGCATAATTTGCCAAAACCTTTTTTAGACAATGCGAATAAATATTGGTCTTTATCACCAATAACATCCATCCCTAATACACTTTCTCCTTCACCAAGAGGAAGTGCTCGAATTCCAACAGTCATACGACTCGTCTCTTTAATTTCAGATGAATTAAATCGTACGCCATAACCCGTATTAGTATATATAACGATATCTTTATCACCAGCTATTAATTTAACAGATACAAGTTTATCATCATCCTTGACTATCAATCCGAGTAGTTCGTTTTTGATATTGGTGTATGCACTTGCTAAAGTTTTCTTAATAATACCATTAGAGGTTATCATCAAATAATATACTGGAACTTTTACTTTATCAAGCTCTTCAATAGTCGGTTTAGATTTTATGGTTGTAATCTTACCATTTATTGTGCAATAATCTGATAATTTATTGCCCTCGCTATTTAACACACAACCGTGTATCGAATGTACCGGTAGTTTAGAAATCTTTCCGCTCTCATCAAATATTAATAAATCGGATGTATTCTTACATTCGATGATTTCTCTCGGATAATCACCTTTATTAATAAACCCAACATTTTTAATATTATCTGGTAACTTCTTAACAAAACCATTCGATGTGAATACCATGACATGATCGGTATCACGAACCTTAACTTCATTATCAACATTTATGATTTGACTTCTGCGTTCTTCACCAAATAATTCAATTCCTTCTTTTAACTCATCTTTAATAATTTTATCAATTTTCTTTGCTGAGCGGACTATTTTGTCAATTTTTATAACTTCAGCATCAATCTCTTCTTTTTCTTTAACATATCGTCTATATGCTTCTTTTGAGAACGCTGTTAATGTCATATTGGCAATTGTGGTCGCTTGTAATGAAGATATACCGTACATCTTCATTAACCCTTCAATAATTTCTTTCTTAGATTCAGACTTCTTAATTAAACCTATAGTCTTCTCAGCATTATCTTTATTGAGGATAAATAACATAATTTCCAATATATGCTGACGTTCTCTAGCTTTTGTCAATTTATGGTTATATAAACGACGTTTTGTTTCCCTACGAAAATCAATCCAAGTTAATAATATACTTTTTATAGTATAATCGTTGTCTTCATAGTCTTCTATCAATTTAAATACTACAGGGAATGTCTTCTCCATCTGAGTCTTTGAATAAATCATATGCATTATTGAATATGGATCCACTTCTTTTTTAAGAATAATTTCATAATGCATAAATCCAATATCAGAATGGTCGATAAAGTCTTTCATCATATTATTTTTTCCATCATTTAATAATGAAAATACTTGCGCCTTTATCTTATTCCAAAATGCCTGTAATGGTGTAGATTTAATGTGAAGAGAATTTCTATCTTCATCAATCTCAATAACACCCCTCATCTTAAAACGACCTGTGCCAACTTTTGATATTTCCGGAAATTGACCTTGGTCGACTATATAAGCACCGGTCGGTGAGTCCGGGAATAATACAATATCATCAATGTTTGGATTGTCTATTAATTCTATTGTCGTTTCCAAAACTTCTTTTAAGTTATACGTACAAATCGATGTTGAGATACCATCATTTATCTTCCATATGAGTCGTTAATTCATATACGTTCTCTTATGAACTGCTATATATTTCTATATAGATGAGACTATATCTTCATCTTATAAATAAGATGCCCTCCATTTCCACTCACTTGAGTGTACGTCTTTCGACTAGTCGTTGAACCTTTTTATATATTTATTTATAATGTCTTTATGTCTATCTTGTTTTCTTATATGTGATAATAATGAATTTAATTTAATAATGTTATAATCCGCATATTGATATTTGGATATAATATAATCCCGTATTTCAACATTTGTTAATTTTTCAATATACATCTTTTCACATATTTCATGTATTAATTCGGACCGATATACGCAGTTTGGGTGTTCGTCGCCCTTGCGTGGATTTAAAAAACCACCATCCCGAGCTTCTATTTGATTATATTGATTATCACACCACTCTAAATTCTCATAATAATTATTCAAAGAATCATTATCGAGGTGATGAACAAAATCAAATTTTTCAGGATTTGTATTTGGTACAAATTCCCACGCCACTAATCGATGAATACTAACATCGACATATTGTCTCTGTTTATCAATCACACTATCTTTTGCTAATACAACTTGAAGGTATGCCCGTTCGCGCATAGTATTAAACGAAATTCGCGATTTGCTTGCCGGTGATAATAATTTATTAGTAATTAAACTATATACACGCCCATGGTTGCTAATCATATAACTATTCTTTTTAACCGATGGGTAAGTTATAGTTTTCCATATTTCAGGTTTTTTAATAAAAATATACATCATCGTCAACACCTCCTCTTAAAATATTATAGACTTTAATAAATATATAAACTTGGCTGCTGATTGTCTTCAACTTTACTTGTTAAGAGTTTCCAGCAATTAAAAGGGTTTGCTACATATATCACTATATGCAGGGACTTATATTTCAAATCCAATTCCAAAAGTATTATTTATTAATACATTTGGATATCGTGAAGGTAAGAATTCTGGTTCTTTTTTATTACCAAGATAATTCAATTTCATATCAACGATATCTTCACTAAATTCTTCAAAGAAACATTTATAAGCATAATATGATAATCTTGCCTCAATATAACGACCGCTCGCTGCAGGATCTCCAGATGGGCTACCAAAGTTACCCTGACCCTCAACCAGACATTGTATGTTATTCCAAGGCTGTGCTAATTTTACCAATGTTTCTGAAACTGGAATTTCGCCATGTGGATGAAAATCTAATGTGTTTCCGACAATAGATGCTACCTTTAAAAATGAGCCTTTATAACTAAGCCCTAATGAATACATTGTATAAAGTATTCGTCTTTCTCCTATCTTTAATCCATCAAACACACCCGGCAAATGTCTCATAAGATTATTATTTGCAGCAAATATTTTCATATAATCCATACATGCTGAACTCATATTAACGTTGTCTATTCCCGAGTTGTAATTTGCATCTTTTTTATTTTTCTTTTTTGCCATAATAATCGTTTCTCCTTTTACAGTTTATAACTAATTTTCTTATAAGATAGTTCGATGATATATTACTATCTATACTGGTATAATATATCATCGAACTACAGTTTGTTTAATTATTTTGTAAAAAGACAATTTAATATGTGATTATTAAATTTACCTTTCATCGGATAACCAGCAGCGTGTTTATGACCACCACCACCAAATTTCCTAGCGATTTCAGACACATCAACGTCGTCTTTAGTTGAACGGAGGCTCACCTGTTCCTCATCAACTAATATAAGTGCAGCAAAATCGATATTATCATTTGTCTCACATATATGATTACCTAATTCAGATACATACTCTTCCGCATATAAAACAGCCACAGTATAATCCTCATATTTAACTAGTTGAATACGTTTCATTTTGTTTTTAAAGTACTTATCCTTTTTCATATGAACACATTTAATTATACCTCTATCTTCTTGAGATAGTATAGATGTTTGTATCGGGTCTAATATAGTGGATACCATTTTATTTATAAACTCATCCCTGTCATATACTTTAAATAAATAATTCAAATCGAGTGCATCACTCCCCAATACAGAATCATTTTTCCATTCAAATGTATCATATAAGCGAACCAGTTCTACAAATCTATGACATTTTTGCATAACTAAATCGTCATGTTCAATTATCCCATCTATTTTATTATTCCAAATCATATCCCAGAAAATACGAGTACCGCATGTTGGTCTAATTCCATCAATTGTCACATTCACATTTGCCCATGAATAGTCATTCAGCCATTCTGCGGTTTTATGATGATCGTATAATTTAGTTTTCTCACGTTCAGAATTTATGTTATGCATATCTAAACATTTAGCATTAATTTCACTGACCGATAAATCGGTTATAAATACATTTTCATACTTATGTATGTCTTGATTTTGGAATATTTTAATAATAAATTCATCAATATTTGTCGGATTACAAAACTGAATATATTTACTCTTAAAGAATATTTCCATCAAAACAGCACATCCAATTCCATCTAAATCGGAATCCGTTATTAATAAATTTTTAGCATAAGTAGTCATTGTTTCTCCTCCTCAATTTAAAAAATTAAATCATCTCTGTTAAATATTTTTCTAAAAATTCATTTTTATCTATATCTCTATTATTTTCTTTAGAAACATATGCCCATGCAAATGTCAGCATTGCAACAAAATTGTTTCCTGTATCAGCAATATGATCAAGCTGTTCATCTGTAAAATCATTTTTAGATTTTAATATGTTATAGAAATCTGCATAGTCTTGTTTACTATATGATGTGGATAAATTAGTATTATCCACATCATATGAATCTGCAATTTTATTAAATAAATCATAATCGTCGTCAAGAACTGCCATTGCTTTAGAATGTTTTATTTCATTCATTAGTTATCGAGATCCTCTCTATTTATTCTAAAATGTTCCATCATTAGCTTTCTTTCGTCAGATTCATCACCATGAAGAATGTTAAATGTTGATAAATCCTTCTCAATATCATCAACTGTTAAACGAATAAGAATTCTGTTATCTGGATCAAGAGTAGTATCTCTTAATTCTGCCGGTTTTAATTCACCAAGTCCTTTATAACGAGCTTGTATTAATGGCTGGAATTTATTACTTAACCCTAAGAATTCGCCGAGAGTCATGACTCCTCTGTCTATCAAATCATCACCGTTCTTTTCTTTTACGACGAAATACATATGGTCTTTATTGATATCATGAATATATCTATCGAGTTCCTTTGTTCTCTTATCAAATAACTTATCCATTATCAGTATTTGATATTTTCCTTCATATATACCACTCATAACATTGTCTTCATCGATAACCAATTCTGGATATTTCTTTTTAAATTTCTTATAGAAATCCTTATCATGTCTATGAATTGATATATATTCCAATACGAATGGATTAATTGCCAAATGATTCGATGTTCTCTGAAGTTCTTCAAAATAATTTCTATTAACCATCAATAGATCCTGCAACTCTAAGTTTGTGTACGGGGTCTTAGAGTCAATATCATACAGTAGAATATTGTCACGAATTTGTTTTTCAAATATCTGTACGTATTCTTGCTTATTTAATATAAATTCTTTATACTTACTCTTAATTCTATATAGAGGAGCTACTGCTTTATAAATATATCCTCTCTTAACCAATTCAGGCAAGTGTGTTATAAAGAATGCACACAATAGAGATGTAATATTAAATCCATCAGAATCTGAGTCTGATAATATAATGATTTTATTATATTTTAATTTGTTAATGTCAAAACGTTCCCCTATATTACAACCTAAAATCTTAACCAAAGTTCTGAATTCATCATTCAGCAATACTTTATCAAGCTTAGCACCAAAAGCATTCAACGGAACACCACGAAGAGCAAATATGGCTTGAGTATCTCTATCAAAACGTCCTTCAGAAGAAGAACCTTTTGCGGATTTTCCCTCAATCAAGAATAGTTCACGATAATCATTTTTACCTTTATTATTTGCTGGGTTAAAGTTTTCCATTAAAAACTCTTCATAGTTATTTGCTTCACCACGAATAACAGAATTTCTCAATTTAGTAGATTCTACTCTGGCTTTTGCATTTAATTTAATTCTATCCGAAATCTTTTTAAGTTCTTTAGGATTCTCTTTAAAATATTCAAATAATGCAGCATATGTTAATTCGCGAATAGGTTTAAATAAGAATGAATTTCCAACTTTTTCTTTTGTCTGACCAGTGAACTGTGGTTGAAATGTCGTATTTAAATATACTGTCATAACTAACCCTTGGGTTATATCTGAAGGTATAATGTCATACTTTTTACTATCCCTTTCGCTCAAAGCATCCCTTGTCATTTTTCCTAAATACTGAACGAGTCCTTGACGAACACCATCAACATGAATACCACCATCAATAGTATTTACAAAGTTACAGAATGAATCTGTTGTAAATTCTACACTATTGGCATCATATGTAAATGCGACTTCTATACCCAAGAATCTTTCATATTTTTCACCATGGAAAGTTTCTGTCATTTTTGTTGTTTTAATAAAGTGTATTGGTGATACTAAAGGTTTATTACACATCTTCTTTATATAGTCATATAACCCGTCTTTATTAGAATATTTCTTAGTGACTAAAGACTCTTTTCCTTTTTTCTTAATACTTAAATTAATCTTTATATCTGATGGTACTAAATAAATTATTTTATCCAACCAAGTGATTAAATCATCAGCAATGATATCACAATCATCGCCCATGAAAAATTTACTCGGCTGCATAACAAATGTTGTACCATGCTTATCTTCATTTTTAATTTTTGTAGTAACAACTCCATCCTTTGTTTTACCACGACAAAATTCAACTTTAGATTTTTCTCCATATCTATGAACTATAATTTCAAATTTTTCTGATAAGGAATTGGCAGCAGTTATGCCGACACCATTTTCCCCGGCACTAGAACTTGAGGATAGTCTATCAAATTTAGAACCAGATTGTAATTTTGTAGATACAACTATCATGCTTTCCGGTGCAATTCCACGACCATTATCGGATACAGTGATCGTATTTTCAGCTTCATCTAAAAATATATCAATAGTATCGCCTGGTGAATTTTTATTTATACACTCATCAATACCATTATTTATCAACTCTTTTGCGAGATGTAATGAGCCTGCTGACCCAAGATATGAGATATACATATTTGGCTTCGTTTGGATTTTCTCTATATCATCCTCTTTATGCTCAATAACATCATCAATAAATCTTTTGGTTGACATATTTATCACTCCTCAACATCATAAACTTCAATAGTTGTAACAGGAAAAACATCGAAATTATTATCCTCTCCAAATGCTTCAATAACTTCTTTTTGTTTTTCTTCGGTTAAATCCTGAATATATATTTCTATTATTTTTGGATCGTTCATATTAATTCCCCTTTCTATTTAATTCATATAAATGTTTTATCCATAATATACTTTCACATCCCACTATATACAGGGTTTTATTTATGGAACATATAAAATTTTGACAAAAAAATATACGATGGAATATTAAATCCCATCGTATATTGTATGATTACATGTGCACATGCAACCATGTTTTAGAATCTACTGCCTTTTTTCTTTCCGCCGCTTAAACTAATAGCGCTACCAATACCATAAGCACCGAAATCGTCATCGTGTTTCTTCTTGTTGTTCTTCTTATTCTTACCAAATGCGTTAATTGTTCTCTTATAGAGTTCAACGATTTCGAAAGAGTTGTAATCGAAATCACCAAGAGTTACGATAACTGAACGTTCTTTTTCCGGATCATCGGAGAATGCTTTAATCTGGTTTACTGCGTTATGCATAACCATCTGTGCATGTTCAAGCTCTTCAAACGGAATTGTTTTGAAATCGAATTTTGTTCCGCATTTCTTGCATTTTGCTAAAGTACTGTTATTAATAAAGTCAACCTTTATTTTACCATTACTGTTAGAATGTGAGCACGGAATTTTAACTTTTCTCAACTTCTTTTCAATTTTCTTCTGTTCTTCCTGCAAATCCCTCATTGACTGAAATTCGCTTGTTTTCTTGTCTTTCTTTGACATAGATTTAAACCTCCTATAAAAAATTAATTATAATCAACAAAATGATTTTACTCATTTGTTGCTAGGTGAATAATATATAATTTAAATATTCTTTAATATTATCCTCTGATACTTATTCTATCATACATGTTTATATCCGTAATAGACTTATCTGCAACCATTATGCATTGAACCGTCTCTATTGGTTTAATTACATGGTATGGTTTTACACGAGAATCAAATGATACTGTTTGAAGACATTCAATATCTTCAATATACATCGTAGCTAATGAGAATTCCCCTTTACCAAAAGTTATTCCGGCAGAGTTATCGAATCCAATGCCGATGATGTTCTCCTCACCATAATACTCTACTATCTTTTTAAATAATGCTCCATCCATAATATTATCTCCTTTCTATACTTATTTTTTTCGTTTTCTTTTTCCTTTACCATGATTTAAATTATATTTTCGTTTTATATATTTTATCTTATCTGGTAAAGTCATAGAATTACAAAATTCTTTTTCTGCAATTATAGGGGCTAAAAATTTACTGTTAACATCAGTACCCCTGTCATTCATAATGTCTAACATCTTGTCAGATACTCTAACACTCATATTATCACCCCTAGAATTATTATAATGTTATAATGCTAATATTAAGCCATTAGATGCTCTTGTTATTGCAGTATATAGCCATTTTCGATAAAAATCTCTATCACCCATAACTTCATCGTATATAAATACATTTTCATATTCGGAACCTTGAGAAAGGTGAGTTGTTATAGCATACGCATATTCAAATTGGTCATAATAACTTCGACCTTTTTTCTTTTGATTAAATGGGGCTGTTAAATATTCGAAATCTATTTCGATATTTTCAAACATTTTATTCTTTAAAAACTCTGGTCTGAAATCTATCTTTATAGAACGTCCATTAAATGATTCCATGTTAACATCCTCAATATATCCTACCATACCATTAATTAGAAATATATTCTCCATTAATCTTCTATTCCAATTATTTCTCCTACATATAACTTTATCACCAATTATCGGATATTGTTTATTGATTTTTAATATATCTTCACGTATTCTCCTATTTAATTCATCACGAGTTCTATTTCTACCACATATAACAATATCTGAATTTGTTAGCATATTATCTGTTATCATATCCTTTTTTATAACGTATGAATTACCATACTTTCCTATTTTAATATAATCACCATGCATTGCTTTCATTGCTAAATGAATTATAGGACTATCTAATGCTTGCCTCATTGGTTCAGTCAATTCGACATCTGGATGATTTAGAAAATAGGAATTTCCAAATATAGGTGGTAACTGATTATTATCCCCTAATACGATTACTGGTATATCAAAACTCAATATATCTTTAGCAATATTTTCAGGAACCATAGCACCTTCATCAACAACTATAAGTTTTATATTACTAGGCAGATAATCTTTTTTAATAAATTCAAGTTTATCAACTACTCTATTATTTTCTAAAACAACATTACCCAATTCATCAACCATAGGAACTTTTCTTAATTCATATATTGAACTATGAATTGTCTGTGCAAAATTCCCCTTCATAGCAAGTGCCAATGTCGCTTTCCCAACATATGCCATAAATAAAACATCATCATGGTCTAAACCCAACTCATCTATAAGTGTATAAACTATAGTTGTCTTTCCTGTTCCTGCAGCTCCTGATATTTCAAATACTTGCTTATCTTGGGTTTTCCACCATTTAATAGTCTTCTCTTTTGCAAGTTTTTGTTGTTCAGTTAATTCGAATTTTACTATGTTAATCACCCTCTTTCATGTGACATAATACAAGTTTATCGTATTTATTTCTTTGTTAACAATTAAATAATAATATAATTTATAATATATTGGTTAATTAATATATCAGGAGTGATGATATGAATATAGAAAATGTTACGGAATTAAAATTAGACCAAAATGAAAATTGTTTTACAACTGTACGTCAGCATTATAATGATACATATTATGGAATACGTGTTCCAAAAATAATGCCAATGTTATTGCCTACAGCAAATAAAGTGTTTAATAAGAATATTATAATAAATGACTCTGCATGCAAACCCCAAATTAGCAATTCTATACGAACCCAACAACATATAACAATACGCCGTTCTGCAAATTGTAGTTTAGCACATAAAGCAGATAAATATGGATATGTGTCTGAAAATACCCCAGTAACATGTACATGTTTAAATGGTAATATTAAAAATCTCGTATTAACAGATTGCTTCTGATTATAATAAAGAATGAGGTGAACTTAATAAATGGCAGCTAAATTAAATTCAGTAAATACACTGTCAGAATTTGCATCATATGCTAATAAATTAGATTTATCCCACGAGAAGATGCATTTACAATCAAAATTAAATTTTAATGATTACAATATTATACTAAATAGCACATCTTTACCAAATAAATATTGGGATTATATATTAGATACAACGTATAAAACTACATTATCCGATGTCGATCTTATACATTATCGATATCAACCAAAATTATATTGTTTTAATCTGTTTGGAACAACAGAATTATGGTCTTTATTATTAAAAGTTAATAATATGACATCGGTTGCACAATTTAATTCAAAATCATTTTTAACATTTACTGATAATATTTTTACAGTATTAAATGAAATACTCATTTTAGAAAATGATAATATTGCTAAAAATAAAGTTAGTATTGAAGGATAAAATTTATGGTAGTAGAATAATCAGCTTATTCTACTACCATATTATTTTATTACTTTTTATTTCCGTTTATAGAACTTGAGAAATCAAATATATCATCTTCTACAGTTTCTCTTTCTGTAGCATTTCGCTTCCCTTTTTTATTCAACAAATCCACTCCATCAAAATCTGAAGTTAAGCTATCTTCAGATAATGATTGTGGTAGATGTATATCGTCTATTAACTGCATTCTATTATTAGATTCATACGGATGGTTAAAGTATCCCAAATCAGATAAATCTTTATATCGTATTTTAACACGTTTGAATGTCAAATAATATTGACCAGTTTCACGTTTCTTTTCAACGTTTATAATACATACCCAGTCCGCGTTTTCAATTACTTCCCAAGCGCTTCCTACATTAGACCTTCCTAAAAATCTAGCTAAATCTTCTTTATTAGATTGCATAGCTGCATCGATTGTCGATGCACCCGACCTATTTAACTGCATTTATCTTCCATTAGAGTCGTTAATTCTAATGCGTTCTCTTACGAACTGCTATATATTTCTATATAGATGAGACTATATCTTCAACTATCGTACTGATAGTTGCTCTCCATTTCCACTCACTTGAGTGTACTCTACTCGGTCATTCATACAAATCATTAGATTTATATTATCCTTTCGATAGTCGTTGAACCTTACTTATTTATATTAAAAGTTATATTTATCAGATATGTGTTTCCAATTTTTACGTCGTTTTATTTTAGAAATAAAATCTTTAGAATATCCTGTTTTATTATGTATATCTACGATTCTATTTCCAGATTCCAACATAGTACACACTATTATAGCATCAGAATTATTATATTTCGCCGATGGATTATTTTCGCCAATCAACACCCCTGAAGTAAAACAATATTTATTTGAAATAGTCTGCCATCGTCTTCCATTTCGTATATCACTAATTAAATCTCGGTCATAAATATTTACTGTCGACATAATATAATCAGTAGAATACCCTTGAGACAATAGTTTGCATATATTTTCTATTTCATCATTAGTGTATTTTGAGCGTCCCACATCTTCTCCATATTTTATTTTTTTCAATCCCAATTTTATAGCGTGAAGTTGATTTTCAGAATTATTACACCATTCTAAATTACCAACATAGTTATATTTTTTATTTCCATTAATATGATTTACTTGAAATTTATCTGAATTTTTGATTGGATTATATGTTTGTAGAACTAATCGATGGATATAATATCTATATTCTTTATCATTATAATATAATGACACTTGAAGATATCCTGATGTGTGCGGTCTTGGCTTAAGGATTTTTCCAGATTTCATATTTTTTACACGACCGTAACTGCTCACACAATAATGAGTTTCTATACCATCAATTATACATGGTTTCCATTCTTCTCCAGTATTAATGTAAATAAACACACATATCACCTCCTATTGTATATAAAATTTCACATATCTTTTAATTAATATAAATAAATCTTGGCTGCTGATTACCCAATCATAAGAATTATCACACAGAGGTACCTTATGCTCTAAGGGCGTTCCAGCATTTAAAAGAGTTTTCAATATATTTTAATATATTGCCACCTTGTTGATGGGCTGTTATTACGGGAATATCTAATGTTTTGGCTAAGGTTTTTAATTCATTTGTTACATTTTTCAATTCTTCCTTCTCGTCTTTGGCTCTTTCTGCCGGACGTATACGTTTAATATAGTCCAATATAAATGCCATAACTTCTTTACCCTCATCACTTAAATCATCTATGATGGTGTAAATATCATCAGTGCTTATAGTTCTATTTGCATGATACTGAATTATTATATCTATATTATTATCATCGGTTAATGTAAATTCACCAGATTCTTTTAACAGTTTAAGCACTTGTTTTGGTGTAAAGTTCCTTATATCTTCACTAGTTGTTGTCATATTAAAAAGACGTTCAACTGTCTCTTCAACAGAGTTTTCCATCGTTATCATCAATACACAGGGTTTCTTACCAGGTTTCTTCACCTGAATACCGTTGTTATATTTACGAATATCTCTCATTGTTTTTAATAGCATACCGGATTTCCATCCACCAGGCAATCCCATAAAGATATATAAACGCCCACCCATAAATGCTGGAGCCAATATCTGATTTAACTTCTGAATTCCTGTTTTTAATAACCTTGATGGATTTTTTAATTTTGTTACAATATCTATTACATTATTTTCAAAATTATCATCATCCAAACTAAATGTATCGGTGTTGTCTACACTCTTAGCTTTTCTAACTCTATTTAATAAATCCGCACAAATATTAACCAATTCAGAATTAATTTCAGAAAAACTTTTGTATTCCCCACTATCAAGTTTTTCTACAGTGTCATAAATGAGATCTTTATAATTATACAAATAATAGTATTGGAGTCGGTCCTGTATTGCTTTATTAATATACTTTATTTCTTCAAAATTTATTTTTGAATACATCGGTATATTTTCTATAATTTCTTCATTTTCTCTATCATACACATCCGACCTACAATAATTGATTATAGCATCATTATTTTCAAAGCCTTTATCAACACGAGCTTCTAATGCTTTTACAATAAATTTAAATCGAGCTTCCATTTGCTCATTATTTTCATAAACAGTCTCATCAATAACATCAAATAACTGCTTCATTATACTTAATGATTTTCTATTTATTTGGACAGACCGTTTAAATAAATAACCAATCAACATATTTAACATGGTTACATCAAATTTTAGAGGAATTTTCCTGTCCTCTGATGGTGTTTGTTTTATATTTGTCTTAAATAACATTTCTCCCCACTTCCTCCAATTTCTTAAAATGTATTATAAAAATGTATGAATGGATATTTAATTTCACCATTCATACATTTTGTAAATTTACCCGGAAGCTATATATTTATTTTCTGATATAAATAATCCCTCATTTTATCGTATGATATATTTTTATTAAATTTTATTTTAATAAATCTTGACAACTTTTCCTCGGTAGGAGTTGCTTTATCAAAGATAAAATCATATGTGCTTAACAAAGTTTTTATCTTTTCTTCCATTTCTCTCTTCTTAATCTTTTCTTTACTATTGTTATTAACAACTGTTTTTATATTCTTATACTTAATAAATATATCATTAATTAAATTTGTTAACAATATTGGATTTGGATAATCTTCAGGTATATTGAATACTATACGAAGTCTATCGACTTTAATATTATTAACCAAATTAACTATATATTCGATTTGCTGAGTCTCATCGGTTCTATAAAATGAAGAATTATAATCAATTGTCATAGTATCGAATTTCTTTGCATGTTTATTTTCTATAAACTCTATATCGTAGTTAGATGTATGCGGTGTGTATGCTACAGTAAAGAATCCTTTCGGCTCTTCTTCACCAAAAATCCATCTACTAAAAGAACCTACATAATAAATCCTCTCTTTAATACATTGGGACTTATGGATATGTCCAAAGAATATTGGTCCTTTACAAATGTCTAATAATGTATCCGATTTAAATATTGGAGCTCTAGCCATAGTAACTTCGCTCTCCTGAAGCTTTGCAACAAATGCGACCTCATTAATCAGTCCGTGACCAAAGATCATATCATATTTATCCGATTGATTGAAATACTCTTTATAATATTCATCTTTATCCTGAACATACTCTTCTGGTATATATAATACATTAAAATCTTCGAACAACTCTTCATCAGCAACCGTTTCAATAACCTTGATATCGCAATTAGAATTTGCTAAAAATTTCAATATATCCAACTGTTTATTATCATGGAATTCTGTACCCTTTACTATTCTTAATTTAGCATTATGCTTTATACAAATGTCGATAAGCTTTCGTAAGAATACGAATAAATATTTTGTATGATCCGAGTTTAGTGATAATTTATTATCAAATAGGTCGCCGGCAATAACAACAAAATCTAATATTTTTAATGATTTGAGATATTTGATAAATGACTCATCTAATTCGTATATTAAATCTTCCGCTTTAAATGCTCCACCATGGATGTCAGCTATAACAACACCAACATACGTTTTGTCTGCCATACGATTCACCTTCTTATTTAATATATTCAGACCATTCTGTCTGTTCGTTTAAATTATAATATGAGTGATAGAAATCTACAATTTTATATGCAAATTTTATATATGGTTCTAAAGAATTTCTATCTATAAATTTTGTTGCATTGTTTTTATCATTTGCCAATACTATACCAACCTGTTCGACTGTATATCCACGTAACTCTAATAATATTGTGTATAGTGCTAATTGAATAAACATTGTCAATCTTATTTGCTTAGATGTTTTAAAATCGACAATAGTATATTTACCGTTAACCTTTCCATAAAAGTCAACAGTCCCCCCAAACAATTCACTTACAAATTCCTTCTCTTGAAATATTGGTTCGATATCATTATTATTGAACCAAGTAAAGAAATTATTTAAATATTTAAAAACTGTGGCTCTATCTATATTATCTATAGGTATAAATAATATATACTTTTTAGATATAATTCCTTCTATTAATAAATGTATCAATGAGCCTAGTTTAGATGTTTCTTCCAATACATCATCGACATTTTGCCGTTTAAACCCAAGATAATTTGCCCATTTTACAAGGGCAGGTTTATTTAATATTTTTAATATTGTGGTCGCGCTAGGTATCTCAACTCCTCTATCATTATAATATGCTTTATGAGTTTCTGTATATTTCAAGTCGCTCCTCTCCTTTAATATCTGTTAACTTCAAAATAATTATATAATATTTTATTACTATATTAACAAAATATTAGAACTAATTATATTGGGCTGTAGCCAAGTGGGTAAGGCACCAGATTTTGATTCTGGCATTTCGCAGGTTCGAGTCCTACCAGCCCAGCCATTTATTTTTTATTATATGAACACAATTATAATTATATTATGCGAGAGTGGCAGAATAGGCATATGCAGCGGACTTAAAATCCGCCGTCCGTGAGGAATTGAGGGTTCAAGTCCCTCCTCTCGCACCACCAAAATACATTTCCCCAAGAGTAAATGTGTTCATTTTTTTCTCCTAAGTATCCATACGGTTTTTTAGTACCGTATGGATACTATTTTTTTATAATATATATTTAATAAACTAGCAAAATAGTTTCATTTTTAACCTGACAAAACAATATATTAAAAGTTTAAATATATAGAAAGGGGCATTTATTATGGGTTTAAAATCACTTGAAAAAACCTTTATATATACTCATTTGAATAGATCCAATGGATTGACAAATAATATTGCCGGATTATTATCAAATGGTATAATACTAACGGAAAAAAATTTAGAAGAGCCATTCATGATAATAATGAAAAACTTTAAATTCCCATTAAAATATAAAGTTATGGAAGACTTTAAAAATGGCAATATAGTTTTGATGTATTCAACAAACACAAAATTACCGACAGCATTACCATTCTTTTTAACAAAGAATAATGAAGGACGTGTTGTTGCTGTAGTATCTGTAAATATATATGGATCTATGAATAAAGAAACAGGAGACGTGACTATTGATGCTAAGAAATTATATTGCATGATGGAGTCTGCGTATTTAGCTAAGGTATGCTTTTTCCATGATAAACAATTGTCTGCAAGAAATGTATTATTATCCAATGGTAGTAATATATACTCATCTATGTTTGCAAGAGTACTTAATAAAAAATATGCATTAAATTTAGATAAAACTAAATTACATAAAGTATTACTACTATCTAGTAAATTTTATCTTATAAATATTCTTGGATTACCTGATAATGAATTAGTATTTAATTATGCAATAAAAAATTGCCCTAATGGAAACTTATATTCATTAGAAGAAACAAATAATATATTAGCTATGAAAGATTATGAAAATCTCGAAACCTTTATAAAGGCATTAACAAAACCAGAATTAGGATTAAATTTCAGAGATTTGACTACACATAATTACTTGGAAGCGTTCATAAATATGTATGATGCAAGTAATTTATTATCATTAGAATCGTTTCCATATTTTGTATATAATATCGTATCAGTTACAAATGGTGCATATATAAATAATCAATATGTATTAGAAGATATAGTTGGTTCTAGTGGTGCTAAAATTTATAATGATATTATGAATCTCGATAAATAATATGAAAGGAGATGATATATATGAGCGGACAAGAACAAATTGTCAGCACCATTCAACGTGTTAAAACCAAGGATGGTTATCAGACAATATTTCCAATAAATACAACACGTGATGTATATTATAAATTATCTGATAATTTAGATGATAGTATAACATTACAAAAATATTTAGAAACTTCATTTATACCTAAATCAAATTCATCTATTGATGGAGATGGCACTATAACTACGTTCAGAGATGTATATTCTGGTGCTGTGAATGGTACAACCGAAGATACTGATATTAGGATAAATTTACCGATTAAAGGTACTACCGCCGGAGTACCTTTTACTCTCGATATGAGTATTGGTGCAGATGAGCGGGTCATGTTAAATAATTTAAATAGCCACAAAGTTGAAGAGTTTATGGCGAATGAAACATCAGGTCTTAATACTGTAATATGCTCTTCAATATCATCACTTGGAACAAATCTTATCATTAGTGGACGAGGTAATGGGGCAGAAGTTAGAGCATATAAGATTATAGATAATGCGTTAAAAGTTATGACGATTTCTCCAGAACCCTCTACTGAAATCGGTAGAGTGGAATTATGTGCACTGTCCGATGATGGGCAATATATGGCATTATATGGAGAATTAAATGAACTCGCAATCTATACAAAAACTGATGATTTAACATATACTAGAATTGGTCAGTTAAACCCTATCAATGTTAGCACAGATATAACAAATCTTGATAATTTAACGATACTCGACCCAAATAGAACTAGCTCGTCATCTACTAATAGACAACTATTCATTATGCTTGGCGGTCCTAATAGAGCCGCAGCTTTATTCAGCTTTGATAGTCTCGGTTCATTTTCACAATTAAAGGAAGACTTTATTCCCACTTATCGTCCATATGTAGTGACAACATCTACCGATAGTTCAACTATGGTTATTGCTGCAAAAACAGGCGCATCGACACCTATCACTTATGTATACATATATACTTTTAATAGTGAAACTGCACAATACATTCTTAGGTACTCATCAGCATTATCTAGTCTAGTAAATAATAGTAGTGGTGATATTCAGAGTATATCCTTAAGACCTGATGGTGCCATGGTATCGTTTGTGTTAGCAAGTAATAAGAAGGTAATCTATAGAGCAAATATTGTTAATGGAACAATACCTACTAACGACGTGAAGGGTATCACTCTGCAGCACGAGGTAGTCATACACAACCATATGCAAGATGACAATATACTGGCATCGGTAATTAAAGAATATAATACATTCAATCCGGTTATATCGGTATTCAATGTATCTACTGGCGAATCGGTATATAACACAGATAATATAGATAACTTATTTAAAAACCCAGCAAGTAATATAGGACTGTCTGCAAATAAAAAATATGGATTTATTATTAAACAAAAAGAAACAACAACTGAGGCAGACCCATATAATAATGAACCGCAAATAGTACCATTTGAATTCGGTATAAATGAATTAGTTCCGTCAATTGGAACTAATCCCTCACAAATGGTAGTTGGTGAACATTGCGTAGTATCAAAAAATGGAATGTATTTAGCGGTGTTACCATCAAGAAGCGGAAGCGAAATGTCAAACTTGACGGTATATAAAACAACCGGTGGTTCATATTTAAAAATAAACGATACTATATTAAATACTACAAATATAAACGCCAATGATGCAACAGACATAATCATGTCGCCAGATGGTATGGTTATAGCCGTAGTGTTATCAAGAACTATCCACGTATTCTATAATCTTGGCAACGATGTATTCTTAACAGAAACCGCAACAATGTCTCAATCCGACATAACATGTGCTGCCATATCAAATAAAACTACCAGAGGATATGCGATGTTTATGGCTGGAATTAGTGGAGCTGCAGGATATTTGATAACCGCAACATCGGTCAAATTGACGGTGGCTGGTGCGCAATCATCTGCACCATCAATATTCTATGGAATACCAACAGGTATGTGTATACACGATAATAAATTCGTATACGTATCATCATACAATGCAACTAATCAAGAAACTAGAATTGAACGATTTGTATTAATAGATTCTGGCACAATGAACACATCAGCAACAAACATGGGAACATTGCCCGAAGCCCCAAAGAAATTGCTATTAAATACTACAGAAAATGGATATGTGTATGCAATAAAACCACCCGAATCGGTAGAAGACGGATCATCTTTAATAGGAATGTGGATGGCAACAAATAATGTAACAAACCCATCTGTAGAAATTATTCTTAATGGTTTAGATATTTCTGATACATCATATATAACATTTGATAAGTCGAATAGATATCTATATGCGTTATCTTCAAATAGAAAGACTATTCGCTGCTATAGTATAAGTACTCCCGATAATATTGTGAACGAATTAACCCTTACCCTTGTATCTGAATATTCATCAAAAAATATGATAGGTGTAAAGCGATTATTTGTTTCTACATATGATGACAGACTAGTTGCATATTCATCATTATTCCCATATGTTTTTGTATTTAATCATACCACAGTATCTGGATTATCGGATTTGAAATTCTCTGGAACTATAATGGCTAATCCTCAACTAGATGAATCCGGAAATCAAATTCAAGCAGCATTGTGGGCAAATACATCAGCTAACTACGATAATACACAATTCATAAAATCAGTATATGTTGGTACAAATGAAGATCTCTCCGGATATATAATAATAGAATTAAATAGTTTTGGACTAACAAATGCATCAGTATATATTCGTGAATTATCATTATACAGACAACCCGATGAGTCTATCGATTATTCAAATATATCAGTAGAAGCATTAGACTTAACTAATACTAACCTCGAAAATTTGGAAATTGTGAACATGACCCCATCAACAACCTTTAGAAATATAGATGTTTCTGAATCTCTTACAGTGGATGGTTGTCGTGTGGTAACTTTAAATAGAGTTCGTGGATTTGTATTAAGTCCTGGTTCCTGGAACGAAGAAACCATAATTGAGAATGGTGCGACTATTCAACATCACAGATATCGTATATATAATGACACTATAACACCTGATAGTATTGTAAATATTGATATTGTTGATAACACTAGCTTAGCTATATCAGTTAGTGCTAATGTCAAATCAATTACAGTAGAAGGGGATGGATATGTTGATATATTCGCATATTCAAAACCAACAGGAGATATTATTGTAGACATTAACATCATGAATAATTAATTTTTTTATTAATGGTTAGTAATGGATTTTACCATTACTAACCGTTTTTAATGCTTTTTTATATAGATATTGGGCTCTTCAAACATTCTAATAATAAAATTTTAATAAGTAAAATTATGAAAGGAAGTGTTTATTTATGGGTGTAATTAATACAGGTGTTGATACCGTATATATTCTTGGACGAATCTCCAAACTAGAATCTAAATTAGAAGAGTTATTATATGAAGATGTAGCTATTAATAATTTTTCAACTAATAAACCAACTACTGAATATGGCTCAACTATAACTAGCGTTATTTTATTGTGGGACATTAATAAAACCCCTACTAGTCTAACATTAGATGGTGAATCCATAGATGTAAATTCTAAAAACAAAGTTATTTCTAAATTAGAAATAACATTCGATAATAATAAAACCTGGACTCTAATTGCGACTGGCGAACATGGAGAAACGTCTAAAATGACTACAAGCGTTTCTTTCTCTAATGGTGTATATTATGGAACATCTTCAGAACCAGAAACATATAATAGTGAGTTTGTTTTAGGGCTTACAAAAACATTAAGGACTACAAAATTACCAATATTTACTGTAAATGCTGCAGAAGATAAATATATTTACTATTGTGTGCCATCTAGGTATGGTAAATGTAAATTTATTATAGGTGGATTTGAAGGTGGTATAGTACTTAAAGAGACTATATCATTTACAAACTCTTCAGGTTATACCGAGTCATATGATATATACAGATCCGATTATAGCGGTCTTGGAGAAACGATAGTAAACGTACAATGATATGGAGGTGTAATATATTATGGCTAAATTAGATAATTATATCGGTAGTACGGAATTAGCTTCTGGCTTAAAACAAAAAGGAGACAAAGACTTCCCCCTTGTTGAAGCTGGAGCTGTTCAAGTCGATGAAACCGGAAAACGATTGGATGAAAAATTAGAATCTATACCAGGTCAAAAAAATGCTAACTTGGGAGAAATATTTAATGATTATAAAAATAATAAAGCTATAAGCGAGTATTCCCACTCAGAAGGATTAGAAACATTCTCTGGAAGCAAAGGATTTTATATCGGTTCTATTAAAAAAAATGATGATGAAACATGGATATTATACTTATCAGATACCGCAACAGATTTACCATCTGACACTTGTGATATAAGTGGTATAAATAGCGATGATGTGTTGTCAATAAATAATAATTATAAATATGATGAATGTTGTTCAGTAATATCTACAGATACAAGTAATTGTAGCATTATAGTCAATACATTACCATTTACATCATTAGTAGATGGGGCAGAATGGTCAATTGTTGATGTGACAAACCCGGAAGTAGGGGTTATAGATCTTGGAATAAATGCTCATGCTGAAGGTCAGGGAACTATAGCATTAAGAAGAGCTTCTCATGCTGAAGGAGCTGACACTAAAGCAATTGGAATGTATTCTCATACAGAAGGTAGAGAAACTAAAGCATATTATGCAGCTCACGCAGAAGGAAGAGGTTCAGAGGCTTTAGGTGAGATGTCTCATGCTGAAGGCGGTTGGACAAAAGCTTTAGGAAATAATTCCCATTCGGAAGGAAATACTACTACTGCAAGAGCAATATATTCTCATGCCGAAGGATATATAACAGAAGCAAATGGTATAGCATCTCATTCTGAAGGTAAAAAAACTAAATCTAATGGGCATTTTTCACATACGGAAGGCGAATATACAATAGCCACTGGTAGAGGTGCTCACGCCGAAGGTCTTGTTACAGAAGCTAATTATGAAACAAAAGGTGCATTAGCTGACGCATCACACTCGGAGGGTAACAACACTCTGGCATCAGGAGTATCTTCTCATGCCGAAGGACATTATACAACCGCATCATCTCATAGTTCACATTCAGAAGGCTATGAAACTGATGCATATGGTGGTATAGGTGCTCATGCTGAAGGATATGGATCTCAAGCTAATGGACAAGGTGCTCATGCCGAAGGACATCAATCGACGGCATCTGGAACAGGAGCTCACGCAGAAGGTTCTTCACAGGCAACTGGCGATGGTGCTCATGCAGAGGGTAATAATACTATAGCGGAAAAAAGAGGTTCTCATTCAGAAGGGGTGTCTACTCAAGCTTTAGAAGTAGGAGCTCATGCTGAAGGTTTACAAACAAGAGCAATTCAACAATACCAGCATGTTCAAGGTAAATATAATATTGAAGATACTGAAAACAAGTATGCACATATTGTAGGTAATGGAAAGAATGGTGCACGTTCTAATGCACATACATTAGAATGGAATGGTGATGCTTGGTATGCTGGTGGAATGATATTAGAAAACGGCGAATTAAATATTAAAAATGGAAAAATAACCGTTAATGGTAAGGGTTTAGTGGGCGAATGGCAAACTGGTTCTGTTAATGGGGAAATATTTAATAATTATGAAAATAATACCGCCAATGGATACTATTCGCATGCTGAAGGATATGGAACTGACGCAGATGGGTATGCGTCACATGCTGAAGGTTATTGGTCTGAAGCATACGGAAACTATTCCCATGCTGAAGGTTACTTGACTAAAGCTAAAGGAAGTTGTTCACACGCTGCTGGTGATGGTACTATAGCAACAGGACCCGCATCATATGTTGTGGGACGATATAATATAGAAGATACTGTCGATGACATTACTAAAAAAGGAAAATATATATTCATAGTAGGTAATGGTGTATCCGAAGATAATAGAAGCAATGCACATACATTAGAATGGGATGGTACTGCTTGGTATGCTAAATCCGTAGAAGCACCTACAATATATACAAATCAGGTTGTATTATTATCTTCAGGAAATATTAAATTTGCTCTTAAAGTAAGAGATGACGGTACTTTATATACAGAGGAGGTTATTGATTAATGAGTACTAATATACATGCAACTCAAAAATGGGTTGAAGACAAATTATCTAATATCGTGCCCTCTGAAGGTGGAGGAGTGGGGTTAATTAAAGTCCCTGAACAAGTCGTTGGAAAATTAAATAATATTCTTGTATATGATAAAAATGGAAATTCGACAACCATTGTTGAAGATGTCTATGATGGTTTATTTGAAGTATACGTAAAATTTACATCAGATAATCCCGATGATTTGGAATATTATACAATTCCAGAAAGACATTTACTGATGGAACAACGAATTGTAATAGAGGCTGATGGTGCAAACACATATATAGTCCAGACAATATTAAAAGATAATGTTATATACACAAGATCGATTACTATGTTTGACCTTAGTGGAGAAAATCCTAACCCGGACTATAACTTTGTCGAATGGAATCCTTTTTATGCTATTAATTTATCCCCAAGTAGTTATTTTGATTCTGATAATAATAAAAATACACCATTATCCGTTTATGCGGGTAAGGTGCTTAATGAACAAAAAGAAGAGATATCAAATAAATCATTAGTAATTGACAATACTGCGGACGATACAAAATATCCTACAACAAAAGCAGTTAAAGATTTTGTTGAAGAAGTGTCCGGAGGCATTATTGATGTAGAATATGAAAGCGATAATCATCAAGTTAATTCTGGTGATCTTAGGACAAAAATCGAATATTATGACTCTAAAGGAAACTCTGTAGATTTAAATAATGAACAAGCCCGTGAAAAACTTAGTACAGGATTATATCGAATCAAAGTAAAATCAACTTGGGATATACCAGAAATTGATGATGATTTAAACGAAATAGGTCGTAAGGTTAGTAACGCAATTGCTGAAGATATTGTATTCCAACGTGTAATTAAATATGATACCACAGCTAGTCCAGAAACAATGTATGGTAACTTAATTGTAAATCAATATTTAATTTCATCGTTATCTGAAGAAGATCTTAAATGGAGACAAGCGATGATAAAGATTGATGGTTCTGTGGTATCAACAGGTTGGCAGAGTGTCTTGCATAAATTTGAACTATCAGCATATAGAGTATCTGATATAGAAAATCCTGAATATGAAGGTTATGAAGAGGAATACTATCCGAATATTAAAGCAGTTAAAGATTATGTCGGTAATATTTCAGGAAATAATATTAGGGCATTTATAGATGAGAACAAAGTATTAAGGATAACTAAAAGTGACGTTATGGATTCATAACGTCACTGCAGTAATAAAATATCAATAATATCATAATTTTTTATTTTAATATGGAAAAGGAGTGTATTTTTTTATGAATTTTATGCCATATTTAAATGTATTTGGTATCGACTCAATGCAGGTTGCATGTATAACCGGAGCAGGTGAACCGACAGCATCAACAGAAGGCGATGTTGGTTGTTTCTACATGGATACCAATACTGGCGATGTGTACAGATGTACAAAAGTCGAAAACGACATTTACACATGGGAAAAAGAGAATGAAGGAATTATTCAGGTTTCTCATTCACCAACAGATTATAATAAAATACCTGTATTCAGTAAAACAGGAACTGTAGCACAATCAATTGATGATGCACATATAGGTATTTTCAAATGTTCAGGTGTTCACTATTCATCAAATAGTAAGTTTATTGCATCTGCACTCATATTCCAAACACGATATGAAAAGGAAGATACTGAATCTAATGAAACTGTTGAAGATGTCATTAATCAAACAATGTTTAGTGATGATGGAAAACTAAGAACAAGAACAGTAAATACTAGTAATTTCCCTGTAACCGATATGGAATGGGAGACAGTAGATATTTCTAGCATGTCTAATCTATTATCAAAAATAGAAACCCATGCTAATAATTCGGATAATCCTCATAATGTTACAAAGGAACAGGTTGGACTTTCTAATGTAGATAATACATCAGATATTGATAAACCTGTAAGTAGTGCGACACAGACTGCACTTGTTGAAAAAGAAGATATTGTAAACAAATCAACAGTAATAGACAATACTGCGGACGATACAAAATATCCTACAACGAAAGCTGTAGTCGATTATGTTGAAAACGAAGTTGATAATGTTGTGTTGAATAGACTAATGCCAATTTTTGAGATTTCAGAAGGACAACATAATATATTAAACCCAGATAATTTCGAAAGCGGATATTATGAAACTACATTAGAGAAAAAACCAAGTACTAACCATATGAGAACTATTACACCAATTCCAATTTCCGAAGGGATTACTAAATTATATGAATATATTAATATCCCATCTGATATTGATGTGGGTACCGATGCTCTATTAAATATCATGTTTTTAGATAGTGATGGAGCTTTCATTAAAAACCAGATCTCAAAATTTTATTTATTCGAAGATAGTTCATCTGCTCTATCTGAAAACGTTCCATCAAACACAACAAGTGTACATGTGTGGATTAGTGGAGTAACTCGGGGTATTGATATAACACATGTTTGCATATCCGAAACTGAGATTGATGAATATGAACCTTATACAAATGAACCAATAATTAAATCTATAAAACCAGAAATGGTTGATTACAAAGAAGAAATCAGTAACAAAGTGTCTGAAATAACAGAAGAAAATACTGATACAGAACACTATCCGAATACTAATGCGGTTATTGATTATGTTAATAAAATGGTTCCATCAAATAAAAAAGAGGTTTTGTCCGATAACAAATTTGATGGAATATTTGACACAGAAGGGTACTATATTGATGTAGTTGCAGATAGTCCTACATTTGATCAATTAGTAAAAGGTACTTCATTTAAATGCACTTCAAGATATATAAGCATATTTGATAACCCTGTTACAGAATATACTCTGTGTATATCAAAAGAGTTTACTACAAAAAGCATGTGTATAGTTTTTTATGATGAAAATAAAAATTATATATCACATCGAGTATTAACTACAAGCACGAGTCCCTCAACATTGTTCACCTATTATCTTACGAGTGGCGCGAAATATTTTAGATTACATGTTGAGAAAACTTACGATGGTCAAATATTTATATCCCCTCATAATCCGAGTAATATAGAATTTGTTAATTATGAGTATATAGAAAGTGTTGACCAACGTGATAAACTTAAAGGTAAAACCATTGTAAATTTTGGTGATAGTATCTTTGGTAATTATAGATACCCGAATGATATTTCTACTGAAATTTCAAGATTAACAGATGCTACAGTTCATAATTGTGGTTTTGGTGGCTGTCGTATGGCAAAACATACTATTGCTAATTTCGATGCATTTAGTATGAAAAGCCTTGTATCAGCAATAGTATCAAATGATTTTTCTATTCAAGATGCAGCAATTGAATCTGGGAAAATAGCGGAAACTGAAGGAACTGGTAAGTTACCATCATATTTTGAGAATACTCTTGCATTGCTTAAATCGATTGATTTTACAGATGTTGATATTATTACTATCGCTTACGGTACAAATGATTTTGCTGGCAATATAGTTATTGATGATGAAACAAATTTATATAATACCGATTGTTTTGCGGGTGCATTAAGATATAGCATTGAAACTTTATTAAACACATACCCTCACTTAAAAATATTTATTTGCTCTCAGACTTATAGATTTTGGGCAGACAAAGAAAACGATTATGCATTTATTAATGATAGTGATACCCGTACTCGTAATGATGGTAAAATGTTAACAGACTTTGTTGAAAAAACAAAAGAAGTGGCAGTAGAGTATCGTTTGCCGTATATAGATAATTATTATTCTTTAGGAATGAATAAATTTAATAGAAGTATATATTTTTCTAAAACAGATGGTACTCATCCGTTATTAACAGGTAGAAGACTGATTGCAGAGCATATTGCTAGCAATCTTGTTGACTCTAAAACTGATGTGGCATCTATTTATGAATTTAAAAAAAATAAATCAACTATAATAGACGACACTGCGGACGATATAAAATATCCAACAACTAAAGCTGTAGCCGATTATGTTGAAAATGCTACAATGCTCCAGATTACTTCATTATCCGGAAAAAGGAATGAGTTCACTATAGTTGAAGGTAGTGGAGATTATTTAAGTATCAATGGTGATAATAGAGTACTTTATGGTGCAGATTCTACAAATTATACAGATATAGCAAAGCTTATTAAAGATCATATATACTTCTTATATGTTAATTTTGATAAACTTGCAGAGTTCTCTTTAACTGTTAATAGAATTAAGTTATTAACAGGATCGTCAACTATTGCAGGAACAATAAAAAATGTTTATCAACCAACCAATAATGAAGCATGCATTACTTTTGTAGCCTCTAAAGAAACATTACAAAATATACAATTTAGACCAAGTGTAACCATGTCTAATAATGACAGTGTACCTAAGTACTATTGTATTATAGATGTTACTGATATATATGGTCACGAATATTATGCTTCTCAATTATACGAATATTTAAATTCTAATTTAGAAGAACTTGGTACTGTTGGAATTAGTACTATAGACAAATTATCTAATAAGTTATTATACTCAGATAAAACAGGAATTACTAATATTCAGGATAAACTTGAAACAAATATGCAACGAGTATGTGATTCTATTAGCGATAACGCTAATTTAATTTTTGGAGAACCTGTATTTTCTAAAAATAATATAGTTTACACATATAATGCAAATGAAAGCTATAAAAATGAAATATTATCAGAAATTGATGTTGTTGAATTATCAACATATACTGTAGTATATACTGGTGCTACCGGATTTGATACTTCAAATGGTGGTTTAGTTGCATATTATTATGATGAATCAAATGCTAAAACAAGTACAAAACTTTCATTAAACGGTAGTGGAACTTCAGAATTTACAGTACCAAAAGGAACTGTAAGATGCGAATTAGCTATTCAAAAAGTTGCTGCAGCATTAGAAACCGGAGGAACCATTAAAATAACTACTTTAGGAGTATATCGTCATGAATCAGATGTTCCGCCATATTTCGTTAGTCACCTATCTGAAAAAGAGGATATTATTAGAGATAAGAATACTATTAGTGCTATAAATGGAGATAGTTTTATATGGATTACAGACTATCACTTACAAACTGATGACCGTACAAATCCAGAAAATTCTCCATCATTAATCAAACATATTATGGATAATACGAATACACGTTTTGTTGCATTTGGTGGAGATTCATTTACAAATTATTATAGTGGATTGGCACAAAATGATCGTGATAAAATATTAACTGGTGTTAGAAATTTCTATAATAAATTTAAAAAATCATTTGATTTCTTACAACCTTGGAAGTTCCGTAAAGTAATAGGAAATCATGAATGGAATAATCCTGGTGTAAGTGAGGATTATGCACTTGCACAATTAACACCAAATGAGGTTTATTCATATTATTATAAAGAAAATGAAGATTTTACTGTATTCAGTCCTAATGGTATGAATTATTATTTTGATAATAAAACTCAAAAAATTAGATATTTTTGCTTAGGTTGTAATGAAGCTGCTAAAATAGTTGATGATACATATCCATGGTTACTCGAACAATTTGTTGAATTACCAGAGGATTATTCTGTTATAATTCTCACGCATTCTGCATTATCATTGGATGGAACTAAATCAAATCAGTCAACATTAATGGGAGCTTTAGCTACTTTAAAAACTGGTGGCGATTATGTATATAGTGAAAAGACATATACTTTACTTGCTCATGATGTTATCGGAATAATTTCTGGTGATATTCATCGCGATGCTAATATAGTTGAGTCGGGTATAAATATCATTGCTACCACAGCGGATTCTTTATATCAAGATAAAGTTATGGAAAGAACTTTAGGCACTGTCACAGAACACGCATTTGATGTAATAAACATAGATAAAACAAATCGAAAGATATATTTAACACGTATTGGTGCAGGTGAAGACCGCGAAATAGATTTTTAATGTATATTATTTTTAAGGAGAGGATACTAGATGGGATTAAAAACTACAAATTATGAAGTTAAAGAATTCGGAATTTCTTTACCTAATGCGTATGCACAAATTACAAATCTTAGTGTAGATTTAAAAGGAAGTGCTCAAGCGATTGTTGAAATTCAACAAACTAGAGCAGATATAGGTGTTAAAAATGCATTAGATAGAAAAATTGTTAGATGTGATATCAATAAAGAGCGTCCTGTTCATGAACAAGTTTATATTTATATAAAAGAAAATCTCTTGAACGATTGGGAAGATGATATTGTTGAAGAGAAAGAAGGTTCTAACGGTGAAGAAACTCCTGTAAAAGAATAATTATGTAAAATATCTTCACATGAGGAATGGATATTGATTTATCCATTCCTCACTTTTATTTATCAACATTAAAGTAATATATAAAATACTATAAAGGTGGTGAACAGATTTATGACTGAAGAATATACGGATATATTGTCAAAAGTCCTACAGGAAACACAAAATGATGTAATAGTATTTACAATTGTTTTGTTAATTGGATTTGCGGCAGTAATGCTTCCATTATATATATCATTGAGTCGGTCTAAGAAAACAGCACAACAACAACAACTTGAAGAGAAACAACAATTGATTAGTGTTGTTCAGCAAAATACGGATGCAATAAGTACATTAAAAACATCTTTAGATTTGAATAATGCCACAACAAACACTTTATTACAAAATATAAATGATAATACTAACGAGGCTGCTATTAAAATTGCTAAAATTTTAGCTTCTCAAATTCAGATTGCTCCAAAGATTGAAAGAATAATAGGAGATAATGATAATTTGCATGACTATGTGCATGAACATAGACAGCATATTGAGGAGATTGCGGTATTAAAAGAAGAAAGTATTGAAATAAAAAATGAATTAGAATCTTCTAAATTACAATTAAATTCAATCGATGAACGTACAAAGAGTATTATAACTAAACTTATCGATATGAATAATAATATACTTCGTCTCGGTGAGTCTGAATCGAACCAAAAATGAAATAGAATGCAATAGTTTACTTAGTATTACTATTGCATTCTATATTTTTATCGAATTTAACATTAATATAATTACAAAATAAAAGGAGGTTTATAAAATGGATGACAAAAAAGAAATATTTGAATTATTGAATAATAATACCTTCAATTTACAAATATTAAATGAAACTTTATTAGAAATTAAGGGTAATTCATATAAAACCTTATATGATGCGCAAAAACATCTTACAGATATTCATAGATTTGATATTCCTATGGATGATTATATCGATAAAAAGTCTGAAATTATATATAATATCAATTATAATTTTATAGATGATTCCAGGAGAAAACAATTTAGAGAATCTAGATTTTATAAAAATTTAATTTCTCCAGAAGACATAGCAAATAACCCAGCAGATCATGAGTATGATATAGTAACTTCTAATGGAGTAAAAAAAACAGTTACTAAATTAGGTATATTTACCAATATGCTATTGTTATTTATTAATGGGCAGATGTACACTAATTTTTTTGTAAGAGCTGACGAAGATAATTTACAATTAGTATTCAAAATAGATTCTCCACCAAAAATATATAAAGTAACAAATCGTCTCAGTCGTTCTGTTGGTACCGGATTTAGTAGAGCTGAATTTGAAAAATTAGTGTATGGTTACGATAAAATTGAATTTTATAAAACTAATAAAAAATATTCTAAAGATGACGTTGTAAAAATTTCAACAGAAAATGGTATTGAATATTATAAATGCAGTTCAAACGGGATCATTACAGGTAAATTTAATGAATATGTTTGGGACCGTATTATACCTAGCAGTAAAATGACATTAATTTCGATACCTAATTGTGCATCATTATACTCTAATCCAAATAGCTTACTGTTTGAGAAAGATAATATAAAAACCCAATTTACTTTATATGGTCGTGGTAATATAGGATTAAACTCTGAGAGATTTATTAGATTTAATGATGTGATTAATAACAAGCGTGACGCACATATATTTATGACAGTAGATGATACTGCATTGTATAAATATGAGTTGATTGGTGATGGTCGAATACAACAGCTATCTACTCAAACAGAAAATGATGTATCACATTGTTTATTTTTTGATAATCAAACAACTCATTATTATTATTATATTAATAATATTACAGATTATAATAACCACACAGCATTAACCCGAACATATTTTACATTAAATAGATTAATGAAAATGCGCATTAGTAGTAATTTGAATTTTTTCTCAATACCTATTAAAGACATGCCTATTCCTATAGAAAATATAATGATTTTTACTGATGATTATGGTAGATTATTATTTAATCATGATGTGAAGTTAGAAAAATATTATCCGAATATATATAAGATAAAACGTTCTGTTAATGAACCGCGTCGCCCATTATGGGTTTATATATATTATTCAGATGATACTGTATCAATAGGTAATAAGCATGAGAATGAATTAAAGTTATATCATAGATTTACTGAAAATATTTTATATAAATATACGAATGATTCTATACCTGATACTATAAAAAATTATAAGCCCATCTATGTTAATTATAGTATATCAAATTATCAAGGATCAGAATATTATGATAATAATGATCATCTTTCATATAAATTAAATTATTTTAAAGAATTAATTTCACAAAATGGTGATTTTTATAGAATTTATTTAGATAAATTAGTTGGATACGTATCCGCATTTGATATTTATGCAACAGATATTGAAAATAGTGATTACGGGTTTGATAAAAGAATAAAAACTCATAATCGCGATGAAATTAAATCTACTTCATTGCAAAAAGATTTTAATGAGGACAGATATTTATTTACATTTAGAAATGATGGGGACAGAATAAATACCATATTATTTTTAGATAATAAGTTATATTATCCTGATGAAATATATAGCGATGATGAATACACGTATATATACATACCAGCAAATCTTATCAATATAGATACAGATCCATCAGTATTACATGTTGAAAATTATCAAGATGTATCTTTTAATAAAAAAATTAATTATATAAGACCTGACGAATACATTCATATTAATATTCCTGAAGAATTAAAACTTTCAATAAATGATTTATTTATAACCCAAAATGTAGATGGTATAGAAAAATATATAACAAATTCAGAAAATAATACCAAATATAAAATATATGTAAAGAATACCGATTCTGATGAGTATATATTAGCTGATGAAACATCATTCTTTAGATATACTGATATATATATTAAATTTGAAGAAGATGCAACATTACAAAATTCAGATATTTTTATAAAGGCAAATAAAACCACTATTATGGATAGAAATGTAGGAGATAATAGTTTTATTATAAATCAACCAATAGATAATGATGAAAAAAATATTCTTGTATTTAAAAATGGTCAATTAGTCCCACCATCGACGGTTGTGGTCGATTTTAATGAAAATATCGATGGTCCACATACCGTTAGAACACTTATGAGAACAGATAACGATGATGAATTTGTTTTATTATATACACCAAACAAATATACTAATGTATTAGAACTGGATTCTATCCCATCAACCGGTATTGTTAATTTGGAAGGACGGATAACTAAACCTATAGATTTGAAGTGGCATGATATTTACATTAATGGTGAAAAACTTACGGAGAAAAATATTGATATGCTGACTCCATATTCATTTATATTGAAAGATATGGATACTTTAAAGTATTTGACAATTTATGAAAAAAATCTAGATTCTGATATTTTGGCTCCTGAATATGATTATGACAATATAAATAACACAATTCTAGACCCAAATAATGATTATATAGAATTGCCTGATGCCGAAATTATTGATAATAGTAAGGACATACGCGATGATATTACTATAGATATTATAGGCTGTCTTGATAAATATTTATTATCGATGAATTTAATAAATCCCGATAAACAACAAATAACTGATGAAATGATTTCTGAATACCCATCATTATTCTTATCAGACGATTATAATATATTTATAAACCCAGATTTGTCAGTTCATAACTTCGCTAAAGATATGCTATTGAATCCAGATGCATAAGTTAAGTGCATAATTAGGGTTAAACATATTAATAACTAATATATTTATACTTAAAATAAATAAAAAGAAGGTGATATTCAATGAGCGATAATACATCCATAGAACAAACATATTCTGGTGAAATTGTTGATAATGGTAATAAAAGATATGGTATATCTGCACTATCTAAACAAAACAAAGACATAGCATATAATGAAGAAATTATGGTTCATAAATCTACTGGTGAGATTTTAATAAAAACTCCGGATTCCGATATAATATCATATGGTTATAATTCCCGTTTATATACAAATTTAGAATTATTAACTATTAATGCATTTAATAATGGTATTTATGGAAAGATTTATTCAATAACTCCAGATATTATTGATGAAAACGGTTCTACTGTTGGGGAATATGATCTGCCTGATGTAATTTCTTTCAATAAAAACATTATTGACAATTGTACACTTAATACATCTATAGATGGATCTTTTAAATTTAAAAAATTTATGATTAACATCGATTTAGATTGTATACTTATAAATACCTATGAATACATAAATAAAAGAATATATCCAAAAGTTATTTTAAAATATAAAGTTCAAAATAATGATATAATTGAATATGAAACAACTATCGATGAATTAAATTCACATGTATTCGAAACTTCCCCTACAGGTATTAATAATGATGAGTTGACTTTAGTATCATTAACAATTATTAATGATGATTTATCTATTGGTGACTGGCGTTTAATACTAAATAATATTCTTATTATAGTTGATTAGGGGGTGTTTAGAATTGGCAACAGTAACGCTATTAAAAGATTTAAAAAATAGTAATAAAAGTTTATTGGAAATTTTAAATTCATTTATTTTCGGTAATAAAAAAATCGAATTTCATGATAAAAATAAAATATATAAAAAGGGTGATTTGATATTATTAGATACCGATGATGGGGTATTAATTAAACAAGCAAAATATGATAGTATGGATGCAGAATATATCGACGAACAATGGACTAGTTCTATTATAATGGATTGGTATATAAATACTGGTAATAATTTTGCAATAATATCAAAAAATGAACCAATAGATCGACCCGGAAATGTTTTATGGTATATTCCAATATCATATCATGATGATATTAATATACCTGAAGTAAATGATGATGATTATACGCACTTGACAACTTTATTTACTCCTAGAGCATTTGCTACCGGAGAGTATGAAGAAGGTGAAACTCCAGCGCAATTGGATGAAGGATTATTCTTTGATATTGAATCGTCTGAAATTATTGAAAATTATACATCGGATGATATGTATGAAGAACATCCTATAACACCATTAACAGATAACAATCAAGTATCAATTAGTGATGATCCTCCAACTGACAATGAAACAAAACTTTGGGGAGATACTGACCTTACTGATAATATATAACAATTTATCCTAATACATGTATTATTTCGCATGTATTAGGATATTTTTCAACATTTAGTTAATAAATTAAAAAAGGAGTGAATTTAATATGGCAGATATTATAGCTGATCTTTTGATGAAGAATAAAAATTCTGATGGCAGTTATACGATTTTACATCCTATAACAAAAACCAGTAATGTTAAGACATCATCAGAGATCCAGGTAATGTTACCCGAATCAATGGGTTCATTTAAAGATGGTGATATAATTCAACCAGAAACATCTATCGACGATATTATTAAAAAACTTGTACAGGTTCAAATATTACCGACATATACAGAACCAACAGTAACTATTGCTGGAACTGTATCAACTACAGGTAGTTATGAAGCTGGTACAGAATTAACACCAACATTAACTGCAACATTCACACAGAATGATGCTGGTGCATTAACAAAATTACAGATTTTAAAAAATGGCACAGAAATAGCTAGTGATACATCTTCTCCATTTGCATATGATGATACATTTACAATTGGTGTTGAGACTGTTAAGTATAAAGCTATTGCAAATTATTCAGATGGTGCTGTTAAAGATGATAACTTTGGTACTCCATATCCAGATACCGCAATTAAAGCAGGTAGTAAAACAACATCTGAAATATCTTATACCGGATATAGAACATATTTTTCTACACATGATACTGGTAGCGTTGCTGCTACATCATCAGCAGATGTTCGTGGCTTTGTAACAAAAGGAACTAAAGCTGCTGCTAATGGCGTATCATTTACAATTTCAGCTAAGGCTGGAGATACTCGAGTATCTTTCGCATACCCATCAACACTTAGAGAAGTTTCTTCTGTTAAGTATGTTGAGGCTGGTAATGATGAATCTAAATCACTCTTCACAGAGACAAAAGTTAATGTTGAAGGTGCAAATGGCTTTACAGCAACAGAATATAGAGTATATACAATGATAGGTGCTCAGCCTTTCTTAGCTGATATGACCTTCAGTGTAACAATATAAGGAAGGGAGGAACTAAACTATGGCTAATTTACCTTATATTACAGAATTTCCAAATAAAATATTTAGTGCATTAAAAATGTATTCTAGGGTTGGAGCATTTCCTCTCGATCCTACAAGCGTAGTTAATACAAAAGCTGACCTTGAAAGCTATATTAACGAAACAGGTTCTTATGCATATCCTGGTCAGGTAGTATCTGTTGCCAATGGTACTACTGCGGCTGAAAATGGCGTTAAAGACTATTCATTATATGTAATCCGTTCTGATAGAAGCGTGCAGAAAGTTGGCGGAACAATCGCATTCGAAACACTTACTGCTGCTGAAACATGGGTTGCTGAAAATACTGTAGCGGCTCCTGCCGGTGAAATTATTTCTGTTCTCGTTGATGGTGTATATGAATTATACATGATTCAGACAGACAGAAGTCTTAAGAGAGCTAGTTTCGATGCGGCTGATATTCCGGACATTTCTTGGGATTCATTAACAGGAAAACCAACATCAAGCACAACAGACATCGATAGTTCTGTAACATTCTCAAAGAAATTTACAGAAGGCGATAGACTTTCTTACAATGACAAAGAATTAGCATATGTAGAAGATATCACTTGGGCTAATCTCCAGGATATTCCTACAGAATTTGCTCCTTCTGCACATACACATGGTAATGATGATATTACAGATTTAGATGCATCTAAGATTACATCAGGTACTATCAGTATCGATAGGTTGCCTCATGGTGCTCTTGAAAGATGCGTTGTTGTTGCTGATGATGATGCACGTTTTGCATTAACATCCGATAACGTTCAACTTGGCGACACTATTAAAGTTACAGCTACAGGTAAGATGTACTTTATTGTTAATGCTGAGAAACTTGATAGTGAAGAGGGTTATGAAGTATATACTGCTGGTTCTGCTACAAGCGTTCCGTGGAGTGGTGTTACAGGTACGCCAACAACATTAGCTGGTTATGGAATTACAGATGCTGTTGCTGTTACTGACCTCGTTGAAACTGCTAACGTTAATAACGCTGGTAAAGTTCTTAAAGTAAATGCTGAAGGTAAGCTTGATGCATCTATCACAGGCGATGCAGCTACTGTTGGTGGTAAAGCCGCTAGTGCGTTTGCAGAAGCTGTTCATGATCATACAACTGCTGAAGTTGAAGGATTAGATACAGAACTTGCTAACATCAAAGCTGGTACATCTATCACAGCTCTTGATGCTTCTAAACTTACAGGCACAATCAATAAGAGCGTATTACCTGCCGAGGCATTAAATAATCTTGTTAAAGTATCTTCTGATGCTGAACGTCTTGTATTAACATCTGCACAGGTGCAGAATGGCGATACAGTTATTGTAGAAGCTACTGGAAACATGTACTTAGTTGTAGATGATTCCCAGCTTACAACAGAAGCTGGATACCAGATCTATACAGGTTCTGCTACAAGTGTTCCGTGGACTGGAATAACAGGTACACCAACAACATTAGCTGGTTATGGTATTACCGATGCTGTTAAATCTGATGAAGTTGTAGAAACTGCTACTGCTAATAAGATTCTTAAACTCAATGCAGATGCTAAACTTCCTGCATCTATCACAGGTGATGCTGCTACTGTTGGTGGTAAAGCTGCTGATGCATTCGCAGAAGCTACACATAGCCATGGTGATGCAGATATTACTGATGTCGCTTGGACAAAACTGACAGGTACACCTACAACACTAGAAGGTTATGGTATCACTGATGCTGTTAAATCTGATGAAGTTGTAAATACTGCTACTGCTGATAAGATTCTTAAACTCAACAGCGAAGCTAAATTTGATGCTGACATCACTGGTGATGCTGATACTGTTGATGGTAAACATGCTTCCGACTTTGCAGAAGCTGTTCACGGTCACACTATCACTGAAGTTGAAGGCTTAGATACAGAACTTGCTAACATTAAAAACGGTACAGCAATCACAGCTCTTGATGCTTCTGTTATCACATCAGGTACTATCAGTATCGATAGATTACCTCATGGTGCTCTTGAAAGATGCGTTGTTGTTGCTGATGATGATGCACGTTTAGCTTTAACTACTGATTCAGTTCAGACTGGTGATACAGTTAAGGTTACATCTACAGGAAAAATGTACTTCGTTACAGATGATTCCAAACTTAACAGTGAAGATGGATACATTGTATATACTGCTGGTTCTGCTACAAGCGTTCCATGGAGCGGTGTTACAGATACACCTACAACCTTAGCTGGTTATGGAATCACAGATGCAATGTCTGCCGATGCTGACGTTGTTTACAACACTGATGTTGTTGACGTTGCTAATGCTGAAAATGCTGGCAAAGTTATTAAAGTAAATGCTGACGGAAAACTCGATGCATCTATCACAGGTGCCGCTACAAGCGTTCCGTGGACTGGTATAGAAGGTCGTCCTGAAGCAACTGCTGAAGAAATCGATACCGCTGTTGCCGATGCAAAACACGAAAACAGAGAAGTTCTCGATAATCTTGCTGAAGTCGATGGTTCTCTCACTCACAATGACAAAGCTGTTGCATATGTTGAAGATATCAGCAAATTTATGCAGGTATCAGCAACAGAACCTACAGATTTACCTGTTGGTGGTTTCTGGTTTGAGGTTATTGAATAATATTTAAAAAATAATCAAAAAAAATAATGGGTATATGGTGATAATCACCATATACCCTATTTATTTATTTCTTTGTAGACATCATTTTCGGTATGCTCTTAAGTTTATATTTCTCGATAGCTTCTTTCATAAATAATTTATGAATATCGACGGATTTATCAGAAATAACTTTAGCATACTTACCTTTCTTTGTCATTTCAAAACTATTAAATGAATCCTTATAATACATTGATAAAATCTTCATAAGTTTCGATTTTGCTTCAGTATCCTTAACAGGTATTAATAATTCGAATCTCTTATCGAGGTTTCTTGTCAACAAATCTGCACTAGAAATATATATTTCCGGATTTTTATTATTATGAAAATAATATATTCTGCTATGCTCTAAAAATCTTCCAACTATACTGCGTATTTTAATATTGCTATTTATTGGCTTGATGGAACATATACCTCGACAGAATATCATTATCTTAACACCTTTCTCAGATGCCTCATATATCTTATCTATCATTTTCTTATCTGAAATAGAATTCATTTTGAGAGTAACTATTGCTGTCTTTCCATTTTTAGCATTCTTAATTTCATTATCAATAGATTCGATAATAGTTTTTCTAAGATTATATGGTGAAAAGTATAATTTATTTATCTTGGTAGTCGGTTCAGAAAAGCCAGATAACATATTGAACACTGTAATCAGATCAATACCTACTTTGTAGTTCGATGTGAAGTAAGATATGTCAGTATACAGCTTAGCAGTCTTATCATTATAGTTACCGGTCCCAACATGAGAATAAATCTTCAATCCTTTCTTTGATTTTCTAACAACTATTATAAATTTACAATGTGTCTTTAACTCTTCATCACCATATATTAAATTACATCCAGACATTTTAAGCTTTTCTATAAGAGAAATATTTCTTTCCTCATCAAATCTGGCTTTTAATTCTAATATAACCGCAACCTGTTTTCCATTACGAGCAGCCTGACACAATGCCTCGACAATTGGAGAATCTATTGAAGAAACTCTATACAGAGTTTGTTTTATAGATATAACATCCGGGTCATTTGATGCGTGCTCAAGGAACTTAATTATTGGGTCGTATGATTCATATGGATGATGTAATAGTATATCTCCACCATCAATAGCAGTGAACATATCGTGTTCACCTATAAGCTCTGATGGATACTGCGGAGAGAACTTATCATACTTTGTCCCGTCTTTATTAGAAGTAATCTCTTGAAGAGATTTAAAATCGATAGGCTCATCGCTAACATAAACATGCTTCTTATTTAAATCAAAAATCTTTGTTAATAACTTTACCATAGATTTAGATAAATTACTTGTAACATCCATATATATTGGTCTACTGTATCGTCTTTCCAATAATGTGCTTTTCATTCTATCTGTAATATAAACGTCTTTATCATGATTTACTTCTATATCTGCTTCACGAAGAATTTTAATTGTTCCATAGTCCACAATCTTTTTATTATAATATATTCTATCCAAAAATGAATATATTATTTCTTCTAATAAAACATATTTTTTACGATTATTAGATGTAGGAACCTCGTAAATCCTTACCAATGAGTTGTCTAATGGTATAAATGACACAACCTGATTGTTTGTATTCTGTGTATCTTCTAATGAAACAACAATATTTAATTGTTTTGACATAAGATCGGGAAACTCTTTGGTTGTATCGAAGTTAATTGGTGTTAACAAAGGAAATATTTTATTATTAAATATATTAGTAATATAACCTTTTTCGCTTTTACTCAAATCATCAAATGTGCATATTTCTATTCCTTGCTTTTTAAGCTTATCTAATAGTTTATTATAACATTTGATTTGCAAATCTCTAAACTTCTGTATTGATTTTAACAAAGTCTGATACTCTACTTCAGGACTCATTCCTGATAGTTCTTTTTCACGAGTCCCTTTAATTAATCTGTTAATGACTGTTGAAAATCTTACCATAATGAATTCGTCTAAATTGGATGTTGTTATAGCTAAAAAGTTTAACCGTTCTAACAATGGGATATCTTTTCTCATTGTCTGAAACAGTACTCTTTTGTTAAACTCAATCCAACTTAGTTCACGATTAATATATTTCGGATTATTGAAATAATTATCATGAATCGAATCCTCAAACTTTTCTAAGATATTACGTTCGTCCTTATTCATTTTTTTTTCTCTCCTTATTAATATTAAAATATCATTAAGATTTATTTTTTGTATACACTTATAATATATATTCGATATTAATACTGAAAAATATGAGAAGAATATATTTTGAATATATTCTTCTCATATCATTATTTTTCTTCATCTAAATCAAATAAGTCTTTAATTAATGAATTGATGTAAAAAGTATTAACAAATATTATCAGCCTATACGTTGATGATGGGTTTATTTTTTTAGTTATTAGTTTAAATTCATCAAAATCTAATTCATAATCAATATGTGGTTTAAGAGTTTGATTATCTTTCATAACAGTATATTGCATAAATGTCGACAATGGTATTCCATGCTCTTTATGATATTCAATACACCGCATCATACTATTGTTAAATAGTTGTTTTATATCCATAATATCCGGATCAGCATGTGCATCTACCATATATATTGGTGAAGTATATATGTTCCAACCATCAGCAATACGTTCTTTATATAAGTTATTTATTGTAAATAACGGTATTAATCTATTTGGGTCTCCATCGTGCATACCTATAACAAAGTCGTCAATCCATTCGGGATGCTCTGCAAAATAATAGTATAAGCCAGATGCATTAAATTCTGTAGATACAGTAAAAGATATAGTATGTGTATCTGCGATCATGCCCTTTTTATTTCCTTCATCTATCGCAAGACCTGATATAGTGGTATCAATATTTACAGGATAAAATCTAAAAAATTCATCATTTCCAGTCGAGTTTTTCATCTTATAGGAGATTGGATACATAGAAACACTATTAACATAGTCTAAAAATGGTTTAATAGAACCATTTTCGTCATACATTTCCATTCCTATATCTTTTGCCATTAATTCAAACAATTCCCTTGGAATAAAACTCTCCAAACATGTTTTCAAAAAAAATGGCTTCTCTTGTCTTACTCTATTTTTAAAGAAATGAGCTTGATTAAGTTGTTCCATTTGGGTTTCTGTAACAATAGTAATATCAAAGAACATCTTCAATCTATTTAATAGAAATTTTATTTGATTTCCTTTAGATTTATCATTTATAAATGGTTGTAAATTAGTAAAGCTTGTATCTATATAGTTATCCATCATTCGAGTTGTCAACAGTGTATTATATAAAAATGTATCAGAATCATTCAATTCAACCCTAGGTCGTATGATTAACATAGGTTTAGATTTTCTTAGGAATTCTTTATTGGTATTCTGAAATATATTAAATTGTCTATATGCTATAGTTGAACTAATATGCACTGTTTTAAAATAATTTTCAGGAAATAATCCTTTTATATATTCAGTTATAAAACAGGTAATATTTCCATATGTATGTGCTAATGATGTTTGAGCCATACAATAACCCATTACAATCACTTCCTCTCATATTTATTTAAATGTTTTTAGATATATTATCAACATAAAATTAAAAAAAAAGATACCTGCTGGTTACAGATATCTTTTTAAAGTTATATTGTTACATCTACGGTAATAATATGTAAAACAATCATTCAAAATCACGGATTTATCATATTAGATAAATCCGTAAAATATATTTTTAAATATTATATGATGGTATTAACATAATTATAATTATCAACGTTAATTACTCTTTAAGATATATACATTTATAGTCACCTCCTTATAGAATATAAATATATACCGGTATCTTAAAGAGTAATTTATTTGCGGAATCTAGAAATTAATCTAGATTCCGCATTATATTTTTTATTTACCTATATAACGTAACATATTTCTTATCATTGTTGCAACTTCTGCACGTGAAATTAATCTTTCTCCGTCAAAAGTACCGTCTTCATATCCATTGATAACTCCCATATTGTATAAGTCGTTAACATGATAATATGCCCAATGGTCTTTAGCAACATCTAGCATTGTCTTATTATGAGCAATACTCGGTTTACCGATAAGATAATTCATTGCATTACGAACTATTACGGCAACTTCAAATCTGGTAATTTTTCTGTCTGGTGAGAATTTGCGAACACCTGTTCCATTAACAATTCCCATATTATATGCAGCAGTAACATGTGTGTATGCCCAATTAGATTGAGCGATATCACTAAATACTTTATCTGTATATGTGTAATTGTATTTAGTACCACAATATTTTAAAGCTTTCATACTCATTACAACAGTTTCTGCACGAGTAACATTTTTTTCAGGTACAAATGTTCCATTAGGATATCCATTGATAATGCCTTTAATTCTTAAATCCATAACAGATTCAAAAGCCCAATGTGTTGATGGTAGATCGGTAAATTTTGCAATAAGATGCATTTTAACCATATTTAAAAATCTTTCCCAACCCATATCTAATGTTCTATGTGGGCAGTATTTTCCAGAATACGATTGGTGTGTTGTGATCTTTTCGATTCCCCAACCATATTTAGTCAATAAGTGTGCACAAAATTCTGCAGCATTCTTTTCAGCTTTTTCAAAACGTTCTCCACCAGATTTAGAATAGCAGATTTCTATACCAATGCCTTCTCTGTTTCCTTTTCCAGAACCACCATCACCAGCATGATAAGCATTTCTGTTTTCTTCAATACCCTGAACGATTTCTTTGTCATCTACTGCATAATGGAATGATGTTTTTGCAGCATTTCTTATCATGTACTTAACTTCATTTTCAGCAGATGCGTCATTTGCCGTATTATGCACAACGATGCGGGATGGAACCATGGGATACGGACATTTGTTCTTATAGTTGCTTGGATCAACCATAATTCTTTTAATTGGTACCATTATAGTCACCTTTCCTTTCAAATTAAAAATATATTAATAATTTGTACATCAGATAATAAAATAAAAAAATACTAAGCAAATTTTGTGGTGTCGGGGAGATATATTTTTCAATATCTCCTCGACATAATATTATTATTCAATAGCATACTCAATAATGTCATATCCGGCATTACGTAACCAATCTGCAACAAGATGTCTATGACAAACTTCATCATTATCCTCATGGCAAACTAATACAATGTCAATATCTCTAAATGCGGTTTGTTGACATTTTAATTGTAAATCAAAAGCGACATCATCAGGATCTCGTACCATAAGAGTTTCATATATATAATCTTTTGTAAATTTTTCAATATCTCTCGTTTGATGATATTCGTTCAACACCTTTAAGCTCGGAGCAAGACCTTTATATTCAAATCCTTCCCAATTTGCCGGAGAATTTCTTGCTATAGAAATTGGTACTATATTTTTTGGAAGTTTTTCTAAATTTTTAAAACTTGTTGTATAAAACATATTATTCTTCTCCTTCGTATATCATTAAACTACCATCAGGGTTGTATAATGGAGTCATAACTCCCCTATTATAGTCTCCTTTAGATACAGAATACATTACCTTTGTCTTAAGATTATATACAACTCCTATTTCGTCTGTTTTAGATAAATATTTAAATGATGCTTCGGGTCTCCCATCAACATAAGCGAGATACCCTCTGTCATATTCTTGATTGGAGGGTCCACTAGAATCTCCACAACCTACCAGTAATAATAATGATAATATTAGTAATATAGATAATAATTTTTTCATGCGTTATCTTCCTTCCCTACGTTTATCATATATGTGTTTTAAACAAGCACCATAATCATTAATTCTTTTCTGAATATCTTCTTGCAAATTAGTCTGCATATTATCAAACAATGCTGTTTGGGCACCTATTTGTGACATATTTTGTGCAGATGCTCCGTAATTCACTACATCCTGATGGGCATACGCAGAATTACCATTTACACCATTTAGTATAGAATTTTCGATAGTATTGTTTATGGTATTTATATGAGAATCGCCAAAATCAAATATAGCACCAAGTAACGTCATAATAGCAGAATGTATGCCAACTTTACTTTGTAGATTACCATTACTATCAACACATTTTATTCTAGTCCATCCTAAATAATCTGATATTCTTAAGGATGTTTCATATGTGCGTTTTAGATATTCTGTGTCGTCTTCATGTATATCTGTTTTCATTCCAGATGACGCTAGACCTCCAGTTTCTTCTAAACGTTTCTGTTTCAATTCTTGAGCTTTTTCTGGAGGCATATCTAATAATATAACCTCAGTTTCTCTTGGTATTTTTAATATATTGGTCTCAAAGTCGTATAACCAATCAATAAATTCTTTTTGTTCTTTCCAAGAATTGTATTTAGATGCCTGATGTATAACATTAGATGATATATATCTTGAAAATAATATATTGGCATTGTTATCTTCCCTATATGATTTGCCCCACTCTTTTGAATGGAATGATTCATATCTATCCATTGCAAAGAACACAGAAGCAGTCTTTGGGTCAATATCCATAGCATGTTTACCATACGCACCTTTTAAATATTCTCTAACAAAAAAGCATCCAGGACTATCATAGTTTGGAAAACTATCAGTCTTAATACCATAAGGTTGTAATGCTTTTAATGCCATTTCATATTGTGTAGTTTTACCACTACAATCAGTTCCTTCAATAACTACTATTTTGCTCATGTGATTCCCTCCTTATTTGCAAATTAACCAAATATTAGTATTTGATCATTATTTTGTTTACTGATAATACCTGTCAACCATCCGAAACTATCACCATCGCCACGTCTAACATTATACCCATATTCTTTAAGCTTGTTAATATTATCCCAATTTGGGTTACCATTATCAGTAATGAGACGCTCACATGCAAGAGCTATAACCGCTTCAGCTTCATCAGTGTATTCTATAGAATCGTCATCAATATTCCTAGATACTATAAAATTTGTATTAAATAATTCATCAAGCATTGTAATAAAAAGATCCATTTTTATTCTCCTTTTTTTATTATTTTTTATTTTTTCTTTTGGGAAAATAATATTCTCGTATTCCATCAAAGCAATATATTATCCAATATATTCCAAGAATTATAAGACAAACTAGAATTATTATATATATAAGTCTTTCCATTTTTTATTCTCCTGTTTATTTGTTATCATTTTCATTTGTGTATCTAATATAATCATGGAATGATTTTAATGATGACTTTATACAACCATTAAATAACCATTGCCATAATACACCAATAACGATAAGTGCTACCAGTACTACTATGAGTATTAAAAATATTTCCATAAGTTTACTCCTTGTCAATATCAAATTCTGGGAATCTTCTCCAATGGGTTATACCTTCTTCACCGGGTATTGGTGTATACTGCCACACATCATTTGTCCAATGTATACCATCACTAAATTTTCTGCGACATGCCCAAAATACGGTTTTACTAGAACCTCTTGCAACTATAACCGTCTCATTAAGTGGTGGATATAAATTTGTTTTCTTAATATCCACCCAGTTATTAGTATCAATATAATTGTCCATAATAAATTCTCCTTTCAAAACCATTATTCGCCAAAATTAGTGACATACTGCTTATGTTCATATACTTTAACATCTTTAGCATTGGCTTTTATTTTCATATGAGATTTAATCCGATAGATATCTATGCCTTGTTTTCCGATAAGTATACCTGGTCGGTTTGTTGTAAGTTCGACAACTCCTCGTCGTGTTATGTTATACGTTATAAACATCGAACATGACGGATTTACTGTTTTTATAAACTGGTATAAAATATCGCGAACTTTGTATTTATCAACAACTCTTTTTTTAAACATACATTAATCCCCTCATAATTTAAAAATCAACATCTTTAACTATTTCGAGTAAAGCTTCTAATTTATTTCTAGTATTTGGTGCTAAAATAATTTTATCTTTTCTTTCTCCATAATAATCGTTTGGATTATTATGGAATTTATATGACATAGCAACCCAATCACAGAATAATTCTACAAGATAACCATCGTCCATTTCTATTGCTTCAATAGAACCATCATCGTTTATATTTACCCAATACTGCCAATGATGTGGGTTATTAGCAATGTGATGCAACCATGCTTTATCATATGATAATTTATCCTTTTCTTCATTCTCCATTGGATAGAACCACTGTCGGTATGGCTCAAACTCATATGGACTATACTTAGATTTATCGTGTTCAAGTATATTGACATTAATAATATCAATATAGTCATGACTTATTGTGAGGGTATCTACTATTTCTTCACAATATTTTTTCCAAGCGATTCTCACATTATCTCTATGCTCAACAATATACTTATCATACTCTCTAACTTTAATTTCGTTCTCAGAGAGAATTTTCGGTCTATTATTTGTAAATATGCTCATCAACATTCCTCCATTCCTGGGGAGTTTAAATAAATTCTCCCCATTCTTATTCCTTTTCCAATATCCATTAGTTTACTATTAGCATTTTCAACACAAAGTAACCAATCTACCAACTGTTTCAAACAGTCATCACAAAGCTTTATATCATCTCCAACAATCTTATCTGCCTTTAATAACGATATGCCTTCAGTAATTTTCATGCCTCGATGGTCAAGATCACATACAAAATCATTATTTATATATTTTTTCTTACATCTATAACATGTCTCAATTGTCAAAGAATCCTTACTTTTTGAATAGTTATTTATAGCTTTAAGTACAACCTCAGCCTCATATGGCTCACCGTTGATAAATATAACATCTTTTGGATTATTTGTGTCTACACTGGTTGTATCATCATCATTAAGACACGGTTTGTGTTTGTCATCTTCGACATCTTTATAAACAATATCCGGCGATATGTATATTAAATTTACAACCTTTCCACACTTTTCACATTTATGTGGATATTGTGGTGGCGATGTTGTTAGTATTGTAGATAAATGATTTTCATCCGCATTTCTCACAAGTTTACCACCACATTCGCATAATGCATATCTTTTAAATGCAGTTACTTTTTCATTCTTAAATTCCATAATAAAACCCCTCCTAAAAATTAAATAAAAAATCTTAACCACAATATTGATATTGCGGTTGAATATATTATACATATCAAAATATAAAAAATCATTTTCCAGTATATACGCAATTTAAAGCTTTGAAATGCTCCGCAGATAGATGCAACTATTATAAGAAAACAGCATGCGACTTCAATACCCACATAGTTTATATTCAACATAAAAAATTTATATACTCCTTTCCAATATAAAATGTGCGGTTTACTAATCAATAATAATTTTACCTTTATTAATAGGACACTGTTCGCAATTTCTGCAAGGTCCTCTGTACGAATAATATGATGAAAATAGTAATGCTCGTTCCTGCATTGTTAGTTTCTTAAGTTCCTCGCAAATTAATCGAACAAGCCCAACTTCTTCTTTATCTTTGTTTTCTTCTAAATCACATAATCCAGCAACAAACTCTATTGTTTTGTCATCAAAATTATTATCATCAACTAGCACATGTGCTATTCCACCACATATACAATCTTCAAGATCATATAAACATTCAATAAGTTTAGCTATAGTAAGTAATCTTTTACTAAAATATTTACAATCCTGATTTATATCTTGTAAATTACGATTATATGGTCCTTGTAATTCCATTATATCAATACAATCTAAATCTCTTCGTTTTTCTCTTTCTTCATGTGCTAAATTCATATTAGTATATATTCCGGTCACAGGAGTTCTTGGTGAATTTTCGTATGTTATATATACATTCATATAAATCTACCCTCCATACAACAGCCTATCATTATTATACTTATAATATTTAAAATGCCGATTATGACATAAAGAATACTATATCCAATATCATCTCTTTTCACACTAACAGAACATGATACTATAGATATTAAGCAAGCAATCCCACAAACTATTATAGTATAAGTAAGTCCGCTCATCATATCTTTTATCATCATCAAATCCCCTCCAATATCTTTAAATTTTATATACTGATAATGAGACTATCGCATCTCATTATCAGTATAATTTTATTTTAAATATTATTAAATTCATAAAGACCAATTAACTGGTCTTTGTATAGATTAAAATCGTTATTAAACAATCCGTCATTTCTGCTTATATACATATTGAATTTTGGATTGAATACTTTATTATATGCCTTTTCCAATTTCTTTATTTTTAATGATACTATATTCAAAATATCACCGTCAAAGTCAGCATTCAATACAGGCAAAATTTGTAATGGTAAGCTCATTGTGTAATCTTCGGAGTATTCATTTTTAACACTCTTCACTTTAACACACAATAAAGACCCATAGTTAATTGTGGGGTTACGATTGATTAATATTTTTGGTTTTCTTTTCTTTAAGATATAATTCATAACCTCATATATTTTTGGGCTATATTTTATTCGTGCTTTGAACCACTGCTCATATGCATCGTTTTCTGTAATATTTGCCATCTTTACAAGACATGCTATTATTTCATATTTAAACAATTCAAGGAAACACATATAACTCAATCTTACTTCATCAGATTTTAATGTGGCATCTGGTATGATTACACATCTTGATGAAAAATTAATCATACCTCCAAGTATTTCGCTTTTAATATGCCCATCCTTCTGATCTATCTGCTCAAATATTAGCGACCACAATTCCATTAATTTTTCCTGAATAGATGACAATATTTTTGATGTATCCATTCTTTCTCTTTTTTCTTTTGTCCATTTCTTTCGTCTTGCTTCAAATAATTCAGAATCATTTAATAATCTAGTAGATGAAAATATCGAATTATATTTTTTATCTATAGCAGAATAAAAGAAACTTTCACCTTTAAAACTTATTGGTCTAAGAACTGATGAATACACTGGTATACATGATGCAAATAGTTTATGTTTTTCTTTCATAATATCATCAATTTCTTCTCGTTTATTCTTTTTCTTATTTTTATAAAAATCCATAATTTCGTCAAATCTATCACGGAATTCGATAATCCCAATACCTTTAAATGGATTATTCTTATCATCTTGCTTCTCTTCGAGATGCCCATCTTTATTTACCTTTTTATCAAATCGAACTATATCGGCAAATTGTTTATTGCCTATTATAGAGCTTAATTTATTATAGAAAATTGGCTGTATGATCTTATGATTATGAAGAATAATCCAACCTGTAATAGACAAATCAACATCTTTAAATTTAATTTCTGTATGACAATTCGGACATGTTTCTCCCTCGAATACTTTTCCTCTCATCTCTCCACATTCACAAGTATATCTTTCTGCAAATGCATCTTCATCAGACCAGTCGGAGCAAAATAATGGAGACTGAATTCCATACATAGATTTTTGGTCTTTTCCTTTTACAGCAGGCTCAGTAATTTCAAATCCTCGCCCTGTAATAAAATCCATTTCACATTCTTTATCCCAATTTAGAGTTACTAATCTAGCTCCATTGTTATTCATTTCTATTCCCTCCTAAAAAATATTCATTTTTAATCCTCAAATTATTGTTAACTGATAAATACGTTATCATATTTATCGGATTTATAATATATAAAAGAAAAAATAGATGAGATATGGATTAAAAAAATCCATATCTCATAATAATTATAATGTGATCGTCTTTAAATCAATCTTCTTTATAGATGCTGTACTATTGTGGAATTTCTTCATATTTAAATTAAGCATAGTTGACGATACTTTAGATGCTGTCAATCCGATATTATCTATTCCTAGTTTATCATACATTGAGCCTGCACAAACTCTACATAAGTTATCACTAGTACAGTACATAGGAGAGCGAAGTTTTACTGTTTTATTCATATATTTATCAATATTAGTTTCATCTAAATGAACGATTTTTCCATTCTCAATAATATTTCTATACATTAAATCTTGTTTGACCCAAGGTGTTATTGTTATTTCAAGATATCCTTTACTTCCACAATCCGAGCCAGGGGCATCTAATACAATACCCTGAAATGCTGCTGTTAATTGTTTTGAAAAATAACCAGAAGTCTGTGTTCCTACTGCTTTAGGATAAGCACCGGTTATAATCGCCGTACCATATGATGGAATTTCTTCTTTTCGAATTCCTTCCATAAAGTTAGATTGAACCATATCCCATTTTCCTGTAGTTGGATTAAATACGGGTCCTTTCATAACGGCAATATTTTTATAGTTGTTATCGAATGAACCTTTTGCACCAGAATTATATAAATCCATACCAGGATCATCTTTCATTTCTTTTCTTGCTAAAGCTTTAACCTCTTCTTCAACTTTAACAGCAGTAACGACATTACCGTCATCTAATTCTTTTTTATTTTCTTTTATCAATTTATCTCTCAATTTAATAACATTTGCATCCGGTTTTAATATTTTCATTGTAAAAGACCCAGAAAATATTGAATTGAACTGGTATCCTAACCACTGAGTTCTATTTAAATATTTTGCCATATCCTCTACAGTGATCTTATCTGTTAATAAAGCTTTTGATAATTTATCTTCAATACCGGAATGTGTTTTTGCATTTATTGGTGTATTTATATACCCAACAATATCAGAAAAACTTTCTTCTATTATCAATTTATTATAAATAAATAATCCGATATTTGTAGTTATCTTTTCCTTATTAAAATATTCCCCTTTTTCCAATGTAAAAGTATCATATGTTTTATACTTACTTGGAATTACACGAAATTTTTTTGTTTCTTTATCGACAATACTTCTATCAGCAAAATTGGTTTCAATAAATTCTGCTGTAATATCATCAGGTTTTAAATTTAAAAAGAATTGTTTTTGCTCATTTGTTAATATAGACATAAGTCATTATCCCACCCTTCAGTTGGTGCTAATATATTATTATCTATTACAAATTTAATTATTTCGAGATAATCTGAATTTGTTATATTATATGTCATGTTTAATGTATATGTCGGAACGCCCAATGCTTGTGATAAAATTGCTGTATATATTTTTTTATATGCCTCATTTTTATTATGCTCACAATAATACAGCGGATGGTGTATTAGATAATCTATAATGGCTAAAGTAATATCAGTTTCTTTCAATCCGTATCCAATATCTATTATATTAAATAATATCGAATCATAGATATTTTCAGCTCTTTCTCTTGATATAATATTAAGTGTTACTAATACTGACAATTTTGTAGAAATTATTTTTCGTAATAAAATATACTCATGAAGATACTCTTTATCCGTTTTCAAATCATCCACATCATCGTATATTGTATCATATATTGTGTTTTTCATTTTTCTCCCTCCTGATATTTAATTTGTGGGGTGTATTAAAATACTGTTCACGACATATATAAAATGTAGTAATACAGATACAATAAAATACCTGTATTACTACATAATGTAAAAGTTTATACTTAGGAGGTATAAATTCTATATACTATAGTTAAGTCTTTAGAAAGTGTTAACATTTCGTTATTAATATTTAATTTAGAGAATAATTTACAATATGTATAATCATCACCATCTTTAACTCCAGTAAATAGACCTATTGAGTTTATTCTGGCTGATTCTATATTTGATTCAAAATATTCTCTGACATCATTTTTACTAAGTTTAAGTGTTAATTCGATAAATGTTTCAATAGCTTCATTTTCACCCGTATACAATTTATCATCGACAGCAGCACCATCTTCATCACCTTCTGCATCTTTCTTTAATACTTTAATAGGAGAGATAGTACTTCCATCAGAAGATGCAAATGGTTCAAATTTTTTTAAATAAAATGCAGTTTTGCCATCAGTTTCTACTTTTCCAAAATACATGGGGTTGTCAAGTTTATTGACAGTATCCGGTTCATCAGTTAATCTAATTGGTATCATATCAAAAATTTCACGTTCACGATATTCAACAGATTTTACAGAAGACATAGATTCTCCAGAACCACCAATTCCGACACCAAATAAACATACTAGCGCATCCGATTCTTTAACACTTCCGCTCGGCGATTTAAATTTCGGACGAGGCAATGTATTAGATCCCGGATCACTATCGGTAAGTTCATGTAAATATTTTACTTTGAATCCTTGATTTACTCCAAATAATTTTTCAAGAGTGAACTGCGCTCCACCCAATACAATCATATTTTCAGTTTCAAAGGCAACTTCACCGAAACGTGTTACACCATTTTTATCGCAATATGCATCATAACCACCAATGATTTTAGTTCTTACAAATGGTTTATTTTGTAATCCTGCAAGAGCATCATGATGATTAAGAGTATCCTTTAAAATAGTATTATTGCTCATTTTATGTCATCCTTTCTTTTATTTAAATTCTTATAGTTATGTTTTATCAGCTATCCCAAATTATAAATAATTTATCTCGCATACTTTTCATATTATTAATATAGAGCGAATTATTCATATCATTAATATCATCACAATATTCAAAATCTATTATATCATTTTGCAATACTGTAGATTTGATATGGGACTTTTCTTTTAATAAAATATTTGTATAAACTTTTGATAATATGGTAAATAATAAATTTTCACTATATTTTATTTCATCATTAGTTAATAATTTTTTCGATATATAACTTAGTTTATCTTCTGCACTTAATTGATGATTAGATTGTATATATTTACAAATATCATCAATATCATCATCTTGTTTTAATTCATCTTTACTATTTATAAAAATTGACATAATAATATTATCTATATATGACGAATATGAGCTAATATTTATATCCTTTTCAGTAGTAATATTATCTTTTAATCGACTATTAAAATATTCCTGTATCATCGATTTCTTAGATATAGCCATTATATAATCGATTATAGGAACTTCTACATTGTTATCAGTATATTTGTCTTTAAGATATATTTTTAAAAAGTATTTATACCTATCAATTATAGAAAGTTTGTCAGAATTACCATCTATAGAAATTGATATTGATTTTATTATATCAGAATAATCCTGTCTCATATTAGTAGATGGATGTATAACTTTTTCTATATAGTTAATATCATCTATTATTTTTATAGCATTATAATGCTTTGAATCAAATAGATAAACTATATTAAATCCCGTTAGATCCGTTGTATATGATTTAAAAAATCTTAATAATTTTATTAATGCAGTAAATGCAGGATTTTGTGAATCGTTTATTATATACAAATACTGTAATGATGTTATTAATTCATTTATTTTAAATATAGTATGTTCAATTGCACCATTCAATTCTGACGTTTCTAAATTTACTAAAATAGTATATAATTTATCGTCATTATATTGTAAATATTCTGCATACGTATCAGCAGTTTGTTCTACCATATCACCATTATCATCGAGTTTTTTTATTTTAAACATATTATTTTGTGCATCAGTTGACATAGATATATTAAAAATCCTCTTATATATCCTGTATTCTTCAATATCTGTAGCAGTATACATCTTCTCTACAATGTAATCATTATATTCTCGTATCTTTTCATATAGTGAATTAACATGCTCTGGTTTTGTTATAGATAAATCGTTAAAATATTTTTTTATTATTGGTTTGCCATCTCCATCTTTTTCAAGTTTATCTGCATTATCATCAATAAATTTATGAATAGCAGTAAGTTCGTCTTCGTTAAAATTGAATCCGTATATATGTGATATTTGTGATGATGTTGAATTAATATTGCCGGCAAACCCATTAAGTTTACATACCACTGCTATTAAAAATACTACAACGTCAAATATTTTAAACTGTGCATCTTGCTCTTGATACAGTTTTGGTAAATCTAATGTATAATTAACTAACTCATCCTTCTTACTAATTAGCATATTAAATGCATATGTTATTTCAAACAGCATTTCTGTCATTTTATACATAAGATTTAAACTTAAATACTTAGTTTCAACGAAATTAAAATCATTGGCGTATTTAGCATTATCTAGGTCAGAATCTTCCCACCAATATGGATCATTAGATGTGACTTCATCGTAATCTAATTTATTTGTATTATTGAGCATAGCTAATACCGTATTACGTTCATTCACATTTACTGATTGAAAATATAATTCATACATCGCATCGCGGTCTTCAATTAATACTGGATTACCTTGTTCATCTAATATTGTATTTCCTTGTTCATCTTTACTTTCAATATATTTAAATATAGGATTTCCATCAGGATCTAGTTTATGTTGCTTAACTAGATAATATTTAAATATATTCATTCTTTCATATCCTAATAAAGAGCATATATCAAATAACACTTTATCTGTCGATTTATATCTTAACAGATTATTTAAATTTTTTACTAAAGTAACATGTTTTTCTATAGGCAAATCTTCAATGAACGGAACATTGTACATTTTATACATATTTTGAATAAATGTCCAATCATAAAAATCTCTTTGTATCCCCATTTTAAATGTAGTAGATACGACTCGTTGTATAGTCATTATCATTATACATAATGCTATAAAATTATCATACATATCATATTTGGCAGAATAATCTTGTATAAATAATGCTACCATAAAATACTGACGATTCTGCTCATATATTGTCAAAAATTCATTATAAAATTCATCGGGCACATCTTTACCTATTTTTATTATTGAAAAGTTATTAGCTTGTCGAGCTGTTACTATAGATATTTTATTTTCTCCTAAATATTTTAAATATTTTTTATCCGGGTTTTCTTCAATAATTTTATCAATAAAACCAGCTTTGTTTAATGTGTAAATAATTTCATTAGAACATTCATGAATATATATGTAATCTACATTTATTTCTATATTATATTTACTTAATTCATCTTTTGTTAATTTAATATATTCATTCGGTTCTTCTTCTATATCAGGTAGACCATTAAGCATTCTGTAGTAATTATTCTTTTCAACATAATTTTCAATTATTTCTTTACGTTGTTCTCTAATAACAGCATCTCGCATGCTATATGGTATTTCATATTTATTATTAGATAATTCAAATGGATCATATTCTGAACCTAATGTCATGCCCACCTTTTCCAATATATCAATACTAAAATTAGGATATCCGTCAAAACTATCTGTTTCCATAACAGCATTAATATACATATCAGCATCTCGCAAACTATCAACTGTTTCATATTTTTTTGCAATTTTAGTATATTTTATTTCAGATGAATTGAGCAAATATCGTATATCTTTAATTAAAGTTTCTAATAACATGAATTACCCTCCAATCCTCTAAATGTTGTTTTGTTATAGTTTTTTCAGCACTAAACAATGTAATAATTACTATAATGTAGTTTAAATATATTTGAAAAGGAGTGTTAGTAATGGATAGTTTACCTAATATCGATTATAAAAAACCATCGAAAAATCCAACTATCGATTCTGATACAAGCTTATATTCATTACCATATTACAAAGATTCTGAATATTTTTCTAATTTAGATAATTTTGTCTCGTTTATTAAAGCTGTCGAACAAACAGTTCGAACATCTAAATATTATTCAAGGTATATAAAATATTTAAAAGAGGATGTTGGATTAAATTTCTGTCAGGTATTATCTAATATTAAATCAGAAGACGAAGATGCATATACTAAAATAGAAATGCATCATGGACCGATATTAACATTATTCGATTATATAGCAATAATCGTAGATTACTATTTATATCATGATAAAAAAATAAATACATTCATAATAGCGGATGTTGTCCTTGAGGAGCATTTTAATAATAACGTGCAGGTCGTTATGTTATCCGAAACAGTTCATCAAGAAGTCCATGAAAATAATGTTTTTTTAAATATTAAGCATGCATTTGGTGACTTAAATACATTCTTAAAAAAATATAAAGATGGAATAAGTGATGAACAAATATTAAAAATAAATCGTTATCTTGAATTATGCGATCAATATGACTCATTCGATAAGCATACGTTAGATTTAAGAGAAATGGTTAAAAAATGGAATTAATTAATTTTTAAGGGGGTATAAAATGTGAGTCCACAGGCGATATATATTATAGTAGGGCTTTCTGTATCTATAATAACCTTGTTATTATTTATTATAGGTTTTGCAAATATTGTCAAAAAGAACAATGAAAAAAATAAAAAAATAATATCTAGTCAAGAGGATGAAATTCATAAGCTTCTTGAAGCAAATAGTTTATCTTTACCATATGACTCTATTATTAAAATAATTAATGATACAATAGATACTATTTGGAAAGATAAATATTTATTGTATTATAGACTAAAAGAAATTCGTATAATACCAAATATGGATGAAGAGGTTAAAAATATAACAACCGAAATAATAGAGTCTTTTAGCAAACCATTCATAGATAATACTTTAAAATATTTTAGTTTAGATTACTTTACCGTTATGATTACTCGTAAAGTACAAATGTTATTAATTGAGTATACAAATACATATAAACCGAATACTAAGTAATTACTTAGTATTCGGGTTTTATATTAATAGATTTATAATCGGAATAATATAGTGAATAAAGTTATAGTTAATATCAATATCTGTTATATCATCTGTATCGATAACACCTACCATTGTTTTCATTAATGATATATTTAATTTAAATAATGAGTCTTTATTAAGTTCTCTATAATAACCTATCTCTAATTGCCTAGTCTTATAATAATATGAAAACTCTTTAATGTTTTTAATTACAATATCTCTCGATGTAGTTTCCATCATTTTAAATATTTTAAACAAGAAATCTAGCATGTAATCTTTATGTAATTTTAATTTATCATCATTTATTCCTTTTACATCTATACTATCTGTACTTAAATAAAATTCAAACTTATTTATGTAATAATATGATGTATATATATGTTTTTCCACGAACTCAATATTATCAAAAACTAATTTATCACATCTTCGGGTTGTTATAATTGCATCTTTTTTTATTGATAGTATATCTTCATCCACCAAATTATTACTTTCAAAAAAAATTCGTCTAGCTTCAACAAATGCATTATTTAATGATTTTTTTAAATCTTTATCATTCTTTTCATATAACCCAATCATTATTTGACGTTTCTTTTTATCTAAACTTTCTAGATGTTTGATTTTACTTTCACTTAATAATTTAAATTTTTTAATTAAATTAAAACCCGCACTTTTTATATCATATTCAATTATTTCTTGTGATACAATATATGGAACGGATTTATTTAAATAGTTGTGCTTCTCCCACAACATATTAGTAACCCCCTCCTATTTTTTTATATAGATGAGAATGAGATACCAGTGAGCCGGTTCTCATTCTCATCATTTTTTTGTTTTAGAATAATGTCTTTATAATCTTCTTAACCATATCTGATTTTTCCATAGACTTCTTTAATTTAAGTCCTTTAGATTTAGCAAATTCTATAAGTTCAGATTTCTTAAGCTGTTTAAGTCTTTCTTTTATCTCAGACTTATCAATTGTAGCTTCAGCATCTGTATCTATATCATTTAACTTTTTCTTAAGGACCTTAATTATTTTTTTCTTATTATCTCCGACACTATTGCACTTTTTAGGATTCTTTTTATATTTTTTATAGCTAAATACTTTTGCACCATATATAGCTGTAATATAATCTCCTAAAATATCGAGATAACCATATTCGTCTTCGTCTTTGGAACACAATAGTACCACATTACTGTTTTCAACAGTTGCTAATTTAACCAATACAGTTATCAAAGACTCAACCTTTGGATTGGATAAATAGTTAACGTATTTCTTTTCATATTTTGAAGCATTTCCGCTTCCTAATAATTCAGAAACAACATTTGGTGGCGGAATTAACGATGGTGTTGCATAAACATTATCATATTTCTTTTCTGTTTTAATATCCTGAGATACTAACAGGAAATTATATTTTTTGTAATTAAAATTCTTAAGAAAATCATCTAGAAATTCTTTAGAATTCATTTTAATAATCGCCGCCATATCCATTTCCTCTCTTCTTACTATACTTATATGACATATTTTCATTTACAGAATCATCATACATGTTTTCCATTTCTTCTTCACTGATGCTTGATCTTAATGTATTTCTCATTGATTCAACATCGTCTGAAGATTCATCTGTATCTGGTTCAATGAATTTTATAAAACTCTGTTCATTTTCAGATGGCAAATCCTCAGCAATGTCTTCTTCAGGAGTCTCTACATCATATACCTGAGGTTCTTCAGTATCATCTTCAGTCACAACATCTTCTACAGATTCATAGAATTCTTCTGTAACTACCTTGTCTGATGGTTCGATATCGATATGAACAGACTGACCTGCGTAATTTGATACTGTGATTTCAATTTCTTCTTCATCACAATCTACCGTAGCTTCTGGAGCTTCGCAGAAGTTTTCTTCAATCTCTTCTTCCTCATATTCACAAGGATCATCCTCATCAACTTCACATGAATCGACCTCAGTAATAAATCTTACACTTGATACAACTGCATCGACAGCATCAATATTATCTTCTTCTGTCGAATCTGTTACAACACACTCAGGATCGTCTTTAATTTCATTATATTCGTCATATAATTCATCAGATACTGCGGTTGTTACAGTTTCAGATATGGTTGATGGCTTATCAATATCTTCAATAGCTGATTCCGTATCAATTCTATCGATTACCGCATCATATGAGTTCTGTACATATTCATCATTTTCAGGATCTGTATAAAATTCATCATCAGAATCCTTATCATCATCTTCAATATCCTCACGGATATCATCATAAAATTCATCTGCAACATCAAGAACTTCTCTCATATTAATATGGAATGATGGTTTTGTCTCTTCTGTTGCTTCTTCAGTAATATTAACTTTTGGTTCATCTGTAGAACATACAGGAATGCTTGGTAAAGCATCAACTGCACTTTCATACATATTTTCCATTTCTTCTTCAGAAATTTTTACATCAAATTCATTCTCTCTATCATACATATCGTCATCTTCCTTTCCAAATATGTCTTCTCTTGTTACTTGCTTTTGTGCAACCGCTTTATTATCTCCTTCGATAACAAGAACGGCGTCTGTTAATTGATATGCTAATTGTTTAGACATATCTATCTCTTTCTTTTCATATTTAGGGTCTATTCTTCTTCGTATATCATAGAATGTATAGCTTTTTCTACATTTTGGACATGTTAACTTATAAAAGTTCTCATCATATTCGAGAAACTCTTCACACATATCACCATTAGCATTAAGCCCCCCACATATCATTTCGTCGCCTTTGATTTTATAAATATATGCAAAATCAAGAATGACTAGTTGACCATCATCTCGATATCCCCAGTTCATGAAGTTCTTCGAAATAGTGCCGACATCTCCCATAATATATCCTTGGGCTAAATAAGACAATATTTGTCGAATTTTATCCTTCTTATCCATAAACTCTTCTTTCGAAATAACAGTCACATACTCTGCAACAACAATAAGACCATTACACTCATATGTCTTTGTTACATAAGGTTGCAGTTCTTTTGCTATAGCGAATTCTGACCAGTTATCCTTTATACCATATTCATCCATCGCAATCTTAAATACGAATCCATCAATCAATATAGCATATCTATTGGTTCCTGGTCCAAGTTCAGTATAGTCAATATTGTATTTATCTAGCACGCTTACCATTAAATCAACCTTTGTATTATTATCCGCTATTGTAACGTCGTTACATATTTTATTTAAAGCCAATAATACATCTCTTGATAAATACTCATGAATTTTACTTTTAATAACTTTCATTATTTGTTAACCTCCTATTTTAATCATATAAATCTGCAGAAGTCATCTTAAGCATATCTTTTGAAAATTCATCAAAATCATCATAACCACTATCGGTCATAATATCGACTAATATACTATCAAACTTCTTACTCTTCTTTTTTCTTTTCTTTTCTTTTTTCTTTTTCTTCTTTTCATCAAATAGATCGGTTACACGTTTACTAAAGTTAGCCTTCTTCATAAGTTTATAGGTATTCCAACCCATATCGTTTAATTTATGATAAACGTTTAAGTCCTCGTTACCTGTACGGGATAGCAATAATCCACCAAATACATCATAATCGGAACTTTCTTGATACTGCTCGAAGTCTTTCAGATAATCACTCTTCATAAGATCACTTATGCGGTAATCATTCATTAAATCTCTGTCTTTATTCTTTTTCTTATTTTTCTTCTTAAGAGATTTCTTAACGCGTTTATTCTTTAATTTAAAATATTCATCAAGGTAATCCACATCGGATTTAAATGATTTACTCTTTGTAAATCTCATACCTTTATCTAATTCAGTTTCGGCTATCTTTATAGCTTCTTTATTCTTAACGAATGTGGTCGTCGTTTTATCCACATCAATCTCACTATAATTTTCATCAAGATACTCCATAAGCTCATCATCATAAATATATCCTTTACCAGAACTTACTATTATTCCTTTTTCATAAGCATTCTTTAAAAACTTACTGTCTCTAAGTTTTGGCTTATGAGGAACATAGTCTTCTATTATCTCATATTTAATTTTAGCTTTTAATATATCTCGACCACCATGTTTATTAGCAAGATAATCCATCCATTCATTATACAATGCGATAGCATCATTAAACTCGTTTAAATCTTTATATCTTCTACGAATTTTACGAACTTCTTGTTCAAATTCGCTAGAAGGTTCTCCTTCAAGCCTATGATAATTGTCATCATAGTCCCATACATAGACATTAAATAACGATTCGTTAGCTTGTTTAAACCTAGATGAACCATTATCTATTGTTACATTAATTTCCATGAATTCACACCCTCCATATTTATTAGTTGATATACATATAATATATAAACTAATTTTATTTCTTATTTGTAGTTATTTTTTTCATTTGCTTATAGGTGGATTTAACAATTTTATCGCATTTTTTATTTTGTTGGTAAATAAATATGAACTTATTTAATGAAATATTGCATGAGTTTTCAATACAAAATTCATAATAATTTCGTTTTATCCATTTGGTACCAACGTGCGATTTTATATGGAAAAAAGATATTTTATCTTCACCAATCTTATTAATTAATTCCACAATTTCTTTAACTAAATAATCATATACATAGTTAATTTCTTCACCTAATAATGCCGAATTGATTATATTGATAGATATTAATGAATCAGTATATACCTCAATACAATAATCGGTATCATCATCCATTTGGGATATCATTCCATATGATCTTGATATGGCTTTCTTTATTGCAAAGATTTCGGAATAATTACTATTTTTGCCCTCGATAAATTTTTTAAATGTAAGAGCATTTTTCCCATCAATACATATTAATCCAACAGATACAGCTATTGATTTATATTTAAAAGCTCCGCCGTCTGTGAATATTTGTATCAGTTTTTGACTCATAATCTATATTCACCTCGATACAACATAAATATATCCGAATAACATTTTTTAGTGTTATTCGGATATAAATAATTATCTTTCTATAATTTGTGGTAATGTAAATCCTTCTACCGTTAAATATACATATCTCTTTTCAAGTATAGAAGTATCTGCATTGTTAATGTCTTTAGACAATTTCAATTTCATTTCCAGCATATTATTAATTTCACTAGGAATATACTGAGCATATTCTTTTAAGAATTTAACATAGTCTCCATATACATTTTGTAATGGAATAAATAACTTTCCATCATGAACTAACTGATGTGGAGTTGTTGATAGTGGAATTAATCCGACCATGTCTTTATAATGAAGTTTCATGACTTCATCAGAGATTAACAATGGATTTAATTCTCTATCTTCGTCAATGAATTTTTCAACAACTATCTGCGTAATATCAAATAATGTAAATGGTTCATGATGTATTTCGATACCAATGGACGTATTATTTTTTGAAGAAACATTTTCGAAGAAAGAACAACAGGTCATATCGATTTCATCTTTAAGAAATTTTATATACTGTTTATATTCCAATGAACGACGTACTATCCTTTCAACTGTTTTAATTAAGTTAATTTTGTCTTTATCGTTAATGACAACATAAGTTTTCTCGACAGGAGAAACCTTCGGAATGTCCATATTGGTAATTAATAAATTATTTTCATAATTTTCTATTGTCGGAAGTCGCATTATTATATCACCTCTTTCAATGGTTCTTATAATAATGTTATTCGGCGTTTACTCATTTATAATAGTATATTTGATATATTTATTGATATCAAATATATCTTCATATAAAAATTCCTCTTCTATAGAAATACTATTCTCTATAGTCTCTAATATTTTAGTAAAAGATGTTATTATTAAATCAAATTCCAATTTTTTAAATTTTATAAATTCTATTTTTTCACAAAGTTTAGTAAGGCAAGCGTCTAATATCATAACATCATCCCTAAATGAATCGTGAACTATATCTATTTCATAATTAAATAATGGATATTTATATAATATTTCTGCACCATACTCATATCTGAAATAATCCAGCTCAGTCTGTTTAAACTCACTACTATTAAGGATATTTTTATCTATTTTATTCTTAGATACTTTTATTATTTTATATTTATTTGGGCGAATTTTTAAAAATTGATCTAGTGCCCGTTTATCAGTGGTGTGTCCTACAAATTTATCTTTTTTATATATTAAATAGATTTTAATAATAACCACCACCCAGTTCTTTATTGACTTTAACATTCTTTTTAATCTCATTATATAAAAGATTTTCTATAAACCATTGCAACGCATTAGCATATGACCAATAATGCATGTCGGTACCCGTATCTTCATCATATAATGTACCATGCTTCATAGCATGTATGTATTCTGCGATTTCTTCAAGTAATGGTCTCAATATTTCTTTTTCATCATCATCAAATTTTAAATATGATAATAATTTTAATCCAGTTTCAAAATGTCTTGTTAAATCAATTTTATATTGTTCAAAAGAGCCCAAAAAATATGCTTCTTCATCTGAAAATAAAAATACACCATATATTTTAAGAGCTTCATTTGACGAATTCATATCTATATTCTTTTTATTGGGGTCGAACTTAAGATATGAATAATTTCCTTTTCTTTGCGATATTAATTCTTTAGCATCAATTTTATCACAGCAATAGCCTCTAACGCCCTTTTCATTACCAACGAGGTATATATAGTTATCTTTATTCTTTTTAGACATACTTATCACCAAACTCTTTATTTAATTTTTTAATCTTTAATACACTAGACGCGTCTTTTATAGATTTTGACTTTTTAATACTTTCTAATTTATCATCTAATAACGATAATGCTTGTTTTAATTCTTTATTAAATTTTTTATCAGTATTTAAGAATTTAACAAATCTGCGCATTTCTCTAAGTTCGATTTCCAATTCTTCAGCAAATTTTTCAATTTTAATTTTTGTATCAAAATCACCATTCCCCATAGATATCACCACCAATAAAACTAAAATAAATTAGAGATAGATATATTTTTATATCTATCTCTAATAATATAATTATTATAAAAGTTCTTTAGATAATGCTAATAACGACTGAATCAAATTCTTATCACTAGTCATATATATAACATTATCGTACTGATTTATTATTTCTATTGCTTTAGTCAACATTTCATGGTCCATATCAGGATCTAATCTGACGATAACATATTTACTCTTAATCATTTCTGATTCGAAGTTTTCTTTCAATTTATCGACAGAAGAAACTCCATCAGTTGCATGAATATTGAATAAAACTATTTCGGATTTCATCATCATTCTTGCAACCCATCTTGTGTATTTCTCCTGGTCATAATTTTCATCCATAAGCATTGTTGTATCAACAATATCCATCGGAACCTTATTATTCATTATCATTTCAATAACTTGGTGTTTCCATTGATATTGGTTAAATACATGGTCTACGAGAATAATAGTTACAGCATTCCAGTATGGACTAATCAATCTATAATTTGATTGTTCTAAGACTCCTGCCTTTTGGGATTGAACCTTCTCCTGAATTTTCTTATTATTTCTCTTTTTGTTTTTTTGATTTTTACCCATATTTAATTCCTCCTATTTTATTTTTTTTAATTGTATAGTAATAATATATACTTTAAAAAAATATAAAGGAATAATTATAAAATGAAATTATTCCTTTATATTTAAGGTGGGTTGTGAATTTACTTATTGTTCTTTTTTATATCGACCAATGTTTTTTCAATTAAATTCGTTATGTATATTTCCAAATTACCAAATACTTTAGTCAATACTTCTTTCATTTCATCAGACATCATATTGAGCATCATGTCTAGTGCAGTTTTTCGTATTTCTGCAACTTCTTCTTCAGTTAATTTTCCATCTGAAGCTTTAGCTCTGTATTCTTTTACAATAGTAGCATTCAACGATTCTACTACTTTTACCGCATTATCTGCGGCATACGATACAAACATAGCAATCTTCTCGTTATTTGTTTTTTCGAGAATTTCTTGCTTTTTAGTATTGATGAATTTAGTAATTAGTGCAGCGAGATATGAGAATATTGCGAGAAGTAAAATACTGCCACCATTATCCAAAAGAACATCAATGTTGCTTAAAAAATTACCATCCATTTAATATACACTCCTCTCAAAATGTTTATTAAATATATGTATATTAAATTACAAACGCGTCAATACCTTTTTCTTTAAGCTCTTTTGCAAACTTTTCAGCTACTCTTCTATTAGTTCCCACAGCAGCTTGTACTCTATAAACTTTATCACTCTTCATTTCAATGTCATCAGCAAGATATCTGCGAATAGCTTTTGCTATAGCACACCCGATAACTTCTGTAGATTTTATTTCTGAAAATATTGTGATGGATGGATAAAGTATCTCTATTTTAACCGATGGAATAACGTTTGATAAATTCTGATCAGTTTCACATTTTACGCCAAGACCCTTGATACGTGATTTGTTTCGTCTTATTTCTTTATAAATTCGTATTGCACAGTTTTTACTCACTCTGTCGTCTTCTGGATATGATGCTCGGATTTTAAAGCCACCTTCAACATATTTGTGCGAAATGTGACAAAACAAAGTTGCCTTCATTTTTTCTGCCTCATCATCTCTTTTATTTATTTCTGTGGATTTAGCTGCAGTAAACACGGAAATTCCTCTTGAACGCAATTCCCTATCCACAATTTTGGCAATTTTTTCAGAATATTTATAATCACCGTGTTCTAAAAAAGGAAACGGTTTTTCTACAGCTATTGGTGACAAATAAACTATTTGACTCATACGGAATCCCTCCTTAAAAATATTTATTAACAGTATTTAACAAAATCTGTTCCAATTCTGAACTATAACCAAATCTATCTTTATTACATTTAATAGATTCCTTTATGTCCCCATTAGAATGTCTCATGCTTGCGGCTTTCCAATCACAAATCATTTCGACCAAATCAACTAAAGTCATTCCAAGAATACCATCATCGTGGTATTCTGGGTGATGGGGATTATGTTTATAGTGATGGTCTAATGCGACATTCATTTCTTTTAAAAAATCTTTATATTCATCAGACATATAAGTGGAATTTTTAAGTTTTGGAGTATACTCATCAAAAATCTCTTTTTCCGGAGATTTTAATTTTGAATCATCATGCGTTGTTGCTCGCAAAATCAATTCATCAATAAGTATTCTCATATTTTCCTTTACATGAGATTTATGCTCTAATGTATCATTAGAGCTAGAATATTTCGGTATAGAAGTATTTCCAAAAATCATTTTAGTTCACCTCACTTAAATAGTTAAAAGCCAGATTATTATATTATATATACTTACCATAGTGCATGTTAATAATATTATCATAAATAATGAATTGATATTTAACTTTTTTATATTACACATTAATATTACGCATATGGTTAAAATTATACATGACATTGCAAACAATGCATCGTTTAATGACAAAACCATTACAATCACTCTTTTTTATATTTTTCTTTAAGTTCTGCTGATCGACCACAACTCATTTTCCCTTCTTTACATACACCATATACACAAGGCGGTAAAGCATTTTTAAATATAGTCGGTGAAATTTTAACCAAACTATCGTATTTTTTGGTATACATATTTCTTATCTCTTCCTGTGCAGTTAGGCATAAACGTTCTCTAAATATAAATGTATCATTTCTAGCATTAGAAGACACAATAAATTTTATATAAAAACAGTTTAAGAATAAAGGATAATAATACTCATGATTAACAGAACTTATGTTATTAAATAGGAATGTTTTATATTCTGAAACCAAATCAACATATTCATCATAAAAATCAGAGTTCTCAATTGTTTTAGGAACATAGAAATCTCTATATTTGTCGTATATTAACATATCTAAATCTTCTGTGTATATATTTTGCAATCTATGTCTTATCACTTGATGATATGCTGATAATGAGCATGACATGCCATAAGTTGTTCTCGATTGTTCGAGTATACCCATATGTCCATATCCAAATGCCACTCGATTTATTAATCCTTCGGTTTTAGCTTCTTTATCATCCCACGAGTTGTATACTTCTAAACCAGAACAACTATTTGTACTTGTGAGTGCACCAATTGCTATATTGTCGTCTGAATTTATTGAATCAACACTTACAATGTCGCCAGGGTTAATCATATGAAGTAATGGGTCGTAAACTGAATGTATTAATTTATAATCTTCGTTAAGAGAAAACGCTAAACCGTAAAGTTTAGCATGTAAAGTGCTTCCTATATACAAGTTCAGTTTAGTTGTAACATCTTTAAATACTATTGGATATTTAAAACATAATCGATACAGATCAACCAATTTATCACCACTCATAGTTACTGCAATATTTGTAGTCGTTGCTAAAGGCAATATGTATCTAGCATCTTCATATGGTATTCCATGCACAAAATCATCAGCAGTCAAACGACCTTTTTTATTAGGGTCTTTCAATTCTGTCATTTTCTCATATAAATGAAAAGATTTGTGTATCAATTCTTTAGCATTTCCGTGTTCTGTAACATAACTATCAAAATGTGGATGGAGCACATATGAGTCCGCACCCATACCAACATATCTCTGTGATTGCTGAACGTATGAATCTCCTAATTCGCACAATAACATACTTTGTACTCTATTAGCCCCAGTTATAAGAAAACTAATATTAGCAGTTTTAAGAATAGTTCTCATAGTATGTTCATTTGCTTGGAATTTTTTGTCAAGTTCCATATTAATCATATTCAACATACTCATTTTAAAATTTTCAATTTTCATTGCATTTTCCTCCTTATTTTTAAATCCGTTATAAATTACTGACTTGTTTATAAAATAGTATTTTTTAACATTTTGGGTATATATTATTTATGTAAGATTAAAGAAATTTAATCAAATATATTTTATTTAAAAAAGGAGTATCAAACATCATGAAAGAACAGAAAGTAACAAACAAGTTAGAAGAATTGCTTGAAAAAGCATCCATTGGTGGAGGAAACATAACAAAGCGTGACTTAAAAGGTATCGAAATAACTTCAACAGAAGCTCGTTTTCTTGTTGAAAGATATTATGATATGCAAAAAGCACGTATTGCTACAGGTAATCAAAAGTTCGCGAATGAACAAAATGAAACAGAATCAGGAATTCTTAAACTTATAGTCCAGTCATATAGAGATATGGAAGACTTGATAAGAAAGATTCTGGATATATATGTCGACAGTCACCCCGTAGGTCAGTGGTTAAAATCCATAATCGGAATAGGACCAGTTCTGGCTGCAGGACTTCTTGCATATATAGATATGAGTAAAGCTCAAACAGCAGGAGCTATTTGGAAATATGCTGGATGGGATGTTGGTTATAAAAGACCAAAGAGAGGTGTAAAGCAAGATTACAATCCTAAGTTTAGAACACTTTGTTGGAAAATTGGAGATTGCTTTATTAAATGTCAAAATAATAAAAACGATATATATGGTCATTTATACAAAGAGAAAAAGGAATGGTATATTGAAAAGAATGAAGCTGGTGGATTTGCTGATAAAGCTGCATATGAGTTATCATTAAAGAATTATAAAACAACTTCAGAACCTTATAAATACTATTCCGAAGGTAAATTGCCTGCGGGTCACATTAATGCTATGGCATCCCGTTTTGCTGTAAAGATTTTCTTATCACACTTATTTGAAGTATGGTATAAATATGAGCATAACGGTGAAATGCCACCAAAACCATTTGTTGAAGAACATATGGGTCATGTCCATATTATTAAAGCTCCAAATATGGAAATAATTGATAATTACATAGCTACAAAAGCATAATTATCAAAAAAAAAATAAATAAAGGTAATGGACGGTTAAATCCATTACCTTTATTTTTTTATATCATTTTTATGTGTGTTCCGTGAATATATCCTTCATCATTATCATATTTTATTTTATACCAACCATCTGGTGTTATATCGAGTATATTAACTTGCGATAATTTTGGTATAGTTCTAATTTCCTTAGATTTATAAATTCTCGGATGACGCCTTATGTGCGAACCTCCATTGGATATTATTATCCCTTTCCGTTCAACCCCATCATATGTGTTATATATATGCTTATTTTTACTATATACAATCAATGCAGAAGGTGAACGTCTTTCTTTAAATATTGATTTATTTACAGTTTCATTTCTATATATCATTTGGGATGACCTATTTCCTATATCAAAAGCTATTTTACATCCAAGGTCTATCATTAATTCCGAAGATTGTTTTATAGTTAATCCTCTATTTAATAATCCTTTTTTATCGACAACACATAGAACAAAATCACCATTATGTTTTTGACCAAGTAAAGTTCTTTGATTTCTTTTTCTTGGTTGTTCCGGCATAACAAATAATTCATCTTCAGTCATATGATAATTTCGTTTACCATTAATAACTAAAGTCCACATGCACCTAATAGCCCATTTGGCGCCTAGTTGATAATCTACATACCGTTCAGGATTAGTGGTATATTCTGCAGATAATATACCATTATTCCATAAAACAGCAATAGGATATTGATCTAATAATTTGGTATAGTATAGGTCTTCTTCTGATATTGATGATATATACTCGGGATGATTATCTAGTGCAGAAAATCCTCCGTTTACTTTTAAAATAACTTCTTCATCTTTATTAGGCGTACCATCTATTTTAGATATATATTCCATTTTATTATTTCCTACGGAAACATCTAACCTACAATCATCTGTAGAAAATTCAAATATATGACAATCAGATGAATATTTACGTAGTTTTTTATATTTATACATTAATATTACCCCCTCAAATTTCTTTTTAAATAAAAAAAGAAATTGATATTTATTATAAAGTTTTTATAGTTTTTAAAAATAACATAGATAGATAGAATGTAAAATCATTCTATCTATCTATTTTTTATAATATATTTTATTTTTTTAATGGCATCATGTAATGAATTAAATAAAAACAATTCATCATCATTTTTACGTAAATTCGTATCCTTTGAACGTTCATAAAATGGTTTTATTGCAGAGACCCATCGTATTGGACGAAGAGTATGATAGACTACATTATGTAGATATATTTCTATCATCATCGACCTGTCACTTCTATTCCAATTGTCAAGGTTGTATATTTCTGCAAATTGTTTAATTCTTTCGATTAGATGTACCCTATCAGCGTGTCCTTTTACCATATATGTATTAGTTACTCTTATATTTGGGTTCTTATCCATAGTATAATCTTCAATTCTAACTTTAATTCTATAAAGTATATACTTATGGTTATGTGGTTGCATACTATATTTCATTGTATTTTACCACCTACCTTTCTTCCAATATAGGAGATTTACTTTATTGTTTTAATTATATGGTATATAAAAAATAATAAGTGATATACATTAAATTTATTTATATATCACTTATTATTTAATCTGTTTTATTTATATTATATTTGAATGATTTTTCTAATTGTAATAGATTATTTCTTATAGATGGCATATTATAATATGCCCGTATAATAGATTCTGTATCGATAAAGTATTCTAAATCTTCTTTTTTATTTTTCTTTAATATAGAAATGGTTTTACTTATAGATTTAATTTCTGATTGTGTTAAATTATAATCAGATTTGATATATTTTAAATATTCTATAGTATCAAATAATTTATTTTTATTATAATTTATAATAGATTCTATACTATCTTTATCTTTAGGTCTGATAATAAAATTATCAAATTCTTCTAAGTAGTAATCGTCTAACATAATTAGATAATTATTTATTTTTGTTTTATCGGTTAATTTAGTTATTGTATAAATATCTCTATTATAATTATTTTGTAAATAGAATGCTATTATATGATATTTAAATTCTGATATAGCTACAATTTTATTATTTATTTTATTTAATATAATATATAGTTTCATTATAATTCCTCCTTAAAATTATATAAATAGCAAATAAAAATTAAAAATAGAAGAAAAAATAATATCGTTTGATACTGTTTTCTTCTATTTTTTATCTTCTTTTTTTATTCTCTTATTATTTCTTTTTCTTTTTCTATTCTTTTCTATATACTTATATTTCTATTTATACTATTCTGAGCTCCCCGCACTCCCGGTACCCACTTACACCCAAACTATTTTTTCAAATAGTTTGGGTTATTTAGTCATATTCTTGTACTCAAGAAAAAATAAATTTTTAAAAATAGTATATAAATAGATATAGTTTTATTATTATGTTATTGTTAATTAAAAATTATTTTTAATTATGTATTACTTTAAATAAGTTTTTTATTTTTAAGAAATGCTATCCTTCTATCTATAGCACGTATACTTCTACCAATTTCATTACTTATAGTTGTTATATCACAATTTTCATTATATAAATTTATTAATCTTTGTTCATCCTCTTCTGTCCACGGTACTGGTTTTTTACTTCTATTTTTTATTATATTTTCATAATGATCAATAATTGTAGTATATGCTTCTATTCCTTCTTTTGGTATTTTATTTGATATGCACAATTTTGTCATTATCTTTTTTGCTTCAAGAAAATTCATATTAATTCCCCCTTGAATTTGCTCGTATATGTATATTATATATATTTTACAAAACTGTTAATATAGTTTTTAAAATAAATTTGTAATAAAAATAGAACAAAGTTTTAATGACGTTAAAGACATATAAATTATATATGTTGACGACGTCAGGAGGTTAATGGTGACATCTGCAGAGACAGTGCCCATTAATATCAAAACTGATTTACTTATCCAAGTTTTTAGAAACCAGCTTTGTGGTTATTCTATTAATGAGGAACATACAAAATTAGAGAATACACTCGTATGAGTATTTATATATGGAATCCAATATAGTATGTGACTATATTGGATTCTTTTTTTTAAACGAATTTGTGCTTTTTTAACATAGGAAACAATAAGTTAAATATATAAAATGAAGGAGGATGTATATATGGTTTATTTACAAAATATTCCTCATCAAAAAGTTTATCGGCAACGTGTATACTTGCCAAAAGATGAAAAAGCTGCAACTATGTATAATATTATATTTAGTAATAATAAAGATATTAGTGCAACTTTAAATTTAATGAAACACCCATTATTATTATCAAATCACAAATATCTTAATTATTACATAGAACCTATGTATTATACTAAAATTGGTGCAAAATCTGTACGTCTAAATTATAGACAGGATAGAAAAAATGTTTATGATAAAATAGATTCGTCTATAAAAATGATTAATACGCCAACAACGTTTGATTTATTAAAAAATCGTAATGTGTATTACGATTTATTTATGAATAATTCTATATTTTTTAAGAATATTAAAGCTACTTCAATTCAGAAAAAAGTTGAGATATATGTACAATATTTAAAAAATTTAATAGTTGATAAAAAGTTCGATAGCTATAAAACTAAAATTATAGCAATGGACGTAGATTCTTGGATGTCTAATTCAGATATTATAAATAATCCTATTATGTTATTATTTATAGCTTATAGAAAATATTTTGACATATTTAAATCTATAGGCAATATCGATATTGTATTTTACACGGATTCATTAATTTTAAGAGTTAATCCATCTCAATGTAGCGAAAAGACATTTCCTATATTTAAACGTGAATTAAATAAATTAATAAAAACTGTAAACATTGAAGATGATGATATCGTCGATAAAGAAATAGAACGTCAAGAAGTTAAGGATGACATTAAAGACATTGTAAAAGATGACGTGTTTCATTTTGTTGGTGATACTGACAACGATGATGTAGATGAAACTATTATCGATGATACCGTTGATGAAATTGTAGATGATGCTGAAGATAAAGAATTAACTAAAAAGGAAATAGAAAAGCGATTAGAAGATAAATTATCTAATGATACGGAAATTTTAAAAACTATGCATGAAATACGAAAAGAAAAAGTTATCGGAAAATCGGCAGCATCAATAAAGCGTGATGAAGAATTAAGAGAAAAACAAAAGAAGTTAAAACTCGATAATATTAAAATTGAGGATTACAAAGACTTCTATGATAGAAATGTTGAAATTCCAGAAATAGATATTTCCGATAAGATAACTACTACTAATGAAAATGTAAAAAAGATTAAATTTACCAATTTTGAAAAGACTTACAATGATACATTAATGAAAAAAGATTTTGTAAATATTATAACCAATCTTAATACTAAAAGTGTTCCAGTTTATATTAAAGATATAAAAGTAGAAGACACTTCTGACGAGCTTAATTATAAAGAAACTTATACAGTAAGTCTTGAAGATACAAATAGAGTTAGACATACCATTAAGGTTGATATGCCGAAATTTATTGAAGATAAATTTTTATATCTCGGTGGTAATAAAAAAATTATTGTTAAGCAATTACTTATGAAGCCTATTGTTAAAATAGACCCAGATAGAGTAAGATTAACAACAAATTATAATAATATTATGGTAAGTAGATATGGGAATAAAGTATCTGCTAAGAATGAAAAACTTAAAAAAGTTTTATCTAATACAATTCCTGGAGTTAAAGTTGAACATGGCGATTCAACTATGGTTAATGTAAAATACAAATCTATATTAGAATATGATGACATAGCTAAAACTATATTAAAAATAAAGACCAATAATTATGAATTGTTATTTAATCAGGATGAGGTTCATGATAGATTGGGTAATTTAAAATTAACTTCAGATGATTTTTGTGTTGGATTTTATTCTGACGGGAAACCTATATTGATGAGTTATAAAACTGAAAAAATCGGTGATATTGATTTATGTGATTTTATAGTTTCTAACAGTAATGATAAATTAAAAGAAATTTATGAAAATACTAAATCAACAGGAACTAGATTTATGTATTCTAGAGCAAAAATAATGCATAAACATGTACCATTAATATTACTTCTTGGGTATTGTGAAGGTATTTCGACTGTATTAAAGAAAGCGGAAATAGAGCATTATTTTACAGACAAACGACCATCGTTAACAGACCAACAAGGATATATACAATTCGAAGATGGATACTTAATATATGATAAATATCCATTTGAAAATTCATTATTATTAAATGCATTACAAGGAATTCCAACAAAATCATTCACATACGATTCATTTGATGATAAAGAAGTTTATATTGAATTATTTGAAATTCTTTATAATGCAAGAAATCTCGCAAATGCATTTGATTCATTTTATGAATTTATGATTGACCCAATTACAAAAGAAGTGTTAAATGATTCAGATTATCCAACAGATTTTGTGTCATTATTATTATTTGCCAATTCGTTATTAGTTGATAATTCATACGTGCTGGAAAATGATATGTCGTTATATCGTGTACGTTCAAATGAAATAGTAAATGCTATATTACACAAACATATTGCAGATGCATATGCCAAATATAGAGTTACAGCTAATAATAGAAATCCTGTTAAAATATCAATACCTAGAGATGCGGTAATTAAAGAAATATTAACATCAAATATTGTAGAAGAATTTTCAACACTAAATCCGATATATGAAACAGAAAAACTTAGAGCAATTACGCCTAAAGGTCCAAGCGGATTGAATACTGAAGGCGCATATGACCAAGCAAAGCGTTCATATGATAAATCTATGGTAGGACTAATGGGCATTTCAACATCACCAGATGCTAATGTTGGTATAGTACGTCAGTTGACAATGGAACCAAATATAGTTGGACCTAGAGGATATATAAACGTTTCTGATAATCTTAATGATATCAAAGATGTTAATATATTAACACCTGCTGAATTATTAACCCCAATTGGAGCAATTCACGATGACTCTATAAGAACAGCCATGGCTAGTAAACAGTCTAAGCATATTATACCAGTTGCTAAATCTAGTCCTGTATTAATATCAAATGGATCAGAACAGACAATTCAATATAATCTTTCTAATGACTTTGTTGTTATTGCAGAAGACGATGGTGAGGTTGTAGAAATGGATGAAGAAACAGGATTATGTGTAGTAAAATATAAAAATGGTAAATCAAAAGCTATTGATACAAAACCTAGAGTTATGAAGAACTCTGCAAGTGGATTCTATGTATCTAATAAATTGAATGTAGATTTAAAAGTTGGTCAAAAGGTCAAAAAGAATGATGTTATTGCATATGAAGATAAATTTTTTACAAATGACGATATTAATGGCAATAGATTTAATATTGGTTCATTACAGAAAATAGCTATAATGTCTTCATATTCAACTTATGAAGATTCTACATTTATTACTAAGAAAATGTCGGAAGAGATGGCATCAGATATTATAATGATGAAAGATGCGGTTATTGGTAAGAATGCTAATGTTCATAAGATGGTTGATATTGGTGATAGCGTTCAAGTTGGAGATATTTTGGTTTCTTTTGAAACATCATACGATGATGATGCATATAATAAATTCTTGGCTTCTATATCAAGTGAAGAAGAAAGGGAAGAAATTAGCTCATTAAATAAGGTTCCAATAAAATCAAAATATAGTGGTACTATTGAAGATATAAAGATATACTGTTCTGTAGAATTAGATGAACTATCTCCAAGTTTAAAAAAGATAGTATCGAAATATTATACAAAAATAAATAAAAAGAAAAAAATATTGGATACTTATGATAAAAATAATTCAATTATCAAAGCAGGAATGTTATTTAATGAACCTACAGGAAAAATAGAACCAACGTCAGATGGTAAAATAAAAGGTAAAGAAGTATTTGATGGAGTTCTTATAGAATTTTATATTAAATATAAAGACCCAATAGGAGTTGGTGACAAGCTAACATTCTTTAGTGCGTTAAAGTCTATTGTAGGTGAAGTTATTGAAGAAGGATATGAGCCTTATTCAGAATTTAGACCAGATGAAGAAATTTCTTCATTCTTGGGACCTGTTGCGATACTTGCGCGTATGACACCATCTATAATATTGACGATGTTTGGTAATAAAGTATTAATTGAATTGAAACGTAAACTACAAGAAATATATGAAGATTAACCTAAAATTGGAGGAATGTGAATTATTCACATTCCTCCATTATAAACACTATTTTCGAATATATATTATTATGGTAGAAAAAATAAAAAAGACCTAAAAACAAAACAACAATCCTAATATTTTTTATGTTTTTAATCTAATTGAGATTATTTAATAAATTATATTAGGTATCGATATGTCGGAAATACGATATATTATTTTATTTATTCTATGTTCCGAGATACTCGATAAAGCTAATAACTTACTGTTGTTTTAATATATTAAATATTTATAAAACATGAATTTTTTATTAAATTAATATTATTGCAAAAACACTTTATAAAAAAGAGTGGTGAATATTATGGGATTAAAACTTGATATTGACGCTTCTTTATCTATTGATGAGAATGGAGTGAAAGTAAAAGTGAAAGGATTTAATACAAATAATTTTATTATCGACAAAGTATTTAACAAGCTTAGTAAAAAAAAGAAACACGATAAAAAGAAAAATAAATCAGAACATCTTGATTTTGACAAAGAATGTGTAAATAATTCGGTCGACTCAATCGAAGTTGAGGGTCCAATTGTAATCGATATTACCGTGTAATTATTTATTACACGGTAAACTATAAAGTAATAAAAATTTAGGAGGTTTTATCAATGAAAACATTTGATGAAGTATTTAATGAAATTAAAAGTAATGTATCAGTATCTAAGAGCGGAAAGGTTAAGAAGACCTTTAGCAAAACAGATTTTGATAAGTTATTAAAAGCATTTATGAATACACCTGACTACGAAATGCAGGTAGCAGGAACAAAAGGTGGAGAAATGGTTACTAAAACTGTTTATCCAGTTAAAGAATTCCGTAAGTTTGTAGAAAAAGTTCTTGCAGACTTCGGTGTTGATGCGCAGGAAAGAAAGAAAATGGAATCTGAATATGATTTCAGCAACCCTGACGCATTCTATTATTTCATGTCAGAATTCTTAATGGTATATATGAGTGCTGGTAAGAAATTTGACTTTCCGACAAAAGAAGATTTCAGCGGTTCAATCTCACTTAAAGATGTTGCTGAAAGTGTTGGCACATATAAGCCTATCGGAAAGAATTCAGAAGGCAAAGATCCATTTAAGATTAAAACAGGAGCTCACAAGATTCTTGAGAAGAAGAGTAAAGCTCCAAAGTGGCTTAAAAAGAAATTCAATTAATTATCCGCTACAATCTCCATATAGATATCCTATACCGATTAATTTCGGTATAGGATATTTTTTTTTGCATTCTCCCTTAGTTTTTTTATACAAAAAACAATACAGTAAATATGATTTCTTTTTTATATAATAAATACTGAAGAAAGGAGATGTTTAATATGGCTAACCAAAAAGGTTCTATGAAAAAGGGAAATTCTAATGGTTTAACATGGTTTAAGAATGTTGGAAAATCATTAGGATTATCTACAATGGATGTTATTAGTGAAATGATGCCAGCTACATTAGAGACTATAACGAATAATAAAGATACCGTTACATCGTTATATGACAGTATCAAAACGTTTCGTAGTAGAAATACTACTAAACTTGATGATATGCTTACAGGTAAGGCTAAAGAGAATTATAATACTCTTAAAAATGCTATTAAGAATGCACGAGAAGATTTAGCATCTGGTAATTTCTATAATTCAGGAAGAATAGAATCATCATTTGATGATGGATTTGACATTGATATGGATTTCTCTGATAGTCTAGGAGACGATAGTTTTTCGGATGATTCCAGCTCATCAACAGAATCAAATGTCGTAGTTCCAGATATAAATATAAATAGTAACATTACAAAGAATAATCCTATGGTTAAAGCAGTACAATCGCAAAGTGCATTATTGGCAGAAACTGCAGATGCACAAGCAAAACGTGATACTGCTATAGCAAGATCACAGATTACTGTCAATAAACAAATTGGTGATGCTCTTTATGGCGGAATGCATACAATTAATGAGAACTTAAGTTTATTAGTAAATTTTCATAGTAATAATATGACCAAATATATTAGTGCGTCATTAAAATATTATGAAGATCAACTACAAATAACAAAAGAAGCATTCGAAGCTTATAAGCTCAATAACCCACCAAAGGAAGAAAAGCAAACTAATGTAAAAACTAATCCTATGGATGATATTATTTCTGCTAGTGGTGGGTTTAATCTTGGTGCATATGCTAATCTTGTAAAAAAGCAAGTTAATGATGCTATTGATTCAAATTTAATAACATCGTCAATAAAAATGATGTTTGAAGATACCGATACACTAGCTAGTATGGCTCAATCACCATTAAAATTTGTAACTGAAGCTATAGTTAAAAAATTTATACCGACATACACCGCAAAAGCTATGAAAAAATTCGATGAAACATTAAACGGATTTTTCCCAGCAATGCTTATGAAAATAACCAACTTACAAGATAGTGATAATCCATTATTGCAACTAGTTGGCAATATCTTTGGTGTTAAATCTAGAAATAAAACTACTATAGATACCGATAAATATGAGCGCGGTCAAGTCCCATTTGATGGTATAACCAGAAAATCTATTATTGAAGTTATTCCTGGATATTTGAGCAAAATTCATTCGGCTTTAACAGGAAAAACTGACTTAGCATATAATTATGAAACAGGCAAATTTGAATCTGTTAGAGAAATTCAAGATGCTAATAAGGCAAAAGATAGAAGTACTATATTAGGTCAATATGAGTACTTTAATGATATTAAAGATAGAATTGATGCATTGGATCTTAAAGATGAAGATGAAAAGAAAGATTTTGCCACAAAAATAGAAGATATGTTTATAAATATGACTAACAATGGCAAATTAATTGACCCAAGAAACTTAGATGATCTTAGAGAAGTATTTACTGGAACATCTGATGAATTGAAAGTCGTTCGTAAATTAATAACATCATTGGACTATGGTCAACAGATTAAAACTTTTGGTGGTCGTGATATATATAATGCTCGTAAAGCAAGAACTGAAAGATATGATAAAATGGAGGAAGAACCTGGAAGTATAGGTGCAGTTTTATTTAACGGCTTATATGATTCTAAAAATGATATTACTTCAGATAATCCTTTATTAAAAACATATGGTTCGGGTAAAAATAAACGAGCTTCAATATTTAATCCATCTGACCAATATGGTTATAGTATGCTTGATTATTTAAGGGATATCAAACGTGCTTTATATGAAGGTGTTAAAGTATTTATGGGTTCATCTTCAGAAGAATTAGATAATAGACTATCTAATATGAACGAATTTGAACGTAAAACAAATGTTGTTAACCCCGATTCTGTTCGTACATATTCTCGTAGACTTAATTCTACAGGCAGATATAATAGCATATATGACTTGCCCGATGAAGATGTTCTTGAAGGTATGATTGGTGAATGGATCGAAAATAAAGAAAAAGAAGCAGAGCCTGAGAAGAAAAAGAAAAAATGGTTCAACGTCGATAAATTTCTTAAAGGTGATGCCAAAGAAAAATATGAATCAATACGAGCAGGTATTGATAAAATATTCTCATTCCCAGCAAATGCTATTTCCAAATTCTTTAATAAAGTTGACAAGAGTATGTATGAAATCGTATTCGGTAAATCTGAAGAAGGCGGAAAGAGTGATGCAAAGAACGAATCGTTCTTTGGAACTTTAATAACAAAAATCACTGGTAAATTTAGTAGTTTTTTTGGTTATGTGAAAGATAAAATGATTGCTCCAATACACGATGCATTACTTGGTGATGAAGGTCTTATAACCAAGTTTAAAGAATCAGATTATTGGAAAAATGTAAGAGAAAAAGCTACTCAATTTGGAAATTATTTATTTGGTGAAAAAGATGGTGATGGAGTTAGACAAGGTGGCTTATTTAGCGATACTGCTAATGAAGTCGGAGATATGTTCAAAGGATTTAAATACTACTTTACAGGAAAAGCATATACTGATAGCAAAGGACAAAAATTTGAAGACAATGAAGATAGCGTATTTGGTAATGTAAAATCGATGTTTGGTAGTTTTAAAAACACTTTAAAAGAATACTTCTTTGGTAAAGATGGTGAAAAGAAAGGACAGCTCAAAGGAGTATTTACAGATTCAATATCTATGATAAAATCTGGTTTCCAAAACTTTGCAGATGCTATATTTGGACCAAAGAAATTTGGCGATAAAGATAATGAAAATTATGTTAATATGGAAGAAGTTTTTGGAAAGATGAAAGACCATGCTCCTAAAGCACTTGCTCATGGTATGATTGGTGCTGGAGCCGGAATAGTAGCATCCCTTGGAGGAATGGGGGCGTTAGGTTCTATATTCCTTGGTCCATTCTCAGGTGCTGCAATAGGAATTGCATCTAGTTTCTTATTTAAATCAGATAAATTTAAGAACTGGTTATTTGGAGAAAAAGATGACAATGGTGAAAGAATTGGTGGATTTATAACAAAAAGCACACAAGAATTCTTTAAAAAACATAAAACTGCTATAGCTGGTGGTGCTGCTATTGGGGCTGTTAAAGGTATGCTTGGTGGTGGTTTCTTATCATCATTTGTATTAGGTGGACCAATAACGGGAGCTTTAATGGGCGTTGCATCATCACTTCTGTTCAAATCAGAAAAATTTAAAACATTTTTATTTGGCGAAGAGCAACAAGATGGAAAGCGTATGGGCGGTTTCCTAAATAAATTAATGGGTAAGAAAAATGATGCTGAAACTAAAAAACGTTTAGGAAATATAGGTGCTGGTATACTTGGTGGTGCTGGTTTGGGATTAATAACTAGCAAAATGGGTATATTAGGTGCACTTTCTTTAGGTCCTATTGGTGGAGCTCTTGCTGGAGCCGCAGCGGGAATTGCTTTAAGTTCTGATAAATGGAAGAAGGCATTATTTGGAGAATTTGATGAAGAAACAGGAGATAGAAAAGGTGGTTTATTAACCAAATTTGCTAATTTCTTTTCAGTTGAAGTTCTTCAGGCAACAAAAGTTCAACTTGCTCAATGGAAAATGAATATAGCGAATTGGTTCGATGATAAAGTTGCTGAACCATTTATGGATGCACTTGAACCAATGAAAGAAGAAATAAGAAGATTTAAAGATAGAATACAACAGACATTTATTAATATTGGTAGAGCATTAGTAGATAATGTATTTACCAGAACAGTTAAAGAGGTTGTATTGGACCCAATAGTCGAAGGATTTAATGATTATGTATTAAAACCATTTAAATCATTCGGAAAAACATTAATATCAAAAGCTGGTGAAATTACAGGAGCTGTTATTAGTGCACCATTTAAGTGGATGAATAAATTTGCAGATAGATTAGTAGGAAAACATATGAGAGAAGGCTTAAAAACTATTCGTCATTATGCTTTAGAAAATATTAAAAATTCTCCATTTGTTGTTGGTGTGCGTGAGCATGTAATAAAACCTATCGGCGAAGCAATAGATTTTGTTAAGCAAGGATTTAAAACTGCAATTAAAAGCACATTTAAATTCTTTAAATTCATGATAGGTAAAGGAACAAAATTATTATTTAAGGCAGCATGGAGCATAATTAAAGCACCATTTAAAGCGGTCGCTGCTCCATTTAAATTAATATCAGGAATCTCTAACTTGATAAAAGGTAGAAGAAATGGTGATATTAAAAATCAAGATAGAATAAATGATATAGTATCAGGCAATAGAGGTTTATTTGGATCTATTAGAGATTTTGCAAGCACATTTAATCCATTCAGTTCAGTTAATTATGATGCTAAACGCACATCTATAAGTCGTGAAGATGTTGAAGCTGGAATATTACAACGTGCTAAAAACAATGGCGAGACATTAAGCAAAGAGGAATTAAAACGACGTGTAGATGAAGAAATGCGAACATATCATGGTGGAGCAACTTATTTAAATAAGCGAAATTCTGATAGAGAAGCTAGAAGAGAAAAAGCCGCTCAAAAGAAAGCTCAACGTCAAGAAGCATTTGATACTTTAAAAGGTCAGTTTGATATAAACCGTCAAATGGGTATTGCGGCTGGTTGGGATAATTTTGACGCAGATGGGAAAAATATTAAAGGATATTATAAAGATATCGATAAACAATTGTCTGCCCAATATGGAAAAGATTGGAAGAGTAAGAGTAGGCTTGAAAAAGATAGGTTTAAAGCCGAAAGACTTGCTCAAATGACAAATAATCAGATAAAAGAAAACACTGGTGAGACTGTAAATAAATTGGACGAAATGACTTCTTTGATGAAAGATTATATTAATTCGGAGAAGAAAGGACATAAATCGACCTCACCAAGTGAAGAAGTTACAAATAGTAAATCTCCTAAAAAAAATAAATCAGTATCATCGAATGGATATAAGAAAAATTCTGCAGGCAGATGGTATGACCCAAGAACTGGAAAGTTTGTTAAAGCGTCAGATGCTGAACCTGCTAAATCTGCAAATGATCCAGCAAATACGCCAGATAATCCTGCTCATTCGCATGCGGATGGATTAGATGAAGTACCTTTTAATGGATATAAAGCAGAACTTCACGAGGGTGAAACAGTAATATCTAAAAAAGATAAAGGCGTTTTATCAAAGATAACTGGTGCTGGTAAGAAGGCATCCAGTTTTGTGAGTTCTTTAACATCAAGTATTGGTGCGGTATTTTCAAAAAGTTTAGCTGCTGAAGATGCTAGAGATGATGCTGAAGAAGAAGAAAAATTAAGAGATAGAGAAGATGCTGCAGAATTAAAAGAAAAACAAAAAAATGTATCAAGAAAAACCGCAGCATTCCAACTTGCTGAACAAGAAAAGCTTAAAGAAAAAGAAGAAGAGTCCAGATATAGAAATTCTGTATTAGGATATCTTTCTAAAGGATTTACAACTCTTGTTGAACAAGGTAAAGAGCAAGCTATAAAATGGTCAGATATCTTTAGTAAAAAAGGATTAATTACTGCAGGCTTACTTGCAGCATTGCCATGGTTAATTGATTTTGTTAAAGACCCTGCTGGAAAATTACAAAGTTTAATAAGCAGTGCTGGAAGTTATGTTGCAAATGCAATTAGAGAGCTTTGGGGTAAGAAAGATGATGATGGCGACAGAACTGATGTAACCGGAAACGTTCAAGAAAATAATGATTCACTTGAAGCTACAAATAGAGCACTAATATATACTGCAGATAGAGGCATTAAATACGGCGTCAAAATTGCAGATACAGTTAAAGACGGTATTCAAACAGGCAAAAATGTATATGCAAAAATGGCAGGCACTCAAATGAATAAGGATGCTGTCCGTGAACAGGTTGAAAAACAATTAAAAGAACAACTTGAACGTGAAGGAAAAAGTATTTCTAAAAATGGTTTTGAAACCGTAGTAAATAAAAATGTTGATGATCTTATGGGTGGTGCAGAAACCCTTAATAGTACAACTTTGAATAAAAATCTTAAAAAACAGGATTTATTTGAAGGATTAGATTTTAAAACAAATAAGAATGGTAAAATAACCGGAGTTAAAGGTCCTTCTGTATCTTTAGCCGATAATGCAGCTAATGCTGTAGACGACGTTGCTACTTCAAAAGGAGTGATAGGTAAGTTTATAGATCTTGGTAAATCTGCAGTTAAAAAATTGACCACATTTATAGTTGAATGGGTTAAGAAAAAAGGCGGAAAGATTGCTGGTTCGAAACTTGGAAAAGTGCTAGCTCCATTAACTGAAGTTCTTACAACTAAAATTTTAAAACCATTCATTGGACGAATATCGGCTGGTGTTGCAAGAATAACTGCAGCGGCGGCAACTATGGCAGCAATACCTGGAGGTATTGATACTATAACAGGTACATGGGGTGGAGTGACAGGTTTAGCAAAATCTGAAGCTGCCAATTTATTCGGAGTTAATTCTAAAGATGTTACTCCAGGAATGAGAGTTGTGTCTAGTTTATTTAAAGCTATATTGAATATATCATGGTTCTTTGTAATAGATTTGGCGAATGATATAGTTAAATCTACTACAGGAAATGATGTATTACAAGAACTTGCAGTATTTTTATACAAAGTATTTAGTGGTGAAGAAGCTGCAGTGAAATTAGATGAGGCACGAGCTGGATTTGATGACGAATATAACAGATATATGGAATTACAAAAACAAATTAATGGTGGCAAAGAATCAAAAGAATCAAAAGACTCATATGCTGATAGAACTAACAAAACTGTTGGTGCTAAAATAGGTGATGCTGTTGGCGGGGCAATGGACTGGGTTAAAAATGGGATTTTTGGAAGAGCTGCAAAACCAAATGAGTATATAAAAGCTGAAGAGCAGAAAAAACAACTTGATGAAATGCTTAAAAAGAATCCAGATTTAATGAAAGATACTGCATTTAAAACAACATACAAAAGTGTAGAAAAGGCATTAAATGATAGTGAAGAGAAAGCTGGGTTATTACCAACTTTATTTGGCGCACCTGAAGAGTATGCTAAAGATAAAAATGGCAATTATATAACTGATAAAAAAGGTAATGCGGTATTTACTAAGGATGCTCTAGGTAATACACGAATGAATCAGACCACCGCTCAACGGATTGCTAAAGGAATATTAACATTAGGTGTTAGTGAATGGGATAATATAGGAAATGCATTTAAAACAAAAAATTTATACCAATGGGATAAGGACGGTAATGCTATACTCGATAAAAATGGTAAACCAAAAGCATTTAAAGTTGATAAAAAATCTAAAGATTATGAAAAAACTATAAAAATGCTTGATGAAGAAATTGGTAAAGGCAATTATACTATTGATAAAAAAGGTAATGTAAAAGTTAAGGGAATTGCCGCTAAATCTAAAGATTTTGGTATTTCCGCTATTGATAAAACTAAAGAGCTTGCATCTAAAGCAGGTCAAGCTATATCTGATGGATTTAATACCGCTAAAGATTTTGCAATTGATAAATTAACACCTGTTGTTGACACTATAAAAGGATTATTTGGATTTGTCAAATCAGGCGATATCAAAGGATTAGCTACAGCTAAGCTCGAAGGAATCGATAATAATGTTTTATCAGGTTTTGCTAATGGAATTTACAATGTTGCTAAAATGCCATTTGCTATACCAACATTAATATCATCAGTTGGTCATGGTATATTTAATTTTATTAAAGGTGTAGTAACTAAAGTAAAAAATACAGGTAAATTGATTGCTGAAGAGTTTAAATATGGTCAAAAATTACTTAAACAAGAAGATTCTACATTTTCAGATTTAACTAATCTTGAAGAAGATCCAGAGAATCCGGTATCGGGATTAACAAATGTAATACGAATGGGAGCTAGATTAGCTGTTATACCTGTTGGTATTATTAAAAACATAGGAAAAGGTATTAAAAAGTTTTTTGTAAATATGATTGATGGTGTTAAAAACCATTTTGCAATATTGGATAAAAATAATGATACTATAAAAAGTCATGTTAAAAAAGGTGACGTATCAGGATTATTAGCTATGGATATGCAAGACAATGAAGAAAATCCTGCAAACGGCTTCACTAAAGCAATATTCGGTATCAATAAATTTGTAAATGTCATTCCTGCGTCATTATTCTGGCTTGGTGGTAAGGCTAAAGGTTTATTTATGAAGATGGTAGATTCTGTTAAGAACCAATACGGGATATTATCAACTAATAGTCAAGCGATGTATCAGCACGTTAGAACTGGTGACGTATCGGGATTATTATCTATGGATATGCAAGACAATGAAGATAGCCCAGCAAATGGATTTACCAAAGCAATATTCACAATTAATAAATTTACAAATGTTGTACCTGCATCTTTATTCTGGGCAGGTAAAAAGATTAAGGAAAAATTCTTATCTATGGTAGATTCTGTTAAGAACCAATACGGGATATTATCAGATAATAGTAAGACTATGTTTGATTATATTAAAAAAGGTGACGTATCAGGATTATTAGCTATGGATATGCAAGATAATGAAGATAGTCCAGCAAATGGATTTACCAAAGCAATATTCACAATTAACAAATTTACAAATGTTGTGCCTGCATCAATTATGTGGGCTGGACATAAAGTAAAAGAAAAATTTGTACAAATGAAAGATCTTGTAGTACAGTCATTTGGTACATTAAAAGACAACATTGGAACTATATCCAGACATGCAATAAAAGGCGATATATCTAATTTATGGAAAGCTGATATGCAAGATAATGAAGGAAACCCTGTTGGTGGATTCATGAAAGGTGTATTAACTGTAGCAAAAATTACTCATACTCCGGCTGCAGCGGTTATGTGGGTAGGTAGTAAGATTAAAGAAAAATTTGAAGATATCGCAAGCGCGTTTAGTTCAAACAAAGATGAACTTGATTCTAAACAGGATAAGTTATCCGATTATGCTAAAGATGGCAATTTAAAGAAAATATGGTCAGCTAAGTTAAATCTTAAAGACGGTGACCCTATAAAACATATATGGAGTGCATCATTTACTATAAGTAAATTATTCCAATCAGTATTCGCAATATTTAACAAACTATCATCAGGATTAAAGAAGCTTGTAGATAAAATTAAATTACCAGATTGGTTGTCTAAATTAGGAGAAGCTGCATTTGATGCTGCAAAAGATACAGATGATGATAAAAAAGATGGAAAAGGTGGCGTTGAGGAACCTATATCAAAGCGACCAAATTCATTAACTAAAAAAGTAAAAGGCACATTCTATGATAAATATGGAACAGCTATTGGTGGTGTTGATGAACTTTTAGCACAATATACGGTAACCAGTCCATTTGGACCTAGAGGTTCCGGAATGCATGCAGGCATAGACTTAGTTAAAGGTAATAATTCTCCTATATATAGTTTCACAGATGGTGTTGTCGAACACGTTCATAGTGGTCATGCTCCAGACACTGCTAATGCTTCCGATGGTGGTGGATATGGTAACTATGTTGTAGTAAAAGACGACTCAGGAAAATACCATGTTTATGCACATCTTAACGGTGTTAATGTGGCTAAAGGAGATAAAGTATCAGAAGGAACAACATTGGGTATACAAGGACATACAGGTCGTAGTACAGGCTCTCATTTACACTATGGTGTTGGAACGAGCTTTAATAGCGGCTATACATCAAATCACATTAACCCAACAGATTATTTAAAAGGATATATTAGTGATGACATAACTACACCAGGTTCTGATGGCGGAACGCCTGGAAATGGTCCTTCAACAGGATTTGCTGCAATTACAGAAGCCATGAATCAATATCAAACATCATTAATGCAACCACTTACTGATGTATTTGCAGAAATAACAACTCCGTTTAATGATATTATAAATAAAGCATTAGGAACAAGCGGAACGCCTCAACAGCAAGATGGTGATGATGTTCCTGGTGGAGCACAGGCTCCGATTGTTGGTGGAGATAAAATTGGTGATTATGTAAAACAATTTGAAAGTGGTGGTTCTGGACCAAGCGCAATTAGCGGTGGTGTAGGTGACCATGGTGGAATGTCATTTGGAACATATCAATTTGCATCATTTGGTAATGCTGACGCTTCTAAAGGTATGCTAGGCAAATTCTGGAATAAATATTATGGATCAAAACATCAAGGAATAATTCCTGGAGCAAACTCAGCATTTAAAGAAGCTTGGTTGAAAGAAGCAAATGCAAATCCGGAACAATTCTCTTCTAATGAATGGGAATATATGAAAGATTATTATTATAAACCTATGCTTAATAAAATACGAAATACATTTAATCCTGATAAACATAGTAGAGCTGCACAGGAAATGACATGGTCTACTGCAATTCAATATGGTATGAATAGTAACATTATTAACAAAGCATTAGCTGGCAAAAAACCAAATAATATGTCTGCAGGCGAATTAGTTAATGCTGTACAAGATTATAAATCTAAAACAGTAGATAGTTATTTTAGTCGTAGTAGTAGAGATGTTAAGGATGGTGTTCGAAATCGTCATAACACTAGAGAAAGAAACGCTCTATTGAGTGTTGGTAATGCAAAACCGTTAGCATATGGTGGTGTAGAAATTCCATTAACAGCTAAGCAGAAGGAATTGTTTGCTAATACAGGTGTATACAAGCAACTCAGCGACCAAGAAATTAGAAGCATGCAAAAACCATCAATTCCGCAAGTATTGTGGGATAAGATAATTGAAATATTGACAGCTATTGCAGAAAATACAGGAAGAACAACGGACGGTATTAAGAACTTAACAGAAAAAGTTAAAACAGTAGTATCTAATAATAATACTACAGTAGTTTCAACAAATAATAATGTAACAAATACTAACGGGAATCAAAATCCTATGTTTCAGATAGCTAATGAAAGACGAAATGAATTATCACAATCAAATTATAGAACGGCTAAATTAATAGCTCAAGGTCTTAATTAACAAAATAATAGATACCTATTGGGGTTTTATTGCCAATAGGTATCTATTTTTAATTGCATAAAAACAAATTAATAAGTAGACATTTCTACATGATATAATTTATGAGGAGGATAAAATATGTTAAATTTATTTAAACTCATGAAAAGACATAAACCATCAGAGATAACTATATATTTTGATGAAGTTGATGATAATATTGTAGATTCTGAAAATACTAAGATATTTATGAATAATTTAGTTAAAGAAGTATTGGGCGATGATTTTTTTATAAAAATTCCAATGCATAATACAGAAACAAATAAAATTAAAAAGATTACAGCCATTAAATATAAACAAAAAGGTCAAAGAATGTGGGTGAAAAAATCATGGTAAAAGTAAAATGCGTGTTTAATACAATAAATGGTGAAAATACTGGAGCATATTGTAGGTCACAACCTACATCGAGTTCTCCTATACCAGCAGGAAGTACTAATCAAGGTATATTAATGAGAAAACACTGTCCTAATGCAACTTTCTATATAGATTCGTCCGATGGTAGTGGTAGTCATTTTCGTTTAATAGACCATAGAAATTATGAACCATTTGCTAATGTTCCTGCTGAAAATAAAGTGTATATGTATGTAGGAAATCCAAGTAAATCTGTAAATTTTTTATCCAGTATAGGATGGAATTCTGCAGAAACGCAAACCAATACACAACAACAGAATGTTAATGTAAATGCTGATGATGTTGCAACATCTAGACTAAGTCCTGGACTAGATTCTGAAATCACAGCTATGTTAGAAAATAATGCTGGACTGGATGCTATTAAAACAGGAACTCGTATAATAGGTTCTCCGTTTCAATTTCTACCATCAGCAGATTATCGTCCATTTGAAGAAATTCCTATTGGTAGAAAATATATGGAAAATATAATCGCCGAAGCTCCATTAGTATATTTTATCCCAGGAATTCCTAGTTATATGCCAGATTTTGATAAAAAAAATAAAGAAGTTATGGAAGAATACATCAAATCTAGATACAATGATCAAGAAATAGGTGAAGATGCATTAGCTAAAATACGTAATGAAGAAGGAAGATATTTTGATTTTATACCAAACTATGAAGAATATATGCGATATGTTAACATGTTATGTCGTGTATGTGCTACATATATAGGTATAGGTGATTTAAATGTGCCTGGAACCGATACTCCGTATAAAAATTATGACTGGTCTAGATATGTAAATTACAACAATTCAACTCAAGTTGAAACAAAAGGTGTTTGGGATAAAGTAAAAGCTGCAGTCACTGAAGTTATGGATGAAGATATATTCGGTGATTACAGATATTTAAAATGTTATGTTGATCCAAGTGCATCATTTAGTGAATCCGCGAGTAACAATACTGCAACATCACAGATCGCCGGAATGTTTGAAAGTTTAGAACCATTAGTCAGAGAAGTTCAGTTCTTAAGCGGTGGAGCTGGTACAGGAATTGCAGAATCGGTTGGTGGAGCTATCAATACAGCAAGACAAAAATTAGGTGGAGATGCATCAGATTCAACATCTAATATATCAAGATTATTAGGTTTAGCTAATCAAACTATAACAGGCTCAAATGTTATTATGCCTGAAATATGGGGAGACTCAGAATATCGTAAATCGTATGATTTTACTATGCATTTCATTTCGCCATATGGTGATTTAGAATCTATATACTTAAATGTAATAATGCCAATGATGCATGTATTAGCATTGGCGTTACCACGACAAACTTCAGCAAATAGTTTTACTTCACCATTCCTTGTTAAAGTATTTTCAAAAGGTTGGTTTTCCTGCGAATTGGGTGTAGTTGAAAGTATATCGATTGAAAAAGGAGGAAGTAGTGGAGATGCGTGGAATGTGCATGGTTTACCAAATGAAGCTACAGTTAAAATATCAGTTAAGGATTTATATTCTAATCTTATGATGACTAAAGCTTCTAAACCAAGTTTATTTTTTAATAACCAAGGTTTAATTGATTTCCTTGCAGTAACATGTGGTGTAGATATTACAGCACCAAATTTAGCTTTAAAAATACAATCAGTCATTTCAACATATTTAAGTTCTATTTTCGATATACCAAGCAGTTACTATCAAGATTTATTACAAAGTGTGCGTAATAAAATTACGCCATTATTTAAATTATAAAAGTTACGGTGGTGTATTAATTGTCGAATAAAAAAATAACAGAATATGAAAATAAATATGGCAGTATTCCTAAATCATTTAATGAAAGATTTTTATATTTAATACAATCATTAAAATTAAAAGATAATGATGTATCTAAATTAAAAAAATCAATTAAAAGAATATTATCTATAAAGAAAAAAGAAATAACTTTTATTTTTTATTTTACTCCACAAGCAACACCTAGACCTCGATATTCTAGATTTTCAAAAGTATTCTATGTGAAAAACGCTCTAAATTATAATGATATATTTGGACAGTTTATAGATTCATGCTCAGATATTAATTTTAAAATAATAACGCCGTGCGAGTTTGAGTGCAAAACATTCGCACCTATACCAGATCAAATGAGCAAGAACGATAAATTATTAGCAGAGTTATCTTTAATAACCAATATATCGAAGCCTGATTGGGATAATTTAGGAAAAACATATTCTGATATGGTTCAGAAACATTTAATATTAGATGACTCATTAATATATAAAGGAATTGTAGAGAAACATTATTCAGTAAAACCTAGAATCGAGATACGTATAAAATATCTAAATGAATTTGATTCTAAATATAATGAACGTAAGGTTAAAGGGTGGTCTGTGTATGAAAAGTGAAAAGTTAATACTCTGACTACAATTATATAGAAAACTTAGAGAGGGTGAAAGCTGATGTTAATTAATGATGTTATTGATGACGAAAAACTTTCAAATAAGATAAAGGAAATTATTAAATATATTAATAAACACGATGGGGTTATAGATAAAATATTTTTAGATATTTATAATGATTTAAAAAATCAATGTAGTTCTATATCTAAGACTGATGATAGTATAAATATGCAATTTAATGATACTAATACTGGTAATACAATTATCAATAACTGTATCGAGCATCATTTAGAATTATCTATACCAGAAAAATTATGCGATATTAGTAAAACTTTTTTATTTAAAGTAGTTAAAATTGATTTAGATAATGATGGTAATAATGAATCTTTTCAAATAATACGAAAAAGATAATTAAATCGGAGATATACAGTTTATTCTGTATATCTCCGATTATTTTTTAATTTACTAATTTTCTTGCAAGTTTAGCTATATTATTATATGTGTAATTTTCAAGCTTCAATGTATATAGTGTTTCCATTAATGTATATTTTGTAATAGCTTCAGTCAAAACCATATCCATATTTATAGATGACTCTTTTTTGGATAAAGATGATTTTTCATACATACCTTCAAGAGCTATATTATCATCTATATCATCTTCTTCTATGTTATGTGTATTATTATCTAAGTTATCGCTATTGATATCATCTTCAGTTGCATTTATTTTATATGTTGCCGAGAATGCTCGGTCATCTTCAACTTTCTGCTGGTCTGTTGAAGTTATTGCTACATTTTCAAGTATTGCTTCTTTATAGCAATTTTTAAATAATGCATTGAATAATGTAGAATCTTGAACAGGACTTTTATTGATAATGATTTTTTCTAAAGCTTCGTTAAGAGATTTTTCATCTTTAACATTCTCATTTTCTTTTAAGTCTTCTTCAATCTCTTCAATAACTTTACTCTCTTCTTCCTGTCTTGTTTTTTCATCCTTAACTACTGTGAGAACTTTATTTTTAACAAGATCAGAAATTTTATCAATATTTATTTCACCTTTTGCATAATCAAATTCTTCTTGTTCTTCTGGAATCATATTGAATGATAAGCAATTAGGGTCATTGCATTCATGAAATTCTTTAATTTTACGGTCACATACTTTATTTGCAGTACCTTCACAAATGCTTTTAATTTTTTTCAATAAATTAGATTTAGATTGAGCTATAGCATTTTCTAATAATGCAAATCCTTTATTATCATCAACATATTTATCTGTTAATGTACGGATTGTATTGACATTTTCTTGTAAGAAATAATCATCCATAAGTAATGCATTATAAAACACTTCAAATAATATTTCTTTAAATAAAATAGTTTTACCTTGTACAGAAATCCCATTTATTTTATTTGGTAATTGGGCTTCTAATACAGATTTGCTAACAACTTGTTCGATAACTTGTTGTTTGTCATAGTCTGCTCCAATGGCATCTATTCTATCCTGAATCCTTGCATTTTCAGCAGCGATTTTCATTTCACGCAATTTCTCGTTAGCTAATGCAGAATCTGAAGCTACACTTAATGGATTGCTTGACTTCATAGTAAATCCGCTCGATTCTACTACAAGACTAGCATTGCTAAATATATTATCCATCATTATTTCAACTCCTTCATTATATTTTTAAATAATTGTTTTCATATAATATCGATTTTGATGTCTTCCAGAGATATTGTTAAATATTCTGGCACATAATCTATTCGTTCTTCCTTAGTTAAAGTAGTTAAATCTACTGTTGTATTTTCAATAACCTGCATATCAGAACCATTATCGTTAATTCCTACGAATTTCATATAACTTAAATTCGGGAAATCATTTTCTAATGATTGTATTAAGTTGGAAATATATATTGAGTTAGTTCCGCTATCATTTATACTTTCTATATAATTTTTTATATAGATTTTTAAATCACGTATAAATTCTTCTTCAGATGTGCCGAATATCGGTCTCACTTTAATTTTGAGACTAATATTAACTTTATCCAATAAGTCTTCAGCATTATCTCCAATTCTAAAGTTTTTCGATTTACCATATGTGTTATAAAATTTCATATCTACAGAATAGTTATTAGTAACTCTGCCTAGTACGTTATATACATAATTATACTGTTGGGTTAATGCTGAGTAAAATTCTGTCGATAGAACGGGGTCTATCATAGTAGACGCTCTTACTAATGGTACTGATTTTATTAATATTTCATAATCTTCGGATGCATCTCCGGTATTTATATATGACGATCTACTCCTAATCATACTTATAGGATATACAAAAGTAACTCTATTTGTATTTGTTGAGTATGTGTTAGTAGTTATAAACTCTGTATCATCTGAATATCTATATTGAGTATATATTAATACTTTACAGTCTGTCATAGGAATATTTAAATTCGGATTGTCATCACCACTATCCCATTCCTTCATATTTGTAACACCTAGTTTATTACCATTTCCAATCATAATCACATCATTGGTTTCTATTTCTCCAGTATATGTGTATATATTATCTGTTAAATTCACATTAGTTAACTTTAAATCGATATAACAAGTTGGTGTGGATAAAGAATCTTCAGTTACAGCTAATCTAACTTTTAAATTTACATTTTCTTCTGTGTAGTTACCATCTTCATCCATAACAACAATCGGATTCATATCAGTCAGTTCTGTTGTTGGTGTAACCATTATAGTTATTTTATATGTATTTTCACCATGTATGGCATTACGTTGAACTGTTAATGAATTGCATATAAATTGAACGAATGATGTATTATTAACTTCTTCATAGTCTACAATATAATTATTATTTACTGTATTGAGATAGTATCCAACTACTGCTGGTGATTTTGAGAAGTAAATCAAAAATGGGTTAGTATATAAAAATGGTTTATCTGGTAATTTTTCTATAGCGTTTGGTAGCATCTGATTTATAGGCAAAATTGTATCATACATTCCATCAGCATACTCAAACATATGTCCGGGCTTTAATATATATATTCCATTTTGAGCAATTTCTATGTCAAAACTCCCTTTAGTGTCATCATTATTTATTAACCCTGGTAATAATTTCATATTGAGTGTATTTGTATGAAATATATCATCATTAGAGTTTTTAAATAAACTAAATGCTGTAAATAATCGTTCAAATATGTCATCCCGTTTTTTAATAAATAATATATCAGTATTGGATAGTTCTTTAAAACTTGAAAAATACATTTGAAGATCATTTTCATCTGTATATGAATCTACTGTTGAATATTTCTCTATAACTATTCGCCGTAATTCTTCCAAAGTTAATCTATTTTTTCCATTAACGCTCGCAGATTGAGGTATTGCAAATACCACTATATTGTTATTATATACATATGTGTCTGAAGATGGAATAACAGTTATATTTGTGCCATTATACAACGGGAAGTTACCATCTTCGCCGGAAGTCATATAATATTCAATATATAATTCTGAATTAAATTTTGGTTGGAAATAATTATCTCTATTAGAGAATGATATTTCTAGTCTATTCTCATCTATTATTTTATAATAACAGAATGGTTCTTTTAATGCAGTTGTTCCAGCTAATCTTTTTATCAACTGAGTTGTTCTACCAGTCGATGAGTCTTTATAGAATATCTCAAATGATGCTAATTGATTATCAAATTCGATATTAAATGTTGGTGTGTTAATTATATCATTACTCAAAACATTTTCTGTCTGAATAAATCTATTAACTTGATGTGTTTTTATAAGCATTATTAAATATTTTACTTTATTATAATATATTCGTTTTATTCGTATATATGGATTAGTTATATTGCTTATGGTATTATCGAAAGATGTTCCATATCTGCTCATATTATACGCTGCCGTAAATATGTAATCATTCTGATGTGGCATAAACGATATTCGTATATCATAATCTGGCATAAATTGTATACCTTCAACATCAATAATCATATTGGAATCTAAAAAGAATTCAAACGATTTATCATTTGATGTTTGAGAACCGCCAACAGGTGTAGCATGTCTAATAATATCGTCTTCTGCTAAAAATATCATCATATCCAATTCTGATGATGTTGCAAATGAACCATCGGTTTGGAATAATGATGCATAACTATATATGCTTTCGGGTAATACTGCAAGGTTTGGAAACATTTCATTCATATACGTTGTTACAGTATTAAAGTTATCTTCAGTTAAATTGGATACTAATTCTGTAGTGTAACCCAAAAGACCGATATTTAAATCGTTAACTTGTTCCATATTGAAGTATTTTGGTGCAATTTCATTGACTGCAAAATCTTTTATTCTATATATACTTGAATAATTTTTATCCATTTATAACTCACTTCCTTTATTAGTTATTATCTTTCGGGACTCTAAATCTTAATTTGAATATATAGTCGCCCCCAGCATTTTTAGATGTTTCTACAAATGGAGAACCTGTAAATGTTTTACCAGTTGTTAATAATTCTGGTTCATAAGTAGATATATAGTCAAATGTATTTTGCCCACTAGATAATCCGTTTTTATTAAATTCAGCTAATGATACAGGGTTAAAATCTTCTTTCCATGAATATGTATATGGTACACTAATTTCGGGCATTTTTAATGTATTTCCTTTTGTCCATGACGATGTTGCAGATGGTATTGCTGTTGGAAATACTCCAGTATATTTAGACCAAAATAGTATAGTTTCCCCATCTTCACCACAAAGGAAATAATATACTGAACATGCATAGTCCAACATACGCTCTCTAATATAGCCTTTACTAGCTTCAAATTCGCCTCTATATACTTTAGATATATAGTCAACCCATGCACGATGTATTTTATATACTTTATATTCATTATCATCTACATATGAAATGTTAAATGTACCAGCGGTTCGAGACTTTATATTATGCCTTCCATACATAACTTTATAACCTGTAAATGTTTCGCCAGTTTCAATTGTATCAATAGTTTCATCAGATAATTCAAATGATGTTGCCATATTTGATAGAAATGGATTAAAATCATGATAACCTGAAAATGTTTTCGTTAGGCATCTCAATAACTGTCTATTATTATTGTCTAAATAATAAAATACAGGGTCTCTGCTAACTCTATCAATAAGCTTCATTTCTGTATAGCTTAAATGGTCATATATATTTAAATCCGGTCTTGTAAAGAATACATATGCGAATGATTTAGTTAATTGAATATCGGGATGAGCAACCTTCCATCTATCAAATCTATTAACCATATTATATTTAATATCAACCAGATTAGATGCTGAATCATTTATATTTAAATTTTTTCTAATAATACTCATATTATCTAATAAATCACTATAATCATTGTAAAACGATGAGCGATTTATTTTTGTTAATGATGGTAAATTATCATTCGTATCTTTATAATCTTGATTCAAATATTGATATGCACGCACCTGATTCCGTTTTAATTTAGCGGATGTATATACTCCTTTACCAGAATGCCAAACATCGGTATCTGCATTCATATCACCAAATAAATTTGTATTTCCACTTCTAGCTTGTGGTTTAGGTTGATATACCTTTTGGGCAGGATTATCTGAAACAATTGGTTTTTGTTGTGCTGGAGGTTGAGGTTCTTCGTACTCCTCTTCACTCCAATCACAAAAACTTGTATTCAACCATGAATAACATTCTTTACCCGCAGAAACAGTTATTCCATTTGATGCGGGGTCTATTAATTTATAATAACCATTACCTGCTGATTCTGGTTCACAATAAAAGGTTTTACCATCAGAACAATTTCTCATAAAATGTATACCATCTGTAGGATAAGTTTTACCTGGACCTTGACGAGTATAGTAACCAGTATTATCTCCATTAACTTTTTTGAAAACTACTCGTAATCGTTTAGCCATTTAGTATCACCTCTTTATTTTTCAATCTTATATAGTTGTTTCTCGGCTAAAAAATAAAGAAAAAATACGGATATATATTATATATTCAATGTAGAGTAAATATATAATACTTGCATTAAAATTCATCCCGCAATGTTTTGTGAATCGGTCAATAGAAATATAGTATAATGACTGATTATGAATTTTTAATAAGGAGATGAAGGTTCTATGGGGGATTATAGAGTCTACGAAAATGGTCTGGATTTAACAGACGAAGTTTTAGATTGTGTGCTTATGGGCATACAAGCATTAGGAATAAAAGCATATTTAAAAGATTACAAAAGAGATGAAATTGAAAAACGAAAATTAGAAAAACAAAAACGTCGAGAAAATATGAGTGATGAAGAATTAGCACAAGAATCTTTAAAAGCATATTATCGACGTAATAAACGATAAATATTAATAACTATTTCTATCTATGATGGAAATTGTTATAATTTATAGTTTATTTGGTGTAGGATATTTTTTTCCCCTTTAAACATATAAATAAATACGACAAAGAAAGGTAGGTTAGATATAATATGGGTATTTTTCGTGAAATCGTCGATACTGTGAAAGATATTGGAACAGCAAAAGATGATCTTAAAGATAAATTATCTAAACAAGATAGTGCTTCTATTGCAAGACGTGCATCTGAAGGAACTATGCAGTTTCCCGTATTAGTTAGTAGAACCCTAGATATTGAAACTATGCAAATTATCACAAAGGCTCTCGAACGTAATTATGCGACCTTTGTGCAAGTTGTGTTAAGTTTATCAAATCTTATGGACACTGATGCTAATAAGAATATTGCAGAATATCTTAAAAAGTTCCATCAGAATACACCAACCAAGTTTAATAAATTTGATGCAGTGCGTTCATTATCATTAGAATCATATGATGTTATTGAGAATGAAAACTTTATTATCTATGGTGCCGCCTATGAAGGAGCTACTAATCGAATTGTAGCTAGCAATAGAGACCAACTTATCGATTTAATGGAAGATGTTAGAGAAGATATACTTAATAATAAGTATACTCCTAAGGTTGAAGCTATTTATAATTTTACTAATCCAGAATTAAGTAAAAAGTATAATTCTAAATTTAATAAAGCATTTGAAGACGCTTCCGACCCCGAACCATCTGCAGATAAAAAGGATAAAGTCACTCTTATTAAACTAGGCGTTGACTCAGATTCTAATAAGACTAAACCAAATTGGAATCACAAGGATGGTACATTTACACTTCCACAGAATGTATTAAAAGATAATGATGTTAAAAAAGCCAATGAGTTGATTGCAACTACATTACATATTCGTCTCAAATTAATTAATGATAAAGATATTGATAATGGTACTGTTGATTTTATTCTTGGTGTAAAATGTACAATGCATCCTATCAAATCTGATGAAATGATAGTTAACATGAATATTGCATGCAAGAATAATAATAAAGCATTTAACTTCTTAAGATGGACAACTGGTGAAATTTCTTTCTTTAAAGACTTCTTATTCGGAGTAAAAGAAATGAAAGATGATGTTGTCAACAGAAGTAAAGGTGCATCTCCTTGGTGGATTACTTTAAAGAGAAGAAAAGCATTGGCTAAATTGAAAGATTCAATGTTCTCTAAAGAAAGAATTCTTCCTAATGCAACAATAGTTATATCTATGGAAGAAGTTGAAATTCTTAAGAGTGAATATGGTTATGACTTATTCAACCCATTATTTACAAATAAGATTATGGAAACATTTTTCTTATTAGGATTCGTTGTTGTAGATAATTCTGCACAGGTTGCTCATTTCTTATTTGATGGACAATCAGAATTCCAGTCTGTTTCATTCTCTGGCTTAGAAAAAGAAAATACTAATAGCGAAAGAAAGTTTAAAGAAATGCTTAAAGCTATTAATAGAAATTAAGTTTAAGGAGGTGTGAGGAATAATGATTGCACAAAATGATGCTATACAGATTCTGTTAGATAATGCAAACACATATGCGGAACGTAGAGAAGTTCTCGCTTTAACTGAAGCAGAACTCAATAACGTTAATAATAATATGGTTGGCAAATTATTTAAATCTGCTATTGATAAATCTTATGTAGATTTTGACGATATTCCTGATTCAAAGGGTGATATTACAAAATATAGCGGATATAAGACAATGGCAGAAACTTTAAAAACAATTGGTGATATTGCTACTCGTTCAAATATTAAAATGAACGAATTAAGTATTATCGAAAAGGCTATTTCAAATATAATAGCATACCGAGAACAATTTGAAAAAGGTTTTAAACTTAATAAAGATTTTATTATTTTACAATATAACACTTTAGTTGCTATGTGTGTAGAATCAACTACTTTATTAATGGTATCTCTTGTAGATTATATTAAGAGAGTCGATAAGCTTGAATTTACTGTTGTAAATTCAAAGATTAATATCGGCGGAATTTCTATAACAAATCTCGATAAATTCAACAAATCTGTTGCTAATGGAGATTTTTCTAAAGTTATTAACTCCGTTATCAAATCAGGTGCACAAGGATTTACTGGGGTAAGTTTAGCAATACCTGCTGCTATTATAGTAGGCTCTATATTATTAGTAAATATCATTCGTGAAGCTATATTTTATTTCTATCAGTCAAGAATGAAATTGTCTGATTTCTTAAATACTCAGGCAATGTTCCTTGAATTGAATAGAAATAATTTAGAAGCTAACGCTGCAGGATTGCCTGCTGCTAAAAAAAATGAAATTATAAAGAAACAAGAAAAATTAATCGGTAAGTTGAGAAACGTGGCTGATAAAGTTAAAGTAAACAGTAAAATGGCAGAAGATAAGTCTAAAACTGATATTAAGAAAGAAAATGAAGGTTGGAAAATAGCAGATATCAAGACTGATTCAGTTCAGACAGATAAGACTGGTTTCCAATTATTATAACATTAATATAAAAAAATAATGAAAGGATGATAGTAAATGGCTATATTTACAAATAAAACATCTACTTATGATGATTTTGAACTTCCAGTAGTTGAAGGCTATGAAGCTGAAACTAATGGAAATATGGATGCTTGCATTGAATGCTTTGAGGACCAGCTTGCTGTTATTGAAGCTATGCATGCATTAGACCTTGCTGAAATGAAGCTTGGTGCTAAAATCACAGCTATGAGAGAAGCTGATGAGGATGCAGAAGAAATCGAAGAAGCAGAAAAAGAACTTGAAGAAGTTACAGAAGCTTCTTTAAAAGACATTTGGGCTAAGATCAGAGAAATGCTTTCTAAGCTTTGGGCTAAGATTAAAGCATTCTTTGCTAACGTAGTTAAATTCTTCGATGGCTTATTCTTAAATGGTAAGAAATTTGCTGAGAAGTATGAAAAACAGTTAAATGCTGTTGGTAAGATTGATTATGAGTGCTTTATTTATACAACTGATTCAAATGAAAGTGTTAATGATATTAAAGACACAGAAAATGGTTTAAACGAACTCATCTCAGAAATTCAGAATACTAAAGACGAATCCGCTATTCCTGAATTAAAAGAGGCTATGAAAGAATTCACTGAAGAAAAAGATAAAATGATGGATGAGGTGCGAGCAGAATCTGTTCATAAATCTGGTGCGATAAAATCAGAAGATTACCAAAAAGAATTATATATGTTCTTTAGAAATGGTAAAGATTATAAAGAAAAAATATCTGTTGATGTTAAAGCAGTTGTTAACTGGCTTAAAACAAATAAAGCTAAAGATACTATTAAGAAATTTCAAAATGCATCGGATGCAGCATTTAATAATATTATTAATAAAGCTAAGAGTGCTGAAAATGCTGCTAATCGTGAAGGCGGAGAATTAGGTTCTGCTAAAGCGAGTGCATTTAATGCGGCAGTATCCGTTTTCACTGCATTCCAAACAATAAATAATACCTATATTAATGCTTGGAAATCTGCAGTTAATGAGCAAACAAGCACATATAAGAGCATCTGTGTTGCTGCTCTCTCTAAGAAAAATCAGAAAAAAGATTAATTAATAGTATATAGAAAGGAATGAAAGTACATGGCTATATTTACATCTAATAAAGTTTTAACTGAAAACGTAAATCTTCCTGAAGTTGGAGAAATTATGCCTACTATGGAAGCCAGCGATCAGATACTTTATGAATTTGCTGAAGATATGTATAAAATAAATGCAGCACTTTATGTATCAGACGTTATCATCGAACAGTCTGTTATGGAAGGTGCTGAAAATCCTGAAGCATTACTCGAAAATGTTGTAGGTGATTTCTTTAAGAAAATCGTTGAAGCATTTAAAAAGCTTTGGGCTAAAATTAAAGCTTGGTTTAAAGAAGTTATCAAGACTCTTGAAGTACAATTCATGAGTGGTGAAAAGTTCATTAAGAAGTACAAGAAAGAACTTGAAGACAAGAAAGCTACAGGCTTTAACTACAAGGGTTATAAGTATGACGTTGCTAAGATGGAAAAATCTATCGATGACGTTGCTAAGAAAGCATCAGGTTATACTAACACAGATTTAGGAAACCTCGATAAAATCACTAAAGAAGATCTTGAAAAGAGATTAGGTGATGTTGCTCAGTTAAGTGGTTCTGAATTCGTTGAAAAAGTATTCGGTAAAGCTATTACTGATATCAAAGCAGATATTACTAGAGATTTACGCGGAAACATTGATAAAGAACTTGAACTTAAAGACTTCGAAGGAAACAGCAAATCAGAAATGATTTCATTCGTTGAAGGATTCAAGAAATGTATCGAAGCGGTTAAGAAAGATGCTGCTGAAGCAGATAAGAACTTATCAAACTGCATTAAGAAAATTGAATCCGCTGGTAAATCTTACAAGGGCGAAGAAACAGGTATTACTGGTGTTGTTAGTACAGTTGCAACTAACCTTAAAGCATGTATCTCTGTTGCACAGAACATGTATTCACTTAAACAGCAGGCGTATAAAGAAGTATACAGACAGTATGTTCATATTCTTAAGAAATACCTTACATTCAAACCTGCTAAAGAATCTGCAGTTGAAACTGGAACTGGCGCTAAGTCAATTCTTGAATCTGCAATGGATTTAATCTAATTGATTAAATATATAGATGATTGGTATTCTTTACCAATCATCTATTTTTTATTACTACATGATTTTCCTAACATTAAGAAAATCATTAAATATATAGGATATATGGTAGCATTCCATATATCCTATATATTATTTTATTTTTTTAAATACTGTTTTGGCTCTCACTGTATACTCGAGACCCTGTTTATCAAATGTATAAATAACATTACTTAATCTGTAAGAACCGCCGCGCTGTTTCTGTATAGCTGTATCTTCAAATATAAATGTGAATTTTTTATTAGGAGTCAATGCTTCCATATCGATATTTTGTAATGTTAATTTCAATATACCATCATTCTCTAATTTTCTATATTCCATACTCTTCTTTGTGAATGGATTATTGAAATTATCAATTAATATTTTTTTCGTACCAGAACCTCTTTGTTGTACACTAGGAGTTACATTAGTAACATTTCCGGTACCAGCATCAATAACAACCATATCATTACCAGACAATTGATCGTCTACTATGGATGATGTTATCATCTCTATACTATCTTTTGCTGCATGGATTATATACTTTTTATTATCTTCATCACGAATACATCCTGGAGTTATTGAATTAGGGTTAGAACTTTTAAAACTTTCAACAACAACATCTTTAAATTCACCCGATTTCCAAGCTGTACACTCTGATGTTTTATTAATAAAATATGCTCTTTCGAAATCAAAGAACAGTAATAACCCGTGATAATACATACCATATTGTTTTTCCAAATAGATAAGATTATGTATAGTCGATACTGGTAATAGAACTACTTCATTATATACCTGGTTATTATCTAATGGTGTCATAAGAATATTATTTATATTAGCATTAGATAATAAAAATGTGGAAATATCTGTCATGTTTCCTGATGTAATTACAGCATTAGTTATAGTTTTTGAACCAAGCAAATCTTTTTCTTTAAATAAGAAAAAGTCTCTTGGTTGAGAGAAGTCTGTTAATTGATAATTTCCACCATTCTCCTCTTTTGCTTTTAAGTATAAGTCTTTATCGACAAATGTTGCATTATCATCAATAAAAATAGAAAAACTATCATTAAATACAACATTAGTTCTTCGGATCTCATTATTCGCATCATATATATAACTTTCTAATCTAACTCGAAATTTAACAGTAGTTTTATTTTCTAAAATATTAAAATACAACTCTGGTGGTATATTTAAACTTAAATGTAATATAGGAAAATGGTCATTATCAAAGTCTTTTTCTATTCCCATTGAATTTATATTAGGTGTTTTTAACGTAACTGTATCTTGTCCGGGAATAACGATTTCAAGCAAAGAAATTCTATATTTATAATGGTCAGTTTCTTTAACTAAAGCCATTAATAATCATCTCCTTTAATATTTTTTATTAATTAAATGTGTGATAATAAAAAAATAAAGAATAATGTATAATTGAGGTACTAACCTATTCGGTTAGTACCTCATCTTTATTTTCATTAATTTTCTTATGTTTCATTAAACAATCCCTCACACGCATTAACGTGAAACCTAATAAATTTTCACCATTCCATTCATTTGGTTTAAACCGTTTAGGGTCATGAGCAGTTAAACCTATTCCCCATACATTATCATATGGTGATGCTTCTATCAAATACTTGTTTCCAGTATCTAATAACATATTCGTGAGTTCTTTATTATCTGTAAATTTCGCAATATTTGTTAACCACACTATTTTAACTTTATTTTCATCCCATATTTTTTGATCAAAATTTTTAACATTGCGTCCAAGCTCTTTATACATTTTTGGTGTTTTATATTGTTTACTTATGAGTAGTCCGCTCCAAACATCGTTAAATAATAATGCCTTATAAAACATCATACATTGTTCTGCACATGTATAATCTACATTAAATAATGTAAATTCACTATGATACCATTGAGATAAAAACCCATTTTCTTTTTTTGGATTCCAAAAGAATATTGTGTTATCATGGGTTAATTTAATATTATTATCAATAAGATATTGTTTATTTATCATATATCGATATCACTCCTTACAGTTTAAATATATCAGATAAATACATTTCAATATTATTTAACATATCCGAGTCATCAGGATATGCACATATTGTTTGACATACAATTTCTACTATGTCGAACGCTGATTTATTATGTAGATGAGATGACTTTTTTATTGCGGGTATCGTTTTATCAGATATGATATCAATTTTATGGAGCACAACATCATCAAATACTGGCATATCTAAACGCTCCGTCATTTCATATATTCCAAATACACGGAGTAGTAGAGTTATTGCCTTAACTTTACTTATAGTAGCCATACTAAAACCAAAATCACCTAACTTGTATGACTCGGATAGAATAATTCTTATTGAGCGAACAAGATCTATTTTTGACATGAATGTATTATCCACCATCAACCCCTCCTTTAAAATATAACCTTAGGTTTATTTTTTATGTCTGAAACCTTTGCTGTTATCTCCATTAAATTCAATGGTGTATTTGCAAAAAACTCATCATTTATTTTCTTTAATGATATATTATCAAATCTATCAACAATTTGAGATGTTATATCATTAATATCTTTTGTATTTAACTGTTTGTATTGAAATCCTATATCTGTACAATAATAATTATTCATAACAATATCCCGATATCCAGATTTTATTATACTTGATAATAAATTTATATTATTCATATTTTCTGTAATTAAATTCTCATTAAGAGCAGTATCCAATAATTTAAATACTTTCTTAATACCATATCCTTTTATATTGTATATATTCCTATGCTTATTTCCAATAATAGATAATATAAATGGTATAAATTGAGAAGTTATATTATGATTACTATTAATATTATTTGTACGTTTAATATATTTAATAACATTATCTTTAGTTAAAATCTCACTTTCATCTTGCTTGGATATAATTACATATGTATTATTATTTACATATTGATAGTCGTATATCCCTGTAGATACAATAAAATTAGCATTAATTTCTCTATTATGTAAATCAGTAGGTTTTGTGTGTTCCATAATAACTTTAGGCACAACTGAATTTTCTATATTTCCGCTTTCTATAAAATAAACTCCCTCTATATACTCTAATACTATCTTAGCTAAAGGTATTGCATTATGCAATGCTTCGGATAATGAGAAATACGATATGTCATTATTAAATTTATGATAATAATATTTTCTATAGTCTTTATTAAACATACTATTTTTTTGAATACCTTTAAAAGGATACTGAATATACAAATATACATTTGAATGTATTTTATTTTTTGCAAAATATAATCTATAATGTGACGCGAGATTTATTATTTCTGATATCAATTCGATATGTTTATTTTCACCACTTATACGCAAATATTCATCTACTTTAGGATTTGCTAATTTTCTTATAACATCTTCAAGATTTATAAATACATTAACAGCGCTACCTCTAGGCAACCCTCCTATAGTATTTTGAATAATTTCATCAAGTTTTGTAAATTTAACTTTAAATAGATTAAAATATAAATTCATAATATCAGTCCTCTATGTTTACATCAATTTTAAAATAATCTCCATCATCGCTGCACATAAAATCTACATTATTTGAAATTGAAAATATATCTCTTTTGCGTTTAACAGCAGCTTCCAATTCTTCTAATGTTCCATAATCATTCTGAAGTAAAATATCAACTAACTTATCAGCTTCTTCATTGGTTAAGCTTATTCCTTTACCTACAAATTTTGTTGCAGGGTTTAAACTTCTAACATCTAATGTTGTTGGATTATCTCCCCATGCGACTCGCATAACAGCTTTAATCCAATCATGCTTATCACTCTCTTTAAGAGTTCCCAACATAGTTTCTATATTATATTTAAATTCTCCACTTTTTTTAAATCCCATAATAATCACTCCTTTAATAAAACAAAGTGAATAAAAAAAAGATGATAAGTATAAAACTTATCATCTTTTATTTTTTTTGTTTGATGTTATTATCTACGTTCAATATCATCAATCATACGAGCGTACTTGTCGTCATTACCTGTTCTCTTTCCGCCCACATATTTAATTTGTTTAATGACGCTAATAACACTATCTTTGCCTTCGCGTCTTGCGTTTGATACAACAATCTGCTGTGTTGCCGCATCAGCCTTAAACATAAGACCGAGAGCTCTAAAGATGTTTAACTGAACATAGCATGTTCTGTTGTCTTTCTTTCCTGCTTCGAAATCACTTCCGCATAATGGATAAAGTGCTTTCTTAAGTTCATCTTTCATTTTAATGCTGATCTTGTCCATTTTGTTCTTAAGTGCAGCCGGAACGTTATCAGCCGATGATACAATCATAGATGAGTTTGTTGACATAAATAAATACAATGCAACACGAGGATTTGTATATCCTTCGCTCTGCACCTTTAAGTATACTTTTTCAACCCCATCAATATTAAGTGCTGCAAGATACTCCTCAACAAAGTTCTCAATCATTGAGCCTTTGATATCATAAAGAACACCTGTAGGTTCGATATCAACTGCTTTGTCGAGTAAATTCCTTCTAACTGGTCTGTTTGTTTCTGTCATGACAAAATTACCTCCTATTGGTTTTTATGAATTTGTTTTTATTAATATAATAATTTATTATATTACACGCATATAATATATAACTGAAAACCATATTAAACTGTACTATATTCATCGTATATGTTTTCAATCTTATTTTTAATGCTTCTAACATGAGACGCCCATTGTGGATTTGGTGGACAATATATCCTATTTATACTCTCTAACGTTGTCAATCCTTTAAGCATATATTGGCTATATATTTTGTCCCCAAAGTCTATAACGGAGTCCGACTTAGAATTATATGTAAACGCATGTTGATATGCGGTTAAACCGTTATATGGGTATGCATTCATACCGTATAAATTATTTTTGTATTTAGCTAAATCAGATTTTCCATATCCGGATTCTAAACACGCTACAGCTAATGAGAATGATGGTTTTATTCCATGAGTATTATAGTTATGTAATAATGCGTCTTCAATTCCTGCTAAAGCTGGAGCAACTTCTGAAATAACTTTCGTCAGCACATCTCTATCCAAGTTAGCATTTCCAGTTAATTCTGTTTCTGGAAATTGAGGTTCAGAGACTGGTTCAGGTTCTTCTGGTTTAGTTTCTTTTTCTGTATTGGAAGTTAGTTTAGCTTCCGGTCTAGTCTCTAATTGTTTAAGCCAATCACTATACGTTGTGCGTTCCGAAGATTTGTATATTGGCAAATCGAATTGTTCTCCGATTTTTGTGTCGCTGAATAGTTCTACGCCATCGCCGTCTGTAGGTTTAAGTTTGATAATTGGTTCGGTTTTGGTAAGAGTATCCTGATCTTCACTACGATCGTCTGTACTCATAATATCGTCAATAATTTGACCGCTAGCATATGATTCTGTTGCTAATGTGATATTAACGCTCATGCTTAATATGCACATTAACACTAGAATATAAATCGCATAACTTTGACGAGTGTTCTTACTTTCTAATTTTGCAATTCGGTTATAAAGTTTATTATTAACTTTATCCATAATTTCAAATCCTTTCTTTACGCATACATTAATGAAAATACAAATGTGAATGCCCTATATATTGTATATATAAAGGCATTCACTATATTAAATGTATACTTATTTCACTATCATTTTAAATAGCATTTTAATTCCGGCAATTGTTTGTTTTGGTAAGTTAATGATTAACTTATCGTAGTCGGAATTTTTATAATAATCAACAAAATCAAAGTTCTTCTCAATATCAGTGAGCTTTTTTAAATATGTCTTAAAATCATTAGTAGCAAAAGCTCTAGCTTTAACAATTTCGGGATCTCTTTCTTTATATTTTTTATCCCGTTCAATAATATTTATCAACGCAAACACAAATGCGAGATTCTTCTTCACCCCCTCGTAATTTTTATTTTTCCAGTTCTCTACAAGAAGTTTATGATTTTGTGAGTATTCATCCATATAGGACTTCTTAGATGATATTGTTATTTTCATATTACCATCATCGTCCATAGCGAATCCTTCAGTTAAAGATTTATTTTTGTTAATCTCTTTATTAATAAATTTGAACCTATATAATTTAATAGGTCTATCTATATCATATGAACTTATAAAATGTGATATAACATCATCAGTTAATTCTATTAACACAATTTGTTCATTTTCTGTTTTATCGGATAATATCAAATATACTTCATTTTTAATATTTCCACAATATAAATCATCTCCATATCTATCACGTATTACAGTAACATTATCAAGACGACGTAAATTCATTAATCGAACTAATTGTGTATTTGTTAACTTTGTGGATAAATTCTTATAATTAAGATGCATAAGTTTTTCTGTTATAAATAAATTTGTTATTTCATTTATTTTGATTTGTGCTGTAAGAGGAAATGTCTCTATTGGACTAAATACAATATTTCTAAATGCATCATTTTTATCCAAATCAATAATATATAATTCACTTTCTTTATTTCTTCGACATTCTTCAAAATATTCCTGAAGACATGTGCAATGTTTTTCTAAACCAGAATTATATAATATTGTTAATATCTCGTCTTCGTACCCTACTCCATACCATACATTAACTTTATTTCTAGTTATATCTATATTAGATATTTCTTGTATTAATTTATATAGAGCACGTGTTTCAGAATAATCGATCCCGTATAAAACCTTTATAAAGTATTTTATACATATAGCTTCTCTAAATATATGATGCTTATTAGTTCTATCGAGACCTGCTAATCTATTTAATACAATACATGCATTTTCAGCAAGCTTAATATTTCTTTGCTGTAATGATAATACTGCCAATGTACCCAAATCATGTATTACTCTATATGGAATTTCTGTTATTTGAGCACCTTCGTAATTTACATATTTTATGTAATCTATATACATGGTATACAAATTGTTATTTATACGAACCATATCTTTAGCTAACTCATTGTCACGAGTTTCGCACATACGCTTATCCATCATATGGCAATTTTCATCTTCAATTCCTTGTATTGAAGAACGATTGACTATTATAACAGGATTATTCATAGACGGTGAAGAAATATTTTCCGTCACAATACTTTCTATAAGTTCTTTATTTGCATACTTATAAAAAGGATTATCTTCTCCGACCTCTATCTTTAATCCAGTTTCTCTTAATCGTTTATTTATATTAGTAGCCAATTCATTTCTGTCTTTATGTGGACAGTATTTAAAAAACTGAATAGCTTTACGTATTCTAGTTTCATCATTTAATGGATATTTACGTTCTTTTGGAAGACCGAACATTTTATCTTCCAGATCATTTCTATCTTCTGTCGAAAGTTTAGTTTCGAACACATTTCTCATAGTTTCCACTCTCACTTTCATATTTTATTAAGGTAATGTTGAATAGGTATTTTTTACATGTCCGTTTTTTTATTAGCTTTTGGCTGTAGTTTATATATAGCGAAGTGTATTCGTTTAATTATTAATTTACTAACTGTTATAAATGTCGATTTACTACGTTCCTTATCACTAAATTCACTACATCCGAACATCGCTTTATACTCAATACAATACCTATTTTTATGACGTTTCACACACACATCATGATACCTGCACTGTTTACATCCCCTATATAAACTATATATGGGACTGATTAATTCTCGTCCACATACTGGACAAAATTTAATATCGAAACAACCTTTGTATTTATAATCACTTGTTGTTAAGAATAGTTTTTTGCCATCACACGTCAAGTAATGCTTGCTAGATTCCATATTGTCTTTTATTTTAGCACCAGCATGATTTTTTTCACAAAACACACAACCCATAATAAAGCCCTCCTTTATATTTTAAAATATTACTTCATTGTTAATTTGTGTGTAGATTTGAATATATATTATAATCATATAACTATATAAAGAGAAAGGAAGTTATGTAATGAAAAATTATGAAAATGAAAAATTGGACAAATCTACGAATCCTAATGATGCGTATAATATCATTGAGGGTATATTCGCAGAGTATGAAGGATGCATTGATTTGCGACCTAATTACACAAAACTTAATTTGAAAGCAAAATCATTAATGAACCATGCAATCGCTTCAGATCTTATTAATGATTATTATGTTCAAAAACAATTGGAACGTTTGTGTAATGATATATGGGATGATGTGTTTAATACGAACGGAATATATAGAGCGTTGACATCAATCTACCCACCTAAAGAATTATTTTCACATCTTGAAGATGGTATTATTAAGAGTAATAAAGGGGATGGGCTTCTCGTTATTACTAGGGATGAGTTTTTTATCGGCAGAGATATCAGCTCAGTACCATCATTATCTCACAATGATGCTATATCGTTTTTCGAGACTCCTAAAATGACATATGATGAGTTTTATCAAAAGTTATTTAAAAAGATAAATGATACTGACCCGTATGTAATATATGTTGATGAACTCCCGGATGTATTTTTTACAGATCTTGACAGGTGTATTAATTATTATGATATTGCAAATGCCGTTAATACTATCAAGGAAGAGATTTATGAATATGATTGTATTTTAATAGCTAATATTACTGAAATCGGTGCGCCGATTGCTGCAGGTTGTTATGATACATTAGGATTGTTTCGTACAGACCTTGACGATAAGAACAGTCTTGGTTATGATATAGTATTATGTAAAACTAACGGTATTTTTGGAGGTCCAGATGAATGGGTAGCATTAACCTATAATATTGCATGCGAACTTGAAGATAGTTCTCATATCTCCCATGTCAGAGAACTATCTATAGAAAATCTAGTTACCAATTCAATATGCCTTAGTGGGACAGAGTGTGATAATATTCTCGAACTTTGTGGAAAAATTGCTGCCGGTGAATATGCGTTATCGGTGAACTTCTCGAACGCTGTTGAAGCCGCTATGGATATTAGATATGAAATGGTGTGTAACTTTATCGATAATGGATTAGTATGTATCGATAGACCTGGAACAACGAATTTCATCATAAATCTCGATTGGCAATATGATGGTATATATGCATATGATATTGTAGATGAAATCTGTGCTAAGCTGAATATGTTTCCGGGCGAAGCTTCAGTTCCTGCCGATATGTATGCTGTTTGTAACGATCCAGAATATTCTATTTTTGATAATATAGACTTCAAAAAGAGTTTTCGAGGTGTACGCATTAATACTGCTTCTTTTACATATTCGATTGGTGAGCGTCGTTTTGACACAAATCAGATTGAGAACATTTGTGGTACTATTTGTGAGATTATTTCGAAAAACTTTGCGGATTTAAATACGGCGCTGTTTGGTGATGATGAATCGTCCAACTAACAGCATATAAAAGGGAGAGTAGGATTGTTTTATAATCCTACTCTCCATTAATATTATTTTTTTTTGTTATTCTTCAATGTGTGTTAGCATATTAGCATAATGTCTGCAATTTTTCCTACAATCAATACCTCTATCAGCATACTTGCTCATTAATGAACATCTCATAGTGCATTTAGGATATTCCGATTTTAATACAGGAATATCCACACTTTCTGTTAAACGATATAGTTTATATGTGTGATATATTTTTTTACCATTTACTATAAGCATATCCATAAATCCTAAAGTAGTTAATCCTGAAGGCATTTCGGTATATTCATATATAGCATAAGGATACGTTCTACCCTCATCTCTAAACATAGCAGTTAATACATAGTTGAATACATCCTGCATTGTTTCAAATACATGTATACCCTGATATCTTCTGTATGATGATTCAAAATAGTAATATTTACCAGAGTCTTCATACACTAAAAATGTATGAGTTGATGAAGATAAATTATCCAATTCTATATAGTATGTCTTGAATTTATAATCAAAGTATTTTTTGAAATAATATCTTTCATATTCAGTATAGTCCCAACACACACCAACTTTATATTTTTCAAAATCTTGTGGCGATATGGTTCTGTATAAATCTGCGAATTGCTCGGGTTCAATATCATTAGTTATAACTTCTTTATTCTTAGTTAATAATCCATATCCCCAAGTATTTAATACATTTAATAAATCTTTAGGAGTTTTTATTTTTGATGGATTTATTTCTTTTTTTGTTAAGAATCCACCGAAATTAGCTTCTAATATAGAAGATTCAGATGATTCCATTATGCTCTTATTATCAGATTTAATTACTGCAGAGTATTTACCATCATCCCAATCACCATCCGATTTTATAGTTATTTTAGATAATGTCTTATCCGATAACAATTCATTTGTGAATGCTTTATATAGATCTGAATATTCTTTTGCTGAATCTTCATTCATATATTGTCTTGCTTTATTATTGTAAAACTTATTTAAATCATAATGAATAAATGACAATCTATCAGAATTTCCATTAACAAAATCCTCAACATCCTCAGAATCTAAATCAAGAATTAAACTTTTTGTTGTTTTAAATTTCACATAATCTGATTTAGATATTAATGATTGAAATCTGCTACGAAGAGTTGACACAATCTTTTTTCTATTGGATATTTCCGCAGGATTTGATGTATTAAATGTAACTTTAATTCCAACCTGCTGTATCAAATCTATCAGTTTAATCTCTTCCGTATTTAATATATTAAGCTTTTCTATATCTTTAATATAGTTACCATACTCTTCAATAGAATCAAATGCAGACTTACTAACAGTGTATAGGTATACTTTATCATTTATTCTACCTTCTAATGATTTATCAATAACCAATTCAGTCGTATCTTTAAACCATGATGAATATTCTGATTTTTTTATTTCCTTATATTTTATATTGCTATTTTGTTCCATAAACCAGGACAATGCTTTCTTTTTATCTGCAGTAAATACTGTTGATTTATTAAATTTTTCATTTTTATTTTTTGATATATAATATAATTGACGTCCTTTAAAATTAAATAGACCTTCATCTAAAATCATATTTTCATTAATGTACTCATTAATACTCTTAATTGGTCTGGTGTAATAATATACGTTGCGAAATCTTTCATCGTCAGTAGGTTCATCTTCAAACGGAAGATACTCATTATGGAGATGTCCATGTACAGATATTCCATCGGAATTGTGTATTGGGTAGTGTGTCAACGAATGACCTCTATAATTAATTCTATGACACACCTTTTCAAATCCTAGCTCAATATAATCATCAATATCTAATATATCATGGTTACCGATAACCAACCATATATGAGAACAGTTTATATCGTTTAAAAATCTTTCAATATGCTCTTTCATATCTGGGTCTTTTTTATATCCGATGTCACCAAGAATAATTAATGTATCATCATGCTTAACATTAGCATTTATATTCTTAACCATCTCCGCAACGTTGCTCCCATCATTATTTCGATATAAATGCAAATCGGATGTAATAAACGTATTTTGTGGGAACTCATCAATATTTAATACTATAACAGTATCATTTTTTATAGAAGTTTTTACCGCATTTAATTTGTCTTCTCCAGGAAATAGATGAGGATCTTCACATATTGTATTAGAATCTTCCAACACAATTTCACCATTCGGTTTAAGTTTAAAATTCTTTTTATTCAGTGCCGTTTTCTCATTAGTGTTATTAAATACCCATTTAACGGTTCTTATGCTTTCATTACGCAATGCATTAAGCATTCGCATTATAAGTAGTGCTGAATTATGATATCCTTTGTATTTCTTTTCAGTTCGACATACTAATATTATTGCAGCCTCATCTTTTTTCATATTCGGAAATTGAAACACTTCGATGAATGCTACAGGAACACCACCGAATACAGCAACCTCTCTATATATCGAATAATTTGGATTTTGAGTTTTTGGTATATTAATACTCTTTATATCTTCCTCATCCAGTGTGTCGATTATTTCTTTTGTTTGTTTAATTGATTTGGTGAATCGTAAATCATAATCAATATCCATTTCTAATAATAAATCGAAGTTATTAATACTTTCAGTCAATATAGTTCCTGCTGCTCCGGATTTTTTAGACTCGACACTTTCTTTTTGGGATAATAAATATTCGAAGAAGTTATCATAATTTTTATTAACTATTTTTATATAATCATAGTCTTTTTGGGTTTTCATAACTTCATCTTTTAATTTTTCTTTAACTTTATCAACAGCTTGGATTTTTGGATGTTTATTAGCGTTATCTCCACCATCTTTTATTTCAACTTCTAAGTTTAATGATGGTATAAAGAAGTCTGGTATGTAGAATAATTTTTCTCCATTATATGTATAGTAATATGTGTGTGGTGACGGAGCCATAATATCAGAACTTTCAAAATTCATAAATACGTCTAAGAACTGCAAAAATTCTTTTTCATAGCTACCTGTATATGTGACTTTAGTTCCATCAGTCCACACATATTCTCCGGAGATTTTTCTATGTGCTAACATCTTTTTCTGTTGCTCTGGGTCTTTTAATAAATTAACTTTACCATATTTACCCATCATGCGTTTCTTAAACTCTTCTCTATATTTTTCTTTACATTTTGGGTTATTACAAAATCTATTATATTTCCCTGTAGATTCATTCCAATCTGTTGGTTTATGGTCAATGACACAACTTCCTGAAGTTCTTCCTGTTTTTAAATAATATAAATATCTTGCAGGGGTATAATTTTGTGGAAGTTCATCATCATGTTCATCTTCAATATGTGCGTAAAGCCCCTCTATTTTTGTATATGAGTCATCGCATAAAGGGCATTTGAGTTTTTTATATTTTGTAGTCTTCATTGTAATCATCCTTTCAACTCATTTTTATTAAAGAATTGTTAAAACTATCATAATACAGTAAACTTCAATATTCTATCTATATATTATAATAGTATATAGTAATATAACAAATAAACATATTGGGGGAATAAAAATGATTACTATGGATACTTTTAGAGAATTAGATGTTACAAATTTTAATACCGTTATGAATGAGATTTATGCTATGAGAAGGAAATATGATGTTACAGATTCAGTTATAAATTTAAGAAGGCATGATGGGTTGGATTATATAGAAAATCAATTTGTCAAACACTATATGAGTTATAAAGAGCCCGATAATATGCGATTAGAAGTTTTTAATGCATGGTTATTTGTGAAGAATTATAAAATTCTTATCGAAATAATGAACTCGTCAAAAGATGACGTCAGTATGATAACTCATATTGTAGTAAAATATCTTTGTGATGAGATATTCTTCAGATTATGTGCCGAATAGCACATAATCTTTTTTTTATTTTTTTTTTAAATACATTTTTACTTAATCTACATAATAGTAAAATCATATAAAATAAGAAAGAGGTGATAATATGATAAAATCTGAATTAGATTTTGGTCTCGATAATTTCGGGAAACAAAAAATATTATCTCAATCGGAAACTATCGCTCAACTTATTTTAAATATACTATTAATGAGACCTGGACAAATGCCTAGTATGCCCCATATAGGAATTGATATTAGAAAATATTTATATAAATTTGAAGAAGATATCGATTCCGAGGCATTGAAAAAAGAGATAAATTATCAGTGCTCACTTTTGATACCATATCTCGATTTAACAGGTCTTCGTTTAATGGTAGTAGATTATCACGGCGAAGGTGTATTGATGTTAATAATTCCCCTTTCTATAAGTAGTCAAAATGAAACTTTATTGATTGGATTTAAAAAAGACAGTAATAGTGGTGAAATTGTTTTTAATTATCAATTTGAAGATAAATTAAAATAATAAATATATAAAAAATAAGGAGGAACACACAAATGGATAATAATATGGATTTAACTAAAATTAAACAAGCCGCTGAGCAAATTTCTGATGATGATTTTGATAATCAGGAAACTAAAGTTATTGGCGGAGATTTTTCTGAAGTATTAAAAGCTACTAAAGAACCCGAAAAACCTATAGAACAGAAAGAAGAAACTATATCTAATCAACATGATGATGAAATTGTTCCTGTTGAAAATAAATCATATTCTGGACCTGGTTTAGTTATTGATAATGAAGACCTTGATAAACAGGATGACAAACCGATGAAGTACACAGGAATAACTCCTGATACTCAAAGTGCAGTGGATGCATATCTCCAGGAGATGGATGAAGCTATTGACGAATTAAAAGAAAAGAAAGACCAAATTGAAACAGACATTGCTGAAAAGCAAGCAGAAGAAGATGACCTTATTTATAAAGATGATGATGGGGAAGAGGAAGACCCTGGAATGACAAAAGATGAATTTGAGGCTAAATATAATGAAGCAGTTGTTGTTATTGATAAAACTGGCTTCGGCACATTAATTAATTTCACCGATGAGGAGCATGAAAAACTTGAGAAAAGTAAGAAAATTAAACTTGAAGAAGTTGAAACAATCTCTTTGGAAAGTATTAAGACTAAAAAAATCCGCAAGAAATCAGAATTGGATAAGATCATCAAGAGGGTAACTAATATCCATAGCACAAGCATTGTGCTTCCAATTTCAGGATATACAGCAACAATGAAAGGGTGTTCTGCATATGAATTAATTTCATTGATTGATGGTAATAATAATGCGTTACTTGATGCGCAAAATAAATGGAGCTTAATTCATAGTAAACTTGAGTCAACCAGTCTTGGTAATATGAGTTTTAACGATTTCTTATTAAATACTGCAGCAGCAGATTATAATGTATTTATTTATGGTTTATTATGTTCTACATATCCTGATGACGATACTATTCCGCTTGTTTGTGAAAAATGTAAGAAAGAGTTTTCTCATAGATATTCAACCAAATCGTTAATTCGTGCAGAAGCTATGAAAGATAAGCTTAGAGATGCTATTATGACTATAGTTGACAGTTCTGTATCTGAAGATACCGCTAAAGAAGTGCATGCAAATGCACCGATTAGTCAGGTTAAACGTGTAAGATTGCCTCAGAGCGGCATCATTGCAGAAATATATGTACAGACTGCTTATGATCTTATAAATAAATCAATTAAAGACCTTGCAGATAATAAAGATCCTAAATATAATCAAGCATCGATCTTATCTACATTAATTAGAACTTTCTATATTCCTGATCCGGATGAAGATGGTAGCTATTTTGAGGTTGATACTGCTGCAGAAATCGCAAGAACTTTATATACATTAAATGAAAAAGATGTTATGATTATTCGTCGTTTAGGCGAAGATATGATGGAAGACCTTTCTATTGAATTTGGTTTAATGGGAATTACATGCCCCGCATGTAAACACTACACACCAACATTAGAAATGGATCTTGAGTCCATACTTTTTTACAGGTATCGACAGGCGATGACATCAACAATCGAATAAAAAATTTTTATTTATTTATAGATGAATTTTTGGATTTATTTAAAAACCAAATTCCTCTTGACGATTTAAAATATAAATTAAGCTATAAAGAGGCGGTCACACTTAGAAATATTCGTGTCGACCGCCTAAAAAAAGAAAGAGAAGCTTCTGGTGGTATGGACATGAGAGCCCTAGAAGATTTACAGTAATTTCCCAATTACGATGAAGATATTTTTAAGCCCCACAATCTCTCCTGTCGATATAAAAATAAAGAAAGAAAGAAAGGGGCTTTTAAATACATGCGTCATGATATGGTAACAATATTCAATCAGCTAACTTCATCGGAGTTAGCTGATTATACCTTATTTGAAAATATCCTCGAATATCATTATGAGAAATTCAGATATTTTTATTTTTTAATAAATGATATAGATTTGAAAAAGATAGAAAAAATATACTGTAAAGAAAAGAAAAATAATATCAAAGTATATATAGTTCCTCATGAAAACAAATATATAAATGACATAGTATTTGCTATCAATAATTGTAAAAATGATTATAGTTCATCTAAATATTTTACAGTCGATATTATTGAAGAGTATAATAACATTGTCGTTGATATAGGTATGAAAAATGACCGTGAGGAAGGTGATATATATGCTAATAGATTTGTATGATACTGCCGAATTTATAAAAGTTAATGATCTTAAAGAGGTTGATGACCCTGTTTTATTTAGTAAAGGTGCGGTTCCATCCCCTCGTGGATTAATATCAACAGATATATTTGGAGTATCCGTTAAAGAACGAAAAGAAACTTATGCTTATATAGATTTATCTGATACATTTTTACACCCATTTATCTATAAACTATTAAAACGAATGGATAGAAAATTTGAAAGTATTGTCCATGGTAATAGAAGATTTATTATTAAAGATGGTGTATTAGTTGAAGATGAAGAAAACGGGGAAACCGGCTTAAAATTTCTTTATAAGAATTGGGATAAAATTAATTTCGAAAAAAATAACAGCCTTATGCGTAATGAGCGTATAGATGTTTTAAAAGCATATAAAAAAAATATTTTATTCACGAAATATTGGATAGTAATTCCTCCATTCTATCGAGATGTAAATTTCCAATCAATGGAAAAAGGAATACTATCACACAGAATACTCAATGATAAATATTCTAAATTAATAAGATTAACTAGTATTATAAGAAACAGTAATAATTTTGATTTTGTTCTCGATGGAACAAGAGCAAAAATACAGGACCAATTAGTTGATATATATGATTTTCTAAAAAGTAAATTAGAAAAAAAACAAGGTATGATTCGTAAGAATTTATTAGGAAAGTCGATAGATTATGGTGCACGTTCAGTTATTTCTGCACCAACATTTAATGCAAATAAACCATCAGAAATGACTATAGATTTTTATCATACAGGTGTTCCTCTGGCTCAATGTTGTTCGTTATTCACTCCATTTATAATTGCATGGGTTAAAAATTATTTCACCCAAGAATTCGTTAAATCTGGAAATAAATATCCTGTAAAGAATTCAAAAGGCGAAATTGAACTTGTTGAATTAGATAATCCGGAATTATATTTTAATAATGATTTTATAAAAAAACAAGTTGACAATTTTGTATTTGCTCATGCAGATAGATTTAATCCCATTGAATTGCCAGTAAAGAATTCGAAGAATAAAGTTTATTTTTCATTCGTTGCTAGGGAATATGATAAAAATAAACCAGAGAGTGAAAGTAATATTATAGAACGATATGCAACTTGGGCAGATATATTCTATCAGGCTGCTGTAGATATTACAAGAGATAAGCATGTATATGTTACACGATATCCGATGACGGACTATTTTGGAACTTTTCCTAATAAAATAACAGTATTAAGCACACATAAAACAATACCCGTCTATATAAATAATCGTGTGTATTTGAATTATCCGTATATAGATTTGAAAGCATCAAAGAATGAAGTTGCAGTTAGTTTTATAGATACAGTATCTATGTCTAACCTATATCTTGCAGGCTTGGGCGGTGACTATGACGGTGATCAGATTTCAATAAAAGGATTATTCAGTCAAGAGGCTAATGCTGAAGCGGAAAAGCAAATGAAATCTAAATCTCATATACTAAATATATATGGTTCAAATATGAGAAAAATAGCAAATGAAGGTATCCAAACCTTGTATATGATGACAAAATTTGAATAAAAAAAAATAATGGGAAATGCAATTAATATTTGCATTTCCCAAATTTTATCACATAATTTGTGTACTAATAACTTTACTCATTTGTGCATATCTTTGAAATATTAACCATATTTTCTTCAGTATCCTCACTTAATTCGCCGATAGCGGATTGAATACTCTCGATTTTATTTAAATTTTCATTTAATTTGGAAAGTTTATCCTGCATTAAATTTAAATTGGCAGATAAACTATCGGCTATTTCTTCTATTTTATCACAAATTAAATCGATTCGCTCTGCAGTTTCGGGATATCCCATAAGATCTATATAGTCACTAACGCCACGCAATCCTTTTACGCACATATCAATAGAATAGAAATTTGCAATATCGGTATTATCTTCGTTATAATCAACATAAGCAATTCTGTCAGTTATATATTGATGACTTTCTAATACTATTGGATCAATCATATTTGGATTTTGTGATACTTCATCCATTATTTCTGTGATGAATTTTTCATAATTTTCATCCATCATTTTAATAAAGTCATCACTACTTCCACGAGTTCTATATCTTCTTAAATACACTTCTTTATCTTCGATATGCGGGTATACTATAGTAAATGGTATGTCATTCTCTAATAATGCTTTACGCACAACACTATGCGTTGATACTAATATGATTTGAGCTCCATTCTTAATCTCTTCTTTAATGTGTTCGATATAATTGTTTGGAAATTCAGGATTTCTAACTCCAGGTTCTAACCATGAAAATTTACTAGAATCCGAATCGAAAATGCATGCTCGTTCTTTATATAATTCATACATATAAGTTTTTCCTGTTCCAGGAAATGCACACACAACTGGTGATGAATTGGCATTTAATTCGTTCATATTTTTCTCCTCTCAAAAATAAAAATATTGTTATCGACCGATATTATTATTTCCTCATAAGGTAACAGAGGAACATACAAATTATATTACTCCTTTCATTCATAATGATAATATATAATTAAAATAAAAAATCGTATATTACATGCATATGGATATATATTATTAATGTAATATAAATATAAAAAGGGGAGAAATAAATATGAAAATTTATTTTGAAAAAGATGAAAAGTGTATTATTAATGATTTAATTAAATCTGTGTGTGAAGAAATCGAGACTAAAGATATTTCGGAAGAAGTTTGGAAAGTTGATGAACGATTTAAAAAGATAACTAATATTGAAGAATATGAGGATGGTATCGAAGTCACTATCAACCCGGATTTCTTAACAGATGTCATTAAAGAAAATAAATCATTAATAGGAATCTGTATGCCATTATTTAAGTCTGTGTACAGAGCATTCCATAGATATTTTGAAAATATAGAAAACGTTTTCAAAAAGTATATGGTAAAGAAAAATTCTGAAGATACATATACTGAGTAATCGAAAAGAGAATAACGGAAGAAGCGATAAACTTCTTCCGTTATTTTTTTATTCTGTTAAACACATTCTTCTTGCATTTTTATAGTTTAATTCGAGAGATATCCATCTCTGGTGTTCCTGAAGTTTGCCGATAACATTTTCAGGAATATTACCATCTTTACAAATGCAATCATATAATTTGCATAAAAGGGTAAGCATAGTATTTAGATGACCGAATGCTTCTTTAGCAGGATAATCACGAGTTGGGTCAATACATAAATAATCATTATCAGAATCTTTTTCTGCTAATTCCATGACCCCATGAATGCATAATGGATCGATTTTCATTTCAACCATAATTTCTCCAACTTCATCGATTAATTTGCTTAAACACTTTCCATAGTCATCCATGACTGAATGAACTGCATCAAACTCAACACCGATAGCTTTCCAATGAAGAATTTGAATATTGTGTTTTGATAAAACTAATGCTGTAAATAATTTTTGTAAATCTTTCATTCCAAATGACCTCCTTATTAAATAATGAAGTACTGTTCCACTTCTAAGTGATACAGGTCTCTCATTTTTTCTATTATTTCTTTTCTATCAGATTCAGCATTTGACCACTCATCTATTTTCAAGTTAATATTACCATATGCTGTTTGAATTTCCGTATAATGTTTCATACTATTATATAAGAAACGTTTAACATCAAGTAATGCTAGTTCATAAAAAGTTTCCCATGATGTTTTTGTTATAGTAGATAAGTTTGGCGCATGTTCTAATGCGAATTCAATATCTAATATACCATAAGACGTTGCCATATTATATAAATATAATTTGTTTGGTGGTTCAAATTTAAATGTTATGGCAGGTGCCGATACAGATGCTAAGTTAGCATTTGCTTGAGTCATCATTAACATATTATAAGTCTCTATAGAGCCATCAAATGTTGGAGATATAAACCCATTACCAAGTAATTTACTTTTAGGAGTTATTTTTCTTATATATAATATTTCCCTATCAGCAAAGAAATTTGGAAGTATATATATCGATTCCGTATACTCCTCTTTTATACATTCCATGTCTTTAGTTAAATCTATCGACAATTCTTTTACTTGAGGTAAAAATGTGCTGAATGTATTTAATGTTTTTAATTTTATAACATCCATAAGAGCTTCATCTGGGTTATCAAATGGTAATCGTAACCCATATATTCCTAAATCCATTTTTATAGCAGTTAATAATTGAGATAAATTCATCATATGATATATCACATCCTTTTATATTAATTTTACAAGTAATAATATCCAGTATATGATTACATATACCGGATATTTTATTTTTTTTTATAAATTTCTCATATACTGATTTATATCGTGAGAAATTTTATCTTCAAGAGATACGACATATGTTAAATTATTCTCTTTCAATATTACATTCTTTAAATCATCAGTTAACTGCATAGACTCTAATGCAACTTCACATACATTAGAAATTAAATGTACGTTAGTCGATTCCATTGCAATAAAATCTTTAATCATTGATTCCTGAACAGGAGTTATTGCACATTCCTGCACAGTATTACCACCATCTGTTATTTTTTTGATAATTTTTTCAACGGGTTTACTTTCATCTCTATATGCAGTTTTATGGCTAGGTAAAATAACCCAGTCATATGTAACGACATGTGCTTTAGATTGAACAACTGAGTCGCCATTTGGTTTTTTAACCAATGGTGCAAGAGCACGTAAACTGAATGCTGGTTCCATTCCCTGAAGAATGTGTTTTGTCATTTCACGACCATATTTATTATCTAATGTCTCAATAGTACCTTTACATCCAGTATTGGTTGCAGTATGAGATACTATTTTATGAGATATTAATTTAGGGTCTATAGTTAATATACGTTTAATATCATCAGTCATCGGATGACCAGCTTCACCGAACCAAGATTTTTTATTTTGAAGTTCGATTATGTGCTCAGCCTGTAATGATGGAACCATGGCATTACCCATATATATACGTCTATTTCTATTGCGAATATTAAAATCCTGAAGATTTGTATCAAATCGTAAATAGAATAAACTATTCTTGTCGAACACTTCAAGATTGTCTACTCTTGACGGTTCGGATGTTGATTCCATGATAAGATAAGCGGCTACTTCTTGTTTATTCATGAAACTCATTCCTTTCTTAGATTTATATTTAAAATATTGTTTGTTGCCACAATTATTATGATCGTAATTCAAAAACATTATGGTAATTATATAATCGAAAGGGGCAGATTTTATGTTTTTTACAAACAATTCAAATGATAATTTAAAAGAATCTTGTGTTGAAATGGATATTAATGCATTCATAACGATAACTGAATCATTATTATATAGTTCAGATGATGAATACTATATAACAACAGAAGCTGCGGCATCTTGGGAGGCTTTGAAGATTGATTTTAGTGACATTAAAAAAGAATCTAAAAAACATTGGAAAGAAGCTAAGAAACTTGAAAAGAAAGGCGAATATAAAGAGGCATTAAAATTATATGATAAAGCAATCACTGAAGCAAAATCTATATATAAGATTATTGATAAAATTCCGGATGAAAATCTCATGGATTTCTTAGCAGGATACATCCCTTATATATCATATACTTTATGGGGCATTATCTTAGTTGGCACAATTACGACTGGTAAAATTAAAGGAGCTAGTCGTGCGTATGCTAAAAAGGTTAACGATAACTTCATTGCAGGATTAATGAAAAAACGTAATGAATGCTTAGAGAAATCTAAAAATAAATAATATAGAATACGAAAGGGTGTTTGATGTATGTTTTTTAATAAACTTACACAAAATAATATTCACCAGGAGTCCGGAATAGAAATTGATATTAATGCATTCATTACAATAATAGATTCGTTCTTAGATAGTTCAGATGATGAATACTATATAACAACAGAAGCTGCGGCATCTTGGGAGGCTTTGAAGGTTGATTTCAGTATAACAAAACACAACGCAACAAGATATTGGGAAAAAGCTGAGAAGTTAGAAAGAGCAGGCAACTACAAAGAAGCGTTAACATATTATGATAAGGCTATAACTAGAGCAAAATCCATATATAAGATCATTGATAAAATTCCTGATGAAAATATTGAAGATTTCTTAGGTGGGTTTATTCCATTTGTATCATATGCTTTATGGGGCATTATCTTAGCAGGCATTATAACAACCGGTAAAATTAAAGGAGCTAGTCGTGCACGTGCTAGACACATTAACGATAAATTCATTGCAGGATTGATGAAAAAACGTAATGAATGCTTAGAAAAATCTAAAATTAAATGATTTTATTATATAACTATAGATAGAAAGGAGGATATACAATCATGTATATAAATAAAGAAAGTATTCTAAATTCTAAAAAACCTAAAATAGATGCGTTAAGAGAATCATTTAACCAATTAAAGGCGAATGATACTCCAGCTAATAGGATTTTATTTATGAATGAATTTAGAAACCAGCCAACAAATGTTATTAAAGAAAATTTATCATATATGTACACAATCCCATCACAGGGCACGTCATTTATGAACCATATCATACGCACTTCATATGATAATGTAAATGAATTACAAGTCCAGAAAGAAAGTCTTGTGACATTTATAAAAACATTAAAAGAATCTAATTATGTGGATGGGGATCATATAAAAGAATTAGAAAATACTGTCGACATTATAGATGATACTATAGAACAGAAAAATGATGTAAAAAATATCAAAGATGAAGTTCAGATGGAATTTTATATTAATAGAGCCAATTCTGGTTGTTTATTTGAATCTTATCTTGTTGATGAGATGGAGATTTTAATTCATAATATAAATTATAATCCTGAAACGATTACTGATTATGAATTACTCCTTAGACGAATAAAAACAAGTCATACAACAGAATATCTTTCTAGTTTTCCAAAACTGATAGAAAAGAGCACTCAGATGCTTGTTGCTTTAGAAATCCCTATGAGCGGAACACCTGCTCAGGTATTGACAGATATGCCTATAACTATTGCCGAAAAGATAATAGAATTAAAAGTATCCAAGAGTCAGGCTAAAGCATATATAAATATTATGAATAAACAAATAACTACAATGTATAAGGAACTGAAAGATGGAGACAATAGAAAGTATGTAATATATCGTGATTATATGGATAAAATCCGTAGAGCATCAGATATGTTAGGAAAATACTGTGGTATTGTTAAAGAAGGCGTTGCAGAAATGCAACCCGATATAATTCAGTATGATGAAGCTGTTGTTGAAGATATAGTTGCTGAAATTGAAGACACTATAACAAATATGGTATTCGATGAAGATGACGAATTCGACGATACAGTTATCGAAAGTATAGTTAATCTATATAACAAAACAACCCTCTTAAATGGCATGATTCTCGAAGAAGATAGTAAATCTGCAACAGGTATATCTAAAGCGGCAAATGCTATAGGCAAATCTGGTAGAAAGGTATTGCATAAAGCTAGAAAGGTTGTTGGTAACGTTAAGCGTATAGATACTGCTATCAATAAAGTTACCGACCCATTCATAAATGCTATTAATAATACTATTGATGAGATTAAGAAAAAAGATTCTGATGAGAGAAGAAACAGAATAATTACAGGAAAATATAGATTTAAATTATCAAATTTCCTTAAAAAAGGAATATTAACAATCGCTACAGGTAAATTAATAGCCAATGGAATAACAGGTGCTCGATTAGTAAATCCATTAATAGCAATAATCGGCACATTAACAGCTTGGGCTATTGATAAGCGTTTAGATGAAAAAGAACGTAAAAAAATCCTTCAAGACCTTGAAGGTGAATTAAAGATTGTTAATGAAAAAATCGATGATGCTAAGAGCGATAATCAACGTAAAGAGAAGTATGAATTAATGAGAATTAAACAGAAACTCGAAAAGGATATCGAACGTATCAAATATCGCTTAGATGAAAAATAAAAGGAGGGTCGATTATGGATATATTTGAAATTCTCAAAGAAGCAAAAGACCCAGATAGTACAGAAAAAGAAAAGGATGCAAAAGAAACAAAACAAGAAGAGACTACAGAAGATGATAATCAACAACAGGACGATGAGACTTCCGAAGATACTAATACAGATGAGACTGAAGAAGAACCGGAGGAACCCATTGAAGATGATACAACTACAGAAGATGAGTCTTCAGACGAATCTGGAGACCATACAGAAGATACTGAAGAAGTGACTCCTGATGATACAACCGATGAAACTCAAACTGATGATGGTGTTGATACTGGAACTAATGTTGACGAAACTGGTGATGAAGAAAAACCATCACCAGAAGAAGCTCAAAAAGAATTACATTTATTAAATTCTTCAATAAATTTATATTTTAATATAAAAAATAATATTGTTAAATTGGATACAATGTCCCATATAGACATAGTAGCTAATAAGATAGTTATTCAGGTTAAGAAGAATTTCACAGTACTGCTAGATTATTTATATGAGTATATAACACGAACATTCACAACCGATACGTATGTTAAAAACTTATATACGTATAATTATTTTATAGAAGCTTATAAAATTAATGTGGAAATGCTTAAAAAAATAAGTGTTTTTACGTTAAATACATAAAACAAATATATAAAAAATATTAGAAAGGAAGTGCTCAAATTATGTATGAGTATTTAGATAATCCTGAGCAGGTTAAAGTTATTGGCTCATTCTCACACGATAAGAATGCAGACTTCAAAGATAACGTAAAGAACTTGTTCGAAGGATTCCAAAGCACCTATCAAATGGATGCAATCACGGACATTACAAAAATCCTTAGAGTAGATACTATGAAAGAAGCTTATAAAGACATGCTTTTAAGCGATGTAATGGAAAGCTCTTTCGAAGATCCTTACTATTCAATGATGCCTCAGAAACTTGAGCAGTTATTCGAGAACTCTTCTCTCGAAATGCTTACCGAATCTGGTGTAGCAGCACTTGCTCCTATCGTTGGTATCAGCTTACCTATCTTAAAGAAATCTTATATCGAAGGTCATTCAAAAGATATCGTTATGACCGAAGTTCCTACTAAGCCCATCATCAAAGCTGCTTATGAAAGACGCTTCTTGAAAGATGCTGCTGGTAAGAAGTATTATATTCCGGATATCTTCTATGATGATTCATATAAAGAAATCATGAATAAAGGTAAGGGTGCTCAGGTATCTTCACAGTATTATCCTACCGGTTCAACATTACCGTTCCAGGATTTAAATATTCTTGAAGAAAGTGGCGGTTCAATCGCTCGCCGTGATAGCCTTGCTTACGACTTCTGTATTCAGAGCGTTATGCTTACAGTAGATGGTGAAGTTGTTCCTGTTGCAGTGAACGTATCACCTAACATGGCTGCAAACAGCTCATTTACATACAGAGTTAAGTATGTAAAAGATGACGGTACAACCGTTGAAGATATTCTCGTTGGTCAGGTTGACTTCTATAACGGTTTAGTTTCATGTGCTTCAACTAAGGGTCTCATCACACAGGTACAGTTTGGCGGACACTTATCAAATGAAAACAACACAGAAACAATCGAACTTGACAGAGAAAGAGAACTTTTAGAGTGGAAGATTCCGGATGGTACACGTATCAACACTGGTTTAACACTCGAAAAGATCAAAGATTATAAAGCTTTATTTGATTTCGATATTACAACAGAAATCATTGCCGATATGAGTACTGTATTAACACAGTATGAAGATAGCGAAATTCTTGGTTTCTTGAATAATAGCTATGATATGTGGAGAACAAGAAAAGACCTCCCATTCGGTTACACTGATGGATTCGTTGAAGAAGGTTACTTCAACTGCGAACCTCCGGCAAATAAATTCGTTACAAGATCACAGTGGATCGACAGCGAATTAAAATTTGACTTAAATCGTTTCATTGACGAATTAAAAGTTAAATTACGTAATCAGGACTTAATGTTCGTTGTATATGGTCATCCGAACCTTATCAGCCTTATCCAGGATAATGTACGTTGGGTAATTGATGAAGACACCAAGATCGGTGGTATTCAGCTCGACTACAGATTCGGTGTTATGACCGCTAATAAGAACAGAATTCATGTAATCAGCACAATGAAATGCCCGAAATCACGTGGTCTCCGTGTTGTTGCATATCCTCTTACAAAAGAAGTTATCACATTCAAGCACTATAAATATAGCTTGAACATCGAAAATGCATATAGAAATGCATTAACACCGCTTACTCCGAACGTTATGGGTACATCTAGATTTATTACAACTGAAGTTCTTCCTGTTCAGGGTGAGTTCCATATTCTTGACAATCAGTTTAGTTTAAAAGATCCTAGTGCTCCTGCAACAGCTCAGGTTGCTGCACCTGTAATCAGCTTAGCTGCTGGTACATACACAGGCGCTCAGACAGTAACAATTAGCTGTGCAACACCTGGAGTAAATCTCTACTACACTGTAGACGGTAATGAGCCGACAACAACATCAGAATTAGTTAACGGTGCTGTAACAATCGCTGCTACAAGCACACTTAAAGTAATTGCTGTTAAAGCAGGTATGATTCCGAGCACTGTTGTTTCTGCAGATTACGTTATCAACGAATAATTTTTTAATAATAACATAGAGAACTCTTAATTAATAAGAGTTCTCTATATTTTTTTACTATTTTTATGAAAGGGTGATAGGATATGAAAACTAAAAGTGATAATTTGATTTTCATAGAAAAGTGTTTTGGTTCTATAAAGAACAAAGACGATGTTAATGGTAACCTCGCCAAAATCGAACGAACACTTTCACGTGAATTTGACCTCAATTTTAATTTATCTATAGTAAATAATGCAACAAATTCATTTTTTGGGATGAATATATTCCCGTCAGTATCTACAATGGATATTCTTGTAGAATCTATCATTGAAAAGAAATCTTCTACAGAAGAGATCGTAAAATTATGGCAGAATAATGATGTTTGGTATATCGAAATTGATAGCATATTATTATATGATACAAAACTCAATGCTAACCCAAGCGAGATTGTGGCTGTATTATTGCATGAAATTGGTCATATAGTCTATGACAATACAATTCCGAGAAGATTAAATAAGATTCTTCGCTTTAAATTAATGAAGTTAAATTATCAGATGAAAGCATTAGTTGCTAATAAGAAGATAAGAAAGCTTTTTAATTTAGCAATATTAGAGTCATGCACAACAAAATCATTTGCATTTACAAATACTAATACTGAAAGACATGCTGATAAGTTCGTTATTAAGTATGGATATGGTAATGAATTGGATGAATTTATAGGAAAATTGATTCAATCTCAAGGTAATTCATTAATTAATAGAGAAGATAAAGAAGTTGAAAAAGAAATAGAAATAATAGTTAACTGGACAGTGCTTAATATTAAAGAACTTGAATTTAGAAAGAAAGTTTTACGAAATTCTCTTAAAGTTGAAATGCTTAAGACTCCTAGTGATTTGACTAAAAGAGTTGTCCAGGATATTCATGCTTCATTCTTTGGTGAGTCTACTGATAAATATCGTGAATTATTATCCGAGCAGTATTCAAGAGTACCGCAAGATGTGTACAGTCAAATGAAATACGAACAGATACTGATGAATGATGTTAATAAAATATTGAAAGAAGCATCCGTTGGTTTATTTGATAAACTTGGAAAAGTTAAGAAAGTATCACAGTCCGATATAGATATTCTTGAAGTTGATATCGGTAATATTCAAAATACTGATGATAAAATATATTTACTGGATAGATTGTATGTACTGCTCGACCAGATAAATACTGCATTAGATTTGATTGAAATGGGTAAATCTAATAGAGTGTCTCAATCAAAGAGTACACTTATGAATATGAAAGACCAGCTACTCAAATTAAGAGAACAGATTATGGCTATGAAGATAATTGATAAGGAATATGGCGTTTTTATACGTTATCCAAAAGGTTATCAAGGTTAATAAATGTTATATAAGGAGGGTTTAAACATGCAAATTAACGAGTCATTTGTAAATGTATCGGAATTATTAAAAAATAAGCATGTTATGAATAATGATTTCTTTTTAAAAACATTAAATCCTTCTGCTGATGAATTGGATATATTTTCCCCATCATTAACTGATGGGGAAATATCTATCATAAATTCTGAATGCGAAGATAATGTATGGTATTTTTTAAGAAATATTGTAAGATTTAAAACTGCAGATGGTGGAACTACTCAGTATAAACTAGATTTAGCAAAACTGGCATCAGTATATTGCTGTATAAATAATATAAATAACCATATAGTCACACCTAGATTTACATATAATATGCATTGTTCTGCAGCAATGATGGTGTGGGAATTATTATTTGGAAAAGATTATAATAAGATTATTATTAATGATATATATAATTTCGGTAATCTTTTCTTCATATTTATTTGTGATATAATTGATTCTTTGCCAGAATATATGGCAAAGAAAGTAATATATGATAAAGAAAATTATACGATAACTCGCGTCGATACTGGTGAGATAAAATTAGAAGCTAGTAAATTTCCTGTTAGTAAACGCACAATTGAAGATATTAGAAATGAAAATAAAGACAATATTTCTGTATATCCGGATTTTGAAATAATGGCAGTTACTACAGATTTATTAACATCACTTCCTATGGAAACAAAATCATATTCTATATTACCAACAGAAATAATTCCTGATGAAATGCCTGAATATGATAAAATTGCAATGTTCGTCGAAACATCACTACATTGGGAAGATTGGTTTTACGATCTTTCTATCGAAGCGGTTAAGGATAAACTCCGCAGAGATAGTTTGACCAATTATATTGGTATTGAATATTCTTATAGAGAATTAGGATATGATGATGAGTGGTTTATAAACCATGCTAAATTGCTGAATAACGATAAATATTCTGTCGATAGGGAGTTATTATTAAAACGCTAATGAATGGAGGACTATATTATGGTCAAACGCCGGTATATATATGATACAGAAACTACCAATATATCCTTTATTCAAACTGCGGTCGATTTAAAACGTTTAGGAATAAAAAATAATATGTTTTTCCTTGCTCTATATGATCCATCATTAAGGGGAGTAGACCCATACTCCCCTTATTTATCTAATGACCAGATCATTAGAATTGTGAATGAGTGTATAGTCAATCCTTGGTATTTTTTACGAGAAGTTGCAAGAATACCCGACCAAGGTAACCCAAAAGGCGTCCCATACCAATTAAATAGAGCAAACCTAGCAGCAACTTGGTGTTTTTTAAATGGTATAGACCATTACCTAGTAATACCACGTCAGATAGGTAAAACGCAGTCTACTGTTGCTATAATTAACTGGACATTTTTATTAGGAACAACTGACTCGGAAATAATGTTTATAAACATGCTTGCAGATAAAGCAATTGAAAACTTATCTCGTTTAAAAGACCAGAGAGATTTATTACCTAAATATTTACAATTTAAAATTGCGTATGATGAAGAGGGTAATGAAATAAAAGCTACAGATAACGTTAAAACTTTGAAAAACGGCTCAAATAATAATAGTATAGTGACAAAATCATCAGCAAGATCTCTTGTTCAAGCAGAAAAGATAGGGCGTGGTGCGACTCAGCCTATCCAATACTATGATGAGTTTGAGTTTATAGATTTTGTTAAAACTATTATGGAAGCCTCAGGTCCTGCATATAATACTGCATCTGAGAATGCTAAAAGAAATAATGCTATGTACTGTCGTGTATTCACAAGCACACCGGGCGACTTAGACTCACAGTCTGGTCAGGATGCATTGGCTGTTGTTGAAAATACATGTAAATGGACAGAGCATTTTTATGATAAGCCTATAGAAGATGTAAAGGAATATATTGAAATAAACTCTGGAAATAATATTGTGTATATAGAATATTCATATACACAGCTCGGTAAAGATGATGTTTGGTTCAATAAAGTATGCTCGCTGTTAAATAATAATCCATTAAAAATAAAGAGAGAAATATTCCTTCAAAGATTAAGAGGTTCATCTCAATCTCCATATGAACCGGAAGATTTGGCTCGAATAGAAGAATTGAAAGGACAAATAAAAGAAGAGATATTTATAAATAAATTATTCAAATTAGATATATATGAGCCTTTACGTAAAGATAAATGCTATTTCATAGGGGTCGATGTCGCAAATGGATATGGTGAAGATAACTCTGCCGTAACTATATTCGACCCATATACTATTCAGCCTGCAGCAGAATTTATGTCAGCAAATATAGGTGTAAAGGATTTAATAAAGTTCTTATATGTATTGGTTAGAAAACATTTGCCCCGTTCTATATTGGCGATAGAACGAAACGCGAATGGTGAAGCAGTTCTTGATCATCTGCGTGATACCGATATACGAGGAAATATCTATTTTGATAATAGTAAGGATATGGTTGGTAGTAATATTGATGATAAACTTGATGCACAAGGTATGTTGGTTCGAGAGGCTAAACGAAGAAAGTTATATGGTATTTACACACAAGGTAAATCAAGAGAGCTTATGTTTAGTTTACTTGAAGGACACATAAAAGATTATAAAGATAAATTTATTACAAATAACATAATAAATGATTTAATGAAACTTGTTCGCACAAAGACAGGGAAAATCGCTGCCGGACCAGGGTTCCACGACGACTCTATTATGTCTTATCTTATGTGTCTGTATTTATATTATTACGGTAATAATCTACACAGATTTGGTTTCGTTAGAGGTCAATTGCCGGATGAAGATAATCGAAATAAGGGCATGACATATGACCAAATGGAAGATTATTTATCAGAAAATGATAAAGAATTCTTTAAAGGTGTAAACTTTACATCATTAGATGAAATAAATGTCATTGACAATGTGAAACAACTAATAGAAGATAAGCGAGGATTAGTTACTCATGAAGAATTGGATATGGCATCAGGCAAAAAGAAAACAAATAACATTCCTCAACCGCGAAAACTTGATGAGTACGAACTTAAAATAAGAAATGAAATGGCAAAAGCTCAAAGAGAATCCGATTTATTTAATAGAAATATTAAATTTGTTAGCAGTTCTGAAAACATGGATTTAGATATGGACGAAACTCTTGACGATATGCCATTAGATTTATTTGATGAATTGAATGAATAGAATATTATACATATAATGGGGCAAAAACCATTATATGTATAATATTATTTTTATTATAACAAATGAATAAAAATGTATGAAAGGAGAGATATTATAATGTCATTATTTTATGATAGTGAAAATTATGAGTTATCATCAGATTTTGAAACAAATAGTTTATTGGCAGAACTGCCTTTCCAATTAATTAAAGAAAGTATAACTGAACAAATAAACGACCCATTATCTACTAATATTGATTATATTGATATTATTATAGAGAAATGCGATGCATTTAAATCTACTTATGAAAACAATGAAGATATTATACGTGATTTAAATGATAATTTACACAGTTTTTTTGTATCTATTATTGAAGAAATAGATAATAAATTTGAATTAGGATTGGATATTAATACAATATCGGCAAGAACAGATGTTATTGAGATAGGTGAAGTATTATATCATTATTTCATTTTACGTTATGTGAAAAATATTAGCAAATATATAACCAAATATATTATTAGACATAAAAAAGAACTTGCCGAGTATTATAATGATAAAAATAAAAAAGATGTATCTACTCTAGCATTTAAGAAACAAATAAAAAATCCTGACGACTTATCAATAATTACAAACCTTCCATCAATAATTAAATATATTATAAATTTGGATATTGAACCATATGAATTTATTGACTTGAGCACAGGTTCTGATAATTATGAGGGATTGACAATAAAATCGTTAATAGAATCTAATCAAATGCTTGGAGATTTTGTTAATAAGTATATAGGTCTGAGTGTAGATAATCATGAATATATTATCGATGAAATTCAGACTGATATAAAAATGAGATTAATTAAAAAAATAATGAAATAGGAGGAATTTATATTATGAGCGAAATTACAGAAAAGGATAATGTAACAACTGATAGTACAAATAATGATGTTATGGATTCTATAGTCACAGATGACAATGCTGATGAATTCAAAATGCTCAATTTGTTATCAAAAAGAAATGATGTTAAGAATATGATGAACACAATGAAAAATGAGCAGAATAAGCTTATAAAAGATGTAGATAAAGCCGAAATCATAGATGAAAGATTAGCATCAATGAGTGTTGAAGAAGTAGAAAACCTATCATATTCTCAGGTTGAAGATATTTATACTATTAATGGTGAGAAATTTGAATTAAGTATTTCTTTCGACACTCATGATAAAGAGATGGAATTTAAAAAAGATTTCCTAGTATTTATGAAAAAATCATCAGATACTATGGAAAGATTTGACGAGGAACTTGCTAAGATTGAAAAAGAAATTGCTGATAATCAGGAAGAGTTTGATAGAGTAGTATCAACATTTGGTAATATGAGTAATCTAATTCGTAGTAAATTGGTTGAAAAATATGAAACTGCTACGGATGAAGGAAAAAAAGAATTATATTCTTTATTGATAAAAGAATATGACTATGGATTTACATTAGACAATGTAAAAGATTTTTATTCTACTTTTAGAGCTAGAAATGTATTGGGCGATTATAAAGATGATAAACGTTCAAATTATATTTATAGAAAATATAAGAAAGTTATTCAGTCTTTAGGTATCACTACCGATTTAGCATCTTTTGCTGGTTTAGAAAAAAAATTCTTATCGGAAGACCATCAGTCACATCCTAATATTTTTATATTTGCAATTATATCAATGGTTGCTAGTTGGGCTAAAAATACCAATAATAAGAATAGGGGATTATTCTTAACACAGTTCACAATAAATATCAAAAACTTATTCTATAATAAGTTTGATAGTGAAGAAGAGAGAGCTAAATTTATAGCAAATATCACAGAAGTAATGGATTTAATCGATTAATCATATTCCGGAGAACAATAAAAACATATGGATAAAGGAAGATATATATTGAATATATAATCTCTTCCTTTATCCATATTTATTTTGTATTAAAAGGAGGTATACTATGTTAGATAAATATTTATCTGATAACGGGTCTAGTTTTGTATTTAACGGTCATTATATGGAAATATATATTCCTATGAGTTATTATGATAGCAAATTAGCAGAAACTCAAGGACGTTCTGTTAAAACATTCGGTGTACTAACATGTACCGTATTCGATAGTAATATGAAAGAAGTTTTAACAGAAATATTAAACCTTCCGTCATTGATTTATTTATATCCATCAGAACTGGGAGATGTTACTATGCATATGAAAAATGACCCGAATCCCGAACCTAAAAAATATAAAGTATGTAAATTTTATAAAGGCGACACCGTAATGCCTAATTCGATTCCACAAGATAGTTCTAATGCTGAAGTATTTATTGATATAATTTTTGGAAATAAATTAGAAAACAATATTCCTTATAATAAATTATTAGATATTTGGGAAAAGAATCTTGAATTAAATAATGTTAAAATGAATGTCGCTGCATCTATATTAGAAATAATTATTGCAGAAATATATAGAAATAAAAATAATCCCAATGAACGATTTGCTAAAGCAATAGGAAATGATCCAAAAATGTCACAGTTTGATTATCGAGCTGCTAGTATTCGTGAAATATGTTCTCGAAACTCTACATTTGCAGCATTGACATTTGAAGATATGGATGCAATGATAACAACCTCATTAAATATCAATAAATACAATAAGAAACAGGTTCAATCTCCTATCGAAAAAATAATAAAGATGTAATACGGCACAAGCGAACATTTTTATAAAATAATAAAAAGGAGGTCATGGATATGCCCAGACAAGGACAAATTATTCCAACCGCATTAGTCCCTCATGTTGAAACTTATATTAATGATTATAGCATTTTCCAGGATACCGCTGCAACTCCTTCAGAAAACGGAGTTCGCTCTATACATGTATTCGCATCTCCTAAGGGAGAAGATGGTGTTATAAAAGAGATCACAAGCACCACAGAATACCTTGAAGAATACGGTATACCTAATTATGATTTATATGGTCAGCCGGGATATATGCCATATGCGGCATTAACTAGCCAGAATGCAAAATGCTGGTGTATGAGAGTTATGCCGGACACAGCAACATATGCAAACGCCATTGTTGTTGCTAACATCACATCAGGTAAAACTACTGATGAAGATGGTAAACAAACGTTCTCTACAACAGAAACAATTACAGTAGAACCTGCAATACCTGAAGTAAAAGATGGAAATGGCACAACAACACAACAAGCAGTTGCTGCAAAAGAATTAACTCTTCCTGTTCTTAGAGTTAAATTTAGAACAGAAAATAATGATAAAATTGAGAAGACAGAAACAAATGCAGATGGTGAAAATATTAAAACAATAACTTATCAGGGTATTACAAATAAAGATGAATTTGCAACAATATCTGAAAAGTATAAGAATACTACTACTGGAGAACCTGAACAAATAACAAATGCTGATGGTTCAACCACAAATGGAGACACATATTATCCCTACCCAATTTTAGGAGTTATTTCTAAGGGTAGAGGTGTGTATGGTAATGCATTAAGCTTAAGAATTGTAACTGATTCATTATCTGATCAAGATAACGGATATAAAAACTATGCATTTGAAGTATATGATAAAGATGGAGGATCATCAAAGAAGGAAACATTTACAGCATCATTGAATTCTAATGCTATTGTTAGCAATGTATCTATATTTGCTGATGATGTTATTAATGAATCTGATGATAATAGTTCATGGGTCGAAGTTAATACATCGACAGGTAATTTAGAAGAAATATACAAGTTATATGAAGAAGTATTTGCAGAAAGACAGGCAAAGATAAAAGAATATAATGAAAACAAAGATAATATCGTTAAAGTTCCCGAAGAAGCTAAAATTCCTTATGAAAAGTTTGACTTCATTCATGCTTCAAATGTTGCAGGATATGTGATTATTAGTGATGATGATACTATATCATTTGATATTGAGGGTGGTGGAATCATTCTTAATGGTGGTGATGATTCGACGTTCTCATCTACAGCAAATGCTGCAGATAGACTTAAAGCCCTTGATGATGCATATATTGCGGCGTTTAAGGGTGAAATCGACACTGCTATTTTAAGTAAGAGACGCACACCTGCAGAAGTTATTTATGATGCAAATTATAGCATGAAGGTTAAACAAGCATTAGCAGCATTAGCTATTAAACGTTATGACGCACGCTGTATTCTGGATGCTAATTTACTTAATACAACACAAGAAGCTATTACATGGGCTACAAATCCTAACGGAATATTCAATATTTCTGATAAAATTATTAGTAAAGAATGTAATAACTATAAAATGAGAGACCCGTTCACAGGAAAGACTATGAGGGTCACAACAACATATTATTTAGCTGCTAATATTCCAAACACACTATACAACATTTGGTAATCAAGTTCCATTTGTTGGTCGCGATTATGCATTACTCACAGGATATATTAAGAATTCTCTTAGACCTATGATTGATGCCGATGATATTGATACAAAAGAAGCATTATATACAAATAGAGTTAACTTCTTTGAATGTATCGCTGAAGATACATACGTTCGTGGAGTACAAGGTACATCACAGAAACAATGGTCAGATCTCTCTGAAGAAAACAACGTTGCTGTTGTTCTTGAAATGAAGAGAATTCTTGAAGAATTTGTTTCTTCAAAACTCTATAATTTTGCTGAAGCTGAAGATAGAGTATTATTTACTCAAGATGCTGATAGATTATTCGCTGATTATAGAAATAAAAAGGTTAGAAGCTTTAATGTATATTTCGACATGAATGCTTTCGAAGAAGAAAGAAGCATTCTCCATTGTTACCTTGCAGTTGTATTTAGAACGATTGCTAAGCGTGGTATTATCGAAATCGATATTAACAAGCGCGTATAATTCAATGAAAGGAGCGAATAAACAATGGCTGGAGAAAAGCAAATTGTAAGAACATTACAAAGTAATATTAAAGAATACGATAGTTCATTTATAACTAATTATTCATTATTCTTAGGCGGATTAAATGCAACACAGTCATCCTTAGAACAGTATGACCCGTTAAAAACTGGTTATAATCGAATTTTCTTATTAAGAATGCCTGTATTTATGCAGAAAATCCTTCCTGATCAGACAAAAAGATTCCGTCATTTAGTAGAATACGGATTTACAAAAATCGATGGTATAGGTAACACAACTTTAGAAACAGAACAGATTACTGGTGGTTACGCTGGTCGTCAGTTTGACGTTGGTACTGTTGCTAAAGATGAGACACAAGCTATTACCATTTCACTATACGAATTCGCAGGTTCACCTGTTAGAGAATATCTCGATATGTGGATTAGTGGTATTTCTGATCCATATACAGGATTAGGACACTATCATGGTGCTATGGATATGGATCCTAGTATCAAATATTCACAACATAATCATGTTATGGAAGCAATTTATGTTGCAACAGACCCAACAGGTCGTTCAGACGGTGTTGAGTATGCATGTCTTTTAACAAACATGATTCCTAAACAGGTTAAGAAAGACCAGTTCAACTATGAATCTGGTACACATGGTCTCGTTACACTTGATTGCGAATTTAGTGCAGTTAAGTACGAATCACCACAGATTAACTCTGTAGCCAAATCGTTAATGGCTAGATTCCAGACAATGAGAGATTATCTTGATTTCAATAGTGAATATACACAGCAGGATGTTAATGATCACTATAAACCAAGAATCATCAACTGGGATGATAAAGCAAACGAAGGCGCTAGCGAATAATAAATTAAATATAAATTCCCTATACTGGAAATTAATCCAGTATAGGGAAATTTTTTTTTATTTAATAATTAGAATTTTGATTATCATCAGTAGGTTGTTGAGTTTCAGCTTGTTTCTTTAGTCTAGTTAATTCAATTTGTGCATTTTCATAAGCCTCATCTACTAGTGCCCAATTAATCATGGGTAAGTATTGTCTAATGAGATTATTATACATTAAATCTTTAATCTTATTATTATCATCAGTTTGGTCTGCATTCTCGCCAGTTTTGGCTTTAATTGCATTTGATACAACTTGGTCTGCGTTCGATATCATATCTGTCATATTCATTGTATTTAATGATTTTGGTGAATTAAGTGTATATACAAACCCATCTATAGCTTCTGGCGGAATACCAATATTAGAAAACATCATAATCTTTTTATATAACTCTGTTGCTGATGGGTTTATATCCATCTGTAATGAAACAACACGACCGACAAACTTAGAGTTAGCCATTACAAGCGTTTTAGCGTAATCAGCCTCATTAACATAATTCATTATTACTGATGGTACCCCAGTTCCATTTATCATGTTGCTTCTAAGCATTTCCATCAAATCTGTATTTAATGGAACATCCTGTCCTGACAATATATCAAATTCGATTCCACGTTCCCCACTCCTGCCTACGGGAATAAATATCTCTTTGTATGCGCCTATTTTTGATATAATAGAATTATAATTTAATAAATCCATGAAGTTTATTTGACGTCCTTTTACAGAACGGGCAACTTCTTGGATTTTATTAGTTATATTAGCTTCCATTCCGCTGTTTTTTATATAATATACTTTGGTATCATTTGAACGAGTTATTATAGATATCATCTTAAATATCAATAATGCTAAATATAATTTAGCATAGAATAATGATTTAGCAAGTATAGACTGACCATTTCCATCGACATCTTCGTTTACTTTAAATTCAACGACATAATCTGCTGGAATAAATTGGAAAGTTATTTGTTTTTTATATAAATCATTATATAATAATGCGTTTAAAATCATATCTTTAAATTTAATATTATTTTCTAAGAATTTCTTATCAAATGAAGCGACTATTTTATCAGTTATCTTTGATAAAAACATAGTTTCTACTTCTTCATTTGTTTGTTGAAGTCCACTTGTTACTTTTATTGATGTTGAAAATGGTGATTTATTTACCTGAAAATCTACATCATGGATATAATAATATCCTATTACTGTATCTAAAATTTTTACAGGTATCATTTTTTTAGGTTCTATATATTTAATATAGCAACCTGATTGCTCATCAAACATTCCTTCAACTTTTTTATCAACATCAATAGTGCCATCATATGCTGATGCAACTTTTTCTGCATTTTTAATTGCTGTATCTCTGTTTTTATTAAATTTATCGGTATCTAATAATGCAGTCAAATCGGTTCCTTCTAATAATGGTATCGAATATATGTCATTATATACACGTATACCATCTGCATATGATTCGAATTGTTTCTTTAAATCTTTATTTGATATTGATGTTGAATTTTTAATTACAGGTGATTCTTTAAATTCAGCAATAAAGCTTTCGGTTATAGATTCTTTTAATGTATCTCTTGTTGTTATATCTTTGAGTTTATTGACATACTGTTGTTCAAACAATTTTGAATATGGGCATACATAAACATAGTAATTGCCATATGTTAATGTATTTGGAATAACCATATTTTTTAATTTTTTAGGAAGAGATAATCGACGTTCTAATTCTTCTACTGTTTTTATATAAGTATTGTATTCATTATCGTCTTTATTTACATTAGTGAATCCAATAGTTCTTGATATGGTTTGAGATATATCATCGGATGTTATTATTGCATCACGCGTTGTCAATACCGCTTCATCCAATTCAAATAATTGCTGAGTTATCATGTTTAAGTCTTCATACAATAAGTTCTTATTCTGATATCGTTGCTGAAAGAATTGAAATAACCCAGACGACTCATCAGTAAATATACCCTGTATATCCTTTTTATCAACATTATCTCTTTGGTCAAAATCATTAAATAATTTAACTAAAAATGTTGACATATCATCAGATGTGATACTTTTAGTATTATTCAATTCATTAGATATTATATTATCAATTTTTGTTGATAATATATCTATTTCATTATCTCGTGATGTGTCTACCCCATCCATGCTTTGTGAAATGCTTGTAACAGTTTGTCTAAACAAGTTATTCAGGTCAAGAAGTTTTTTCTTTTCCTGTTCTGTGTCAGGTTTTTTTGATTTACTAGCCATCACTTATCACAACCTTTCTTATAATTTATATCGTTAAAGCATTATAGTCTTGTTCGTACCGTTAAAGTAAACTAAAAAAATAAAGACTGCGAAAAATACGCAGTCTTTTGTATTAAATGTATATACATACATAGTTATGATAACTTCTTAATTGAGATCGTTCCACAACAATATGCATATTAAATAATCTATCATCATCAATATTATCATTAAAATGTATATCCATTTTATGAGTCTTTTTTAGACCCGGAATAAGTTCTCTAGTTATTCTACACCTATATTTATTGGAAACTATATTTTTATATGCATTTTTTGTTAAATCTAATATATCATCATCAGATATCTGTATTCTATATGGGTCTTTATCTACAATATTATCTGAAATAGATATAACACTCGAGTATATATTCTTTAATGATGTAGCCTCTATACCATTTGAGTCAATTATACGTCCTATAACAAAATCTGAATCATCTGTATTCAATTCTATATTACCATTCTTAATAGATATAGTTTTTATATATTTTTTATATTCCTTAATTGTTTTAAATACAACATCAGACTCTAGATTTATTATAAAATTCAAATATTTATCTAAAAATACATAATTGGTTATACAGAAATGATTTCCTAATTTACATAATTCATTCGATGATTTCGATATAACTAGTCCGCTTGGATATATATAATATGATGAAAATATATTTTTTATATCTTGATTAAAATCATTTAATGATTTTAAAAATCCTTTAGGTATATCCATTGTTATATTTTCTATATTCACAATCACATCTCTCCCCGCTTATCCTATATATCAATTTTTATTGCTTCTATAAATTTTTTCGTTATACGAGATAATGAAAATCTGTCTTTTGGTTTTATATTATACTGTTTTCTGAATTCCATATATAGAGTTTCAAAATCAGGTAAATTGTGCCATTTTGTTCCTAAACTAATAACATCTCCACACAACATATTATCCACATAGTCTTTACCAGCATCATATGTTGATGATAATGAATCGTTTTCATCATCCTCTTCTTCATCATCTTCTGTTTGTGTCGCCGTATTACTTGTTATATAGAAATGCTCATATCTGTCCTCTTCAAAACCTGGTATAATTAGTTTTCCTATCATAGTATTTCTTTCAATATTAAATGCAATAATTATATGGGGATACATTGCAGAGAAATCCATATCTGTTACATTATCATAGACAAACATACTTTTTTTACCAAATATCGATATTCCTGTATGAGAATTTAACATCGGATCTCCAACTATTGCCCCAGCAAAAGTTTCCCCATCATTCGGTATAAAGACGTTTATATTATTACCAATAATATAGCCTTGTAATAAAAATTCGTAATAGGCACGACATTTAAGCATAACCGTTTGTTTGAATATTTTATCATAATCTGTTGCATTTGAATATGAACGTAAATAAAGTCCATCAACATCATTAGTTTTTCTTTCGATACCAAATTGAAGCAAAACGTCCTTTATATTATATGCTACAAATTTTCTATAATTTTTATATGGTAAAGTTTTGATGTTTGCTTCATCATCATAATTTAACTTATCATCATTTAATTCATGTTGTGCTATAAAGTTCAATGAATGAGAACGAAGTTCGCTTTGTCCTTTACGTGTTGCTGCATATAATATCATTTGGTCTATATATTTAGTATATGATGATAATTTTAAACAATCACCTTTATTCGCGACTGCAAAGTTTTTAGTATCTTTAATAAATCTACATCGTTTAACAGGAAAGTCAGAATGACACATAACATCTTCAGGTTTCAACCCCAATACTTTTATTCTTTCAATCATATATGGTATATCAAACCCACCACCATTCCATATTAACATAAAATCGCGCTTCAATGTATTGATTAATCTAAATGTGCTAATTATTAGGTCTCTTTCATCATCATACATATATATCTGATAATCCAGCACCCCATAGGATTCATCGAACATATCATGCAGTTCATCTATAAATGAATCTATATCATCTATAAATTCTTTTATTAAAGGATTATTGGGATTATTTAATAAGAATGTATAACATGCCATACCTTCTTCGTCAACAATAGTTACTGCATTAATAGGACATTCTCCATCTCTTGGGAAGCCCTCAATATCTATTGTATCAACCTCAATATCGAGAAATTGTTTTGTAACTTTCTTCTCGGCTTCATTATCATATTCTAATAACCAATTGACTCTATAAAATGCATCTATAGGACAATCTGAACCAAATACATATGGATATGCATGAATTTTAGATATATCTCTATATTTACCCAATTCTATATAATTTTTTAATTGAGATACATATTGTTCTCCAGCCTGTTTTGCTATATACCATGGCAATGATTTATATGGAACAGTATGCTTTTCTGTCTTGTCCAATTCCATAAAAGTTTTATTATAATCATAATCTCTATATTCTTCTTTAGTGAAATAAATTTCTATTTCTGGCTTTTCTATAGTTTTTAATAATTTCTCTCCACTTTTTGTATTCTTGTAGATAATATCAATATAATCAGTATATTCTGTGTCTTTATTACCATTATGATATAAAACATCTAATAGCATTATATTATCTTTGTCTACATTTGGTCCCAAAAATTTCATATTTATTGTCCTCCTAAATCGTAGAATTAGAAGTATGTTAATTATAAAATAATATCATAACTAATACTTCTATCTTGATAATATATAAATAAAATGGTACTAAGCATAGTATAGATTATGCTTAGTACCATTTAATTACTTTTTAACTTTATCACCGTTCAATTGTGTTTTAACTTTGTTAGCTGCTTTCTGAACCATACTTGAAGATGACTTCTGAGAATTCTGAACAGCTTTCTTAGCTCTACGAAGTGCTTCATTGCCGTACTTCTTTGCTAAGTATGCTTCTAAGAAACGTTCCATTTTCCATACTGTAACGAGCTTCTTATATTTAGGATCTTTCTTTTCTTTAGCAATTGTAAAGATAGCCATTTTGTGAGCTTTAGATAATTTTGCTTTCTTATCTAAACGCACAATTGTCTTCTCCATAAGAATATTCTCGTTAAGAGCAGCATTTACTTCTGTTTGGTTCTCAAGGAACATAGAAAGTTCTTCATCAGTTAAGCCCTCTCTCATAGCAGCTTCCATGATATAGTTCATTGATTCAGTGCTAATGTATTCGTTGTCAATGTGACCGTCATTACCAAAAAGCATCGAATAACACTTCCTTTCATTATTTTTTTATATATTTGTTCGTTATCCTATAAAAATATAACCTTAAAATACTAAATGAATTGTGTATATAGAAAACATTTATATATTATATAGAGAAAGGAGTGAATAATATGATTCCTATAATCAATGGTGATATACTTAACGATGCCAAAGAATCTATAATATGTCAACAAGTTAATTGTCGAAGTGTTATGGGTAAAGGACTTGGATTACAAATACGAGTAAAATACCCAGAAGTATATTACTCATATATTATACAATGTCAAAAAAGTAAGTATAGTAAAGATTTATTGGGTACGGTTTTATTTGTAAATACAAGACATAATACTATAGCTAATATATTTGGGCAGTATGATTATGGTACAAATAAACAATATACTGATTATGATGCACTTCGTAAAGGATTCGAGGTTATTAAATCTAAAAACAAAACCGTAGCTATACCTTATGGAATTGGCTGCGGATTAGGAGGAGGGGATTGGGACACCGTTTATAATATCATTAACGATGTATTTAGTGATTCGGATGGTGTTGTTATATATAAATATGAAAAATAGTACAAACTATAAGTCTAGAATGGGGGAAGTTGTAATTAATCCTCTATTCTAGATTTTATATTTTTTCAAAATATAAATAATAATTAACATTATATAAATTAAAATAAACAGGGAGTGAATTCATTGAGTAAACAACAAAAACACATATTTATAACTGAATGGAGAAGAAAAGTTAGAAAGATTTTAAAAAGAATGCATCCCGAAATATCTAAAAAAGAAATTAATTTGTTTTTAGATGAAATTATTAAAAATAATTTAAATAACCCTGAGTGTATTATCGATAATAACTACGCTAATGTTAGTATTAAATCTTCATTATTAGAAGTATATGATTGGGTAAAAACAACTAAACCTATATGTGGTGGATTTGGTGTATTTTATAAAAATCAACATGAAGTGATAAATCCGTTAGCTATAATGATACAAAAATTTTTAACAAGTCGTAAATTGTTCAAAGGAAAACTTAGATTTATACCAGACAAAACATCATATGAATATAAAACATATGATAGAAAACAGATGTCTGAAAAAGTTAATGCTAACTCAATTTATGGAACATTTGGAAATGCAATATCATTTCTTCATAATAAATATACTGCTCCATCTGTAACAGGAACAGGACAGTCATTGATAAGCACAACAGAATTGGCATTTGAATCATTTATGGCTAATAATGTTGCATTCAATAATATAAATGAGTGTATGTCATTCATATCTAATATATTAGATGAAGAATATTCACATGATGTTAATATATTGCCAGATGTATCTATAAGCAGTGTACTAAGTCGAATCATAAATATGTTTTATGATTATAGAGATTCGTACACGGAGATCATTTATGAATATTTATCTTCATTAAGTCAAATAGATTTAAATAAAATATATTATAAAAATAATCTATATGAATTTTCTAATATAGATATCATACAACAAATATTAACAAGCATAATTTATAATAGTACAGAATTTAAAGATCCAAATAAAGTTCCTGAGAGCATTGAAGGACACTTAAAAGAATTGTGGGAGTATTATAAAGATTTCGTATTTTATAATCATTCCCCAATAAACCGCATTCAGCGATTAAAGAATGATAAAAGAAAATGCGTTATAACTATAGACACTGATTCTAATATGTTGAATTTAAATCCTTGGGTAGAATATATGTTTAATACAATAATAAACCCAAATGATGATTTTTCAAATAGAGACAGGGAAGAACTTCGTTTTATTTCTATAAATACTATGTCATATATTATAACCAATATGATAGGTGACTCTTTGGGTAAATATACACTTAATGCTAATATTCCTGAAGAATATAGAGATAAAATTAATATGAAAAATGAGTTCCTATTTTCAAGAATGATTTTGTCAAATAAGAAAAAGAAATATGTATCTAGTATACGATTACGTGAGGGTGATGAGATATTCCCAGAAAAGATAGATATAAAAGGACATGAATTCATGAAATCTACTGCAACTGAAGAAACAAAGAGCAGATTTCAGAATATAGTACAGAAGAGAGTACTTCAAAGTAAAGAAATAAATATATCTACAATCCTTCAAGACTTAGAACTATTTGAAAACGAAATAATGAAATCTCTAGAAAATGGAGATAGAACTTATCTTATTCCAAAATCAGTAAAAGAGTTAGGAGCATATACTGAACCTCTTAAAGAGCAAGGAGTTAGGGCAATTATAACATGGAATTATTTACACCCAGATATGAGCATAGAACTCCCTGCAAAAGTAGATATTGTTAAATTAACTCTTACACAAGAGAGTGAATTGCAAAAATTGAAATACAGGAACCGTGAAATATATGATATTATAGAAAAAAATATTTTAAATCATCCTGATAAAAGAATATCATCGAAAGGTGTGCCCGTTATAGCAATTCCAAGAAATCTGGATAAAATACCAGATTGGATATTAGAATTTATTGACTACGATACGTTAGCTTATAATGTACTTAAAAAATTCTATCCAATATTAGCTAGTTTAGGATTAGAGACAATAAAGACATCAAAGAAAGAGTATTTTAGTAATATTATTAATCTCTAATTAAATAAAGACTGAAAGGAAATGATTCGTATGACAGTACTTAAAAATTATCATGATAATTCACATTTGATTATTATCGATAAAGATGAGATTGAAAAAATTGATTTTGCAAAATGTAAAGAACCGCGAGAGACATTAAAAAACTTCTATGACAGACAAACTATTAAACCTGACATAATTACAAATGCAGGATTTTTTAATATGAGTACAGGTGACACTGTATTCAATTATATGGATGATAAAGAAATTAAATCCAATTATAGTCTACATCGATGGGGTATGGGTTTGCTACCGGATAATACATTAAAATACGGTTGTTTAGATTATGAAGATTGGACTGACTTTATTTCTGGGTTTCCAAACTTAATTGATAATCGAGAAAAAGTTGATATTTCATATGCTAATGAAATTAATTATAAAGCGAGAAGAACTATATTAGGTTATAATTCTGAAAATGTATACATTTTATTAGTTGAAAACCCAGGGAAAACTTTAAATGAGTGTCAGGATATTATGCTCGACGCAGGTTGTGATTATGCCATCAATTTAGATGGTGGTGGTAGTACAAAATGCTTGGATGCAAATGGTGATTCGATTACACGCGATTTGACTAATAGACCAGTAGATAATGTATTGTGCATATATTTAAAGAAAGAAGAACTAAAACAAGAACAAAAAGTACTTTATCGTGTACAGCTCGGTGCATATGGTAGAGAAGCTGGGGCTAAAGAATATCTTAAAGTTATTAGAAAACTAAAAAGTAATATAGGAATAAATTATGGCAAAGCTTATATTCGACGTGTTAACGATTTATACAAAGTTCAAGTAGGAGCTTTTTCTAAAAAACAAAATGCTATAAATGTACGAGCGGAATTAGAATCTTTAGGATTTCATTCTTTTATAACCACTAATTAATATAAGAAGGGAATGCATTTAACGTGGAAGAAAAATCGAAAGATATTATTGCATATTGTAAGAATTGTGAAAAAGAATTTATAAGTTTTCACAAAAATAAAAAATATTGTTGCGATAAATGCAGAAATGAAGCTAAATTAAAAGAGCAAAGGTCTGCTTGGCATGATATAAAATGTGAATATTGCAATAAAATATTTCAAACAAAAAAAGATGAAAAATATTGTTCTAAAAAATGTGAAGATAATGCAAATAAGCAAACTAAACGAAAAAGAAAAATCCAATCAGAAAACAGTAAAAAGTCTTTAGTGGAGATAGATAAATTATGTAAAGAGCTCAATATCTCGTATGGTGAGTTTTTTAGAAGATACGGGTATTGATGTAGAAACATTGAGGAGAATAATTGTATGGATAATGTAATAGTATATACTGACGGTTCTTGTGATAAGAACCCTGGCGGTAATGGTGGTTATGCTGCAATAATCTTTGATACCCAGAAACCTATTAAAGTTTCTGGGTATGAACCTAACACAACTAATCAACGAATGGAAATGATGGCGGTAATTTCGGCATTATCGTATTTTAAAGACAAAAGAAATATTTCTTTATTTACAGATTCATCATACGTATGCAACGGATACAATAAAAAATGGTATATCAATTGGATGAAAAATGGATGGAAAAATTCTAAAGGTGAAGATGTTGCGAATAAAGATTTATGGGAAAAAATAATTGAATTAGTTGAATATCACAATGTTAATATAATTCATGTCAAAGGGCATGCTGATAACATTTTTAATAATGAATGTGATGCGATGGCTAAAGATATTATATTATTTTATAAGAAAATTTCAAAGTTTGTAGAAAAATATATTTAGGAGGAATTAAATAATGGATAAAGAAAAAACATTAATACATATAAAACTGGATATGGATAAGTTAGAAAATATTCCGAGCGATGTATTATCTAAGCAATTAAATGCATTTCATGAAAACTTAAGTAAAGATTTTACATTAATAGTAACCTCAGACGCGTTTGATATATCTAAAATCACAGGAGATACCACTATATTAACTATAAATGATATAAATTACACATACGATCAGATTATAGAAATGATTAATAATAAATGATTCAACTTATTATTAAAACTTAATAAAAATTTAGGAGGAAATAATAATGAATTCAAGTTATAAGCAAAATAATAGTAAAGACAAACAGAGTGTAAATACCCGCGGGTATACTTTTATGAATAGGGAAGGCTTCGAACCTTCTGCAATGAATATTGGTTTCTGGGATGATAAAATGACAATAACTATCAATCCGGCATTAGAACCATCAAAACAGACCAATGATAGATTTTATGATTATGAGAAATCTGTTAAAACATCATTAACTTTAGAAAAAGTTATGTCATTAATGTATAAAATTACAAAAGAAATTATTCCTGCAATCGAAAATGATGCTGATAAAAGTATTGGGGTTGCGGTTGGTAATGATGGAATGATTGCTATTGGAACAGGAAAAAGTATCACGGGTTCAATCAGACCATTCCTTGCTTTATTTAAAGGAATTAATCCTGATACTAAAAAAGCCGAATTGTCAATATACTATGAATTTAAAACTATTGATAGTATTGATGATTATGACCCAAATACAGGTAAATATACATTAGGAACAAAGGTGTATAGTGAATTATTATTATTTATTGAATTATTAAAGAGTACTATCGTTGGTATGAGCAATGCTGGAACCCATTCTGATAGATATGTAAATAAATTCGTTAACGATAGACTATACGATGCTGTTGTATCTATTGGAGAAAAGGTTGGAGCGAATGTCACACCTAGAGGAGCTAGTCGTATGGGATTTAGTGGACAAAGAACATCATGGGGTTCACAATCGACACAAGACTCGGAATTAGCTATGGCAGAAGCTGCACAATTAAGCAACTTTGACCAAATGGAAGATTATTTAAATTAATTAAACTATAAATAGAATGACTTCTGTCATTCTATTTTTTTTCATTTGAAACGGAGGAGTTTTTATGATAAATAATGAGTATATAAATAGTGAAGAATGTTTATTTATACAATATCATGATATTATAAAGTCATTTAAACCATATCTATTGACTCGATTACTATATAATGAAGATTATAGAAAAGGATATGATTATTGTATAGATTTCGATATGTTCAAAGATTATAGCGATAGTCAATTATTAGGACTTGTTGTAAAGAGTATAGATAAAAATATCTTAAAAACAGTCATGAAAGTTCCATTTAATTACCATGCATGTATGAGCAGTTTATATACAAGTTTTCCTGATATGTTTTCTGAATCTAAGCATTTAGCAATAGGAAGCAGTATACATTTCTTATTAAAACAAAAATATGTTACAAAAATCTATATACACACAGAAATATATGATAGAAGAATACATGAAGACATACAAAATTCGTATCAGGATATGAACAGAATAAATTACATAACTGGGGACTTTATTGATGCCGTAAACAGCGTTGAAGAGAAAATAACCACATTTATAATAAATGATATTAAATTAGTCGATGGTATTATAAATGCTGGTAAAGCTGAATACACAAATATTTTAATTGCAGATTGTGGCTGGAACTATAAAAAAAATAAAGAAGGGAAAGCCGTATTAGATGTGGATGGGATTGAGGAAAAGATGAAAAAATACATATTTAAATCTGGCACATTCAGAGTTGATAAAAATATAATATATTAGTTTAAAGTTATTATACTATCAACAATTACTTATTATATAATAAATAGGAGGTTTATTTTATGAGTACAGAAAACTTAAACTTATCATCTAATGTTATTAGTGAAAAAGAATTTAGAACTAAAACCAGAGCGGTATTTGACTATGTATCTGGTGTATTGACAAACACATTAGGACCATATGGCTCAACAACTATAATTGAACAATATGGCGAAATGCATATAACAAAAGACGGTTTTCAAGTATTAAAAAATATAAAATTTGACGACCCTATCGATAATAATATACTTTTATTATTATTGAGAATTAGCGCCCAAGTTGTTATTAAAGTCGGTGATGGCTCAACATCATCAATCGTTGCTGCTAATTCAATATTATCAGAAATTGAAAAAGGAAAATCCCTTTTAAATAATATTAGACCTAAAGATTTTATGGAATTGCTTAATAAATGTGTAACTAACATCACGGATAGAATTTATGCAAATTCTAATAAAATTAATAAAGAAACTTTTGATGAAATTTATCGAATTGCATATGTCGCAACAAATGGTGATGATAATATCGCATCGATGATACAAAGGATTTATAAAGAAACCGATAATCCGAGTATCGAATATATTCAGTCAAAAACTGATGAAACAAGATGTGAAGTTATATCAAGTGGTTATAAAGCTAATATAACATATATCGATACAATATTTACAAACACAGATACAGGTTCTTGTGATATTGATAATCCTGCATTATTGATGTTTAATCATAAAGTTGATTTAGATATGTCATACCCAATTATCCAGGATGCTATGAGATTGGCTGCATCCAACAATAGAAGACTTGTTGTTGTTGCGCCAAACTATGATACATTCTTACTTGATAGAATTAAAAATGATACAATGGCTGAATATAGAGTTAGAGGTACATCTAATGTTGTATATACTAGAGTATCGTTGGTTAATAACTTATCACATGAATTGTATAATGACTTTGCAGTTATGGTTGGTGGCGAAGTAATAACAGAACAGGTTGCGTCGGAATTTAATGTAGAGAAATTATATGATTTTATTGGTGAAGTTGATAGTATTTCTATAAATAGTAAGACTACATTTGTTAAAGGATTTACTAAACGAAATGAAAATATGTATAAGAAAATCGTTGAAGATGCTGAAGCTAAATATAACGCTATGGAAGAAGAATATCGTAATAAAGGCATAATCGATACTAAATTAAATGAAGTTAAACAGAGAGCCACAAAACTTAAAGGTTCAATGGGTATCATTCATGTTGGTGGATATTCTACATTAGAAAAGAAAGCGAATTACGATCTTGTTGAAGATGCTATTAAGGCATGTGAATCTGCATATAAGCATGGATACAACTGTGGTGGTAGTTTAATTATCCCTAAAACTGTTAATAATATTCTTAACGAAACTTCGTCATCTCTTAAAGATAATGAACATATTGTATATAGTATGATTTATCAGGCATTTATCAATGTATATACAACTGTACTTAAGAATAAATTCATCGATATGTCGAATGATGAAATTGAATCTATGATAGAAAAGTGCTTGTATAATAATGATGATAAATTGGTGTGTTATGATCTCATAACAGACGAATATGTTGATACAATTATCAATTCGTGCATTACTGATATTGAAATCTTAAAAGCGACAGTATCAATAGTTTCATTATTAATTTCAAGTAATCAGTACATTTCTATTATGAACAAATCCGATATGAGAAGAGAATAAAAAAATAAATGATAGAGAATAGAACGTATTTTACTTCTATTCTCTATCAGACCCCATAAATTTTAGTTATAAGGATGGTGAGAGATATATGTTTATGCCACAAACACTAAAGGATTATCTTGATAATCCTATGGGTAAAGGCTCTACAGCTATAATGAACCGTCAATTAATAAAAGACGATTTAAATAAAAGATATGAAAAACTTATTAAAGAAAATAAGAATTTTAAGTATACTATATATTATGATAGAAATGATTTTTATTTTCATTTTATAATACCAAGTGAATCTGAAAGAAATAACACTTACGATGTTATAATACAATTCACTGAAGGTGAAGAAAATTTTAAATCGGATATTAATCTCAACAGATATTATCTTAAGTTTTTTAGTAATTGTCCAAGTTTTACATATACATTTGCTTATGTGTATAATGACTATGATTTATTAATCGATTTCTTAAAAAATAAATATGAAGATAAAGTTATTGATGATAATCCCGTAACAAGAAACCCTGGAGAGATTATAAGCTTTGAAAAATCTATATATTTTGCTTGTAAATATCTTGAGACTCATAAAATATTATTAAATAAAATGAGTATGGGTACTGCTAAAAAGTTAAATAAAAAAGAGTTATACGACATAATACGGTCAAACTCTGATATAATGCTTGAAATAAAGAAAGAAGAAAATCGTCTCAGAAATGAGAAGAAAAAAGATAAAGAAGATAAAGAGAGAAAAAATAGAAGATCTACTACTAGTGGTACAAAAATTCGTGGAGAGAAAAGAAAAGGTGTTAATGTGATAAAAGCATCTAAAAAAATTAAACCACGTAAGAAAATAGGAGAAAAATAGCACGCTTTCTATAAAATTAGTTTATAAGTATATATTATGATTATATACTTAATAGACATATAGAAATGGGGGAAGTATTTTAACATGAAAAAATTTATTAAAGTAGATGAATGGAAACCTTCAAAGAATGATGTAAAAGTAACATATGATGGTAAACTTATAGTTATACCATTTGATAAAATATTCGACAAAACGAATGTTGATACTCTTAATAATTTTATAATTAAAAAAGAATCTTATGTAAAGAAATTAGATGAAATAACAAATTATATTAATTATTTTATTAAATTCTATGATCCTGATAACGAACTTCTTCTCGCATATCTTAAACTTAAATTTCTTGTAGATAATAAGAAGAATAATATATCCATATCAACTTACATAAAGTTGATATATAATATATTGCTCTCAGATAGTATAGTTGATAAAATAATTAATATGGTTGAGGATAATTACTATATAGATTTAACCTCAGATACCGGAATAAAGTATAATGAAACTTTGGAATTTACTAAAGAACATGCTAAAATAATGATGCAAATTTCTATGGCTATGAAATTAATGGTTCCGGTTATGTTTCATTATATGAACTCATATGGTCTAATTAAAGATAGAAAATATATCTATAGATTTTATGAAGGATTATTTGATTTATTCGGTGGTGAAATAGATATTTATAATAAGTTGTGGATATCTATATACTCTAAAGTAAATGTAAACTATATACGAAATAAAACGATATGGGCTCAAAGAGAAATATTTGGTACAGATCAATTAACTCATATGAATGAATTATTAAAAGATAAAATAATATCAGAAACTATGTTCAAATATGCTTTTAATAAGAATATTATAAGTTTTAATTACGTAGTGCTGGAAAAGCAATTAAGATTCTTTTTAATTGAGCCGTACCAGCAGAATCGAATAGAACTTTCTGCTAAAAAGGATTTGAATGGGCTTAGCGGGCTTGACAAGCTCGAAATGAATGCAACAAAGATGGATGAATCGACAATAATACTATCCAATATAAATATAAAGAAAACCATTAAACGTATTAAGAAAAAGATGCATATTGATATAGACAAAGAGGAATTAGAATTTTATAGAAAACATCTTAAGATAACTAAATTCCAAACCCAATTAGTATTCTATTTCTATGCGAAGTTCTTTAATGGTTATAGAGATTTAAATCTTCTTAATAGAACACAATATTTAAAATTGTTAATAATGCTTAAAAAGCGTTTACAATATCAGAATTTTATATATTTGCCACAGATACTTACTTCTAATATAGAAAGCAGATTAAACAGCAGAACTATTAGAAATGATAAATTTTTGACCAAAATAGAAACATCATCAATTTATCAATCAATAATTAGTGACAAATATTCTACATTAGCAGATATAAATAAATCTGATATGATATTAAATTTATTATCTACTCTTATAAATACAACATTTACATTTGTAGATTATGATAGGCAGGATATGTTGGGTAAACCAATAGAAATAAATCAAGATATAGTATCAGATGAATTTCTAAACTACTTAAATCAATTATAATAAAATATTTATGTATGAACAAAAACTATAAAGAGAAAATGATTTATAAAGTAAACCTAATCAGGTTTTTACTCCTTCCACATGTTGTTGATCATTTTTCTTTATAAACAATATGCGTGATACCGGGTAAATAAAATACTCTGGTATCACGCGATTATTTTATTTTTTAATAAATTTAAGGAGGATCTATGTAAAATGGAAAAAGTGTTGGTATTTAAAGATTGTAATGCAAATGTTTGTGTAGAAATTAAAAACAGAAGAGTTGATAAATTGATGTTGGAAATTCCTTATATGGAACCAGAAACATTAAAAAATGCAATGGTTACTGCTGACATAACAGAATTATTATTTGATTCAAAAAATAGAAATATTAGTGAACTCGATGAATATGGTTTGGCAGAATTATCAGATGCGTGTGTTGAATTATTTGATGAAATTTTAACAGATTCAACACTCGAAACTATAGACGTTGATGGTACGATATATTATTTTGATACAATAGTTAAAGATTCTGAATTTGAGTCTGTGTTAGTATATTTAAGTAAACCAGTGCGTGTGACAGTATAAACATAACAAAGTGGGGTGGGTGACAATGAATGGATATTGGTGAATTAAAATCTGATATACGCGAAAAATTTTTAGAATTACCACATGCACATGCAGTTTCATTTGACCAAATAGCTGTTCGTTGTGAATTTTGTGGAGATAGTAAAAAAGACCCAAATAAAACAAGGTTTTATATTAAAATAAATCCTAATAATGATGAACCAATTTTATATAATTGCTTTAACTGTGGAGTTAGTGGTATACTAACTCCATCAGTAATGCGAACATTTGAAATTAGTGATTTGACGACAAATAGTAAGTTATTAGGATTTAATAAAGGGTCTGTTAAAAAATTTAAAAAAGAATTTGGTATCGTTGACAATAAATTTGACTTCAAAGTTCCTATACCAGCAAACATACAATCTAATCATATTAAAAAAGAATATATTAATAATAGGCTTGGATTAAATTTATCTTTTAGAGAACTGATGCGATTAAAAGCGGTATTTAGTTTAAAAGAATTTATTACTCAAAATAATATTAGTGATTTAACAGTATCTCAACAAAGAGCATCTTTGTTAGATAAAGATTATGTTGGTTTCTTATCTATAAGAAATGAGTTTATTATTTGTAGAGATATAACTAATAAAAATAAATTGCGTTATGATAAATATTCTGTATTTAAAAATATAGATAATACTAGGAAATTTTATAGTATTCCTACGAGTATAGACTTAATGACTTCTGATAAGATAAAT